CAGAACTTTTCATTGATTTTTTAGGGATTGATGTTTTAATAACTGACATTATAATGATCGGTTCATTGGTTAATTATAATTGGTCTAAATATTCAGATGTTGATCTTCACATTGTTGTAAATTATGGCCAGTTCCCTGACAATACAAAAGAACTCTACGTAGAATTTTTTGATTTAAAAAAGGTAGTTTTTAATGATAGACACGATATAAAAATATTTGGTTATGATGTCGAATGTTTTGTACAAGATGAAGTAGAAACAACTTTTAGTAGTGGTATATATTCATTATACTATGATATGTGGGTTAATGAACCAAAAAAAATAAGTACTAAAAATGTAGATTTAGATTTAGTAAAAGAAAAATCGGAACAATGGATGCGAGTAATTGATGGTGTTGTTGATAATTTAAAAGATGAAACACCTGATACTATAAAATCATTAGTAAAAAAATACAAACAAAAACTAAAAAAATTTAGGAATTGTGGGTTAGAAAAAGGTGGAGAATTATCTGTAGAAAATTTAGTGTTTAAACTTTTAAGAAGAAATGGATATATTAGTAAACTTTACGATATACCAACCGAAGTTGTTGATAAAAAATTATCCATGAATCAATAAATATTATTAAAACAAAACAATATCAAATATCGATATATTTATTTAATAAAAATAATTTAATCAAAAAAAGTATACTATGGGAGGACTAAAACCTATTGGAAGCGAAAAATTAGGTGGTATGGATAAAATCCGCAGAATTATGGAAATTGCTAACTACAATCATCAACTACCTAATAATAATGTTGAATTGAAATCTACTGAATATAGACTAGGTTTAGCTGATGGTAATTCTTATGAAATTGTAAAAGAAAGACAAGGATATATCATTAAAAGAAATATTACTGAATCATATTCTGATTATATGGAACCTATGAAAAATAGAAGATATTATAGGTCATATTCTGAAGCTCTTAAGAAATTAAATTTGATGGCCAAGGAATTTAATGCTATTTATGAAAATGAAGAAGGTACGAACTTATTTAGTGAACAAAAAAAGTTCAAATTAAAAGTTCCAAAACCTAAGTCAGATGTTGCTCCTGAAGCAGCACCAACATTACCTGAACCAGCGCCGGCAGAACCTGCTCCAGCAACACCCGCAACACCATCGGAACCGACAACTCCAAGTGCAGAAAGTCCTGAAGGTTCAACAGATGCGTCAATGGGACCTGAATCAGGTGGCGAATTAGATGATTTATTAGGTTCCACAGGTGATGAAGAGCCAACAGGTGATGAAGAACCAACAGGTGATGAAGAACCAACAGGTGATGAAAAAGAATCTGGTGTATCTTTCAAATTAATTCAAAAACTTACAGGTAAACTATCACAAAAGATAAGAAAATATCTCAATAATGAAGAAATGGATTCTGATGATGTAAAATATGTTTTGAATTCAATTTTGTCCGCTTTAGATTTGTCTGTTTTAAATGATGAAGATGTTGAAGAAATAATTGATAGATTAGAAGGTGACGATGAAGAAGAAGGTGATGAAGATATGGGTGATGAAGATATGGGTGATGAAGGTGACGAGTCAACTGAACCTCCTGTTGAAAGTCCTGAACCACCTACAGGCGAAGAAGGTGAAGTGACAGAATATGGATATAGAAACAGAAATAGGATTAAAGTAGGACCTTTGGGTGTAAGAACAGAAAATATGTTTTCAGAATCCAAAGTGGATAGAATAATTGGAAATTATTTCAATGTTAGCGAAGAAGAAGAAAAAGAGTTAAAAATAAAAAAATCAATAAACGAAGAACTTATTAGAGAAAATGTTATGGTAAACGAAATGGAAATCAAAAGACTTTCATCAAGTATAGAACAACAAAGATCGGCTTTGAGGTTTTTGGAAAAAAACCCAAACGCAACTTTAATAGGGTCAACTAACAAGAAAAATTTACTTTTCAAAGTAGGGTTAAAAGAACATAAGATTTCGGTTCACGGTAAAAGAATTTTATGAATTATTTAATTTACATAAATGGAATGGGGCCAAACTACAAAGGTGACAACATTTATGAATTTATTTTTTCTGACACCATAGAAGTATGGGGTGAAAATTGGGAATCAAAACCTGCAAATGGTTATCCTTCTCCCCCTGATTTTGAATATGTTAAAAAAGTTGGTACTCTCACCAATGGAGAAATTATATTAGAATTGGTTCAAGATTCTGATGTTTTTTCAATGATAGACACGATGGACGGAGTTATATCGTTAGGTTGGGAAAAAGAAACTGAAGAAATTGATTTTTCTTTAATAAAAAGATTAGTTTTCAAATTTGGGGAAACTGAACAAGAAGTAAAAGATAAACTATATGAACGTGACATCGTTCTTGAATTTGATAAAAAAGTAGTCTATGAGAACTAAAAATCACATTTTAACGTTACTTGAAAGTGGGTTATCATTTAGTACTATCAGTACTATGAACGATAAACAAATCAAAGTTTTATCTGAAAAATTTTCCAAAAAAAATGAAACCAAAGAAGCTCAAGACATACAAACTAAAATTAGAAGATTTAGTGCTTCCGAAGTTTCCAACGCAAAAACTAAAGGTGAATCATTACCTGGAGGTAGAGCATTCAAATTGAATGCCGATGGAAGTGTAGATGTTACATTAGAAGGTGAAATGACCGAAGACGAAACAATAAATGTTGTAAACGATCCGGATGCTTCTGCAGATGGTATGGGAATGTTTGAATCAGAAATATCTGAAAAGTTTGAATCCAAAGCTCAACAAGGTTTGTTTTGGTCTAAATGTAATAACAGTAAAGGTAAAACAAAAGAAAAATGGTGTAAGATGGCTAAAGAATTTTCCGATAGTACATCAAAGAAACAATACAAAAATATGCCAGAAAAAAAACATCCTGAAAAAACAGTAAAAAGGACAAATGAAAATTTTGAAAAATATTTGGAAGATAAAATTGTTAATATGTTGGACGAATATGTAAACCCAACAATTACTAAAGGTCAGATGTTAAAAACTATTTCTGAAAAATCAAATAAGGTCAATTCAATAATTTTGAAAAATCCTAAAAAAATGACTATGTTTTCAGATGAATCAGGAATTGAAATGAAAAGACCAATAGGAAAAATTTCTTCTTTGGGTGAAGACACAAAGGAAAAAGAAAGAACAAAGGAAAGGGAAAAGACTAAAACTCCTACAAGAAGAAAGGGTAATCCATTTAAGGATCCTAATCCTGATGTTGAAGAAAAACCAAAAGCACATACAAAAGAAAAAGAAAGAACTAAGGAAAAAGATAGAACTAAGGAAAAAGATAGAAGAAAAGGTAACCCTTTGAAAGACCCCAATCCTGATGTTGAAGAAAAACCAAAAGCAAAAATGGAAAAACAACAAAGTGATTTCATAGAAAAAATAATGGACGTATTAAATTTTAACTAATGGGACATAAAGAACTTGAAAAATTAATTAGAAGGATTGTTAAAGAAGCACCTGTTGATTACGGAGATTATCCAGAAAGAATGGATCCAAGAATACAACAAAAGATAGAAGATCCCGAAAATATTTATGCTAAAAATAGGGCGTTTAGAGGTGGCGTTTCAGATGTTGAAAAACTAACGGGAACAAGATTTAAAGAAATTGTAGATTATGTCAAAAGATATTTTTCTACAGATAGAAATTTAACACAACCGGCAGTAATGCAGGCCATACAAATGGAACAAATGATGGCAGTAAGAGATGTCATGTCAATTGAACCTCGACATAGGGAAAAACTCAGAGATTTGGCAATGGAAATATCCGCAAAAGAAGCGGGGTGGATGCCTTACAATTTAACGATGGAACAAGCTTTAAGAGATGGTATAATATCCAAAAGAAAATCTCAAACAGGTGGGACACTTTACGAGTTTCAACTTATCAACATGATAACTTTTTTAGGTGAAAAACGAATAGACCCATCAATTTTTCAAATGAAAGCTAAAGAAAATGAAAAACTACCTATACCAGCAAATTTTTCTTTTGACATCGATGAATTAACGCCTGAAGAACAAAAACAATTAGAAATAGAAAAAAGAAACGTAATTAACGCTTACGTAATGGGTAAGGCTAAAAGAGGACAATACAGTTATCAAGCTTTTAAAGAAAGATTAGATGAAATTGATCCATCACTTTATCCACTCTATAATAAAATAATGGGGGCTAATGATCTAATGTATTTTACAAACCAACAGTTAATTGAAATGTTGGGGGGTAATGCCGCTGGTTCGGCAAAAAAAGGGCAACCTGAACCTGATGATGACGATGATGATGATGAATCTGATAGTGGACCTGAAAAAGATACTTGGGAAGCAAATGGATTGATATTTCCAATTTTAATTCACGAATTGGACAAAGCCTTCAGTATGGTAACTGCCAGGTCACAATGGAAGGGTATGGACCCTGAAATGGCAAGACAAGTCATATCACAAACTGATACCATGGAAAACGAACCGATGAATTTTAGAGTTGGTGCTGAGTTGGCAAGAAAGATCAGAACTATGTTACCTGATGAATTAGTTTTAGATCCTGAAGGTCGTGAATATATGCCTTTCTTTGAAAAAAACTTATATGAAGTTCCGGCCGAAAGATTCTTAAAAGACATAATTGCAAACGTTATATCTGACAATAAACAAGATAATGACAGGGCTAGAAAAGAATTTAAAGAAATTTTTCAAAAGGCTAAAAGGGAGTATGATAGGTTCAAAGATGATGAAGATGATGATGAAGACGATGACGATTATGCTTACTAAAGATATAACCTACCAAATCGGTAGGTTTTTTTTTAAATAAAAATTTGTTAGCTATTTATAAATAAAAACATTATGAGTCTAACAAAAGAACAAGTCATGTTAGAATATGTTAGGTGTATGAAAGATACTGAATATGCACTCAAAACATATTTACAAACATACGATAATACTGTTTCTAAGTACGTACCCTTACAACTTTTTCCCGATCAAGTATCATTATTAAAAGACTATGAAGATTATGAAGAAAATATAGCCCTGAAATATAGACAGGCTGGGGTATCAACAGTTACTGCCGCTTGGGTGTCAAAACGACTAGTTTTTGCAAAAAAAAATCAACCCGAAAAAATATTGATCATTGCGAACAAATTAGACACCTCAATGGAAATGGCAAACAAAATAAGGGCATTTGTTGATCAGTGGCCATCTTGGGTAGGGGCCGGATTTTCGGTAGACAAAAACTCTCAAAAACATTACAAACTTATTAATGGTAGTGAAGTAAAGGCTGTTGCGACTTCTAAAGATGCTTTGAGGGGTTTTACACCAACAATACTTGTGTTTGATGAGGCGGCATTTATTGAAGCCGATAGTGACTTTTGGGCTGCTTGTATGGCTTCATTATCAACAGGTGGTAAAGTTATAGTAGTTTCGACCCCTAACGGATACGACCCAATTTATTATGATGTTTATAACCAAGCAGTTAAAGGAATCAACAACTTTAAAATTTCTGAAATGTATTGGTGGAGAGATCCGAGATACGCCAAAGATTTATATCTTGTACCTACAGATGACTTAGTTCATTATCTATTGAATAAAGATCAACAGGATGAATCTAAACATATATCCTTTGCCCATGTAGATCCTTATGAAAGAAACTACGATGAAATATCCAATTATTTCAAAGATGGGTACAAACCATGTTCAACTTGGTATGAACGTATGGTGAAAAAATTAAAGTATGACAAAAGAAAAATTAACCAAGAGTTAAATTGTGAATTTTTGGGATCAGGTGACAACGTTTTTGACAATAAACAATTAGAAGATATAAAAAATAACACCTTATGTGATCCTTCAGGAAAAATGATGGGGAATTCACTTTGGGTTTGGAAAGATCCTATTTTGGGACATAGATACATAATGGGTGTTGACGTATCAAGAGGTGATAGTGAAGACTTCAGTTCGATACAAATCATAGATTTTGATTCAAGGGAACAGGTCTTTGAATACGTAGGAAAAATACCTCCCGATGCTTTGGCAGAAATAGCCTACAAATGGGGTATTATGTATAATGCATTTATTGTTGTCGATATAACAGGAGGTATGGGAATAACAACTGTTAGAAAACTTCAAGAATTAGGGTATAAAAGTTTGTATGTTGATGGTGTAGACACAACAAGTATATGGTCAAACACAACCAAAATGGCAGATAAAATTCCAGGAATTAATTTCAATAATAAACGAGTACAAATTATTGCGGCTTTCGAAGAAGCGGTAAGACATAAGTTTAAAATAAAAAGTGTTCGTCTATACAACGAAATGAACACTTTTGTTTATATAAATGGTCGACCTGATCATCAAAAGGGACAACATGACGACCTTATTATGGGAATATCTATGGCAATTTATGTCGGTGAATCTTCGTTCACAAAATTAGAAAAAGTCGCACAACAAGCTAAAGTTATGTTGGAATCTTGGACTGTAGCTTCAAATGACGCAGTATCTAAGGAAGTATACTTCAATCCAGTATTACCAAATTTAAATGTTAAAAGAGATCACTTTGGTAGGGAAATAAATTCAGCAACAAGAGAAGACTATGAAAAGTATGGTTGGTTATTTGGGGGTAGGTAATATTTATAAACATGGGTAGTATAAGAAGAAAAAAAAGTGGTAAAATATTTGCCGGGTCAAACTTAGTTATAACCGGTGAAGGAATTTATAGTGTTAAAATTATAGAACCCACTTTTAGAAAAAAAAGTCAATACGACATTGATTCTAACACTACAACAACAACCACCACAAAAAGTGGTGGATAGTTATATTATAACTAACAATAAACTTTATATTAAAAAAATATAAGTTAAATTTTGAATATGGAACAAAAAGAAAAAAATTTAACAGTCTGGCAAAGATTGTCCAAAACGTTTGGACCTAATTCAACGTTAGGTATGGACGACCCTGTTTATAAGTTTGATAAAAAAGAAATATTAAAAACTACAGATAAGTCACAATTTGAAAGAGATAAATTAGAAATACAACAAACTTTATTTCTTAATGACAATTGGAAAAAAATCGAAAACAATTTATATAGTCAAGCGGTTTATTATGAACCAAATAGAATTTCAGCTTTCTACGATTATGAATCTATGGAATATACTCCTGAAATATCAACAGCTTTGGACATATATGCCGAAGAATCTACAACATCTAATCAAGACGGATATATTCTTCAAGTTTATTCAGAATCAAAAAGAATCAAAAGTATATTAGTCGATTTATTTAATAACAACTTAGACATAAATACAAACCTACAGATGTGGGTCAGAAACATGTGTAAGTATGGTGATAACTTTGTTTATTTAAAACTAGACCCTGAAAAGGGTGTTGTAAGTTGCATGCAACTTCCAAACATTGAAATTGAAAGACTTGAACGTGGTATGGAAACAAGGTCAACAAACACCACACCATCTATGAAAGAAAAAAATCTAAGGTTTGTTTGGAAAAATAAAGACATGGAATTCAACACATGGGAAATAGCACATTTTAGATTATTGGGTGATGATAGAAAATTACCTTATGGTACTTCTATGTTAGAAAAGGCCAGGCGTATTTGGAAACAATTAGTTTTGGCTGAAGATGCGATGTTAATTTATAGAACATCAAGAGCACCTGAAAGACGTGTATTTAAAGTTTATGTTGGTAATATGGATGATAAGGATGTTGAAGCCTACGTACAAAGGGTTGCAAATAAATTCAAAAGAGATCAGATTGTTGATTCTAAAACAGGTAATGTAGACTTAAGATTTAATCAGATGGCGGTTGATCAAGATTATTTTATTCCTGTTAGGGACGCTCAACAAACAATGCCTATTGAAACATTGGCAGGAGCCGCTAACTTGTCTGAAATTGCCGATATTGAATACATCCAAAAAAAGTTACTTACTGCTTTGAGAATTCCAAAAGCTTATTTAGGGTTCGAAGAACCTGTTGGTGATGGTAAAAATCTTTCATTATTAGATATTAGATTTGCAAGAACAATTCATAAAATACAAAAAAGTGTTATCGCAGAATTAAATAAAATTGCTATAATACACTTATTCCTGTTAGGGTTTGAAGATGAATTACAAAACTTTACATTAGGGTTGACTAATCCATCTAAACAAGCCGATCTTTTAATGGTTGAAGTTTGGAAAGAAAAAGTTTTATTATACAAAGACATGGTTACTGAAATTCCTAACTCATTACAACCGACATCAGCAACATGGGCTAAAAAACATATTTTTGGTTTTTCTGATGAAGAAATTAAACTTGAATTACAACAAATTAGATTAGAAAGAGCCGTTGCAGCAGAATTAGCAAATACTGCAACAATAATAACCCATACAGGATTCTTTGATACGGTAGATAAACTTTATAAAACACAAACAGGATCCACCCAAACTGCAGGAGCCGCACCTGGAGCTGAAGGTGGGGCAGGAGCGCCACCACCTCCACCAGGAGGAGGAGCACCTCCTTCACCACCAGCAGGAGGTCCGTCTTCAGGACCACCAATTCCTGAATCATTTAAAAAAGATAATTTAAATTTATTACTTGAAAGTGACGATTTACTTGGGGATGAATTTTTAGATCTGTCTAAGGCATCAAATTCTTTGGGTGACATAGAACATGAATTAGATAAATTACTAAATAGTTAATATTTATAAATAAAAAAAATTATGAAATTTGGTGTATTAAAATCTAAAATAGAAAAGTGTTTAATTGAATCTTACAATAAAAATACTTTTAAAGATAATATTTTTATTTTCAATGAATTAGTAAGAAAAAATAAAAATATCAGTAAGTTATATTACTTATATGATGAATTATCATCAAAAAAAGGATTGTCAGAATCTTTGGCTAACGATTTTGTAAACGAATCCATAAATTTATACGAAAATACAATAAACAAAATCAATAAAAAACATATTGACGAAATTAATATTTGGGTCAACAATGTAGAAACAAAAAACGAATATTCTATAATTGATGACTTATTTTCTAACAATGTGGTAACATTAGAAAATAAAATTAAAAGTAGAAAACAAATTGTAGAATCACTAAAATCTGTAGAAGTAATTTCTGAAAGTGGTAAGATAGTTCATATACCCTTGGATGATATGATAGAAGTGGCAAATAAAACAGTGAATGAATATATTTCTAAAATTAACGAATCTGAAAAAAAAGAAATTTTGAGTATAATCAACGAAGACGAAAACAAACTAAAAATAAAATTTGATTTCATCAAAGAAAATACTATCAAAAGATTAGAAAATATTTTAGAAACTGAATCAGATGAAGAAACCAAAAAAACTATTCAAGAAACAATTCAAAAAGTAACTAAAGAAAAATTTGATAAAATTAGTTTTGTAAAACTTAAAAGTTTAAATGAAAGTCTTTAATCGTTTTTAAATTTTTTTTGAATATACCTTGCTTTATTTAAAATCTGTCTTTTTAAGACAGATTTTTTTGTGAATTCTTTTCTGTTATTTAATTGACTATTTTGTCTGGTTTTAATTACCTTACTTTTAAGTTCTTTGATTGATCTTTCTATATCCCCTTTTTTTACTTTTACTATTAGCATATGTGTTTAATAATTTTATTTATATTGATATATATTACAAATTTAAGTAAACTTATCCAAAATAAACTATTTTACTATGGAAAAAAAATATGAAAAAAGGAAAAACTTCCAAAATCAATGGATTTAAATCTGCCAAAATTTCCTATGGAACTGTAGATTCCAAAGAATTCAAATCCCTTTATCTAAACCTACAAACTTGGGTAGAACCAAAAAAAGAAAGTGAAAGTTGGAACAGAGTAGTACTGAATATGAATAGATCTATAAAACATTCGATTTACCAAAATATAGATAAAAAAATTTTTGACGAAAAATTTATTGTTGATATGGACTTAAGAACTAGTGGACTACAGTTGAAAAAAAAATCATTTATGAATTTAGAAATAAACTTATATCTTGTTGAAGAAATTGATTTCAAGTCATTAAAATTAAAAAAATCTTTAAAAAATTTAATAAAAAACATTTACGACGAAGTACTATTCAAAAATGAATATTTTAAGTTTTATCTCACTAAAACTGGAAATTCAAAGTTAGTTAAGGTAAAAACCGAAAAAGTTTAATATTTATTATAAAACTTTGAAATGAAAATATTAGGACCTAATGAAATTGGAAAAGGTATTCTTATTGAATACGATGCGGGTTATGTAAATCCCAGATCATCAAACAACCAATATATAATGGAATCTAAAAACTTTTTAGACTATTCTAAACCCTTTGAGTTTTACGCTGTATTACAAAAATATAACACACCAAATAGGAACGGTAGAATTTATCCTGAAAAGGTTTTAAAAAGAGAAGCTGAAAATTACAAAAAAATGATTGAGAAAGGTACTTCACTTTCTGAACTTAATCACCCTGAATCGTCACTGATAGATTTAGACAGAGTTTCCCACATAATAACTGAAATATGGTGGGATGGACCAACTTTACTTGGTAAGTTAAAATTATTAACAAGTCCTGGTTTTCATGAACGTGGCGTAGTATCGACAAAGGGCGATTTAGCGGCTAATTATCTTCGTCAAGGTGTTACTTTGGGTATATCATCTCGTGGTGTTGGATCTTTAAAAAAAGTTGGTGAACAAAACGAAGTCCAAGATGACTTTGAATTAATTTGTTTTGACTTAGTTTCATCACCTTCTACACCGGGAGCTTATTTATTTTTAGATAAAAATGATAGACAAAAATTTGATGAAAATTTAGAAGAAGATAAAAGGATGGCTTTGGAAAGAAATGTTGGGGAAAGTGGTAACAAATCTCTTGACTTAATGAAAAGGTTGTCCGATTATTTAGGAAAATAATTAAAAATGGAACAAGGAGAAAAATATTTTGTAGCAAGAATCACCACAGACATGCTTGATGAAAACAGTGGTAAAGTAAAAAAAATGAAAGAAGAAAAATTGGTACGAGCTTATTCACCAACCGATGTTGAAGCTAAAGTTACGAAAATTTACGAAAATTACACAATGGACTGGAGAATTACCGCAATTGTTGAAAGTAAAATTGACGAAGTGATCGAAGGTTAAAAATAAAAATCAAGAATTTTTAAAAAAGGGAATATGAATAATATTCCCTTTTTTTATTACTATAACTAAAAAAAATGAATTTTTTATAAGTTACTAATATTTATTTGTTAAACAAACTTATAAATGAGTAAAAAAACAGTTGTAGAAGAAGCGGTAATTCAAATGAAAAATTTGGAAGAAGCTCTTAAAGAAAATGCAAAAGGAATACTTGCCTCAACAATGAGACAAGAAATCAATTCTTTGGTAAAAGAATCTCTGACAGAACAGGATGAGGTTGGAACAAGCGATGAAGAAGAGGTGGATGTAAAAACACCTGAAGGAGAAGAAGACGTTGATGATGAAACTTTCAGCGTAGATGATGAAGATGATTTGGCTGATGACGATGACTTCGCGGATGACGACGATGATTTGGCTGATGACGATGACTTCGCAGATGACGATGATGATTTAATGGCTAACTTAGGTACTGATGACGATGAAGAAGAAGTTACAGTAGACATGAGAGGTGCTAGCGATGATGAAGTTGCCACTGTATTTGCAAAAATGGATAAAAATGATAAAGTTTCAATTGAAAAAGTCGGTGACTTCTATGAATTAAGAGACACTGAAAATGATACTGAATATATCATTAAATTAAATGAATCAGACGAATTTTATGAAAACGCTTTTGATAGTCAAGATAGATTTATGAAAAGACATATGGCTGGTGATGATTCTTGGCAAGATGAAGACCTACATAGTTATAGAAATTATGACTCTGAAGGTGATCTTGGTGATATCATGGCAGACGATGGTTATGGTAGAAAAAGACACAGACATCATGATGAAGATGAAATGGACCATTCAACAATTTATGAATTGGAGCTTGAAGAAGAAGGCGATTATGGTTTAGGTGAAGAAATGTATGAAGATTCAATGACCTATGAGGGTATGGGTGGAATGCATTCTGACGAACTTGATGAAGAAATGTATGAAGATTCAATGACCTATGAGGGTATGGGTGGAATGCATTCTGACGAACTTGATGAAGAAATGTATGAAGACATGACTTACGATGAGCTTGATGAAATGTACACAGATGAACTTGATGAAGAAATGTATGAAGACATGACTTATGAAGATCTTGACGAAGATATGTACGGTGAATCATGGTCAAGCATGGCTAATGAAACAGACAAGTTTAAAGTTCACGAATCTAAACAAAAAACAGGAAGTGCGTCGAAATTCAAATATAGTAAAAAACCTAACCAAGAAGGTGGGTTTAACACAAAAATGAAAGAAGGATCAAAACGTTTTGGAAAGTCAGGTAAAGCATCTTTCGATTACGATAATGAAGATCCTAATTCAGAAATTGTTATGAAGATCGTAAACAAAATTAAAGGTGGTAAAAAATCCGAAACTAAAGAAGCTTCAAGAACTTTAGGTGTTGGAAGAGCCTTTGGTAAAAAAGGATTAGATAAAAAAATAACTGCACCAAGACACTTGAAAGAAGAAGTTGAAATTTTAAGAGAAAAGAATGAAGAATACAAAAAGGCTTTAGACTTATTTAGAACTAAACTTAATGAAGTCGCGGTTTTCAATTCTAATTTAGCATACGCTACTAGATTGTTTACGGAACACTCAACAACAAAACAAGAAAAAATAAATATTTTGAGAAGATTTGATAACGTTGAATCTTTGAAAGAATCCAAAAATCTTTATCAGACTCTAAAAAGTGAATTGTCTAATAATAATTTGACGGATAATAGTATTAATGAATCAATCAATAGAACTGTTATGAAGGCACCTTCTACGGGTTCTGCGGTAAATTTGATTGAATCAAAAACTTACGAAAATCCACAATTTATGAGAATGAAAGACTTAATGGGTAAAATAAAATAAACTTTTTAACAAAACCGTATATTTATAATATACATAAATAAAAAAATAAAGCTAAAAACAAATAAAAATGGGAGCATTATTAGAATCAGGTCTTGTTGGTAACATCGGGTTAAAACACCTAAAAGTTATCAAAGAAGATACAATTAACAAATGGGACAGATTAGGGTTCCTTGAAGGTCTTAAAGGCCACCTAAAAGAAAACGTAGCACAGTTATATGAAAACCAAGCTTCTTTCTTGATTAACGAAGCAACTTCAGAAACTTCTAACGGAGCTTTTGAAACAGTTGTATTCCCTATCGTAAGAAGAGTTTTTTCTAAATTGTTAGCAAACGATATCGTATCAGTACAAGCAATGAACTTACCTATTGGTAAATTGTTCTACTTCGTACCTCGTATCCAAGGATACAATCCTAACGCGGCAAATCCTGATGGGACACACTATTCACCAATAGGATCACCTCAAGCAATTGCAGATGGTTACAACTCACTTGGTCAAGGTTACCCTAACGCTAATTTACCTGCTGGTCAGACTAACGCACCATATACAAAAAATCTTTATGATTTATTTTATGAAGGTAATGAGGCAGGTTTAGATCCTCCAGGATTGTTTGACTATTCTAAAGGTCAATGGACTGCAGTTACTCAACCGGCTATCGCTATGGTATGGTCAGGTTCTGATTTAACTCCAGCGACAAATCAATTTGACGGTGAAGTTACAAGAAAAATTATCGTTAAACTTTGTGGATTTAATAACGGAGGTGTTGGTAAATTAATCGGACCTGATGGTAATGAGATAGATACAGAAACTTTCTTATCTGATCTTAAAATTGTTGCTGACTTAAACGTATTAACAGGATCTACAGGATGTCCTAATTTAGATGAGATTGGAAACACAAACTTGTCAGCACCATTATTGTTTAGAGTTGTAACTCAAATTTATGGTAAAGGAATTGTACAACCAACATCTAATACTCAAGGAACAACTTTCCCTACAACAGGAAATGGTGGGTCTTACAACAATATCTGTTCACAGGATGGTTGTATCTATTTAGAAGTTGATCTTTCTTGTCCAGCATGTGCTGATTGTGGAGCTACTACATTAGATGGTTACACAGGAACTACAATTGGTGAAATAACAGAAAATAATGATACATTAGGACAATCTCCATTCCAAGCAATTTATAGAAGATATAAAAACTTAGAATTCGAAGATCAAATTGGTGAGGTTTCTTTTGATCTTGAGTCAGTGACTGTTTCTGTAACAGAAAGAAAATTAAGAGCACAATGGTCACCTGAATTAGCTCAGGACGTTGCAGCATTCCATAACATCGATGCAGAAGCTGAATTGACAGCGTTGTTGTCAGAACAAGTAGCTGCTGAAATCGATCGTGAAATTTTACGTGACTTGAGAAAAGGAGCGGCATGGAATTTACGTTGGGACTACAACGGATGGAGAAGACTTCAATTGACTACATCTTATACACAAAAAGATTGGAACCAAACTTTGATCACAGCGATCAATCAATTGTCAGCACAAATCCACAAATCTACTTTGAGAGGTGGTGCTAACTGGATCGTTGTTTCTTCTGAAGTTTCTGCAATCTTTGATGATCTTGAATACTTCCACGTATCAAATGCTTCACCAGAGCAAGATCAATACAACATGGGTATCGAAAGAGTAGGTACGTTGTCAGGACGTTACCAAGTTTACCGTGATCCTTACTTCCCGCCTAACCAAGTGTTAATCGGTCACAAAGGAACATCATTGTTAGACACAGGTTACATTTACGCACCGTATGTACCTCTACAATTGACACCTACAATGTATAACCCATTCAACTTCACACCTATCAAAGGTATTATGACAAGATACGCTAAGAAAATGGTTAACAACCGTTTCTACGGACGTATCACAGTTGATGGTGTTAGAACGTTTGACTTAAGAGAATTGAGATAATCAATTAACGGTTAATAAGAAAAAGGTCAGAGAAATCTGACCTTTTTTTTTGTTAAACAATTACCGTAGAATGTTAAGTCATATTATAAAATAAATTATTCTTTTACATCATTCACTAACATTCTTATAGACTTAGAAATTATTTCAGTTTCACCAATAGAAAAAGCGCCCCTTTGGTGTGCACACTTAACGGCTTCAACTAAATAATAAATTGAATGTTCTTTGTCCATAGTTGATAATATTACTTCTAAATGTTCTTCAGATAGTAAATTGATACTGCCGAAAAGATTACCAAAAATTTCATTTTTTTCTTCCATAATAATTATTTGTGATATTTATAAGATAATGAATATTCAAGATATTGTAAACAAAATAATACTAGAAGCAACTACTGAACTCGGGAGTAGGGGATCCTATGTACCCCCTTTACAACCTGGGTTCAGATTTTTTAAAAAAGAACAATTAGGACCTTTTACAATATCAACTTCTAATTATGATGATGCGATGTTGGCTTATGATAGTTATGATGGTGTTATGGATACACCAAAAAAAGAAATAAAAAAACGAGAAAAAATTGCTAAAAAATCTACAAACAAAATAAAAAAAAACCCTTATCTAACATTCAGTGATGATGATGGAGGTATATTAAATCAAACACCTGGTGGTAGAAAAAAAATTGTTCCGATACAAAGACAAAAAAAAATTAATGAAGCAAATACTTCAATAACCGCAGGTCCTTACAATGCCCCGTTAGAAATAGGGTTTTACGATTGGGAAGATCATCATATTGGTCCTTTTACTGAATTTGTGGAAACAAATAATAACAAACTACAGATAAAAAAGAAAATGCGTAATAATATAAAAAGGACTGTTGGTGTTTGGGAAAAAGATCATCGAGGATCTTATGATAGAAATATAGACGAACCACATCATTTAAAAGAAGATTTGGCGGTTTGGTTTGGTACTAAAAAAAAACCAAAAGGTTCAAAACAACCAAAAGGTCCATGGGTTAACATTTGTCGTAAAGTTGATGGTAAACATCCGCCTTGCGGGCGACACGACACATCCAAAGGGGCGTACCCTAAATGTCGTGCCGCTGGTGTTGCGGGTAAAATGTCCGATTCTGCTAAAAGATCCGCTTGTCAACAAAAAAGATCTGCCGAAAAAAAAGATACGCAAACAGGAAAAGGACAAAAACCGATTATGACATCATATAAACCAAGAAAATCCACAAATGAAGTAAGAATTACAGAATCACATTTAGTCTTGCTTATCAAAAATATTTTGAAAGAACTTTAGATTATTGTTCGCTAATTTTCATTTCATCTACTATTGCATTGTAAACTTTATCTAAAGTATTCTTGATATTTTTTTTGACTGTTCTTTCTGTATCCGTTCGTCTTTTTTCCGTTTCTGTATCATAAAGATATGTTATTCTTTCATAATCCCTTGTGGATAATTTTACATCATAATGAAAAACATGATTTGTAATTTCCACCCTACCATAGTCTATTATAATAAAAAGATTCAATGAATCATTAATTATGAATCTTTTGTTTGACATTGGGGCAATCATAAAATCGGAATCTTTATGCGAAATAAGTTTTACACATATCTTGAAGGCAGTTTTTTCATGTAGCTCAACTTCTTCATAAGTCTTTAGGGCGGAAGATCTACCTACTTTACTTAGTCTTACTTTGAATCTTTTGTAGATTCTCCTTAAAATTTTTTTCATTTTGTTGTATTTTATAATACTACAAATATATATAAAAAAAACTTAAATAAAAAAAAATAAATTATTTTAACAATAAACTCCTGAACATCTTTTTTTACCGTCTAAACCAGGTTGTTTACCTTTACAAACTTGAACTGCGTATCCATTCGCGTATGCCGAAGGGTAAACATCAAACTTGGATTTTGCCGCCGCTTTTCCTCTAGCACAAAGTTTAGTTCCTGTTTTTTTACGGCCCTCAGACATGACCATATCTTCATCATCAATATTCATTGACATTTGCATTCCATGTTTTTTTGTTTCATTCATCAAAAAATCAAAAACTTGATCCATATTGTTCTTTGCTTCTGCAATATGATCTTGTGCCCAATCGTGACCATGTTCTAAAATTTCTTCGATCATTTGTTGATCAAGATCTAATAAAAGATCACATTGTCTTCTCATTTGTTGTAAATTAGAAAAAAACATATATCGTGAGCTTTCTTTATGGGATTCATTTACCACTTTTCTAATTAACGAAGTAAGTTGTGATTCTGTTATTTTTATTTCTCTATTCATAATAATTAGTTGTTTAAACCATTCTGACCACCCAAAGTGATCGCGTTCATCTGATATACAGTAGTACCTTGATTATTTGTCCATGCCGGATGTGGTGTCACAACACTAACAACAGTGTTTCCGCTTGGTGTACAAACTTCTAAACAGATATTTTGTTCTGTGTTCGCACTTAATGAACAACTACAATCTAAAAAAGGTCCAACTAATGAAAAAATTCCATCGACTTCGGGATTGTTTGTTATTGAATCTATTGTGAAACATCCTTCAGATGTTGAACCAGTAAATCCTAAATAATATGTATTTCCGGTTGTGTAGGCAGTAAAGCCATTATCGTTAACCACTAAAGGTGAATCACCATTACAAGGTATTATTAAAATATTTGCCATTTTTTTATTTTTTATTAATTATTTGAAATTTTATCTGTTTCTTATAAGTATTTATTTCACCTGATGAAATCACTTTCAGATCAATAAAATATTCATTAGGTATTTTATCTCTAGTGTCAAAAATAAAATAATACTCATTTGGGGTTCTGTTTATTTTTGTCCAATCTTGTACTTGAACTTCTGTTGTACCTTCTTTTACATAAACCCTATAAAAAGCATCTACATTCGGAAGTTGTTTATTTGTTGTATATGCTTGTTTTATTATTACACCAACTTTTCTTACGTCAGTATTTAAAATCATTTCATCTTGTTTTATACCATAATAATCAAATCCATAAACTGATGGTGTATTTGTTGAAGTTCCAATCTGAATAGACTTTTGTATTGGGTAAACTGTAAAATCATTATAAATGTTTGGTAAATTGAATCCATTCATTACAATATTGGACCAAACATCGTTAAAAATACAAGGTGTTTTATATCCTATCAGTGGAGGAATTTGTATTTCATAAACACCTTTAGTTTTTCGACAAGATTGTAAATTTATAAGACCTGGTATAGGATCACCAGCAGAATCTTCAATTGTCACAAATGGGTTTAAATCTAAGTTTTTGAAGTCCCCATCTTCATAGATATACAAATAAAGTTTATTAGGTTTACCTAAAGTAAAATTATTTCTATCATCTTCAATTAAATCATCATATGATGTTTCTAAAAAAGGTTCGTAAAATGTTTGGGTATGTCTTGAAAAAAACCCAACCGAATAAGTTCCAGTTGTTCCGGTCAAGTTTTCTACTTGAGGTAGAAAAGCAATACCCCACCCAACAGGATTGACGAAATTACCTTGTAAGATATAATTAATTTCATTTGTCATATCAAATTCGATATTTTCATCACCAAATTCGAAGTGTTGTGTTGCGACAATAGTAAGCGCCGAAAACGGAGTGGATCCACTATTCAAATTACTATAAATCCCTGGTTGTTGCCAAAAATCTATTGTGGTTGTTTGATACCAATTTGATGGCCTGTCAGAATAGTTTTTATCATTTGGAACTGAAGACATAAGATCTGCATAATCATACCCAACACCTTCATCCCATCTTTGTGGTTGACTAGGATCTAAATCTACATACGGTATTCTGAACAAAATTAAGTCAAATGAAGTTGCTCTCAATCTACCCTGTGAAGTTTTTTCATTAAGAAAGTCCTTATTGAAAAAACTTGTATTTGTCATACGTAATGTATGTTTGATATTGTTACCATTACATAAAGGATTAATTGTCCCGTCATTATATTTTTCTTTTAATAATGTTAAATCTAAATCAAAAATAAATCTACTAAACCCGTTTGGGTTTATTAAATTACCATTACCATAGAATAACTCAATTACAGGATTTCTACCTGTATTAGTTAAACTATTCGAAATGATTGTATTATTCCTACTAAAATATGAATTGTTAATTGACATTTATCTTTTTATAATAAATATCAATTAATTCTAATATTTTGATTTAATATTGTATTTGGTGCGTCTAATAGTTGTTGGAGAATTTCTGACGTTCTAGTTCCATCTCTACCAACAGTTGATGGTGAAAGCCCGTGGAATGGATGAACGTGTGAGATCAAGAACTTTACAATTAAATTTAATAGCTTCATAAGTTCATCACCTCTGACCATTGGATCAGTCTTTGGTACTATTTCTTTAGTGTATTTATCTTCTTTTATACCATATAATGTAGAACTTAGATCTATTTTTCCTTTTGATGGTATTTGAGTACCGTGGGATAATAAAAATATTTTTTCAGCACCCATCGTTGAATATGTTATAGGTGCCGTCGAGTACAAAATTGGTATATAAGTGCTTGTATTAATTTTAACAGGACTTGATGTTTTATTGTAATCCCAAACTAAATTATAACCTGTTTTTGTGTCATTTGTATTAAGTTTAACTTTGTTACTTATTTTAGTAACATTATCTATTTCAATAGGAGTTGAGCCAGTTAAGTTTATTAATTTATCATAGGTGTTTAACGTAGGTCTGAAATAAAAAGGAAATTGATCATAAACGTTATGAATAGTGTAACCACTTATATTTATTGTGCCTTCATTAACTCCCTTTATGAAATCATTTATTAACGTATAAGTTTCTTTTAATGTTTTACCAATAAATTGAATGTAATATTCAGGAGCCCCAACTATTTGTGACACGTTAGATGCAACACTAAAGTCTTTTGATTCCAATGAAACATTTGCGTTTGTTACATTATATGGGACATTATACAGATAAATAGTTCCAGTAAAGGCGTCCATAGTGTTATCCGGATTTATTATATCCCAATCAACAACCTTTCTTATTGGTTTACTATCTATAAAAATTGTTTGTTCTTCTCTTTCTTCACCATTTTCAGATTTAGTTGGGTAATTACTTAAGTGAAGAAACGCTCGTTTTTCATTCTCTATTGGAAATTTGTTAACATCAAATACGCTATTAGTTTTTCCGGCACGTAAAAGAACTTCTTCTTTTTTAACAATAATATCTGCGGTTCCTCGACCAAGGAGTGAATTATCACCGGGTTCAGGAAAAATACCAAAACTTTTTATATTTCTATATTCCCCCTGTTGATTTTTTAATGATAAGGATTGTTTAATTTTTGAACCTGCCGCGGTAAACTTTTTCGCTGATTCAAAATACTCAAAGTTTGTAGTTTGTGGTGATGAAAAAGGTCCTTGTATATAATATTGATTAAGATTGTCAAAAGTTTTGTCTTGATATATTATGTTTACAAGTTCATTTTTTTCAGGGATTTGATTGATGTAAAAAGGGAGTAGTGGATTAAACACAAAAGGATCTCTTTGCGTCCAAGCGTCAGTTTCTTCATTCCAATTAGGTATTGAACTTACAACCCCTAAATAATCTTTAACTTCTGGTCTGACTCTTAGTCGACCTAACACCATTGGGTCTTTGTTATCTAAAACAACACCAGGAAATATTATTTGATTTTCGTTACCCCCCATTTCTCTTGTTATGTTCTTTTAATAATGTATTATAGGTGGTTTCAATTTTATCTAAATAATTTGATAACATAAGTAACTTTTCTTTAGTTACATTAAATTCATTATTCATAAAATCCAAAGCCTTAGTCAAATCTTTGTTTGACTTATTTTTATAATCTTTAACAATTTCTTCAATTTTTTTTGCTTCTTCCAAATTCATCTTATAATTTTTTTCCGCTTATGTTCATCGGCATAACCACACCACCAGGTAACCATGTCCCATAACCTGACAATCCTTCTACTTTACTATTTTCATCTTCTTCTTTTTTGTTGGCCTTGAGTTGTGAAAACAAAGCCGCTAATCCTAAATTTGGTGTACCATCAGGCATTGGTCCTGTAGGCAATCCAATTTTTTGATATTCTTCGATAGAATTAACAAATGCTCTTGATGCTGAATACCCGCTTAGTAATTTTGTTGCGACTAGTAATGGTTTAGGAATCGTATCCCCAAAACCACTTATGGCGATTTTAAGTAGTTGTAATATTTCATCAACAACCCCTTTACATTCTCTCCAATCTTTTATTAATCTGGCAACTGTAAGAATAATTTCTATTAGTCTTAAAATAATTCTAAGTCTTGTTTGTGACGTTTCTTTAGTAACATCTAAGATTATTGCCTGTATTAAATTTTGTATATCTTTTTTAATAATTGTAAAAAGTTCTTGGATAAATATTGCCCCTATTTGAGACATTATTTCCATAACAAGTCTAAAAAACTTTTTTACAAAATCCATTAATGATTTAACCAAGTCACCGATAGATGATCCTAAAGATTTCAACATGATCATTATTGGTAGTAGTACTTTGGGTGAAAACAATGCGTATAATATTGCTTTGGGTATACTTTTCAATAAACTCAAATCAAAACTAATTTTAATGCCAAAACCATTATCATTTGATCCATTAACAACGGCTGAACTTGCATTTTCTATTGCAGTATCAATAGTTTGACCTGAAATAAAAATAAGGTCGATTATTGATTGTGTAATCAATTCTGAATTCACAGGCACTTCTACGTTATCACAGTCCTCAAAAACAATTACACCTTGATAAATATTATTTATCCTTTCTTCTATTTGGAATAGATCAACACTTGTAAATTCAAAAAATGATTCGTCTACTTCATCTAATTCAGATGTCTTCGATGTTCCAGCAACATTTATTTCTTTGTTTGAATCAAAACATAAACCTAAAATTCTTTGTAGAATAATTTCAAACTTTGAAAAATCACCAATTTTTAAATTTCCTGTACCAGACTGTATTGATAGAAATCCCGTGAGAATTTCGAATAACATCGCAATCACGTTATTGAAATCCAAAATATCTAAACTTGCATAATAATCTTTCAGGGCTTCTGATATTTTATTAATACCCGTGAACCTTGGTTGTAAAGTTACTTTAAAAAATTGACCAGGATTGTTGTTACCATCTTGTAATACATATTCAATATCGAAAAGATCTTGTCCAGATGCTCCTTTATAGTATTGACCGTATTCGTTGAAATATGACGTACCCAAAGATTGAATTCTATGGTACAGTTCCTTGTTCATTGCAAAGGGCACTGTACCAATATTTATTCCTTGTTTTTCATATAAAATGGCAAACTTTTCATCTGCAGGATCTTTTTTCAATAAAGACAACAAATCAATAGATCTTACTGGAATATATATTGGTTGGTTAGGATTATATTCTTGGTCCAAACTACAACCGATAGTATTGATAGCTTCTTTGATTAAAATTTCTGTAATCTTTGGTTTACAGTTTGCCAAAGCTCTAACAAAAACTTTTTTAAGATATTCAATTGTGTTTGCACCTTTTCTATTAGTCAAACTTGCAATTTCAACTAATTCATCAAGTTGGGTTTTTTGTTTTTTTTGGGATCTTTTTTTTTCTTTTTTTGCTTCAGACTTTGATCTTCTATTTTGTTTTGAATTAACTTCTTCGTTGTCACCTTTTTTTTTTGACAATTCTGCAACATCTTGTCTTACCTGATTGTAGGTTTTCGCAGCATTAATTTTACTTTTTACTTCACCGTAGCTAAAATTTAAATCTTGTGAAGGCATTATTTATTGAGTTTGTAACTTTTATCGTCAGTGTCTTTATCAATCAAAGATTGTAGGATATCATCATTCATGTCTAAATCAGACAAAGTAAAATTATCTTGTTTTTCTTGTGACTTCTGCCATATCTGAGCTTGAAGCTTTGATAAGGACAACTTTTTTTCTACACAATCGTTAATGATCTTTTGTTGCTTTTCAATTACAGGACCAATGAGAGTCATGTCTTCAGGTTCCTTCATCATAGTCAACATTTTATTTTGTATCCTTATGGCGGTACTTCTTTGTTCTACAATTTCATTGTAAATTTCTTGCATCAAAGAAAGTAAGGAATCTTTGGTTAGGTTAATTTCTTTTTTTGTTGGTCTTGGCATAACTATAAATATTTTTATTTCTATTTTAACATATCATTAATTATTTCTTGATAAATTTTCTTGTATCTCTTCAAAGAATTTCTAATTTCTTTTGTAGAAAGATTAGTCATTTCTCGTATTTCAAACAAAACAACATTTTTATTAAACTTGTTGTTGTTCGAATTATCAACAAATATATTATTATAGTTACGGAATATTTCCATAAGAGCTTGACCTAGCTTCATTTCTTGTTCACTAATTGATTTATCGTCCATAGAATCTGTAAGTTTAATAATAAATTTATTTATTATTTCTTCAGTAGATATACTATCATCGTCTATATGATAAATCATATCAGGGGCATTATGTAAATCCGCAGAAATATCTTCATATGAAACTTTACGATTCATATCTTTTTGATCTTTCAGTATTTGGCCCATTAAATAATTTTTACATATAGTACCAAAATATGAATATGCCTTTTTTTCTTTTGATGGTTTAAATTTATCAATTTTTGTCATCAAAAAAGAATGAGTGTCAACATGGATTTCATTAAAATCCATATCTTTTCTGTATAATTTATATCGTCTTATAATTGACGATATCATTTTATCCAAGGGAAATCTTAAATATTCATTATAAATTTTATTCTTTTCATCCATAGTGTTCGCAGTTAAAAACATCCTAACTGCGTTTTCTTCTGGTTCATCAAAATAATTATTTAACTTAGGTTTCCTTCCCTTCTTTTTCTTTTCATTCTGGGTTTCGTTTAAATCTAATTTTAATTCCATTAAACCTCTTGGGGTTCATATTTTATATCTCTTTGTTTAATATAGAAATATTCTTTCTTTGCTGAATCTATCCAAAACTTAACTTCATCTTCACTAAGTCTATCATCAGAATTTTTATAATTCCAAAAAATTGAACCTTCTCTCAAATTCATATGTTTATAACCAATTTTTGGAATTGTCATAATCTTAACTGAATTTTGTGTTAGTCTTAAAAAGAACTCATATCCAAATGTCAATTTGATATTATTTTTAATCATACCATTGTTAATATAATCATCTTTTTTTATTATCAGTCCTGATATTTGAAAGTTTTGATAGTTCAAAAGAGTTTCATTTGTTAACAACCCTAAGTCTTGTGATATGTTTGCGGCAAACGTTGCTTCATTTGTAAAACCAACAAAGACACCTTGTTCATTTACGTCGACAACAATCGGTAAAAATACACCAACATCTTCATATAAATTCATATATTTGGTTGCGTTTTTAAACCAAATGCTCGAATACTCGTCATCGAATTCCAACAAAGAAATCCATTTTGAATTTGATGATGTTGCACCATAATTAATTTGGTCCGCAAAATTGGGTTCTTTATCCCAAACTAACTTAGTTACATTTAGTTCTTCAAAATCATAGTTTTCAATATGTTCTGACAAGAATTTTTCATCACAGTAAACTATGATTAGTTCATTTATGTAATCTTTTTGATTTTTTACTGATGTAATACATCTATTGAAGTACTCTTCAAAATTTCTTGCTTTACCTGATTTTATAGGTAATATAACCGATATTGTATTATTATTTTCCATATATTAAATTGTTTCTGTTTTAGTTAATTGTGATTCAAAACTTTCTAATCTTGTAGCGAGTACATCATTAAAAAATGTGATTACATCATTTTTGAACTTTTCGTCAGATGATAAACTTTCCGATGTTTTATCCATATTTACGTAAAGTTCAGGATTAATATTATCTTCTAACCAATTTTGTATAAAATCCGCAACTACATCTGGTAACATGTTTTTGTTATTTATCCAAATTCCATTATCTTCATTCATCCAATTTGGTACTAAGTTTGGTACTAATCCAATGACAGGAATTCCCATTTTAATAGATTCCAATGGAAAAGTTCCCCATCCACTATTTTCATCTACCCAAATTGATACAAAACTATCATTCATTGCTTGTGCAAACTCTGTTTCTGAAAGACCTCTAAGATCTCTAAATGTGATCCATCTATATTGTGGGAACTTAGCATAAAAAGTTTTAATCAAATTTGTTGTGTCTCTGTGATCTCTTGTGTGAATCGAAACTATTGTTTTTGGTGGTAACTCTTGTTTCTTAAAACAAGAAGAAATTTTGGGTTCGACCACGTCAACTGTAATATTTCTAACTACATTTTTTATATATTCTTTTTGATTTTCGGAAGTTGTTAAACATTTCAAAAACCCTAATAACGGCCAAGTTTGACCAGGTTGAAGGGTTTCAAAAATATAATCATAAGATTGACATAGTACAATTTTTCCACAAGGTAACTTAGTGATTTGATCCATTACAAATCCATATATTTCAGGAACAATTATTAAATCTTCAGGAGAAACATCTAAATTTGTCCCTTCTATTGCCTTATGTGGTAATTCATTCATATATTCTTCACCCAACCAATCAGTAACACCAAAATAATCTGGTTTTTCATGTAGAATTATAGGATTGAATCCTTCATGTTTTAAGTCCATAGCCATTTGATAGATGTATCTAACTGATGCCTTGGCATTACCTTTGGTGTCTTGTACCAAAAAATAAATTCTTGATTTTTTGTCTTTCATGTTCTGAATAGACTTTTCTAACTTAGATATTTGTTCTGTATTCATATTTTTATAATTTGTTTATTATTTTTTTCATCAAAAGTGTATTGAATGCTATTTTGAAAGGAATTGATAATTCGTGACTTTTAAGTCCTAAATTTTCATCAACTTCATTAGACTCAGTAAGTACCGTTTCTAGCATAGATTTTATAGTTTCGTACTTTACCAAATGTATTTGTGGTTCCCCACTTGTACTTGTCATGTTTACGTGGTCTTCTAAAGCGTCAAGATCAACGTAGTAATTTTCATTGAGTATTTTGAACATTATGTATTTATTTTATTTATTACATCTTCAAATTCAGAAAGTGATCTTATAGTGAAGTTGCAATCTATATGTTTATTATATTCAGTTTCAAACTTAACTAAAGTTTTATCTTCATACTTAGTCAATAATAATGCAGGGTTTGATGTAAGTAAAACATCTATTTCATCAAACATTTTATTTTTTGTGACTTCACTATAAAACAAAACCTTTTCGATAAGACAACCAAATTTTGATAAGAAAAAAAGTGATGATGGTTTTGATTTACCAATTTCATCAGAAACAATAATCAAATCGTGATTTTCTCTAATTTTATAATATAAATCATTTAAAATATTGAAGGTGTTAATTTCTGTTGATGGCGCATGTCCAAAAAGTTCCATAGTGTAGTCTTCATACATAAAAGAATAAAGTTCATCTTTTGATCTGAAAGCAAAATGATTCATTAAATTTAATGATGTTACTTCATTTTTTATTTCATAATTAAAAAATGTTTTATCTTCGATGATTGACAATTCTGTAGATCCAGAATTTTCAGGATCAAATTCCAAATCAAAAGATTGTAGTGTTTCATCATGATCAACATCTACTAAATGTTTTTCATAAAGTTGTTTGAACTTACCTATTGTGTCCCTTAGAACACCATTAATTTCAATCCCTATTCTCTTTGTCATATTCATTTAGTATTTTACCAATTAATGGGTTTCTAACATTTTTAGCATTTCTAAAATCATATACACCAATATCATCCACATTTTGAAATCTTTGAAGTGCGTCATAAAGTCCTGATTGTTTTTTATCTTTGTATCTATCTGTTTGTTCTAAGTCACCTGATATAAAAAATTTACTATTGAAACCAATTCTAGTTAACAATAATTTCATTTGATTTGGTGTTGAATTTTGAGCTTCCTCAAAAATTAATATAGAATTGTCAATATTCATACCTCTCATGTATGCCAAGGCAAATACTTCGATAATTTCAGATTCTTTAAGTTTTTCTCTTGCTTCTTTACCAATTATTTTATTTAAAAGATAGTATGATGGAAAAATATACGGATCTAGTTTTTCTTCTAAATTACCTGGTAATGAACCAAGTTTTTCTTCAGCTTCGACGGCAGGTCTCACAATAATTATTTTTTCGTAGGCGTTGTTTGGGTCCATAAGAAGATCGACAGCCGCCTTCATAGATATATAACTTTTACCTACGCCCGCCGGTCCTGAACAAATTGTGATTTGATTTTCTTTTAGTATGTTATAATATTCTTCCTGATTTGGTGATAAAAATTTATTTTTTTGTTTTTTCTTAATAACTGTATTAATAAATTCTTTTTTTGAAAATGATTTGATTTCTGTTTCCTCGTTTTGATTTACCTTTTTTCTATTCGTCATTTCAACGTAGTTGATAGTTTATTGTAGTAGCTTATTGGTTGATTCCAAATGGCGCATTTCATACCGTAATAATTATATACAGATTCCCAAAAAAGAAAATCCTTAGAATTTACACCTTCTTTGTGTTCAGATGGCCACTTACAACTTTCTAAACATTTGAAGTTACAAAGAACATTACCCGTGTCAATTCTACCAAAGGCTGGTTTACTTGATATCAATCTCAAATTATTGTCAAATGATAATTGTTGTCCAACTAACATACCTCTAAAATTATGTTCTATACACTCTAAATATTTAAAATACATATTTTCATGAAAAATAGTGTCGTCATCTAAAAAACAAAAATACCCATTTTTTATATTTTGAAAAACCGCATTTCTTTTTTTATATATTTCACTATCTTCACAATCTACACTATAAACTTTTACATTATTACTTTTTAAAAATTCTAAATCGGGTAATGGTCTTTTTTTTGTGTGTGATATGTGCCAAATAATATCTTCATTGGCCAAAATAGAGTTATATATGTTTGTTAAGTTTTCATATCTAAATAAAGGAGTTATAATGTGTAAGTTATTTTTCATTTTTTCTAACAATTTTACATGGGTTACCATAAGCAACAACATCGTCAGGAATATCTTTAGTTACTAAAGATCCGGCACCTATTATTACGTTTTTACCTATTTTTACGTTATCAATTATATTTGATCCCATACCTACTGTTGTTTTTTCACCAATTTCTACAAATCCAGCTATATTTACGCCAGGATTTATAGTAACAAAATTATTTATTATTGTGTGATGACCAATAGAAGAATTTCTATTAATTGAAACAAAATCACCGATGGTTGTGTGTCCGGCAACTGAAACAGATGAGTTTATTAAACATCCAAAACCTAATGTTGATGTTTTGGATATTTGCGCTGACTTATGAATTATTTTTATAAATTTATTTTTATCAAGATTAAATAAATTGAAAACTGAAAATTTATTTTCTGATTTGTTGACACCTAAAAAGAAATAATCTGAATCCTGAAAATTTTCCGTGAAATCGATCAAAAAATTTTCATTTTCAATTGGGTGGACTATTGGTAATTTTAGATTATTATATATTTCAATTTTTGGGAAAATTTCATTTGATTCCAAATTGTCTGTGATCATTGTAATCACAGGGTCACTTTTACCTATAACTATTAATTTTTTTATTTCCAAAACCCAAGTTTTTAAATTCGATCGGGGACATGATGTCCATTCCCATATTTTCTATAATACTATGTGTTCTTTTTAATAAATCAATATTTTTTGCTTTTTGTTTGTCTTTAAGATATAAATTATCTTCTAACCCAACTCTCAGACCATCGGCATAAATTAAACCTAAAATATTTGAGTTAAGTTGGTGTTTACCTATACCACCGAAACAAACTTTGGAATTTTCTGGTAAATTATTCACTATTGACGATACCGTTGATATGTCTAGCTGAGCATTAAAGATATTGCTAAAAATAACATTTATGTAATTTGGTCCTGTTAATATTTTTTTTCCCATAAGATATTTGGTATAATTTAACATGCCGGAATCAAAGCATTCAATTTCTGGTACTACACCAAAATCATTCATTTTTTCAATTAGTTTCAAAATCATTTCAGGTTCGTTGACTGAAGATCCTTGAGGAAAATTCAATGATGACATTGTTAGTGATCCCATGTCGGGCATTAATTCCAATACTTCAGATCTTTTTTCAAACTCGGGATATAATCTGCCGGTTAACGAAACACAAATTGTTAAATCAGAACAATTTTTTCTAATTCCATCAATTATCTGTCCATAAATTTCTGACTTATATGTGTTAGAAAAATTTTTAGGATCTCTAGCATGAATGTGCACCATAGTTATACCCAAGTCATATGCTTCGTGAACCTCTTCTATAATTTCATTTGGGTGTAAAGGAGCTAAAGAATTTTCTCTTGTTGTCTGTGTTCCTGTAGGCGTAAAATTTATTATTTTTTTCATTCTATTATTTTACAATTTTTAAAAACAGAAAATTCTGTAAGATCTCTGTAACCATTATTTTCTCCTAAATCTGAAACGTGTAGTGGATAATTTTGCATGAGGGATAATCCGTGTGATGCTTGTTGGGGAGTCATATACATATTCCATCCCAACATATCGATATCATCTTCATGATATAATTTTTCACTCCTACCTTCATATCTTGCCTTTTTAAACCATTTAACCGCATCTAAATTGTCCGTAAGTATCATCCCACCCTTACTTATTTTTAGATGTTTTTTAATGTGAAATGATAAACACATAAAGGAACCTGATATATACATGTTTGAAGTGAATCTTTTTGCAGAATCGTAAATTGGGTATGGCTTAAGTTGATAGATTCCTTTCCAATTGTTTGTTTCATTTCTTTTATCAAAAATGACTTCACCGCCGGCATGTATGATTGATTGGGGTACGGAAAGATAAGTTTTTGATGGAATGGTTACTTGGTTAACTTTTAAATACTTACACACTAAAAACAATGCATTTGTACAATTGTCTACGGAAACCGCATACGGCGCACCGGTATAATCAGCAACTTCATCTTCGAAAAGTTGTACCACTTTGAATGGGTTATTTTTAGGTCTTCTGTATTCCATATTCTAAATAAAATAAATTATTATCATTACTAACAACATTGAACCCTGTTTTAATAAACAGGTTCAAACTAGCTGTATTTGTTTTTAAAATTTTTGCCTTTGCGTCTGGAAAAATTTTAACAACCTCACTGAGCATAAATTTACCAACACCAAGTTTTTTAAAACTATTGTCGACACATATTCTTATGTCATTTTCTACCACACCGATGTAACCGCAAGGTATTTCATCCTTAAGACAAACATAGTAACAATCACCATATTTATCCATATATAATTTCTGATCATTTTCACTTATATTAACTTTATCCAAAAAACCTTTTTGATTTGTTGGGTCATTCCTTAAAATTCTTATAAAGTTGTAGTATTTTTCTTCGTTTTTTCTTAGTTCTAACATATATCTATTTGGCCCAAAATTTTAAATTTAACCATTCATTACCTGTAAATATTTTTTTTGTCTTGTCAGAAATGTCAGTCATAATTTTCCCAATATTATTTTTTTCTATTTCTATTTTGTTAATGATATCATTTATATTTTTGTAACTAACAAAATTAGGCAGACCTTCATGACCGATTCCTATGGTTTTACGACCCATATGACCTAACTCAAACATAGTTGTACAACCACCTTTTTCGTTTGTTTTTAAATAAACAAAACTTTTTTCATAGAAATTTTCTTTCAAAAAATCTATAGTTTTATATTTTGAATAAATTACATTTTCTTCACCAAAATGTTTTATGATAGGTTTAATTATTGTGTCCCAATTAAAATAATCAGGTTTGTTTCCATGTATTCCATAGTACACATATATTTTTTCACCAAGAGGTGTTGGTTTAAACATAGAATAATCTTTGAAAGGAATATATATTTGTTTGTGTTTTAAATTATGTTTTGTTAAAATGTTCGAAAAATATCCTGGGTAGGCGTAAGTAAAAGTTCTACCATCATTTATTAATTTAGCAACCAAATTCAGGTGACTAGACACCATATCTGCACCACCCCAAATTACAATTCTATAAGATTTATGATTTACAAATTTTTTTATATCTTCACCATTGTAAAGCCCAACAAAAACACAAGGTAAATTTTCATCATAAGAATTTTTTAAATTCCATTTTTTTCTAAAACCATCGCCAAAATATTTTTCTAAAACTGACGAAACGTGTACTTGATTAAAATCCATATATAATAATTAATGGTTATATATCTTTTTTCAAACCAAAACCTGCCGATGGTACAAATATAATTGGTTCTGCGCTAAAAATATTTTTTGGTATTTGTTTATATAATCTATCAATGACTCTAAAATCACTACATTTCCAACTATCCCATGTTGCAATATTAATATATTTAGAATGAAATGTAAAACAGGAACCACCTATACCTCCTATTCTTGGTGGTCTCGACGGAGATACATCTAAAGGCAAAAATGATCCGTTTGAATAAATCATTCTCCAAATTATCAAAGTATCTTCATCATTATTATTAATTAACTTAACAACATTTTCTAAAGAAAATGAATCCACAAATCTATCATCGTCATCAAGGTATATGACCCAACCATCTTTAATGTATTTATGAACTTCATTGAAATAAAGGTTATGTGGTGAATACGGCCCTGTATTTGGGTTTGGATTTTTGTCATTACTAATTAAATTTTCTTTGTTCAAAAATAAAAAAGACTTAATTCCCGAATTAATTACATAATCCATACTTTCAACATCGTCAGTACATACTATGTGGTTTATGTTTTTGTATGTTTGTTGACGAATAGAACTCAAGGTTTTTTGAAAATTGTTGGGCCTGTTTGATGTTCTTGTAATTATATTTATTAATGGTTCCATAAACTATATAACTTTAATATGATTTTTTAATTTGCTTATATTTGTTTGTATAAATGGTAACAAATTTTGTAAATAATCGTACTTGTACTTTTCATTTTTTTCTTTTTCATCATTTCTTGTTTGAGATTCATAATGATACCCAACACAAGAAGAATCGGTATAATTTTTTAATCCTGACAATAAACATTTTATATTTAGTTCTACATCTTCAAGACAGGAAATATAGTTTTCATTAAAGAGTCCTAATTTGATAAATGTTGATTTTCTTATCATCATAAATCCGCCAGTGTTGCCGAATGTTTCGTTCAACCCAATTTTATAATTAAAATAATTCCTAAAATTTAAGTGACCAACGTCAATAGATTGTGTATTACTCCTGAAAACTACCGCAACACCATCATGTTGAATAGTATTATCCCTGAAGTGTAACCTGATCCCAACAGTACCTGCGTTATTTTTTTTAGAAAAAACTTCTAACATACCACTAACTGCATCGTTTAACAATTTTATATCGTTGTTACAAAAAAGTAAAAATTCATATTTTTCACTTATGTGATTTTTTACTACATCATTATTGATTTTAGAAAAATTATAATAGTCATATTCTATTAGTGTAACGTTACCAAGAGAAAGTATATTTTTTTTTATAAAATTTTTTTCATTATCTGATGATCCTGTATCTGCAATAAAAACATCGAAAACACTATTATCACATTTTTCATATAAAGATTTTACACAATCAAACAACAGTTCAGTTTTACCTTTGGTTGGTATTATAACCGCGACTTTTTTTAGTTTTTTATTTTTTTTAAAGTTTAATTCATTAATAAAAACATTTTGGGGTTTTATATCCAAAGGCAAAACTTTTTTCCATTTATTTAAGAATTTTTCTTTGCTTTCCCAAAATTCTTGGTTTGGTTGACCTACCGATTCGTGCGTTATTTCAAACGATGATGTTACCCCGATTTTAACCCCATCAACATAATTGGGAACAGAAAAACCATGATCATAAAAGTGAAATTTACCAAATGATTCGTCAAACTTATGTTTAATTTTATTTTTATCAAATGAAATAAATAAACCATCTATTGTGACTACAGGTATTAATTGAGGTAATTTTGGTGAATATTTACTCAAAAACTTTTTTTGACCAGGTGGAAAATGATACACTTGTCCTACCATTGTTTGATGTAGTTTTTCCCAATACACACCTGATTCGGGAAAATAACAAGAACCTGCTTTACCTATTATACCAAATTCTGGATTTTTAAAAAAATCATCTAAAAGTTTTTTTCCCCAATTTTTTTCTAATTTTATATCATTGTGACAACAAACTACAATATCGTATTTAGATTCGGTAATACCACTATTGTAAACTTGTGACAAAGAAAATTTATTATGGTTAATATATTCCAATATTTGAATATCTTCAACACCACAAGTGTTTTTTAAGTGATTTTTAAATTTATTGTTATATTCCACATCTTTATGTGTGGAGTAAATTACTGTGATCATTTTATATCAGATTAATCCTGTGCTACCAAACCCGTTATTTTTCCTATCTTTGTTTTCAACATCAGAAACTTTTACAATATCAATCCACTTACCACAAACAACTGGACATAACACGGCTTGTGCCACCTTCATCCCTTTTGTAATCCTGAATTCTTCGTTATTGGTGTTAAATAAAATAACTTTGATTTCACCTGTATACCCTTGATCAACAGTTCCTGGTGAATTAAGTACAAACAAACCTTGATTGATTGCTAATCCACTTTTAGATCTTATTTGAATTTCATGATTTTCGGGAACGTCAATAATAATACCTGTGGATATCAAAGATCTTCCCAAAGGTGGTATTGTATATTCATCTACGGAATACAAATCAAACCCTGAATCTGTATTATATGCAAACTTAGGTAACACCGCACTTTCATGTGATAGTTTGATTTTCATTTGGACTTTCGGAATGTCGTCAGTAAATACTTTTTCCAATTCATTAAGATCTATACCATATTCATTCATAAGATTGTTTAATTCAACATCTTCATTAATTTCATTATCACCAAAAAGTCTTTCTAAATCTTTTGTTTGTGATAGTATTTTATTCAAATCTCCTTTATTCATTATTTTAAAATTTTTAATTTCATTATTGCTTCGACTAATACATCAACATCTTTTTCACAATAATCTGATATTTCTTTTAGTTTTTGTTCTTCCCAATAAGCGTTGTGTACTTTATCACCCGTAACTTCACCATCTTTAGGTGTTGGTATGTCTAAACAAGAACACAACAAATCTAATGATCCTATTGAACTGTAAGCCCCGTACTGCCAAATTTCTTTAGTATCAATAGCCTTAATTTCCCAAGGTTTAGTATCATATGAAGGTAAGATTTTAGATGGCATTATACCATTTATAATCATTCTTTTTGCTAACATCGGTATGTCAAAGTTTTTAAGATTGTGCCCACAAAGATAAAAATCTAACTTATGACAACGATCTAAAAGATTTCTAACTTCTAACAAAAGTTTTTGTTCGTCGTCACCAGAAAAGGTTTGTTTTTTTGTTTCACCATTTTCTAAAACAAACGCCATAGAAACACAAACTACTTTAGCAAACTCAGGAACTAAAGCGGCTCTTTTTTTGAATACAAAATTCATTTTTTCTTCACGTTCTTTTTTTGTCTTTGGGACTTCGATGTGATCTTCGGGAAATCTTTTTTGAAACCAATCGTAGTATTTAACAAATTGATCCGCAATCTTTGGACTAAATTTTTGACAAGAATCAAAGTCTGGACACCCACCGACAGTTTCTATATCTAAAAATAATATTTTTGTAATTGGTATATTAATCATATGTAATTTATTTAATTAAAGATTTGTAAAATTCTGATCTTGTTTTTGTTACGTTATTTAAATCATATTTATCCTTGACTGTTTCATATAATCTTTCACCTAAGTCTATAATCATATTTGGGTTATCCACTAATTTTTTTATGTATTTTGCCCAATCACTGTGATTCTTATGTTCATCAACCAATAAAGCATTTCCATCAACAAATTCACCTTTGTTTAATGCATGTTTTAAGTCAATTGTGTAGGGACCAACATTTGAAGCTATTATCGCTTTTTTATAAAAACCCGCCTCAATAACTTTCAATTGGGATTTCATTCTATTGAAGACGTGATTTTTTATTGGAGCTAAAGAAATGTCAAACTTAGAATAGTTTTTTGCATAAGATGTGACAGGTCTAGTCCATACTCTTACGTAGTTTTCTTTTTCCAAACCAAAAAATTCTTGATCATCAAACTTGTTCAAAAATTCTTTGTACTTAGGTGACACAATTTTATAATTGTTAGTGAAAATTTCTTCATATCTTACCCAAACTGTTTCTTCTGGTTTTATTGGTCTTTGTACTTTTTCGCCAGTTTGTTTATTAATTTCTGTTACGACACCTCTTGTATCAAAACCACAAAGATGATATTGAATTTTTTCTTGTATTGGTGATAATTTACTTACCATACCATCAAGTAGTTTAATATCGTGTAAATGTGATGATCCCCCTAACCACCCTACTCGAACTTTATCTGAAGGTAAAGTTTTTTCATTATATTGTGGATCTTGTGGATCAATTGCGTTTGGAAGTACTATTACGTTTTTATTAAACTTTTTAATTTCATTTGCAAATATTTCAGTAGTTGTTGTAACAAAAGAACACGCCTTTAAGTTTTTAAGAATTCTTTCATTTATTTTGTTTGTAACAATTAAATGATAAATAGGATGTTCTTTTGTTGGTAACCAATAATCATCTATGTCACCAATAACAACAACACCTTGTTGTTTCAAAGTGTTAATTAACTCAACAGACTTTTCATAATCTTGCCCAATACATCTATGAAAATGTACAATTTGATATTTTTTAAAATAGTTTAAATCATTCACATTTGGTTGATAATCAATATCAACATGAAATTCATCGGGATACATGTTTTGTAATTTAACATGCGGATCTACCGATCTATACTTACCCACACCTGACTGATCCGAAGGTAACACTAATACATTAATTTTTTCCATAATAAAAATATACCCAAAGTATGTGGAAATATCAACTCAAAAAATAAAAAACCCCAACCTAAAAAGATCGGGGTTAATTTATAAAGAATATGATTTTACTTGGCTATTTTTTTTACTTTTAAAAGTTTCCCTTCAAATATATGTTGACCAACTCTAAACTTAAAAATGTCATTAGTTTTTGATTCAGATTCTGTTAAAAGTCCATTTTCTCTTAAAACATCTTGAACAGTTTCTCTAACAATATTTCTAATTGTGTTTTCGTTTAAACTTTTATTTTGTATATTACTTTCTAAAAGTTGTGTTTGCATTCTTTGTGGACTTGTAGGATCCCCTTTTGCATTTACATTCATAAGTCTTGATGCTTTTTCCACAAGGTCATCAGATAGTACTGAACTATTCATTGGGTTAGATGGTTGTTGGATAGGATGCTCAATCATTAATTTTTTTATTTCATCGGGAAGTCTAGAATTTAAAATTTTATCTTCAGTATTTTCGTATTGTACCTGTTGTTTCCTTACAGCTTCTTCTGACAAATATTCTTGTGGAATATTATAACTTGCATTCATTGGTTGATAAGATTCTACATCTACGGTATTCGCCGAAGATTCTTTTACAGTGTTACGACCTATATCATCGTGTCTTTGCATTATTTTTTTTGATATTGCCAGTTTTTGTAATAGTGCTTGTTCTGTGTTCATAATATTTTTTTTTAATCAAAAATTGCGTTAATTATAACTCTTGACATACTTTTATCACCATTTGGGTTGTAGTTTGGTCTTGGTTCGTTAAATTTTTCCATTGTTGGTTTAAGTGCTATTATTTTATCAACTCTAAACAAACGCCAACTTGGAAGTGGTTTTTTTCCCTTATAAGATCTATGAGAAGCACCTTCCATGTCCCAAGCCCTTAAAACGGGATTATTTGCCTTACTATAACCAAAACAAACCGGCTCTATAATTCTTAAACCTTTACCGCCTGGTTCATCACCATCGTAATAAACTATCACTCGACGTTTTTTTTTAATTGCATCGACGATAGTTGATATTGATGCTACCTCAACGATAATATCTTTAAAAGAATTGTAAAGTTTCATTATTGTAAAGATGCGTAAGGATATGGGTTATCTGCTTTATATTTATTAATCACAATTTCCGACTTCCTTTCCAATACGTCAGTTTTGGTACCACCGTTTGCGGTATCTAAAAAGACACCAGTACCTCTACCTTTTTCGTCACCATCACTTAGAGCATCTTTATTAGTTGACGAATATTGGTTTTCGGTTTTATAATCATTTTTTGGGATCAATTTTTTTCTTTCTTGATCTGCGTATTTTGTCAACAAATTATTAGGTTGACTATAATCCATAGGTTCTAATGTTGGCATTTTAAAGTGTTTTTTTAATTAAATCGTTTATCCTTATTAGGTTTTCTTTTATTTTTAAATTATCAGTTTCATCACCAGGATCAAACTCACTCGCTAAAGGTCCTAAGTCTTTTAAAAAGTTTTTATCAACCGGTTCTTCAGGCATATATTCATTTTCTATTTTTTTTGTGAAGTCATCACCATCTCTTAAATTTTTTATTGTGTTCGTAACCCAATTTCTCATTGTGTCACCTCCATTTAAAACATAAGGGGCGTCTTCTTTGTTACCATTATAATATCTAAACCAATTGTCAATTCTTTCGAGTTGTTGAAATGTTGCTTGTTTAGAAGATCTTAAATCTTCATTTCTTTTGTGACCTTCTATCGAAGAATCTGAATTAGGCACTCTTTCGAAACAAATAGTCAAATGATCCAAAATTTCTTTTGGTATATAAATAATTTTATTATATAAATTTTTATTCACCTTTTTTTAGAATTTGTACTAATTTGTTTATATTAATAGATTCTTTTTCAGCAATTTTTTTAATTGATTGTAAATTCCTTTTTATAATTTTAAAAACAATATTTTCTGAATTAGTATCTTCTTTTTCTTTTTTTACAATATCATCATTATTTGTTTTTTTATTCAATAGAATTTCATCAATTATAGTATCAATTTTTTCTTTTTCTAATTCAGATAATCTCCTTTTTGTAAAACAGTTTTTACATTTACCTTGTCTTTTTTCTTGTTTTAACTGTCTATCTAACTTTTTATCAAACCCCAATCTCTTCAATCTTATATCCCGATCTATTGGGTCTTCTACATCCAATTTATTTTTTAATATTTTATTTGCCTGATTGTAAGTTTTTGCATTTTTAGTTTCTTGAAAACCAAAAGATTCCGATTGATCCACTTCATCGATAGTTGGTTTGTCTTCTTCAGACTCACCGTAATAAACCCTAATAAATGGAAATTGACTTACCCTTGACATTCTTGCGGTTTGGTCCATAGTTTTTCTTGGATGATGACTCAATTTAAGTAACGGTACATTCGATCCTATAGGGGACCCATCATCTGTTACTAATTCATCTATTTCAGTTTTGGATTGTTTTTCGGTTTCTTTTTTATATTTTTCAGGAATTTTACTATTCAATTTAATTCCGAGTTTTTCACTTAATTTCAAAATAAATGGAGTTGCGATACTTGAACCTGGAACTAATTGGAATACAATCAAAGGAATTAATTTTAAAATATCAGAAGACTGATCTTTGATAAATTTTTTTTCATCATCCTTCAAATCAAAATCTTTTTTCTTTAGATAGTCCTTAGTTGCGGATATTAATATTTTCACAAGTAATCTTGTTTCTTTCATTTCACTGATTGCGGAATCTTTGTATTTTTTGAGCGTACTAATAACTGAACCCGTGTTTTTTGGTTTGTCTTCATTTAGTAAATTATTTGAATATGACATAAACAGTTTTTTATATAAATACTTTGATCTGTTGTATTTATTAAATAAAAAGAATGGCAGAGCAAAATATTAATCAATATGTGTTTCAAAAGTACAAAATCAATACTGTTTATGATTCTATGGACATGTCATTGGCTTCAGATGAAAGAAACTATAATGAAGAAGTAATATTTTCACCATACCTAATTGCTGAAACTTATGGTAATAAATTACCAATAAACATAGATATCAATAACCCTTTAACATCTCAATGGCTCACATTAACTTATAAAAATTTTAATCCTAACAACGTTTTTGTTTCACAAAACTATTACAATCCAGAAAATAAAGATTTAGGGTGTTTTTCATCAAGCACATTGTGTGATGTGGGTCTTACAGGTATTGATAATGGTCTTGTTAATAAAATGACAGGTGAAACCTTAAATTATACGGAAGGCTTATATGACGACTATTTAAAATTTAATAGGTTGTATTTCGATAGAAGAATGAAAATGTTTCAAGTAACAGGATACACAGAATCATATAATCGATTTTCAGGCATACCAAAAAATACACTCTATGAGATTGTAAGCAAAGAAAACATACAATATGGTAAATATCACGAATTGTATGGTGGATTTTATCAAGGATTTTATAAGTTATTTGGATTTGATTATGAAGTTTTACCCGAAAGAATGTCTAAAGGTTGGTCGGTTGAAATGTTATTGAAACCTAGATTTGTTAATGAATATAACCCACTACCCTCAGAAACAACTTTAAATCAAATTTACCCACAAAATAAAAACACATTTTTTTATTTTGGTACAAGGGCTGAAAACAAGTTTTATCACCACGCGGATGGACACCCAAGTTGTTTGACTGGTTATACAAGAGTTACAGAAAAACTTAGTGGTTGTCCATCGACATGTTCTTGTTGTGATAAAACAATAACAAACAGTCGATGTATATATGTTTATCCACCAAGGTCTTTGAATGATAAGCACGACCCACATATAAATTACGGTTGTGACAAATGTAAAGGTGACAGAAAAATATCCGTAAGTTGTGGTTGTGGTTGTGAAGAAAAACCGTGTCAAATATGTGGTTGGGAATGTCAAACACACAAATGTGAAACAGTAATTTTACCAACACCAACTCCGACACCAACCCCAACACCTACTCCTGTATGTGAAATACCAACACCAATATGTACACCAAGTTGTACAAAATGTGATAGTTGTGATGAATGTACAACATGTGAAACAACGGGTTTTACATCTATTGAGTACACTTGTGAAACAGATCCACTTTTTGATGTTATGTCAAATAACATAGCTTTCAAATTGTGTGGCGATGTAAAAAACCCACAGATAGGGGTAAAAGTTTTAAGATTTACGGGTGGTTGTGAAACAACAGGAACATGTGTTACAGGTCAAACTTATATGACTGGTTATACAATAGAAGAATTTTGTACGCCACCTATATACCCATATTGTGAAATTGTAAATCCTGATTTTCTTAATTATGAGCATTGGTTTTTAGTAAATGTAGTATGGGAAAGATATTCTTGGTATGACTTTTGCGATCTCAAATTTTTTGGTGGTTTAGGGGATATTACAAAATTTGAATATTTGGAATCTTTGGCTAATAATGCGGTTGAACTTATTCGTCCGCCATTGACTCATAATGATAAAAATGGTGACACTATAGAATTAGTTAATTTGAACAAGACTTGGTTGGATGATAAAAAATATAGACTTGGTAGACTAAAAATTTATGTTAACGGAAAAAAAATATATACAAAAGAAAACTTTGAAGAAGTAATACCAAGAGGATTATTTACGGACAAAGAAAAACAAATAGGAGTTCCATTCAACATTTCATGGGGTGGTGGTACTCAGGGATTACATGAAAACTTAACGTTTTCATCTTGTTCGGCACTTACTTCAAATTATATTCAGGATCCGGAGTGTCTTCCTAATAATATTTTGAGTGGTACATCATTATCATCTTTAACCACTAACATTCTATTGGAACAAAACTTTGGTGGGACATTTGAAGGTGCCATATCACAATTTAGAATGTATATTGAACCATTGACTTCAGATGAAGTAAAACACAATTTTAATTTACTAAAGTATAAATTTAATCTTTTTGATCCGAATTGCCCTGATTGTGATACAACAAAATGTTTACCTAATGACTTAACTTATAACATAAATGACAACATACTTACCACTACAACAACTTTTATTCCTAACCCAACGACAATACCTTTTAAGCTAGGTAGGTATTACAAAATGGATGGTCGTGACTTGAACTTTTTAATTAAAAATAATTTATCAAAAATAACATCTTTGATTGGGATTAAAACAAATCAAAATTTAAATAGCAAATATTGGGACGACAATGGTTGGTGGGGGAATCAAGGGAACACACCTCAATGTGTTGGTTACTCTTGGGCTCATTGGTTAGAAGATGGACCTGTAAGTCAGTCAGGAATACCACCAATTATAAAACCAAATGATATTTATATTAACGCACAAAAATTGGATCAATGGGTTGGTGAAAACTATGATGGTACATCAGTTAGGGGTGGGGTAAAATATTTAAAAAAAATTGGTAAAGTACAATCTTATTTTTGGGCGTTTGACCTAAACACTTTGATTGACACAGTTTTTAAATATGGACCTGTTGTCGTAGGTACTAATTGGTATTCTAACATGTTTTACCCAACTAAAACTGGTATGATTAAAGTTGGTGGTAAACTAGTTGGTGGTCATGCTTACGTTGTTAATGGTGTTGATAAAAAAAATAAAACTTTTAGGATAAAAAATAGTTGGGGTAAGTCTTGGGGTAAAAATGGTAGTGCAACAATATCATTTGCCGATATGTCAAGACTAATAAAAGAAAACGGAGAAATTTGTTTGGCTATAGAAATAGGTAGTTAATATGAGTTTGAGTATTACAATACAAAGTATTAATTTCAGTGGTGAAAACGCAAGTGTCTTGTTCCAACCTGACAACTTTAATGGTACAATAAATTTAGGTAACGTAGTTTTACCTTTTGAGTTTTATCCAAACCTTTTAGTACCACCAAGAGAAATTTATGGAACATATACAATTTTAACACAAAATGGTACTTGTCCTAACATTTTGAATGTTCCAAGACCAACTCAGACACCGACACCTACAATAACACCAACAAGAACGCCTACGCCTACACCGACGGCAACGCCTACTCCTACACCAACAAACGATCCATGTCCTACTAAAACACCAACACCTACACCAACTAAGAGCCCTAATCCTACCGTTACACCAACTAAAACACCTACACCAACACCAACATCTAGTCCTTGTAAAACTCCAACTCCTACACCGACACCGACTAAAACACCGATGCCGGCACTTCCAGGAATTTATTATGGTAAATTTACAGGTACTACTATCACAAGCGGAGACATAGGTTCGTTAACGTTTGTACAAACAAATAATCCTACAAATACATATGTAAGTTTCGGTCTTGGTACTGCTTATGGATACATTTTAATACCGACCACATTATCTCAACCTTCAGAGTTTAGAGATAGTAATAGTGGTTGTACAGGTAATAATATTCCAATGAATAATATAGGTACCGTGATAATTATAGATATAAATGGTTTTGCAATAAATTACAACATATATAGAACATTCTTCAGCTTCTTTGGAAATGCCGACTGTTGGATGTGTTCTTAAAATTTTTTATAAAAAATGATGAGTTTTAAACTTTCTGGTGGCGTTGAAGTTCTTGGGTTTATATCTCCAACAGAACCCTCTGATGAATATCCAGTTATAGATCCTTTATATGGGATTGATGGATTTAGAAACGTAAACAATTTGTCAGATCTTGACACTATTCCTTTTTTAAGAAGAAGGGCAGGTATGGTCGCGGGTGTAAGTGGGGGAACTCAATACTATAAATTAAATCTTCCTCCTTGGAATTTTACTATATCAGATTGGAGCCCATTTTCAATTACAGGTGGAACCGGTACTTCTGGCACATCGGGATCAAGCGGGTCAAGTGGAACATCTGGAGCTCAAGGAACAAGTGGATCTGCCGGTACTAATGGAACTTCGGGTTCTGACGGATCTAGTGGCACCAACGGAACATCAGGAACTGATGGAACTAGTGGTTCTAACGGTACCGATGGAACTAGTGGTACAAACGGAACAAACGGAACAAACGGTACAAGTGGAATATCGGGCGTAAACGGTACAAGTGGTACATCAGGAACTAATGGAACTAGTGGAACAAATGGTACATCAGGAACTAATGGAACTAGTGGAACAAATGGTACATCAGGAACTAATGGAACAGATGGGACTTCAGGTAGTAACGGAACAAATGGTACATCAGGAACTAATGGAACAAATGGAACATCAGGAACTAACGGTACTGATGGAACTTCAGGTACTAATGGAACTTCAGGTACTAATGGAACTTCAGGTACTAATGGAACAGATGGTACTAGCGGAACAAACGGAACAGATGGTACAAGCGGTACGAATGGAACTGACGGCACTAGCGGTACTAATGGTACTAATGGAACTTCAGGTACTAATGGAACTTCAGGTACTAATGGAACAGATGGTACTAGCGGAACAAACGGAACAGATGGTACAAGCGGTACGAATGGAACTTCAGGAACAAATGGTACAGATGGAACTTCAGGAACAAATGGTACAGATGGAACTTCAGGAACAAACGGAACTTCAGGAACAAATGGTACATCAGGAACAAATGGTACTAGCGGCACAAACGGAAGTTCAGGAACAAACGGAACAAACGGAAGTTCAGGAACAAACGGAACTTCAGGAACAAATGGAACAAACGGAAGCTCAGGAACAAATGGTACTAATGGGTCAAGTGGAACAAACGGTACAAGCGGCACAGGTGGAACTTCGGGGACAAATGGGACTAGCGGGACTAACGGTACAGACGGGACTAGCGGTTTATCGGGTGTAAACGGAACATCAGGTACTAATGGTACAGACGGTTCGAGCGGAACTAATGGGACTGATGGGTCAAGTGGAACTAATGGGACTAGTGGAACATCAGGTACTAACGGAACTTCAGGAACGAATGGAACTTCAGGAAGTAATGGTACTGATGGTACAAGTGGTACTGATGGTACTGATGGATCTTCAGGAACAAATGGTACAAGCGGTACGAATGGAACAGATGGGACAAGCGGAACTAATGGTACGGACGGGTCAAGTGGAACTAATGGTACGGACGGTACTAATGGAACAGATGGAACCTCAGGAACTAATGGTACTGATGGAACAAGTGGTACTGATGGTACTGATGGATCTTCAGGAACAGATGGGACAAGCGGAACTAATGGTACTGACGGCACTTCAGGTACAAACGGAACAGATGGGACAAGTGGAACTAATGGTACGGACGGTACATCAGGTACAAACGGTACAGATGGAACTTCAGGTACTGACGGAACTAGCGGTACGAATGGAACGGATGGTACAAGCGGAACAGATGGTACAAGCGGTACGAATGGTACTGACGGAACTAGCGGAACAAATGGTACGGACGGAACTAGCGGAACAAATGGTACGGACGGCACTTCAGGGACTAACGGTACTGATGGCACAAATGGAACAGATGGATCTTCAGGTACAAATGGTACTGACGGAACAAGTGGTACTAATGGAACTGATGGATCTTCAGGAACAGATGGTACTAGTGGTTTATCTGGTGTAAATGGTACATCAGGAACTAACGGGACATCAGGTACAAACGGTACTGATGGAACTTCAGGAACTAATGGTACTAGCGGCACAAATGGGACTGATGGTACTTCAGGAACTAATGGTACGGACGGTACAAGTGGAACAGATGGAACTTCAGGAACGGATGGGTCAAGTGGTACAGATGGAACAAGTGGGTCTTCAGGAACAAATGGAACGGACGGAACTTCAGGAACAAATGGAACTAACGGAACAGATGGTACTAGCGGAACAAATGGAACAGATGGTACTAGCGGAACAAATGGTACAGATGGTACTAGCGGAACTAACGGAAGTGACGGAACTTCAGGAACTAATGGTACTAACGGCTCAAGTGGAACTGATGGTACAAATGGTTCTTCAGGTACAAATGGAACGGATGGTTCTAGCGGTACAGATGGTTCAAGTGGTACTAATGGTACTGACGGTAGTAGCGGAACTGATGGAACTTCAGGTACCGATGGTACGAATGGATCAAGCGGAACAGATGGAACTAGTGGAACAGACGGAACAAATGGTTCAAGTGGTACTAATGGGACTTCAGGTACAGATGGGACTAATGGGACAGACGGAACCTCAGGAACTGACGGAACAAATGGTTCAAGCGGAACAGACGGGACTAGCGGTACTAATGGTACTAATGGTAGTTCAGGTACAGATGGTACTAGCGGAACAAACGGTACTGATGGGACTTCAGGTACAGATGGTACTAATGGAACTTCAGGTACAGATGGTACTAGCGGTACTGACGGAACTAACGGGACAGATGGAACTAGCGGAACTAACGGAACAGATGGTACTAGCGGGACAGATGGAACTTCAGGTACGAATGGTACAGATGGAACTAGTGGAACAGATGGTACAAACGGAACTAGTGGAACAGATGGAACAAACGGAACTAGTGGAACAGATGGAACAAGTGGAACTAATGGTACTAATGGAACCTCAGGAACTAATGGTACGGATGGTACAAGCGGGACTAATGGGACTAACGGAACGGATGGAACTAGCGGTACCAATGGTACAAATGGTAGTTCAGGCACTAACGGAACTTCAGGAACAAATGGAACAGATGGTACTAGTGGAACTAATGGTACGGATGGAACTAGCGGTACTAACGGAACAAATGGTTCGAGTGGAACAAATGGTACAGATGGTACTAGCGGGACAGATGGTACTAGCGGAACTGATGGAACAAATGGTTCTTCAGGTACTAATGGTACTAACGGATCAAGCGGAACTGATGGAACAAGTGGAACTAATGGTACAGATGGAACTTCAGGTACAAATGGTACAGACGGGTCTTCAGGAACAAACGGAACTAATGGTACTAGTGGAACTAATGGTACAGACGGAACTAGCGGAACAGATGGTACTTCAGGGACTAATGGTACTGATGGGTCAAGTGGAACTAACGGAACTTCGGGTACAAATGGAACAGATGGAACTTCAGGAACAAATGGAACAAGTGGGACAGATGGTACTAATGGTACTGACGGTAGTAGCGGAACTAATGGAACTGACGGAACATCAGGCACCAACGGTACAGATGGTTCAAGTGGTACTGATGGGACAAGTGGTTTGTCTGGTGTAAATGGAACATCAGGGACAAATGGAACTAACGGTACTAATGGGACTTCGGGAACTAACGGTACAGATGGTTCAAGTGGTACTAATGGTACGGACGGTACTAGCGGAACTAATGGAACAGATGGAACGAGCGGAACTGATGGTACAAATGGAACGAGCGGAACTAATGGTACAAATGGAACGGATGGTACTAGCGGCACAAATGGAACAGACGGAACGAGCGGAACTGATGGTACAAATGGATCAAGTGGTACAAACGGAACAGATGGTTCAAGTGGTACTAATGGTACGGACGGAACTTCAGGTACAAATGGGACTGATGGTACAAGTGGTACTAACGGAACAAATGGTACGGATGGTACTAGTGGAACTGATGGTACTTCAGGAACTAACGGAACAAACGGTTCAAGTGGTACAGATGGTACTAGCGGTTCAAATGGAACTAACGGTACTAATGGTACAAGTGGAACAAATGGTACCAACGGAACTAGCGGAACAAATGGTACCAATGGTTCTTCAGGTACTAATGGAACTAATGGTACTTCAGGAACTAACGGTACAAATGGGACTTCAGGCACTAACGGAACAAACGGATCATCAGGCACAAACGGTACTAATGGAACTTCAGGAACTGACGGTACGTCGGGAACTAATGGTTCAAGTGGTACCAACGGTACTAGCGGAACTAATGGGACATCAGGTACGAATGGTACGAATGGTACTAGCGGAACTAATGGAACGTCAGGTACCAACGGAACATCAGGAACTAATGGTACGAATGGCACTAGCGGTACGAACGGAACTAATGGAACTTCAGGAACCAATGGTACGAATGGAACTAACGGTACAAATGGGACTTCGGGAACTAATGGTACAAATGGAACTTCAGGGACTAACGGTACCAATGGGACTTCAGGAACAAATGGAACCAACGGTACAAGCGGAACTGATGGAACTTCGGGTACAAATGGTACAAACGGTACTTCAGGTACTAATGGAACATCGGGAACAAACGGAACTTCCGGTACGAATGGAACAAATGGCTCAAGCGGCACTAATGGAACATCAGGTACAAACGGAACGGACGGAACTTCAGGAACAAATGGAACTAGCGGAACCAATGGAACTTCGGGCACTAATGGAACAAATGGATCAAGTGGTACGAATGGAACTTCAGGAACGAATGGTACCAATGGAACATCAGGTACTAATGGGACTTCTGGTACAAACGGAACAAATGGTTCAAGTGGGACTAACGGTACATCAGGTACGAATGGAACTTCTGGCACTAATGGTACGAATGGGTCTAGCGGAACAAATGGAACTTCAGGTACAAACGGAACGAATGGTACAAACGGAACATCAGGTACGAACGGAACTAGTGGAACAAACGGGACTAATGGTACTAGCGGAACAAATGGTACAAACGGAACATCAGGAACCAATGGAACCAATGGTACAAACGGAACTTCAGGTACAAATGGAACCAATGGAACATCGGGCACTAACGGTACTTCAGGTACTAACGGTACGAATGGAACATCAGGTACTAACGGAACTAATGGTACTTCAGGTACGAATGGCACAAGCGGAACCAATGGTACAAACGGAACAAATGGAACTTCGGGCACAAATGGATCAAGTGGTACGAATGGAACTTCAGGAACTAATGGTACTAACGGTACAAGTGGAACCAATGGTACAAACGGAACATCAGGTACGAATGGAACTTCAGGTACCAACGGAACAAATGGAACATCAGGAACGAATGGTACTTCGGGAACTAACGGGACAAATGGTACGTCGGGCACAAATGGTACCGATGGGACTTCAGGTACAAATGGAACCAATGGTACTAGCGGGACTAATGGAACAAACGGGACTAGCGGGACCAATGGAACAAACGGGACTTCAGGTACGAACGGAACCAATGGATCAAGTGGGACAAACGGAACATCAGGTACTAACGGTACCAACGGAACATCAGGAACTAACGGGACAAATGGAACGTCAGGTACTAATGGGACATCTGGCACTAATGGTACTTCAGGAACCAACGGGACTAGTGGTACGAACGGAACAAATGGTTCAAGTGGAACTAATGGAACATCAGGCACCAACGGGACTTCAGGTACTAATGGTACTAACGGAACTTCGGGAACTAATGGGACTAGCGGTACTAACGGAACTAATGGAACTTCAGGTACAAATGGAACTTCGGGTACTAATGGGACAAGTGGTACAAATGGAACTAATGGTACATCAGGAACCAATGGCACTTCGGGAACTAACGGTACATCAGGTACGAATGGAACAAATGGTAGTAGCGGAACAAACGGAACATCAGGAACTAACGGTACTAATGGGTCTTCGGGAACAAATGGTACGAGTGGAACTAATGGTACTAGCGGAACTAATGGTACAAATGGTACGAGTGGAACTAATGGAACATCAGGGACTAATGGAACCAACGGAACCAATGGATCAAGTGGGACAAACGGAACATCAGGTACTAACGGTACCAACGGAACATCAGGAACTAACGGGACAAATGGAACGTCAGGTACTAATGGAACTAGCGGCACAAATGGAACTAGCGGCACAAATGGAACAAACGGTTCAAGTGGTACTAACGGGACAAATGGAACCTCAGGTACTAACGGCACAAACGGCACATCAGGAACCAACGGTACTAGCGGCACAAATGGAACAAACGGAACTAGTGGAACAAACGGAACTTCAGGTACTAATGGTACAAATGGAACTAGCGGTACTAACGGAACTTCAGGTACTAATGGAACATCAGGTACTAACGGAACAAACGGAACTTCAGGTACGAATGGAACTTCGGGTACTAATGGAACAAATGGTTCAAGTGGAACTAACGGTACTAGCGGAACGAATGGAACTAGTGGTACTAACGGTACAAATGGTACTAGTGGAACAAATGGGACATCAGGAACTAATGGTACGAACGGCACATCAGGTACCAATGGTACAAATGGAACATCAGGTACAAACGGAACTAGCGGTACGAATGGAACCAATGGAACTAATGGTACAAATGGGACTTCAGGAACTAACGGTACTAATGGTACGTCGGGTACAAATGGAACAAATGGAACTTCAGGTACCAACGGAACCAATGGATCAAGTGGTACAAACGGAACGTCAGGCACAAATGGTACGAACGGTACAAATGGAACTTCAGGAACCAATGGAACTTCGGGCACAAACGGAACTAGTGGAACAAACGGAACTTCAGGTACAAATGGAACGAATGGAACCTCAGGAACAAATGGTACTAACGGCACATCAGGAACAAACGGTACATCAGGTACAAATGGAACTAATGGCACATCAGGGACAAATGGTACTAACGGAACTAGTGGAACAAACGGCACAAATGGTTCAAGTGGAACCAACGGTACTAATGGAACCTCAGGAACTAATGGTACGTCAGGAACTAATGGTACAAACGGATCAAGTGGAACAAACGGTACATCAGGAACTAACGGAACAAATGGTACATCGGGTACTAACGGCACAAACGGAACGTCAGGAACAAATGGTACTTCAGGCACTAACGGAACCAATGGAACAAACGGAACTTCAGGTACGAATGGAACAAACGGTACTAGCGGAACTAATGGTACTTCAGGTACTAATGGAACTTCGGGAACGAACGGAACAAATGGTACTAGCGGAACAAATGGTACTTCAGGTACAAATGGAACTAGTGGGACTAACGGTACTAATGGGACTTCAGGAACAAACGGAACTAATGGTACATCAGGTACGAATGGAACTAGCGGAACAAACGGAACTTCAGGAACAAATGGAACCAATGGAACATCAGGGACTAATGGTACAAACGGCACTTCAGGTACTAATGGAACAAATGGAACCTCAGGGACTAATGGTACAAACGGCACTTCAGGTACTAATGGAACATCAGGAACAAATGGTACAAATGGAACTTCGGGGACAAACGGTACTTCAGGAACTAATGGTACAAACGGTACTTCGGGCACGAATGGAACCAGCGGAACAAATGGTACATCAGGAACTAACGGGACTAGCGGAACTAATGGAACATCAGGTACAAATGGTACAAACGGATCTTCAGGGACTAACGGAACGAATGGAACCTCAGGAACTAACGGAACGAATGGAACCTCAGGAACTAACGGAACAAATGGTACATCGGGTACGAATGGAACTAATGGTACATCGGGTACGAATGGAACAAATGGAACATCAGGTACTAACGGTACTTCAGGAACAAACGGTACTAACGGAACTTCAGGTACAAACGGTACAAATGGGACTTCAGGTACAAACGGAACTAGCGGAACAAATGGAACAAATGGAACCTCAGGGACTAATGGAACTAGTGGTGTTAGTGGTTTAAATGGTACAAACGGAACTTCAGGAACCAATGGGACTAATGGAACATCGGGTACTAGAGGTACTTCAGGTACTAATGGGACAAATGGTTCTTCAGGAACTAGTGGAGGTGGAGGTGGAGGCGCAATTTCTATTTATGACGAAGGAATTTTAGTTCAATCAAGTGCCACAAGTTTAAATTTTGTCGGTGTGTGTACTACAGCATCATCAGGCACAAGCGGATCAGTCACAGTAAATATTGGTTGTGGATGTGAATACGAATATATTAATATAGCGTCAAACTCAGGTTATTTAGAATTAGACAAACCAACCGATTTTACTAAAATATGGATTGGTAATAAATTGGGTGGTTGGAATTGTTGTCCTTGGGATTATTTTGAACCAGGGGTTAATGGTAATTTGTCAAGAACAAGATATCCTTATTATGGTGTGCCATTACCAACATCTTTATATCCAGGAGATGTTGTTAGAATTTGTGGTTCAATAACACAAATAAATCAGGGTGGTAATCCATGTTTAACTTATGATGATATAAGAGTTGGAGTGTCTTATATCAGTTGTTCTGATTCTAGTGCAATTATATTTGCAAATACATTGATACCGGCTACTGATCTTATTTTAAATGGTAATGGTACGGCTTGTTTTAATTTAGAAGTTGGTATAGACGTTACCCTACCGGCTTGTGATACTATGTTAACAGTTAATATTTCAACAACACAAGAAAGTGAATGTGATAGAACTTTACACTTCAGTTATACGCTTAACGCCGATAGATATTGTCCAACTTTTGATCCAACCCCAAATCTTGTAGCACAAAATTGTTGTGATCCTTTGATCAAAGAAGTAATTCCAAAAGGTACATTACAAGTCGGTGATTTTTATGCCGATAGTGAAGGAAACTGTTGGGAAATTTTACAAAAAACGGGTGATGCTCCTGACTATACAAGAATAGTTTCCGCGACTTATAATTCATGTTCGGCTTGTATAACAGCAAATCCATGTCCTCAAAATATAGTGTTTGAATCTTGTTGTGAACAGGCCCCTGAAACATTTACAGGTTCATTACCTGGTATTAATGTAGGTGATGTGTTTGTTGATACTTATGGATTCTGTTGGAGCGCAACATCATTGACTGTATCACCAGTTTCTGGTATCGTATATGTTGACACTAATTATGGAAACGTAGATTGTTTGAATTGTTTAACAGGTAACCCATGTCCTAATGTTTTTGAATTACAACCTTGTTGTAAGTTTTTGGGAGGTCCTTTCTTTGTAACTGCAGCATCTTTAGGATACACACCAGTTGTAGGTGAAGTATTTGTTGATACATGGGGTAATTGTTGGACAGTTTCGAAAGATCAAGCGACAGGTCAAAATGTGACCGCTCCGTGGATTGTTCATGATACAAGTTACACAAGTTGTGAGTTGTGTTTAGCTTCCAACCCATGTCAAGATGACACAATAATTTATGCCACAGTAAGAAATTGTTGTTCAGGTGACGTTGAAGTTGTTGCGGTACCTATGGTTTATTTAACTGGTTTAGAAACCACGATATCTTTCAGTCAACCAGGAACACCTAATGTTTATGAGTGTTGGGAAGTTTTAGGTTGGGAATTAGTTGACACGCCAACGATAACTTTCTATGCGTTAGGTGGGTTCTACATCGATTGTGTAAGATGTCTAATCGCGAATCCTTGTCCTGACTTTTACGAAGCAATAGATTGTTGTGGAACTTTACCTAACGAAGTTGTTTTAAGCAATGGACCGACAGGAAGTGTTTTTGTTGATACTTTAGGACGTTGTTGGACTGTAGGTTTAGCAGTTGCCGGTCCTGCGACAATAACATCGAGTGGTAACTATTTAGATTGTACAGAATGTATAAACGTTAATCCATGTTCAGCATAAAAAAACCCCACTTTAAAGGTGGGGTTTAAGTTTTATTTTCTATTATCAAAATAAAATATTACTTCACAATACCACTCTAAAAAATGATCATTAAATAAATCCCATTTAATATCAACACCATCAACAGAATAAACTTCATAATTATCAAAGTTAGAAAGAACATTATCCCTAAACCATTTAAATTTACATTTATTAAAATGTTCGTCATCTCTTAAATGAAATTCGGTTACAATCTTAGGAATTGTTTTTAAAAATTCTACGTTGCTTGGTTGAAAAACATCGTATTCCCCACCTTCACAATCACATTTTAAAAAATCAATTTTGTTAATATTTTCATTTTCTAAAAATTCTTTAAAACTAAATGTAGGAACACTTTCAGTTATTCCATCCCAACTGATTTCAATTTTCTTTTTATCAGTAATTGCTCCCTGTATAATTTTTACATTATCTTCACCAACATTTTTATGAAGAACTTCAATCTGATATGATAATGGTTCAACTACATAACATTGTTTTGGATTTTTAGGTAATATTTTATATGTAAATGGACCTAAAGATGCGCCCAAATCTACAACAATATCTCCTTCTTCAACTTCAAAGAATCTTTCATATGTATTATTTTCAAATATTTCTTTAGTTGCTTGATTAACATACCAATCACTTTTTTTACCCCAATCGAATGAAGTTTCTTCATTTTTTTCAATCATTAATTCTTTATTTATTATTTTGTTTATTTCCAAAATGACCATTTCTGAAGTAATTTCTTTCGTACACTCAAACATCCTATCTGTGTTTTTATGTAATGGACACCAATTCCAATCACCAGCATCCAATCTTTCCGAATTGAAACATCCGTGACAAACATTTTCATTTATGACTCTGTATGTATTTAAAGTTGTTTCCGCCCATCTTTCACTAAAACCCGATATTAAAACAATAGGTAATTCACAAGCCCAAGCCAACCAACTAAGACCTGAACCGAGACCAATAAAAAATTCACATGTTGATAAATCATCAACTACTTCTTGTAGATTTCCCCCTTTAAATAATTTTACACCTTCAGGATAGTTGTTATTCATGTATCCGTTACCTTCCTTTGAATATATGACACATTCATAACCAAGGGATAAAAGGTAGTTCACAACTTCTTGCCATCCATTTGTGTTGTTCCAATATTTTGCCTGAGCAGTTGAATGAAAACCAATACCAACTTTTTTTTCTTTTTTTATTTTAGGTAATTTTAATTTTGGTCTTATTTCATTGTATTGTAAACCTAATATATCTGAAGCCGTTTTTTGTAATGGTTGTTTTTTTACATCGACTTTGTGGATATTTGAATTGATAGTCCCATCTTCATTGTAAAACCAACCTAATCTATATTGTGCGTATATGTTTTGAACAATAACACCCGGTTCGACAAATTCAATTTCTGTATATTGTTCTTTGAACAAATAGTTCATGAAGGTAGAAACGATTAGTTTACATTTGTGTTTGATTCTAAATTCTTCACAATATGGTAACCATGCTAAGGTATCCCCTAAAGATTTTGAACCGAATGATATGTAGACTCTTTTATTTTCCAAGTTAAGTAAATTACTATAAATTAGTTGTCCATTTTCTTTTACTTCGGTTTTCCAAGGTACATAATATTCCGTATTGAGTCTTACCCAATGGTTGATTGGTAATTCGTTTGAATAAATTAAATTATTTTCATCATATATTTTTATATCAAGTTTGTTTTCAGTACTACCCAATATTTCCAAAAAAGGATTAACAACAAAATGTTGATTAAACGTGTAATCATTTTTGTGTTTTTGGTTTTGTACTTTGTCATTTTCTAAAACTCTTTTATAAAATGAATATAATTGTTCCCCAAAATCTTGTTGGGTTTCTATTTCATATGAAGATTCTTTTTCAATTAAACTTAATAATTGTTCTGATATTTTTTTATAATCATCATTTTCAATACTTGTGATGTATCTGTCGAACATCCCCATGTACTGAGGTAGGTTTCTGGTCAATATTTTCATTCCGTAGTTGATTGCTTCTCTTACAACCAAAGGATTACATTCCCATGTTGAATTGAACATCAAAACATCACATGACTCCATGAATTTATCAACGTCATTTCTTTCACCCCATACCGTAACATTTGAAGGTAAGTTTTCCATTATTGGTTTCCAATAAGATTCAAAATTGGGGGCTTGGTTTCCTATGAAGTGAAAATGTAAATCGGGATTAGTATGTTCCAATAATTTTGCAACTTCGATACCTTCTTTTTGATTTTTTCCTTCGGTCCAAAGACCAACATTAAGAATGTGTGTTTTCATTGGGTCCAACCCAAGATTTTCTCTTTCTGTTATTTTTTTCAAAAGAGGTATTTTATGATGTTCATAATAGATTTGTAATTCTTCTAAAATAGGTTTGACTTTGTTTTCATATGGGTACAAATGAAGTTCTTTAAGTGATCTTTCAGATTCAAAAGTGGTAAAATGAAAAGGACTAACGAATGAATATGCGTCAGGATGAAATTTTTTATTATTTGGGTTAAACCAAACATTGTGACACGTTTCAACAATATTCCAAGATCGTTGATTATCATAAAGTTCGTTCAAAATGTCCAATGTAATTTTATTAAAACTTTCAAAGGCTTCGGGTATTTCTTCTGAATGAATGATATCTATTTTTAAATCCTTAATTATTTTTAAAAGTTCTTTTTTTCTACTTGATTCTGTTGTTGATCCCAAAGTAAAAAAATGACCTACATCTAATAAATCAATGATTTTGTTTCTTTGTACGATATATGTGTCACTAAATTGAGAATATTCTACTAAAAAAATATCAAGTTTATCTTTGTATTTCAGAAGTGATTCAATTCTTTTTAGGACAAACTGTGGCATACCACCAGTTGATAAATGTGGCGTTAGATATAGTATTTTAATTTTTTGCATAAATAAAAAATAAGTTTAGACTTAATAAATTAAAGTATTTATTTAATAAACAATAAATGCCAAACTCAGTTAAATATTCAACAACAGGGGATACTCGATCAATAAAAAAAGGAAATTTGTATTTTGGTGTTGGTGACGTTCCAAAAGGACCAAGTACCAACACATCTTATTTTAATGGTATTACACCTGTTACTGGTGGTTATACTGTATATAGGTACGAGCCAACACAAAGTAGTAAACTTGCTTTTTATACTAATCAAACAGGAACTGATCTTGTAAATTATACAAATAATTTTTTAGGACAAAACTTTTCAACATCAACACAATGTGTGAATTGGTTCAACACACAAACGAATTATGTTTGTGTAAATAAAGACTATGACCCAATAATTACTTCAGGACTGACTCTATGTTTAGACGCGTCTTTCACCCCATCATATTCTACTTCTGGAAATTCTTGGTATGATTTATCATATAATTCATTTACAACAACTTTAGTTAATGGACCAACATTTGATTCGGGAAATGGCGGATCAATACAGTTTGATGGAACCGACGATCAATGTGTAGTTACGTCAAATGGGTTTGGTACGTTCAATAATCAGAAATATACAATCGAGGCTTGGGTTAATTTTGCAAGTAATAGTGGGGATATTCCAATTTTTAGTTATGATTATTCAAGTTTTAACAACCCATATTATTCTGCTCACCTTAGAAACACGGGTACGGGACAAATATTTTTAGGTTGGAACATGTCGGGATTTTATTACAATATACAAACTACATCGACTGTGATTTTTCCCAATACTTGGTATTATGTTGTTGGTATTGTTGAAAGTGGAAGACAACAAATTTATGTTAATAGTAACTTGTGGGCTAGTGGGACTATATCAGGAACAATAACATTTTATAACACTCCTGTTTATGTTGGGTATTTTCCAAATGCACCTTTAGTCATGAATGGAAAAATTGCCGTGGTTAGAGTTTATAATAGAGCATTTTCTTCTTCAGAAGTAAGTCAAAATTGGAATGCACAAAAAACAAGATTCGGATATTAAGGAATTAAATTTTGAAACATAATATTTATTTAAAAAAAGTTATGTCAACATCTAGACCTTTTTCATATAATACTGGCTCAACAATAAATGGTACAATACAAGTTGGAAGTTTGGCGGTAGGATTCCCAACCGTAGGATTTGATTCTACTGGTTTAGAATGGTGGAATGGTCCTGATGAAGATTTAGGTTATGTTATTGCACAACCCGTACCAAATGATAGTCAACCAACACCTGTGCTTGGACAAACCGCTTCTGTTGGTTTTTTTAGAACCAACGGTTTTGATGATAATGAATTTTTAGACATAACAAATATTTTGTTAGGAACAAATTATATAGATCCATTTTTAGCATCCTCTGCACTTACAGTAAATGGATTTTGGAATTCTTATCCTAATCCAGTTTTATATTTAGACGCTGGTGACCCTGCTAGTTATTCAGGAAGTGGTTCCGTTTGGATTGATACAATAGGAGGTAAAACTTTCAACTTAGTTAATGGACCATCTTACGGTCCTGGTTTTGGTGGAATTCTTAACTTCAACGCGTCAAGTGGTCAATACGCCCAATGTAACACGAGTTTACCAAATTTGAGTAATTGGACGGTTTCTGTTTGGAATTATTATGATGGTACAAACGTCGGAGGAGCACCTTGTATTGTTACTGAAATTTATCCGGGTACTACAAGCAACATAAATTATTCAATTGGTGTGAATAATAGTGGATTTAACGCCGGGTTTTTCAATGGGGCTTGGAGAGAAAGTGGAACCTATTCATTAAGTCCAAATAATTGGTATTTTATTGTTGGCACATATGATGGTAACACATTGAAACTATATATTAATAATACTTTAGTTGGTACAGGAAATTACACTGGTACTCCTATATCATCTCAAGGAGGAATAAGGTTGATGAGAAGATGGGATCTTCCCGATTATTGGGGCGGACTGTTAGGTACTGTTGGTATATATGACTTTGCACTCAATTCAGGACAAATATCTGCAATATGGAATACAACTAAATCAAGGTTTGGTTTGTAAAATCAAATATAAAATTTCTACATTTTATATTTCTTTAAGTTATATTTTAATTAATGAAAGAAATTTGTATTGATGTTACAGGTTGTCGTGCTTTGGGCGACACTTTATGTGCAACACCTGTGGTTAAAAAAATAAGTAATACTTATAATAAAAAAGTTTCGGTAGTTTCTCACCACCCAAAATTATTTACTAACTTATCATACGTTGAAAACAGTTTTGAATACAACCCAAAATTGTTTGATGATTTGAAAAAAGATTACGATATCTTTCCAACTTTTGATGTGTCATACAAAGACAATGGAATTTGTAACAAGCACAACTCTATGGATATAAGACAACTACACGCAATAAACTTAGGATTTATGTTGACTAAAGAAGAATCTTCTTTGGATTATGTACCAGATGCTTGTATCTTACCCATTTTACCAAAAAAATACGTTTTAATCCACCCCGTTCAAAATTGGAATTCAAGGACATGGCCGGCCAAAAATTGGCAAATATTAACAAAACTTTTAAATGAAAAAGGAATTTACGTTGTATCTGTTGGAAAAGATTCTTCTGAATTAGGTGGGTCTAATGTAGATAAACCCGTTTTCAATTTTGAAATAGAACTTGGATTAAATCTTATGAACAAAACAACTTTGGATGAAACATGGTATCTGTTAAATGGTTGTTCTTGTTTTGTAACTATGGACTCTGGACTATTACATTTAGCCGGTACAACAGATTGTGAAATACTACAACTTGGTAGCTCAATAGATCCTGAATTCAGAGCACCATATAGACATGGTTCACAAGAATATAAGTATCATTATGTTAGAGGGGGTTGTGGTTTACATTGTGCTTCTGATATGAAGTATGGCGTTAGAGAATGGGGATCGATACAAGGAATACCATCTTTAGTTAATTGTTTAGAAAGAAAAAAAACTTTTGAGTGTCATCCTTCTGTTTTACAGATTTATCAAAAAATCTTAGAAATAATATAAGTTTGTATTTATTAAAAAAAACCAAACAGTGTCACAACAAATAACAATTACAGGAATAACAGGCACCCCACCATATGATATATATGTTTGTGATATAACAAACACAATCTGTGTTTTTGTAACCGGATTAACTAGTTGTCCACCAACGTATAGTTTTTACGTCCCATCACCCTTAAATAATTCATCGTCTATTATTTTAAAGATAATTGATTCTGATGCTTGTGAAACCTTTCAACTTTTCAATTGTTTTACACCAACACCTACTCCAACACCTACCCCCACACCAAGTCCTTTACCCACTTCTTGTAACTGTATTTCAGTAAGGTCAAACACAATGGATGGTGGAACATTTGATTTTATAGATTGTTTTGGAAATCTTAACACATTTGTCCCAGTACCTTTTGGTAGTACGTTGTATTTTTGTGGTTCGAACCCGTCCAATTTTAACAACGTAAATCTTACTGTTGGTTTACCATGTGTGCTTAATGTTTGTCCATAAAATTATTTATTTTGAATTTAAAAACCGTATTTTTATTCAAAAAACTAAATGAAAATTTTTATACAAATTGCATCCTACAGAGATCCACAGTTATTACCCACAATTAAAAACTGTATTGAAAATTCAAAACACCCCGAAAATTTAATTTTTTCAATTGCAAGACAATATCACATAGAAGATGGGTTTGATGATTTATCTGAATTTGAAAACGACAATAGATTCAAAGTGATCAACATACCCTACACAGAATCCAAAGGGGTTTGTTGGGCAAGAAACATGACACAACAACAATACAATAATGAAGAATATACCCTTCAAATTGACTCACACATGAGATTTGAAAAAAATTGGGATGAAACATTAATAGGTATGATTAAAGACTTACAGAAAAAAGGATTTAAAAAACCTTTACTAACAAGTTATGTTTCTTCATTCGATCCTGAAAACGATCCAACAGGAAGGGTAAATGAACCTTGGAGAATGGCTTTCGATAGATTCACACCCGAAGGTTGTGTTTTTTTCTTACCTGAAGTAATTCCTAATTGGAAAGAACTTGATGGTCCTGTACCATCAAGATTTTATTCCGCACATTTTTGTTTTACCTTGGGTCAATTTTCTAAAGAAGTTCAGCACGATCCTGAATATTATTTTCATGGAGAAGAAATATCAATCGCCGTAAGAGCATTTACTCATGGATATGATTTGTTTCACCCACACCGTGTGGTCATTTGGCATGAATACACAAGAAAGGGTAGAACAAAACAATGGGATGATGATAAAGAATGGTTTTTGAAAAATGACTTTTCACACTCTAAAAACAGAAAACTATTAGGTGTTGACGGTGAAGAACTTGGGAATTTGTCAGACTCTTATGGATTTGGAAAACAAAGAACATTAAGAGATTATGAAAAATATTCAGGAATATTGTTTTCAAAAAGGGCGGTTCAAAAATATACTTTAGACAAAAATTACCCACCAAACCCAAACAATTTTTCTTCTGAAGAAGAATGGGAAAAAAGTTTCTCAATGATTTTCAAACACTGTATTGATGTATCATTTAATGACGTACCTGAAAATGATTATGAGTTTTGGGTTGTTGCCTTTCATAATGAAAAAGATGAAACATTATTTAGACATGATGCTGATGTAAAAGAAATAATTCAAATGAAAAAAGATCCTGATGGTTATTGTAAAGTATGGAGAGAATTTGATACAACTGAAAAACCCAAGTATTGGGTTGTTTGGCCCTATTCTAAATCCAAGGGATGGTGTAACAGATTAACAGGTAATTTATAATGATGGAACTTAACATTAGGCACGAATTTAGGGATCTCAGACTTGGTAACAATGAATTTTACGTTACAAGTTTTTTTAAAAAATTTTATGAAAGTTTAAAAACAAAATATCCTGAAATAAATTTTAGTATAAAAAATGAAACTTCTTTTGGGAAGTATGGTCAGGGGGGAATTTATAGCTGCATGAATTTTTCTATAGTGAACCCTATCAACAAAAAGTATGTCTTGATTTCTTTTTTTGATAATTGGAAATATCATTTCATGTCTCATTTAGGTTGGGAGGCTAATAAAATGGTTCAATTTTTTTATCCCGGCGGATTCAATTTTTATGATTATTTTACCTTTAAGGACACTTCAAAAAATAATTCTGACTTACAGTTTCCAAAAAACATGGACGATATTTTTACCCCTTTTTATTATGGACCTTACTTTGATTGTTGTTATGAAGAAATTAATAACATATACAAACAAAATTTAAACAAGGAAAAAATCAATAAATTGTATTTCAGGGGTTGGATGTGGGATTTCAGAAAAGAAATGGTAAGTAAAATAAATCAAGAAGACATATTAATAATTGATAAAAATAAAAATAATCAGACTTTAAATTACTTAGAATTTTTAGAAGATAGTTCCAAATATTCTGCGGTATTGAGTTTACCAGGTGGTAATGAAATGTGTAATAGAGATATAGAATGTTTTGGAATTGGAGTACCTGTAATAAGACCAGCAGTAAACGTAAAATACAAAGATCCTCTGATACCTAACTATCATTATATTAGTTGTTATGATTTTTGTGATTATTCAATTGACGGAAATCCAAAATATATTTCCAACGAAGATTTTCAAAAAAATTTAATAAAAAAATGGAACTCAGTAAAAAATAATAAAGAATATTTAGATTTCGTTTCAAAAAATGCAAGATCTTGGTTTGAAAAAAATTGTAGGGTGGATAAAAATATAACGTGCGTTTTGGAACAATTAAACTTAGAAAAACTTTTTGAATAATGATAACTTTAGTAACTGGATTGTGGGATATAGGTAGAGGTGACCTTAAAGAAGGGTGGTCAAGAAATTTTGATTTCTATTTAGAAAGATTTAGAGATATTTTAAAAATAGATTGTAATCTTATTATTTTTGGTGATGAAGAATTACATAAGTTTGTATTATCAGAAAATAGGGACAAAACAAAAACAAAATTTATCACAAGAAACTTAGATTGGTTTAGAAACAACGAATATTTTGAAAAAATTCAAAACATAAGAAAAGACCCGAAATGGTTTAATCAAGTTGGGTGGTTAAAAGATTCGACCCAATCAACTTTAGAAATGTACAATCCTTTGGTCATGTCCAAAATGTTTTTATTACATGACGCGATGTTACTTGATCCATTCAATTCTGAAAAGTTATATTGGATTGATGCGGGAATTACAAATACTGTAAATTTAGGTTATTTTACAAATGACGATGTTTTATCAAAAATTGACAAATTATTAAACAACTTTACTTTCTTAGCATTTCCTTATGAAACAGATACAGAAATACACGGATTTTCAATAAAAGGAATGACGGATTACATAGGAAAAAAACCAGATATGGTATGTAGGGGAGGATTTTTTGGTGGCCCAAAGCATTTAATTTCTGAAATGAATGTTAATTACTATCAAACATTAATTAGTACTCTTTCTGATGGATACATGGGAACAGAAGAAAGTATCTTTACTATTTTAACCTATAACTTACCTACCATAATAGATTTTTGTAAAATTGATTCTAATGGTTTAGTTTATAAATTTTTTGAAGACATAAAAAATAATCAAGTTGTTATAGAAAACACTTCGGTTACGAAGTTTGAAAAAAAACCAATATCATATTCTGGAGGCGTCGGATTATATGTTATAACATTTAATTCACCAAAACAATTTGAAGTTTTGATTGAATCTATGTTAGAATACGATCCTTCGTTTTTAAGTAAAACTAAAAAGTTTTTATTGGATAATTCTACAGATTTAACTACAAGTAAAGAATACAAAAATTTGTGTAGTTTATATGATTTTGAACATATCAAAAAAAATAATATAGGCATAACTGGTGGCAGACAATTTATCGCCGAACATTTTAACCAACAGGATGACTTGGATACTTATTATTTTTTTGAAGATGATATGGCTTTTTACAAAAAAGATTCCGGTGTTTGTAAAAATGGTTTTTCAAGATACATTAAACACATTTTTGATATTACTCAAGAAATAATAAAAAAAGAAAATTTTGATTTTTTAAAACTTAATTTTACCGAATTTTTTGGAAGTCATGATAAGCAGTGGGCTTGGTACAATGTACCTCAAACATTTAGGGAAAAACATTGGCCAAAAAACAAAAGTCTACCAAAACAAGGTTTGGACCCAAATTCACCTAATTTAGAGTTCAAACATATAAAATCACATAGAGGTTTAGCATATGCATCAGGAGAAATTTATTTATCAAATTGGCCAATACTTATGACTAAAAATGGTAATTATAATTGTTATCTGAAAACAAAATTTAAAAATCCTTATGAACAAACATTGATGAGCCATTGTTATCAAGAAACAATCAAAGGAAATATTTTTGGATCTGTTTTACTATTGACACCAACAGAACATAATAGATTTGACTTTTATGATTCTAAATTAAGAAAAGAATGTTGATTGATATATTTATAATAAAAACAATTAATGGAATTTTTTATTAAAAAGAATGCCACTCTCCCTTTGTTGAAAATGCAGGTTGTTAAGGATGGTAGGAGTGATTTTAACAAGATGATGGATCTAATTGAAAGCTCTGCTGTGTTTTTTTCTATGGTTGACATAGAAACAGGTATACCTAAAATTGTTACAAGACCGGCAGGATTTGTGTCCAAAAAATTGTTAGACCCAAACGCCGACCCTGAATATTATATATATTATCAATTTACAAACAAAGACACAAAAAAAGTCGGAAGATACGAAGGTCAATTTCTTTTTAGAAATGATGACGGTGTATTAATTTTACCAATTAGAGAAAAGTTATTTATAAATGTACAAGAAAGTTTTATTGCTGATGACTTACCATATGATTCTTGTTATGTAAGTGAATTCCCTTGTTGTATTTCACCCAACCCATTTCCACCAAACACAACAACAACCACAACTTTATTTTTTTAAATTTGTTTTATCATAAGTTGATAAAGGTAATTTTTACTTCTATATTTATTTACGAAGGTAAATGCCGACCTTATTCGGTAGCTAATACACCAAAAGTAAATAATTATGATATCACAAGAAGAAATTGAACAGTTTCTTCAGGGAAATGATCCTGAGGAATTTATCGTATCTGTAGAATACGACTATGTATCCGACAAAATTTTTAAAATTAAAGAAGTTCCAGGAAAGGGAAAACAAATCCAACGAGATACTTTAATATCATTTGCTTGGGTGGGGGATTTACGTAATCTTAACTTTTATTCAAAATCAAAGGCGTTACAAAAAGAAGCCATGACAAAACATGGTATCATTATAGAAAAACTACGAACTGACGGAAACGAACGATTAGAGAATGGTTTAACATTTCTTGTTAAGTCCATGAAAGGTTATAGAAACCTTATTCAGTTTTTTAGAGAAGGTGGTGTTGATCCTTGGGGTGATAATGTAAAGGATTTAATAATGGTTTTACCTCCCGTTGAACAATACCTCATCTCAAAGGAAAAACGACTATTCAAAGGATTTGAGGAATACAACGACATTACGAGAATGGTATTCGACTTGGAAACGACCTCACTTGAGCCCAAGGATGGTCGTATCTTCATGATCGGAATCAAAACAAACAAAGGATTCAAAAAAGTTATTGAGTGTACAAACGAAGACGAAGAACGAAGAGGTATTACAGAGTTCTTTAATATTATAGAAGAACAAAAACCTTCAATCCTTTCAGGATACAACTCATTCAACTTCGACTGGTATTGGATTTATGAAAGATGTAAAATCCTAAACCTTGACATCAAAAGAGTTGCAAAATCTCTGAACCCTGAAAAATCCATTTCACAAAAGGAATCAATGTTGAAACTTGCTAACGAAGTTGAAAAGTTCACTCAAACACAAATGTGGGGTTATAATATCATTGACATTCTACATTCAGTTCGTAGAGCTCAAGCGATTAACTCAAACATTAAAGAGGCTGGTTTGAAGTATATTACAAAGTATATCGAAGCTGAAGCTCCTGATCGTGTGTATGTTGATCACGACAAGATTGGTTCTATGTATCGTGAAAAGGAAGATTATTGGTTGAACATAGAAAATGGTAAGTACAAGAAGGTAGGTGTTGATCCTAAGATTGATGATGTTTGTTCAAGACATACAAATGTTTATATCAAAACAACGGGGGACGACATTATCGAGCGTTATCTTGACGATGACCTTGAAGAAACCCTCTTGGTTGACGAAGAATTCAATCAAGGATCATTCTTGTTGGCATCACTTCTTCCAACAACGTATGAAAGGGTTTCAACGATGGGTACCGCTACATTATGGAAAATGTTGATGTTAGCTTGGTCTTATAAACATGGATTAGCAATTCCTGCTAAGAACGACAAAGGGAACTTTGTAGGTGGGCTTTCTCGTCTTATACGAACAGGTTACTCTAAGAACGTATTAAAACTTGACTACTCGTCTCTATATCCGTCCATTCAGTTGGTTCACGATGTATTTCCCGAGTGTGATGTCACAGGTGCAATGAAAGGTTTATTATCTTACTTCCGTAACACTCGTATCAAATACAAACAACTTGCTGAGGAATATGCGTCTATAGATAAAAAAAAGTCAACTTCTTACGACCGTAAACAATTACCGATTAAGATCTTCATCAACTCGATGTTCGGGGCGTTATCGGCACCACAGGTATTTCATTGGGGTGATATGGATAAAGGTGAAATGATAACTTGTACGGGTCGTCAGTATCTTCGTATGATGATTCACTTTTTTATGGATCGTGGATATACACCTCTTGTAATGGACACGGACGGTATTAACTTCTCGGTTCCTGAAGGTGTTGAGGAAAGAAAATATGTTGGTAAAGGTCTCAACTGGAAAGTAAAAGAAGGTAAGGAGTATGTAGGTGAGGAAGCAGATGTGATGGAGTTTAATGATCTTGCGATGAGAGGTGAGATGGCTCTTGATACTGATGGACAATGGCCAGCGTGTATTAACTTAGCTCGAAAAAACTACGCACTTATCACAGCTAAAGGTAAGATTAAACTTACAGGAAACTCAATCAAGTCTAAGAAAATGCCAATCTATATTGAGAAGTTCTTAGATAAGGGGATCAAACTTTTACTTGATGGTAAAGGACAAGAGTTTGTTGAGTGGTATTATGAATACGTACAACAGATATTTGATTTACAGATTCCGTTAATGGATATTGCAAACAAGGCAAAAGTGAAACAAAGTATTGACGATTATATTATTCGTAGTAAACAAACAACAAAGGCTGGGAGTTTAATGTCTCGTCAAGCACACATGGAATTAGCAATCAAAGAAGGTCTTAATGTTAATCTTGGCGATGTGATCTTTTATGTAAACAACGGTAGTAAGGCTTCACACGGTGATGTACAAAAAGTTAATAAACCAAAGAAAGGTTGGTCTCAAGAACACATTGATACTTATGGTGGACCTATTCCTGAAAACTTAGATTCTATTATACAACTTAATTGTTATCGTATTGATCCGTTAGATCTTGAAAGTAACCCTACCATGAAAGGTCAATACAACATACAACGAGCAATTGCAACATTCAACAAAAGAGTGGAACCATTACTTGTTGTTTTTAAACAAGAAGTACGAAATGGACTATTAGTTAAAAATCCTGAAGACAGACCTTTTTTCACAAAAGAACAGTGTGAGTTAATAAATGGTCAACCATTTGATGACGCCGATCAAGACAAGTTAGAAGATGTTATGGAAATATCTGCGGAAGAAATGTTATTTTGGAATCGTGTTGGTGAAACACCATACCACATGTATAAAATGGCAGATCCCTTTATGTTAAAATATCTTAAGGCCAATGATTTAGAACATTTTCAAACCGTCTGAAGATAGTATATACCAGTTACCTTCTACAAATTGAAATTGTACACAAGCCCCTTTTTCTAAAAGTAATTCATCCCATTCTTCATCTATAGTCCCTACGTCAGATTTTACCAAAACTGTCGTAAGGGATTTTATTATAATTCTTTTTGTTAATTTAGAATTTAGTGTTACTTCACAATTAGGTATACCTTTAACAATTAATAATGATTCATCATTGGTATGGTATTGATCTTTGGAAATTATTATTGCCTTTTCCTTTTCTTTAGAACTTTCAACCAATGTTTGATATTTTATTATGTTTTTTCTTGTTGGTAAATTAGTCATCATATAACGTATATTTGTCTTGGCATGGCACGAAACTTTAATGTTTTGTTAAGATTTTCAGCAATTAAAGCTTCTCTTTCCATAACTTTATCCGGCCTTAGTCTTGTTAATTTTCCTTCAGCGCCAATAAGTTCTTCAACTAATTTTACTTTTTCGTCCTTACCTTCAGTACCTAATGATTGCCATTCCATTGTTAAATCACCATCAGGTGTTTTAAGATTACCGCTAAACTTACCCCTAACTTTGGACAATAATTCCTTAGCAGATGCAACCAACCATCTTCTTACCCAAATTTGTGCCGGATTATTTAAATCATTCCACGATAACTTTTCATATGGTACGTCAGATGGTAACTTGATAATATCGGGATTGTCTTTAAGACACTTATTTCTATCACCGTCTGTAGTGTCATAATACCAATACCAAACTTTTCCTTTCATCAAAGTTGAATTACCAAAGTCAAATTTACCACCTGGTGTATTCATCAAATGAACGGCTTTTTTACCATCAGGAAGTGCAGTTACTCTATAGGTCAAATCACCAGCAATTATTCTTCTTTGTATGTTTATTTCTTGCATTCTTAATAACATGTCGAATGCCGGCATCAAAAAGTAACTACCTGAAACGTTTCCTACTTGTGCATAACCAGCGGGTCCTGATATTCCACCTCCTGCTATACCACCAAAAGCCCATGGATCAAAAAGTAAGTTATTCATTTCAGGTGGTGTGAACCAGAGCAATTCATTTAACTCTCTACCCGCAGGTATTTCATATATTTGTTGGCCCGCTTGTAACTGAATGTAGTCTTTTTTCATAACCCAATCACCACCAGCTTGTAAACCTACAATTTTAGAATACGCGTAAGTGTATCGTGTTTCATAATCTAAACTTTTGGTCATGAATGCCTTGGTTAAAGATTGGGTTTCGACGTTCAAACCCCAAAGACTTGTCCACTGACTTTCAGTTAACCAATCTTGTATATATTGTGAATAGTCTTCTATTGAAAATTCCAAAAGAGTGTCTAGTTGTTCATCTTCCAACTCAACCGATCTTAAAGGTGCTCCTAAAATGTGTCTGACTCTTGTGTATAGTCTTTCTCTTTCTTCATTACTTATAATTGACATGATGATTGTTTTTTATATAAATATCTTTTATTGGGTAATAAGTTGATCAAGATTTTTTTTATAAAATTTAATAATTTCATTAATATTTTCAGATTGACCTAATTCACGTAGTTTATTTTTGTAGTAATCTATTCTTTCTTTGTAATATTCAATTTCTTTATCCACATCCCTCACCAATTTAGGTTTTGATTCAGATTTAGTAGGTTCTAAAATTACATCTAATGAAAGGTTTGTACTTATAGGATTTTCATAATAAATGACAAAAAACTTAGGAAACGTAGATGGATTTGCAACAGTTTGTATTCTTGTGTAGTCATTTCTGAACATAATGTATTTTTCATTAGGTCTGTCCACATATAATATAACGTCAACATTATCTTCTTTATATTTTGTGTGGTTATGCCAAGAAGGTACTTTGTAATAATAACCTCTTTCAGACCCAATTTTTTCGACCTTACTAACGTCAACTGGTTTTACTTGAACAAAGTATGAAGTGTTTTCAATTATCAAATCGAAGTCTTGACCAAGTTTTCTATCTCTTATATCACCAGCACATCTTTCTTTAATTTGCCAAGTCATACCTTCTTCTTGTGGGTTAAGTTTGAAAGATTGTATTAAAACTGATTTGGCATAGTTTTCATTTTCCCTACCATCTATTATAGTTTGGCTATTCAAATTTACTAACCGTTCAGTAAATCTCCCATCGTTACCAACAAGGTCATCAATATTATTCATAATCCAAATCCTAAAATTTTCCAAACCATCAGTTTCTTCGACCCATATTTTTTGGATTTCTTTGTGTACCGCACTGTTAGTGTCAAATCTATTTATAATAGACCAATTTCCTAAACCACCATAATTTTCTTCTGTAAATCTACCACCTATTATTCCATCTTCAGTTTGACATTCATCAGTTTGTATTTTACCTAAACAACCATTCGGATGAAACTCACCTTCACAAAAAGGATATGCTTTATTTATAATAAGCCTAAAGGATTTTGGTTTGATTGGAAAAACTTCTTTACTTTCATTTAAAACTTTTTTACGAACTGTAGATTCTTTTAAAGTTTTTTTTTCAATTTTTTTCTTATACAGATCGTTAACAAAGTCCCAATTTACGTGGTTCCAAAATTTTTTGATATAATCATCTTTTTTGTTTTGGTATTTCAAATAGTACGCGTGTTCCCAAAGATCTAATCCTAAAAGCGGATAACCACCATCTTTAACAATATTCATTAATGGGTTGTCTTGATTTGGTGTGGACAATATTTTTAATTTTTTGTTCTTTCCTATCACTAACCAAACCCATCCAGATCCAAATCGTTTTTTTGCTTCTTCATTAAATTGGTCCTTCATTTTTTTTACATTACCAAAATCTTCGGTAATCTTATTGAAGATTTCATCTTTTGGTATTTGTTTTTTTGGTGACAACATTTTCCAAAATAAAGCGTGGTTAAAGGCTCCCCCTGCGTTATTTCTTACCGAGTCGTCAAATTTATTTATAGATATTATTATATCTTCTAAATCCATTTCCCCTTCTTTATTTTTTAACGCATCATTAAGTTTTTTTACATATCCTTTATAATGTTTATTATAATGTATGTTCATAGTCTTAGGATCTACAAACTGTTTCATTGCGGAATATGAATACGGGAGTTTTTCTATACCAATTTTTTTCATTTCCAAAATGAAGTTTTCTTGGATGTTGAATTTATCTTGAATAAGAATCTTTTCTTCCAATAATTGAATTTTGTCTTGGATTGGTTTCAATCCTTCAAAAATAATATTTTCTAAATCAGGATTTTCTTTTTCAAAAGTTTTAATAAGTGAACCTGCCAAAGAATTGGCTTCGTCTTCGTTTTGACCACCAATATCAGGTCCTCTTTTTCTACCTAAAACATTTCTTTGATGACTATGAACCCATTCGTGTGCTAATGTTCTAAGAATATCTCTGTTCATTCTATTATTTACTAAAATTTTGATTCCCTTTTCTTTGTGTTGACTTCCTGTGGTCATTCTACCTTCACGTTGTCCCAACAGATGAATTACTAAGTCATCTTTTAGTGGATACTCTTTTTGTAAAAACTTACAAAAAGTTTTAAGTAGATCTTTTTCTTGCTTGCTTATGTCTGAATTTATATTTTTGAAAGTAACGTTCATTGAAAATAAATATCATTTAAAATAAAAAACCCCATTTTAGATGGGGTCAATTAGATGAGGTTATGTTTTTTTTATTTTTTGTGTTCTTTAATTTTTGCGTCTAATTTATCACAACGCGAATCTATATGACTTGACAGGTTTGAAATGTCAAATTTAGTTAGTCTTTCTAAATCTGTAAATCTTCTATCAACTTCGTCACTATAGTTGTTTAAATTAATTGATAGATCTTTATGTAGATCATCAATACGATTGTTTATCTCACTAAGTGAGTGTCTTCTTTCCCTTTCTATATGATCAATATAATCATGAAATGATTTAACTTCAGTAAAAAAAGTGTTTTTATCAACCTTAACTTTTAACTTTAAAAACGTGACCACAACTGATGTTACAACCGCAACCACACCCAAAGTAGATAAAACTGATATTAATATAACTGTTTCCATAACTTTATTTTTTTTAATGTTTATTAAACCTCATCTTAAAACAAGATAGGTTATCAAAAACTTAAATAAATAAAAAACCCCACTATTGGTGGGGTCTTAAGAAATTTTTTAGATTAATATCTGTATCTACTTCTAAACCTTCTTGATTCATTCATATCCCCTATTTTTTCCATGGGATTTTCAAGTGGTTCATCTGATTGTTGAGATAACTTCTCAAACAATTTTACAAATTCAGGAGCTGGTAATGTTTTGAAAGCTTCAGTCGAACATTTTTGGAAATCTAATCTAGCAGGATCACATCCAGGTATGTTACTATGTGTCTTTAGAAGCTCCACATCCGCAGCAAGATTTATTTCTTCTTCTTTTAAAATTCTTCGAAGAACGTTTTCTATTCTTTTTTCACTATATCTGTTCATAATTTTTTTATTTATAAATATGAAAGAAAAATAAAAAAATTATCTTTTATTGATGTGATTTAAAATTTCTTCAACAACGTCACCAATATTTTCTGAATCACCATCACCCATTACAGTACTTATTATTTTTTTCTTATGGTTTAATATATCATAAATTGCACCTTCGATTGTGTTTTCGAATATAGGATAGTAAACCAAAACGTTGTTTTTTTGACCATATCTATATGCTCTGTCTTCGGCTTGAGAATGTTCTGCAGGCACAAAAGATAAGTCATTCATAATTACAACTTCCGCAGATGTTAATGTCAAACCAACACCAGCGGCTTTTAGATTACCTACAAATACTTTTATTTTTTCATCATTTTGAAAAGAATCAACCGCTTGTTGTCTTACTGAATTTGAACAACTTCCATCAAGGTAAACCGCTTGTTTTCCAAAATGTTGATATATGGATTGTAGGGTGTCAGTAAAGTTTGTAAAAATAATTACTTTTTTACCTTGGTCTAATATGTTTTCTGCAAATTCTATAGTTTGACTTATTTTTTCATTTGCTATGACTTTTCTAACTTTCATAAGTTTAGAAAATTGAACTGTAAGGGATGAAGATTCATTGGGGTTTTTATCGTACCAATCATAATACTCACCCATAAGATTTTCATATTCTTTAGATCTCAATCGTAAATAAACGGGTGTTATAATTTTATCAGGTAAATCTAAAACATCTTCTTTTAGTCTTCTCAATATTTGTTTAGACGTTCTGTCTTTTAATTCTTCTAAATTAGACGCACCAGTAACGTTCCAAACTTTTCTTTTACCCGCGTTAAATTGATACCCTTGACAATATCTTATTGCGTAAGCCATCCAATTTTGGGCAACAGGACTTTCTATAATATTTAGAAGATTATAATAATTCATCGGTCTTGATGTCATTGGTGTACCCGTAAGTAACCAAACCCTTTTTATGTTTTTAACGAAACTATTTATAATTTTTGTTCTTTGGGCTTGTGCGTTTGACACCATATGTGCTTCATCTAAAATAACCAACTCGAACTGTGACTTTAAAAGTAATGAATTTTCTTTTTCTTTGGGGTCGTGAAAATTTTTTAATATATCATAATTTACAATAACAAAATCAGATTCTGTTGAATATTTTTTTCCTTCTGATATAAAAACAGACCTTTCGGTGTAGTTTTGTATTTCCCTTTGCCAATTTATTTTCAAAGACGCAGGACAAATAATAAGAATTTTTTTGGCACCTGTTTCTAGTGCCGCAATTATAGTTGATGTTGTTTTTCCAAGACCCATATCATCCGCCAAAATAAACCTTCTTGAACCTACTAATTTTTCTATTGCTTCTTTTTGATGTGAAAGTGGTGGTCTATGTGAATATTTATCATAACTAATTTCAACGATGTCAGTAGTGTGTGATTTTATTAGTGCGGATTTAGGTACCCAAAATTCTGAAAGAACATCCTTTTCAAAAAATTTACCCCAAATATGGTAAGATTTTTCTTTTTCCACTAAAAGTTTTTCGACGTATATTTTATTAGGTACTTCTAAAAGATATCTTTCTTCCGAAAATTTTTTAGCAAAATACGTGTCCAAGTCCACCCACTTTCTTGCTACTTTTGGTTGTACATTATAATAATTGTTTATATAGTCGGCTTGAGTTCTCGTTGGGTAAAACTTTTTATTATTTTCTTTTTTTGTTTTAAGAAACAAAATATAATTGTTGGCACCACTATATGTATCTAATAGCTCTAATGCTTGGTGTTCTATTAATTGCTTACTGTTAGACAAAACTTTTTTTAAAAAAATAAACAAAAAAAAGATATTTATCAATAAAACATCAAAATGGATAGTAAAGTTCCAATAACTAGATTAGGTAAATTTTTTGGTGAAAAAGATTTTTCACTTGAAGTATCTATGGGTCAAGAGTGGTTAAATGGTGATATGAATTATACTTGTGTACTTTATAGAGTTGATAGAACAAAAACAAAAACTGACGATGTTTATGGTGAAACTTTATCCGACAGTATAAATTTTCATCCTCCTGTTGAATTTAATGCTTATGTTGCTATAGCGGCACCCGAAAATAAAATGATCGGATCTACTAAAATTGATCAAGTAGAACCAGGTAACATTACAATGTCTGTTTACTTGAAAACTTTGGAAGATTTAAACATAGAAATAAGTTTTGGTGATTATGTGGGTTATTACGATAGCGAAAACTTTGTAAGATATTATACAGTTGTCAATGATGGTCGTGTGATTTCTGATATAAAACATACATATAAAGGGTATAAGCCATTTTATAGAACAATAATTGCATCACCTGTTACATCAAATGAGTTCAGAGGATTATAATAAAAAGATATGGGATTACCTAAAAAAATAAAAAAATATATACCATTAGAAAATGGTGTAAGTCCGTTGGAAAGAAGACATCAGTTAGCAGACATGATTGCTGAACATGGTACTTTTTTACCAAAAGGTTTATTACATGCAGATTTAGATAAAGGTTTTTTGGAATTTGTAAAAGATAACATGACAATATCCATCGAAGGAAAAAAAATATCTGTCGTTGATATTCTTATAACAACACAGAACTGGGCTCAGTTTACCGAAACTTGGGAATTCCAAAATATTGATAAAAATGCTGAACCTCCTTTTGTTACTGTTGTTAGACAACCCGAAGTTAAATTTGGTGATCCACAATTAAAATATAATATTCCTAACAAAAGATTATATCATTATGCTCAAGTTCCTACTTGGGACGGTCAAAGACATGGTATGGATATATATAAAATTCCCCAACCTGTACCAATCCAAATAAACTATACTGTAGTGATTATTTGTAACCGTATGAGAGAGTTGAATGAGTTCAACAAAACAATAATGGAACTTTTTGCATCTAGACAAGCTTACCAAAAAATAAAAGGTCATTATATTCCGATTGTTATGGGTGACATAGCAGATGAATCAGTTTTAGATTTAGAAAAAAGAAAATACTATATTCAGAAATATCCAATGACATTACAGGGATTTTTACTTGATGAAGATGAATTTGTTGTACAACCTGCGATTGTAAGAACAATGCAGATTTATGAAACTGATACTTCCATAAAGAAACAAAAACCAAAAAAGAATCAAGAGTTACCAACAAATTTAACTTTTCCTTTTAAAGTTGGGGTAAACACGTTTTCAGACAAAATATTTTTTACTTCTGATATGACAGTTGCTGAAGTCGATAACATATCTACATATAGTGTTTATATAAATGATGACTTCTATGGTAATGATATTTCAGAAATCCAAATCAACACTAATGACATTTTAAAAATAGATGTAACAAAAAATGATGGTACAAAAAACGCTAAGTTAGTATTACAACAAAAACTAATTTAACTATTCTCCGTATAAATCTTTTTTTTCTGAACATTTTTCTAAAATCAGGTTTTCCAAAAATCTATACATTTTAATCCCTCTTTTATCACAATACTTTTTAAGAACATCGTGAACTTTTGGATCAATTTTTAAATTTTTTATTTTTTTTGGTTCTTTATTCATAGGTAGAAAAAAGGTAGAAAAAAAACCTACCAAGATATAAATAGTTTTATATAAGTAAAGTTTTTGCATAAAATCTCGGTATTTATATAAAAAATAAATTATAATAAACTAACATTAAAAAATATGGCAACTAACAGTAAAATTTTCGTTTCACCTGGTGTCTATACTTCTGAAGTAGATTTAAGTTTTGTGGCACAAAGCGTTGGTGTTACAACTTTAGGTATTGTCGGAGAAACACTTAAAGGTCCGGCCTTCGAACCTATTTTTATTAAAAACTATGATGAGTTCCAATCTTACTTTGGTCCTACTTCACCTGAAAAATTTGTAAATACTCAAATTCCTAAATATGAAGCGGCATACATCGCCAAATCATATTTACAACAATCTAATCAATTATTTGTAACTAGAGTTTTAGGTTTATCGGGATATGATGCGGGTCCTTCTTGGTCAATAATTACAAGCGCAAACTTAGATCCTTCCACTTTGGCACCTTATTGTTTGAGTTCAGTAACAATAGATTGTCAGGATGTTTGTGTGTCAGCTAAGACATTACCTTTTCAAGTGGCATTTACAGGTTGTACTAACTCACCAAGTTCTGTTTCTTTCGGAGCCTTTCCTGCAGAAATAGAAGCGTTGTTAACATCACAATACGAACAGTTCAACGGTAATACTTCGACTTTATTAGAAGATTTACAGTTTTTTACATATCAAAGAATTTTAAATCCTCTTTCTCAAAATACATCTATTGCTTACTTCGGTACTATTGATGGTGATGATTATGACATGTTGTCAAGTGGATATACAGCTTCTACAAATGTGTTTAATGTACCATCACCTTCTAGTAACTTAACAAACTTCTTATCACCATTTAATGATACTTGGTACTATGCTTTGTTTGAAAACACAGGAAATAGTAATTATTCGGGTTATTCATTTTGGTCTGTTGTTTCAGGGTTAACATCAATTAATCCAATAACTACAACTACAATTCCTCCAACAACTACGTCAACGACTACAAATCCTTGTATAACACCAACACCTGTGGTTCCTACTACAACAACTACTACTACTGTTGTTGATTGTTACTCAGGAACAGTTATAGGTATGATATATTATTATACCGGTAATTCATACACTCTTTATGATGACATGGTTATTGCAACACTAAGATCAAGAGGTATTGCGGATTACAGCGATGACGTGAACCCAAGATATGAAATAACTGGTTTGACTGATGTTACAATGGATTGTTCAGGTCAATATTCGGGCGTATTAAAAAATCCATTTGCTAAATTTGCAATAAATGCGACTAACTACTTAGGTAACAACTTTACTTTTGTTACGTCGTTCGCAAATTCGGATTCAGAATATCTTACAAAAGTATTCGGAACAAGTAACTTTGGTAAACCAAGAAATGTGGTACCACTTTTTGTGGAAGAAAGATTCCAATCACTTTTAAGATGGGCGTATAACAAAGGTTACATACGAGGTTTAAAATGTGGTTTAATATCATTACCTGAAGCACAAAGCGAAGATCCAACATCAATTGCTTGGTACTTAGAAAAGTATCAATCACCTGAAAGTCCATGGGTTGTTTCTGAAGTTAGAGGTTCCAAAGTTTATAACTTATTTAAATTTTACACAATTTCTGACGGGAACAGTGCCAACACAGAAGTTAAAATATCTATATCTGATATATCTTTCGCAAATGAAACATTTACAGTTTTAATTCGTGATTACTACGATACAGATTCAAATCCTGTTGTGTTAGAAAAATTCACAAACTGTACTATGAATCCAAGCGAAAATAGTTTTATAGCCAAAAAAATTGGTACTTTGGACGGTGAGTTTGAATTGAAATCAAGATATGTAATGGTTGAAATGAATGAAGACGCACCAATAGATTCATTACCTTGTGGATTTGAAGGATATAATTTCAGAGAATATGCAGGAGCAAAATCACCATTCCCTATAATTAAAACTAAATATGATTACCCAGGTGAGTTAGTTTTCAATCCACCTTTTGGTACACCATCAGGTACAGACGATGCTGGATTATCATCAGGTGATAATATAAGAAAAACTTTCTTAGGGTTTTCTACAAGTGCCGATTACGGTTATGACCCAAGTTTCTTCGAATATAAAGGTAAAAGAAATCCTTCAAACATATGTTTTGCAACTGAATCATCTCCTTGGTTATATAGAACTAAAGGGTTCCACATGGACAAAAACGCAAGTGGTATTACAATTGCTAACGTTTTTGCAACAAGTGGCACTCCTCGTTTCTACGTAGGTGATGCGTCTTTCAGTTCTGAACCTACTGTTGAAACAAACCCTTACTACCGTTTATTTGCTCGTAAATTTACTTTACTTGTACAAGGTGGATTCGATGGTTGGGATATCTACAGAGAAAGAAGAACAAACGCAGATAAATACCAATTAGGTAGAACTGGTTACTTAAATGGGGCTTGTGCAACAACAAGATACCCTTCAGCAGTTGGTTGGGGAGCGTTTAAACAAATTACTGTTGGTGACGGTACAAGAGAATACGCAAACACTGACTATTACGCTTACTTACTTGGTATCAGAACTTTTGCTAATCCTGAAGCGGTTAATATAAATGTATTTGTTACACCAGGAATTGACTATGTTAACAACAGTGACTTAGTAGAAGATACAATAGATATGATAGAAAACGAAAGAGCGGATTCTTTGTATATAACAACTACACCTGACTACAATTTGTTATTACCTACCACAACTGGTGTAGATGGTTTGATTTATCCACAAGAAGCGGTTGATAATCTTGATGGTACAGGAATCGATTCTAACTATACCGCCACTTACTATCCGTGGGTGTTAACAAGAGATAGTGTAAATAACACACAAATTTATCTACCACCAACGGCTGAAGTAACCAGAAATTTAGCATTAACAGACAACATTGCGTTTCCTTGGTTTGCTGCGGCGGGTTATACTCGTGGTATTGTAAACGCTATCAAAGCTCGTAAGAAGTTGACTCAAGAAGACAGAGATGTTCTTTATCTTGGTAGAATCAACCCTATTGCTACATTCTCAGATGTGGGTACAGTAATATGGGGTAATAAAACCCTACAAGTAAGACAGTCAGCACTTGATAGAATAAACGTTCGAAGATTATTGTTACAAGCACGTAAGTTAATTTCGGCAGTTTCAGTAAGATTATTGTTTGATCAGAACGATGAAAAAGTAAGACAAGATTTCCTAAATGCGGTAAATCCAATATTAGATGGTATCAGAAGGGATAGGGGTCTTTATGACTTTAGAGTTACCGTATCAAATGACACGGCTGATCTAGATAGAAATCAGATGACTGGTAAGATATATATCAAACCAACAAGATCACTAGAATTTATAGATATTACATTCTACATTACACCAACAGGTGCTTCTTTCGAAGATGTATGATGATATAAATGTGATTTTTTAAAAGAGGGATTCGTCCCTCTTTTTTTTTCATAATTAATATATTTATATGATATGAATTACTACAAATTTTTAGTTAAAAAAATTATTAAGGAAGTTGTTGAAGAAAACCCATCTTATGCAATGAAGTACTACGCTTTTGATTGGGATGATAATTTAATGAAAATGCCAACTTTAATTTATTTGAAAGATGAAGATGGTGACGTAATAGGAATGAACACCGAAGATTTTGCTGAGTATCGTACTTTAGTTGGTAGTCAACCTTTTGATTACGAAGGTCACATGATAGTTGGTTTTGATGAAAGTCCATTTAGGGATTTCAATGTAACTGGTGATCGTAAGTTTTTAGAAGATATAAAATATGCCCCTATAGCATCCGAAAAAGTGTGGAATGATTTTGTTGAAGCGATAAATAGTGGATCTGTTTTTGCAATTATAACAGCAAGGGGTCATTCACCAGCAGCGTTAAAAAAGGCTGTCAAATATATAATAGAAAACAATATGCATGGTGTAGAAAAAGGACAACTTGTTAAACACCTTAAAGAATATCGTCGTATTGCCGGCCTAAAACAAATAGAAAATGAAAATTGGTTAATTAATGATTATTTAGATAGATGTCAATTTTCACCCGTTTCACACGGTAAGGGGTCTGCTGCGAACCCTGAAGAAGAAAAATATAACGAATTATTAAGATTTTATAATAGAATGACTAGATCATCCAAAAAATTTCAAAAATCACAATTTATAAATCACGTAAATACTGGAAGTGAGTCAATTGGTGGTGGATTGTTTAAATTTAAAAAACCTTCATTTGGTTTTTCAGATGATGATGAAAGAAATGTTAAATCAATTAAGAAAAGATTTTCAGATATAGGAAAAGATTTAAATATTTATTATACTAAAGGAGGAGAAAAACAACTATATGAAAACCGGTCTAGTAGAAGAATATTTTAAAAAAAGATGGAAGTAAATAGAAAAATTTTTTCATCGATATATTTATAATAAAATAAAAATAAACTAAAACAAAAAAATAATAACATGGCTGATCTTTTAATGAAAATGCCGATACCGTATGAACCAAAAAAACAGAATAGGTTTATTCTACGGTTTCCAACTGATTTAGGAATTAATGAATGGTTTGTACAAACCGCATCAAGACCTAAAATAACTATTACATCAAACACAATCAAATTTTTGAACACTGAAACATACGTAGCGGGTTCTTTTAACTGGGGTGATATAAGTGTAAAAATGTTAGACCCTATTGGACCATCAAATGCTCAGGCGGTTATGGAATGGGTACGATTAGTTGCCGAATCAGTTACAGGTCGTATGGGTTACGCCGCGGGTTATAAAAGAAACGTTGACTTGGAAATGTTAGACCCAACAGGTGTTGTTATCGAAAGATGGATATTAGTTAATGCATTTCCAATAAGTGCTGACTTTGGTTCAGTCGGATACGGAACTGATAGTCCTACTGAAATTACAATGAACCTAAAAATGGACAGAGCAATTTTAGTTTATTAAAATCTAAAATTTAATTTCCAAAATATCAAATCCATATTGTCAAGTACAGTATGGATTTTTATTTACTATCAAACAATTAGAATTATTTTTATAGAAAAAAAATATGGAAAACGAAATACTTTACGGTCAAATGAATTTTACATTACCACACGATGTGGTAGAATTACCATCTAAAGGTCTTTATTATAAAAGTAAAAAATCAAGTATTAAGGTAGGTTACTTAAATGCCGCAGATGAAGATATTTTATCATCAGGTATTAAAAACAATAATTTGTTAATTACCCTTTTAAGAAACAAAATTTATGAACCTGATTTGAAACCAGAAGAATTATTGGATGGTGATATTGAAGCGATTTTAATTTTTTTAAGAAACACATCTTTTGGCCCTGAATATACTTTGAATTTGACGGACCCATTAACAGGTAATTTATTTCAACACACTTTTATTTTGGACGAAATAAATTTTAAAAGTCCAAAAAATAAACCAAATGATGATGGAACATTTACTGCCATTTTACCTAGAAGTAATGCTAACGTAAAATTAAAACTGTTAAACTTGGGTGATAAAAGTAAGATAACAAATCAAGAATCAAGTTACCCAAAAGGTAGAGTTGCTCCTACTACATTGTGGACTTTACAAGAACAAATTGTTGAATTAAATGGGGATACCGACAAAGGTAAAATTATTGAATTTGTTCAGAATATGCCGATAATGGATTCCAAGTATATCAAAAAATTTATTTCAGAAAACGAACCTGGTTTAGACTTAAAAGTAAATGCAATAGCCCCGTCAGGAGAAAACGTGTCGACCTCGATAACGTTTGGGGTTGAATTTTTTCGCCCTTTCTTCGACATATAAACAATATATAATTGATCAATATATATTTCTTGCTAAATTTTTAAGAATACCATATTCGGATTTTTGGAAAATACCTACATACCAAAGAAACTACATAATCGATAAGGTCATTGAAATGAACAACCCAAAACAATAAAATAGGTATTTATTATTAAAAAAGAATTATGGTTGTATCAGGAACAACTTTTGGTACAGATACTCTTAAAAACGTATCTGAAGCTTTAAAAAAGAATATCACCGGTATTCAAGCAATGGTTGAAGACATAGACAAACAGTTTTCAACGCTAGCAAAAACTATAGGGGCAGGAAGGGAACAGGCGTTTTTACTAAAACAAACACTTACAGAAGGTCTTACAGAAATAACAAGATTAGGAGGTAGTGTTGCTGATATAGTAAAACAACAAGAAGCTCTTTTTGCTACATTTGGAACACAACTAGTTCTTAATAAGAATGCAACAGATGAATTGTTTGCGACAACACAGGCAACTGGTATAGAATCAAAAGACTTATTTACAAGTTACGCTAATCTAGGAAAATCAATTTACGAAGCTAATTCTGAAATGGCATCAATAATGGAAAATGCTAACCTAATTGGTGTTAACGCAAAAGAAGTTGCAAAGTCGGTTAATGCTAACATGTCGGCACTTTCTAAAATTAACTTTAAAGATGGTGTCATGGGATTAGCCGACATGGCAGCTAAATCCGCGATGTTACGTGTAGATATGTCTACAGCACTTAAATCTGCTGAAGATTTATACAAACCAGAAAAGGCACAGTCATTTGTCAATACTTTACAACGATTGGGGGCAACAGGATCTTCAGAATTAATGAACGTTGAAAGAGTCAGATTTTTAGCAAGAAATGAACCGGCAAAGTTACAAGAAGAAATTGCTAAGATGGCATCTAAATTTGTTGACGAAACGGGTAAAATGTCTGCAATTGGAATGGACTTCTTAAAGGAAATTGCTTCTGAGTCGGGTTACAGTGCGGATGAGTTATCAAAAATGGGTATATCAATGTCTCAGTTGAAAGACAAACAAGATCTTATCAATCAAACCGGACTACAATTAACCGATCCAAAAGAAATGGAAAAACTTACCAATTTACTTACAAAAGGTAAAGATGGTAAATTTGAAGTAACTTATGAACAAGATGGTCAACAGGTAACAAAGGCTCTTGAAGATATGAATTCTTACGAGAGAGATCAACTTCAGAAATTTCTTCAGTCACAAAATGATCAAATTAAAAATACATTCCAAGCAAAACCAGGTGAAGACAAAAATTTAGTAAAACTTATAGAGCAACAGATGGATGTAAATACAAAATTTACACAAGCCATAAAAGCTTTAGAAACTGTAATACCATCACAAATTGCAGGTTCAAAGACCGGAGAAAAAATGATACAAAGTATCATCGACAACACAAATAAACTTTCAACCACTGCACTTACAAAATTAGATGAGTTAAGCGATGAAGCGGGAAAGGCCGTAGACATGAAAATCAAAATAATAGAAAGTGCGGTAGACGCTATGAAACCAACACTCCAAACAGTTGTTGATACTATGGAAACTTTAGCTACCAATACCATGCCAAGTCTTACAAGCGCAGCAAACAGATTTACAACAGCTCTTGGTAACGTGGGGACCTTTTTGACCAATACTTTTAAATTAGATGACTTTGTGAGTTTACCAGGGAACGACAGATTAATCATGGGTCCTGAAGGTTCTATAGGTAGAATAAATAGTAATGATACAATAATATCATCAACTGATGGACCAAAAACTGAAGAAGAAGTTGCTAAAATGATGGAATTAATTAAATCACCACAAACACCATTAGTTTCTTCGCCAATAGAAACAAAACCAATCTTAACTTCAGAAAATTTGGGAACTAAATCTATGATGGAAATAGAAAGAGAAAAGGCCTTGACGGATATAATGATGTCTCAAACTCCCAAAACAAGTGAAACACCAACAGAAATTAAAACCACAAATGATATCAATCATAAATTAGACATTGTTGTTGATCTAAAAAACGTACCAACTAACATCAATCAAAATGAATTGAAAGGGGTTATTGAAAACGTTGTGTTGAAACCTGAATTTGTTAATAACATCAAAATGGGATTAGAAAAAATTAAAGGTGTTAATTACTATTAAAAAAACATTCCTAAAATCTATTTATTAATAAAATTGAATAATGCCTGAAACAAGTTTAAGTTTTCAAAATAGTGCAACTTTTAGGGATAAGTTAATTGCAAAAACATTACCCCCATATAATGTGTCAGGTTTTTATAGTGCTCCTTTGGGTCCTGTTAATTATGAAAAAACCCTATCTGAAATCCCGAACATAAATTCACCTAATATTGGTTCCACTAATGAAGCTGATAATTTTTATGTTTTAAATAAGTACGGACCTAACGGTGGATTTGTAAATGTTATTGGTACACAACAAGATCCGATTATATCTTCATCAAATGATGGTGAATACAATCCATCAAGTACCAATCTTGACATTGTTAATGAATTTTTCATTGATAGTGCATATAACAAAAACAAGTACGGACCGGTTGGGGGATTCAACGAAATGTTTGATGTTACGGAATATACTGTGGCAAATCAAGTACACCAACCTTATTTTGACCCAATATTTTTTACACCATCAAACTACGATGCTTATTCTTTATATACACAAAACAATCCTGTAGGAAGTGACGGTTCCTTATCAAGTGATTCATATTTAGCAAGACTTTCTGCCACTAAACTTTCTACTAATTTTGATGCAAGCTCTGCAGCAGAACAAGAAAGACAACTTTTTAGAGAAACTAATACAAATTTAACTTCACCTTCGGCTTTAGCCGGTAGTGGTTTTGGAGGAAGTAGAGATTATCGAATTACAGTTACTGATAGTAATGTTAGTTTCTTAGATAGATTAAGAGGGGACTTTAGTCCTTCATCACCTTTAGAAGGACCTTTGTTTATCGATGAAGATACAAATAGAAATCCTACAACAGGAAATCAAATCGCAAACGTTTTACAAAATACTGCCGCAGGTTCGTTTAATTTGTTAGCAGACGGCTCGAGTAGATTCTTACAACCATCAAAGGCTCTATTAAGTCAAACAGGGGCTGGACAAATTTCTACACTTTATGCATTGTTAAACAAAAACCAATTTAGACCATCTTACCAAATAGGGGGATTAGGAAACGTTGCAATAGCAGGTGTTAACACTATTTTAAGAAGTGTTGGTGCAGAAATTACAGGGGGTTATTATTTAGGATCTGACGCAAACAACCCTGAATTTATAACATCTCCTGTGAACGCTGTTCCTGTAAATTCACTTGGAAAACTTACAAATGCTATAGTTTTTGGACCGGATGAAATGGGTAACCAATATGAAGGTATTGGAATGGAACAGGCAAAATTTGGATTGAATGGATTTGCAACAGAAAACGGCGGAAAACCTGACGGTGGTTTTGTTTGGACATCACCAAGATTCAAAGACAACGCTGGATTCAAAGTAAAACAGGGAGGAGATGCGGTATCAGTTGACGATGACTTCAACCAAATCAGTACATCTTACCTATTCAACGAATCAACTAATTTTGGACTTAAACAAGGTTCAATACTTGATAATACACAAAGATTAGTAAATTCTGCTGACAACCTATTCGGAAAAAGAAGATTAAAACACGCCGGAAATGCTATCAATCAAGTCAGTAAAGTATTTCATGACGGTTACCGTGAAATAACCAAAGGTTCAAAAATAATGTCATACTTGGATAATTCTACTGGTGAAGAAGCTGGTATTGAATACTGTAGAGTTTTTACAAAAGACACACCATACTACACATTTAATGACTTACAAAAGTCGGAAGGTATGACAACTCAAAATAGAAGATTTTCATATTCTGTTTTAGATAGTACATACAATCTTAATATTGCACCTATCAAAGGAATTGGGTCGACAAATGTTACGTCTAAGGGTGCAAAAAAATACATGATATCAATTGAAAACTTGGCGTGGAGAACTTCTGATAGACCAGGATACACCGTAGATGAACTTCCCCTTTGTGAAAGGGGACCAAACGGTGGTAGAATAATGTGGTTTCCACCATATGATGTTGAATTCAGTGATGGAAGTACTGCAAATTTTGATGAAGTTCCTTTTTTAGGTCGACCTGAACCTGTTTATTCTTATAAAAATACAACAAGAGCAGGAAAACTAGGTTTCAAAATTGTTGTTGACCACCCATCGATCATTAATTTAATTGCAAACAAACAATTAGAAAAATTAGGAAAAGAAAAATTTGATCAAGTAGTTAAGTCCTTTATTGCGGGTTGTACTAAATACGACTTGTATGAATTAGCGGCTAAATTTAACACACTTCCATTAAGAGAATTGGAAATGTACCAAAACTTACTTAATGACCCAAGGTTAACACCGGAAGAACTAGCACAAATCCAAAATGAAATTCCTGCGGAAAATACTTCATCTGAAAACGCTTCGACTATTGGTAATACACCTGAAGAAGAAAATAATTTTATTACTAGGTATGAAGGTTTAGGATTCTTTTTTGGGCCAAATACACAAGATTTTAATTTTCAATCTCAATACAACAGCTATGTTTCGAATGTTGCAACAATTACGGCTAACTGTCCGCCAGCTGTAGAAGTACAAGGAAATACACAGTATGTTTATATTCCTGATGACACAACTTTGTTTATTAATAAAGTTGTTCAAAATAATTTTGATACAATAAATAATGATTTTGTTGAAGGTGTAAAAAGTATTGTATCAAACAAAAATATTGTTGATATAAAAATAGAAGGAAAAACACAAGAGTATGCCGATTCGGCAAAAAACTTTTTAACTGAAAAACTTAAATCTGAAATCGACAACAAAAAACTAACAATACAATCAAGCGGCACTTTAGGTAAAATTACAATAAAGGATTACTCCAATAAAACTAATCCCGTAAACGGTAGTGATTTTTTAACAACACAAACTATAGTAAGTCCTGCCAATCAACCAACAGTTCCGGCAACATCAATTCCTTATTCCTATCCTAGTTTAGCGGTTAACGCGGCAATTATAAGTAAAATAACAATTGTTGATGATTTAAGTGCTCAAGACCCAACAGACGCAAACGATATCAATCAAAGTGCGCCCGATCAAGTTAATTCACAAGCGGTTAAACCACAACCACTTACTGACATTCAAGAAAGACTTAAACAAGCGATTGGTAAAAAAATAATAAGAAGATTGTTAACAGAATGTGATTACTTCGAATTGTTGAAAGATAGTGATCCTATGGTGTTTGAAACACTTAAAGACAAATTGAAATTTTTTAATCCTGCTTTCCATTCAATAACACCTGAAGGACTGAACGCAAGATTGACATTTTTAAATCAGTGTGTAAGACCTGGGCAAACTATACCTGTCATAGGAAGTGATGGTAGACCAAAATATGATGATGCGTTAAACACGTCTTTTGGCGCTCCCCCTGTGTTAGTTATTAGGGTTGGGGATTTTTATCATACAAAGGCAATACCAGGAAACTTATCAATAACTTATGAAACACCATTCTTTGATATAAACCCTGAAGGTATAGGTATTCAACCTATGATTGCTAAAGTAAGTTTAGATTTGAAATTTATAGGTGGTCATGGTTTATCAAGACCTGTAGAATCTTTACAAAATGCTTTGTCTTTTAATTTCTACGCAAATACTGAAATGTATGATGAAAGAGCTGAAGAAACTGAATTAAATTATGCCCTACTTGATTTGGTAGATAAAGCAATTGAAAATGCAACACAAAATAATGAACAAACAAATGATGGTGGGGAAACAATTGGTACTGTGTTGACTACTGTTAAAAGTGGTGATACTGAAAGTGGTGATATTGATTATACTAAGATTTACACTCAACTATCTGATCAAACAAAAGAATATATTAATATAAGTACAAACCAATATAGTACTATTGTTGATCAAACAAATTTCAGTATGTTACAACTTATTTCTTACGAAAGAAACTACAATTCTGGTTTTACAATTATAAATACCGCAAGCGCGATCGATACTAAAATTTACGGTAAACCAAATGATTATGAAAAAAGAATTAATAAATTGAGTAGTAAAATTAAAGAAGATATAGACAATGAAACTAATCCTATAATTAAAATTTTTAGAAGTGTTCAGCAAGTAAAAGATCAAGAAAACATAATCAGGGATACTAAAAGAAAGTTAAAGGCGTATGTTGAAAGTGTTGAAAGGGAAATTATAAGAGATATGGCACAACCCATAAATACTATTGTTGATAGTGAACAAAACTTGATTAAAGTTTTCAATAAATTGAATGTTGTAACAACCAAAAAATTAGGTAATGTCCAAACCATTACAGGTATTGACGGAAAAATATTACCTGACGGGAATGTAAAAGTTTATAATTTAACGGGTACCACTTCAGTTTTTGACAAAATGATTACTGATTATTTGCAAATTGCAAAAAACCTAAATGATGTTGCAAAACAAAAAAGTGTAAATAAAATTGTCCCGTTACAAAACGAAAAGTTTTATGATAATGAAAAATGTTTTCAAACTTGTGTACCCATGACAGAACTACCCGATGATGAAGATAAAAGATTTTATACTTTACTTTCTCAAACATTTACAAATAATGATAAATATCAACTTTTATTTATTGAGTTTATTTCTACACCACAGGTAGAACAAATACCAGGGGCTAAGACCGAATTGACAAGTAGGTTTGACGAGTTGAAGAAAAATTTTGACGAAACATATGGAAGGGATAAAGAAAAAATAAAATCAGATTCTGAAGACCAAGAATTTATTAGATTAAAAGATTTTGTATTGGAGGATAGTACCGATAGAAGATTATTATATAACACTATACCTTTAAATAACAACGATAGTCTGACCAAAGACAAAAAAACACAAATAAGTCAAATATACAGTCAAACAAACTGGAATAACCAAAAAAATACCTTTGATGGTAAAGTAAAATTAAATTGATATGGCTCTACAATACTTCAATAGATACAATCAGTTTTTGGTAAACGGTGAACAAATTATTGTTCCTTTTGTTAAATTGGATACAAAACCTTCAGATAAGAACTATATTTATAAAGTTGGTCAGTCAAGGTTGGACAAGATTTCCCAACAATATTATGGAACTCCTTTTTTTGGCTGGTTAATATTGGCCGCAAATCCACAATTTGGTGGAGAAGAATGGAATATTCCTGATGGATCAATTTTAAAAGTACCATTTCCTTTGGTTGGTTCTTTACAAGATTATAAAAATGCAATAGAAAATTATTATTTTTATTATGGCGATTGACAATGAAAATATTTTAGTAGACTTTGATTACCAAAATATCATTATTATTGACCCTAATAAAATTATTGATAATGATGGAAATGTAAAAGAACGTGCAGTCAAACATGAAAACTTGGTAATGTATGCCAATTTGGAATGTAAAGTTCTACCAAGGACCAAATTAATAATTGGTGCAACACCAAATAACACAGACCTACAAACACTATCAATTGCTTCTATCAATTTCCTTAATCCTGGACAAAAAAAATTTTTAGATAATAGTTATACAGATCAACATACAGGAAAAGGAACTCTTAAAGGTGAAGGAGTTAATCAACCAAGTCAAACTGCGGTTGTGAACCCTAAAAACTCAAACGAATTTTATCTCAACCAAACTTTTTTAAGTGAAGGTAAAAATCAAGTTACTGACACAGGTTTAATGGGTATTAAAAGTATTCGAGTTTCTACAGAAATGAGTTTGAAAACAATGGTAGATATTTCGTTGGTTGATATTAGAGGTAGGGCATTATTTGAATTGGCCGATGCTTCACCATATGGAGTGTTTTTTCAATTCCCATATCCACCATTTACGTTAACAATCAAAGGGTGGTATGGTAAGGCCGTTAGGTACAAACTTCAACTTTTGGATTTCAAAAGTAAGTTTGATGCCGAAACGGGAAATTTTAATATTGATTTAAAATTTCAACCATATCAATTTACAGTTATTAATGAAATAAAGTTATCCGATACTCTTGCTTTACCACATATGTATGAGGCTAATACAACTTTAGTATCTACGCCGAATACAGTAACACAAAACAATGTTTCTACAAATGCAAAATTAACAAGGGGATATCAAAAAATAAGGGAAGTATATAAGGAATATAAAAAGAAAAAATTGATTGATGAAAATCTACCTGAGTATACTGTTTATGAATTTAAAGAAAAATTAAAAACGTTTATCACTGATATTCTTAACAATTATCAAAATCAAGAATCATTAAGCGCTTTAACAAATTGTGAAGTTTATTTAAACCAATTAAGTGAATTCAAAAACACAATATATTATAATAAAGATTCATGGTATAACACAAATTTATATGTACAAGCGCCTATAGTTTTAAGTTCATATACTTCAAATAATACAGTAACATATGTTAAAAACTTCAGGTATAAAAAAGAAATAGAAGATGATACTGGATTAAAAAATGCTGCTTTTGCAAAATTGAATAGTATTATATCTGAAAATTTAGATAAATTAAGTAAAAACCCGACATTTGGTACTAGTCAAACCTGTAATTATACTATAAAAGGTGTACCAACTAATTCTAGTATCCCATTGAACATAAGTATAAAGGATTTTTATTATGATAAAACTGATAATACTATATTAACAAGTGATCCTATTGATTATAAAATATCGTATCAGTACGCTTATAATACTTCACCAAGTGGAAGTACTGACCCAAATTTTATAAAGTTTAAAACAGACTTACAAACTTCTTTACCAAGTCAAAGTTACTTTGTTTTTGATGGTATAACCGAAGGGGACAAATCTTTTATAGAAAAAATAAATGATTTAGAAAAAGAATTAAAAACCAAAAAAACCCAAATTGAAAATGATTTAACAAATGCGCTGAAGGATACCCTTGAATTAAATTTAGGGTTCAAACCCACAATTAAAAACATGGCGGGTATTTTGATGGCCAGCGCCGAAGCCTTTTTAAGAATTTTGGATGAAGTACATAAAAACGCATGGAACAAAAGGGATGATCCAACAAGAAGACGGGCAATACTAGATAGTGTATCAAATAGTGCTTCGGTTGACAGACCTAAAATTGCAAGAGCAAATTCTCCAGTATTTCCATGGCCACAATTTATAGTTGAAGACAATTCAAATCCTTCCAAAACAACATATCAAGTTAAATATCCTGGTGACTATCCCGCAGAAACTGGATCAAATGATTATACAATTTGGCCTGAAGTAGAATTTGTTGAAGAATATTTATACGGGTTTACTCAAAGAAATACCAATACAAACTTTATAACAACTCAAAACCAAAGAATTAATTTACCATACACTTCTTTGAATTCTGTTGAGTACCCACTTACGTTCGAATTGTTTTCAAGTACTGAAGATGTTAAATTTATATATGAAATATATGAAAGGGTTCTTACATACGCTTTTTATTCTAAACTAAACCGACAAGGTAGTGATGAAAATTCTGTGTATAATGTTATCATGGACATGGAAACACAGAATATAAAAAACGCTTTGAGTACAGATAATCCTTTTCTAATACAACTTCTGAAAAGTTATAATTTTAACGCATTAAATTTTGAATTGATATTAAAACATATTTCAAATGATGGTAACGGTGAAAGTTGGCAAAACTTCAGAAGGGGTATATATAACACACCATACTTGAAAAGTGTTACAGAAACTCCATTTTATTTATCATCCTTCGAACCACCAACACAACCTGTTGTTGGGGATTCTTCTAAAATAACAAGTTTTTTGGCCACAACAAAAAATAATGATTTTGACAACACAGACATTTATCCATATGTAAATGTTGATTGGATTAATAAAAACTTGGCGAATTCCCTTAGTGTACAAAATGACGCAAAAAACGCTTTTAACACTAACCAAACTATATTTTATAATACGGATATAGTACAGACTGCCAACTTTAAACAAAACAGTGATTCTGATTTTGTAAGACCATTCACGTATTTTTATAAGACAGCACCTTCTGATCCATCTAACACTGTCACAAGTAGGGACACATTGTATGCTTTATATGAAGATAGAAGTAAAAACTATGATAAACAATATTTCACTGAAGGTAATGTAAATTATATACAGTATGAAAATGAACTGTTATATAATCAAACAACTTCATTGTTGAACACACCTTATTTTGCTAATGCAATATCTGTAGGTGTACAGAATTTTAGAAATAAAAATTTGTACCCATACAAGGAGGCGGCATACCTATTTTTAAACTCGTTACCACTAACAACACTTAGGGAAAAATACAAAACTCTTGATGGACCCGCAGTAAAAGAATTGGACTACATGTTTGCTGCGTTTAAAAAGTTTGGGTCGGTTCACAGGTTACCATACGCTTGGGTTTTAAAATATGGGTCTATTTGGCACAGATATAAAAATTGGATTGAAACAGGATTTGACTTTATGACAACTCCTTGGGACAATTTTAACGCAAACGAAAACTTTGACCCAATAACACAAAATCCCGCAAAAATATATAACTTATCTGGTTTTACATCAATATCAAATCAACCTGTTGAAATATCATTACAAAGAGATATAACTTCAGGGTTTTTGACGGCAACCAAAATGGATTTAGGGTTTTATCCAAAATTGGCAAATGACTTCAATTTATTTTACAATGGATTAGAACTATATGACACATATACAGATTTAGAAATACAAGAAACTATTGATAGTAAAAAATTATATCTGAACTTGTCGGACAATTCCTTACTTAACTATGATTTTGGATTTGATCCGGCAGATCCAAATAGAGCTTTGAATATATCAACCTTGTCAACTTTAGTAAAGGACGATTTAAGTGGAGACTATTTTATTACACCTTCTTTTGGTTTGAGTTTTAATCAGACAAAATACGAATGTTTTTCAGGGCCCGCAGGACAAGAAAAAATTAAGACGGAAGTTAAAAACAATCCCGCGGTGTTCAATGGATCGGTGAGAATGTTTTGGTCAATGCCTAATTATGGATATTTTGACAACAATAGATTAGGTATCAATTCACCTGATGAATATCTTAAAAGTATGATTCTTGACAAACCAAACCAAGAAAATTTTTCATTAAACGGTGACATAACAAAGTACACAAAAATCGATGAAGTATTTTCTATTTTTGAAAAAAGAGTTTTGGACCTTTTTGAAGAACACTTTTTAAATTTTTCAAAATGTAAGTACGACTACGTAAATATAATTAAAAGACCTGAAGGTAGTCCAGCATCAGAAGATTCTATTTTGATAAAATATAGAAATTTTCAGTTATTGGCAACGGAAATGTTTAGAATTAATAAAACAAACTTTTTGACAGAAAATGTAAGTGATGTTGCAATTGAACAGGTTAAGGCAAGCCAGTTAGTTTCAATACATGATTTAATAGAAAAATTTATTAACTATGATGTTTTATTTGATAATGGTAACCCATCATTTTATAACAAAAGAGTTTTTTACAGTTTAACCAACCTTCCATTAGTTGATAAAATTGTTCCCAAATCATACTTTGTTGATACACCATATTCACTACCATCATTAAATGGTACCACAACTTTAGCACAATCACAAAATGCTTATCCTGATGAATGGAGAGCCTTAGAAACATATGTAGGGTTTTCAACCATACCTAATTTAGTTTATACCGATCAAGGTTCATTTATAACAGATTTTTTTATTGATCTAGATATTGCTTTTTCAGTAGACAATATTCGTGATTTTGCACCAATTATAAAAATATTTGCAACACAAAAGTTAACTGACAATACTTTTAATGAATTCAAACTAAGAAACTACTTAATAAATTACTTTGAAAAATGTAATTTGTTTAAGAATAATATTATTAATACTTTGATGCCTGAAGTACTAAAAAGTTTACCAAACCAAATTATTACACCACAACCTAACAAGGCAAACTACACAGGTAACATAGGTAGAATTGAAACATGGGAAAAAATAAAGGCACTTAATGACAAGTGGATTGCTGGAAATGATTATAAAGAAAATTCATTATTTGAAGATTTTTTATTTTTAGATAGAGCGTCAAGAAATATTGGTGGTGAAGTTTATTGTGACGTTGTTCTTTGGAAAGATAAATTGGAAGAATCAATATTAAAAGTACCTGATCGTCCATTATGGTTGATATTAAGAGAATTAATTGAAGCGTCTGGATTTACTGTTTTGGATTACGCAGGATACGTAAACTATTATGATGTAAATGATGTTACGGTAAGACCTAATCCATCTAACCAAGGCTCAACTTCCATTGCTAATGACATATTTGGAACTTTTTTGAATGTTGATTTTAGAAATTCGAAAAGTAAAATAGTTTGTACATTCGCTAACGAAGCTAGTAAAAACTTAGATATCCCTAATAGTGATTTTAGAAACGACGTTTTCCAACTTAACAGACAATCTGAAAATCCACTTATTGAAAATCAAAGTAAAAAACAAGATTGGGGTCAGTCGAACAAGTTAGTTGCATTCAACTTGGACATCGGAAGACAAAACCAAGGGGTTTTTACAAGTTTTGATGTAAACATGAATTCGGGTCAAAAAACTGCCGAAGAAATACGGATGTTAGAATATACCGCAAATCAAGCAGGAGGTATAAATGTAACACCTCAAAGTCAATCTATGTACAATTTTTACAAATATAGAGTTTATACTTGTGACGTTTCTATGTTTGGAAACGCACTTATTCAACCAAAAATGTACTTCAATTTGAGAAATGTACCAATGTTTTCGGGACCATATCAAATATTAAATGTTTCTCACACAATTGGAGTTGGAAGTTTCACAACAACATTTTCAGGAACAAGACAACCCGTATATGAAATTTCGGCTCAAGATTCTTATTTACAAACTATATATAAAAACTTTGTTACTCCACTATTAAACAAGGCGAAAACTAGTACAAGTTCAAACATAACAACAAATATTATTGGACAACAGACATCTAAAATGGCTACTGTAACAGGACCAAATACACCATCATCATCTCAGTGTGGTCAAAGTTTGGTGTCACCGTTTGATACTTTTGTTTATAGTGCATCAACACAAACAAGTATTGCAACAAGTACAGTTGTAAGTAATATTAAAAGTGTTGTTAATTTAATACCTAATAATAATTTACTTACTACAAATCAAAAAATAGCTTTAAGATACATGACATTCATTATTGGATATATTTCTAACTATGATGGTACCACATTTAAGATAGATTCTAATAACTTTGGTAATGTCCCACTTAACCAATCACTATTAGGTGACAACGATACTTATGTAAAAAGTAAAACAAACAACTATTTCTGTCAGACTAATTCAAGTAATCAAGTTATTCCTGTTGGATATTTTAATAACGTACAAGACCCAATTTACGTTATTGCTAACAAATTTATCAATTTATCTAAATCAGGTGGGGACCCATTCTTGTCTAATCTACAAACAACACAAATATTGGCAAGTAATATACCACAAACAACACTTCAAGAGTTTTCCAAGTTGTACATCACACAGTGGCCAAATATTGTTGACCAAAATGTTTACAATCAACTACAACCATCTGATAAAGCAACATTGGAATCGAAAATTAAAGCAGCAATATTATTGGCGAACGCAAATGGTTTGAGTTCTTAAACATTTTACTAAATTGATATATTTATAAATAAACAATTACTATGAGTAACACAAAATTAATTTTAGACAACTATTTAGGTAAAAATACTAGAATTTCTGAAAAAGACATGGGAGATGGAACTAAACAAGTTTGTGACTTGGATACAAACGAATGTTACGTTTTAAGAATGAAAGATGGTCTTATAGAAAGAGTAGATAATACTATGAATAAATTTAAAAAAATCCAGGTTGAAACAAAATCAGGAATAAAAACATTATTAAACGGTTAAGAAATGGGATTAGACAAAAAAATCTTGGAAGAAATTAGAAGGGTAAATTATATTACAAATTATATAACCGAACAAGGGGCTCCTGAAGATCCTTTGGCTGATTTAGCAGGAGCGCCAGAAGATCCAGCAGCAGGTGGAGTACCAACAGATCCGGCAGCAGGTGGAGCACCAACAGATCCGGCAGCAGGCGGAGCACCAACAGATCCGGCAGCAGGTGGAGCACCAACAGATCCGGCAGCAGGTGGAGCACCAGCGGCAGGTGGAGCACCAACTCCTGTTGATACGGCAACAGATCCTGATGTTGAAGAAGTTGGTAAAGAAGGTGAAGAAGAAGACGAAGAATTGGATATCACCGATTTAGTAACGGCACAAAAAAATATTGAAGACAAACAAGAAGAATATTTCCAAAACTTGTTCAAACAATTAGAGGCTATGGATGCTAAACTAAAGGAAATGGATGGACTAACAAGTAAAATATCTTCAATAGAAGATAAAATTGAAAGGTACAAACCAAAAACACCACAAGAAAAATTAGAACTTAGAAGTTTGGATTCAGGACCCTTCAAACAAAAACTTTCTGATTTCTTTGTAGACAAACAACAAGAAATGGAAAAATCAGGAAAAAATGAATATGTTTTGACAACTGATGAGGTAAAACAATTTTCACCTGGTCAAATCGAAGATTCATTTAATGAATACGGACAAGACGACGACGATATGATGTAATTTGAAAGGGACATTCGTGTCCCTCTCAAAATTTTTAAATGATTATTGACTGCGACACAAATTTTAATTATACTTTCTATTGTAAACTTTTAATAAATAATATATATGGCGACAAACAATGTTTTAGATGCGGTTTTGGCTCAGTATGAGAACTCAAAACAAAGTGGTTCTTCTTCCACTTCAAAAATGTCACAAGAAGAAAGAATGAAAAAGTATTTTGCGGCTTTACTTAAAGATAATGAAAAACAAGCCCAAAAAAGAATCAGAATTTTACCTACAACCGATGGATCGTCACCCTTCAAAGAAGTGTGGTTCCATGAAATCTTAGTTGATGGTAAATGGCAAAAGTTTTACGATCCAGGAAAAAATGACAACGAAAGATCACCACTAAATGAAGTGTATGATGAATTGATGTCAACAGGGAAAGAATCGGACAAAGAACTTGCAAAACAATACAAACCAAGAAAGTTTTATATTGTTAAAGTTATTGACCGTGATAATGAACAAGATGGACCAAAGTTTTGGAGATTCAAACACAACTACAAACAAGAAGGGATATTTGATAAAATTATACCAATCTATAAAGCTAAAGGTGACGTTGCCGACGCTAGTAACGGAAGGGACTTAATTCTTGAACTTACAAAGGCAAAAACCCCAAAAGGTGCGTTCTATACAGTAATACAAACTGTTATGTACGATGATCCGTCTCCTGTTCATTCAGAACAAGAAACTATGGATGAATGGATTAATGATGAGTTGACTTGGGAAGACGTTTATTCAAAAAAACCTACTGAGTATCTTGAAGCAATTGCAAGAGGTGAAACACCAAGATGGGATTCAGAAGCGGGTAAGTATGTTTATTCAAATGATGAAGAATCAAGTGTATCTATTGGTGGAAATAAAACAAGTGTTAATGATGTACAAGATCCACAAGTGAATGATGAAGTGGATGAAGAATTACCATTTTAATTTCGTAAAAAAATGTAACGGGAGCAGTTTATTGTTCCCGTTTTTTTATCTATATTTTTTAAAAAAAATAATATGAATCCATTTATTGCAGAAAAACTTAAAGAAGCCCTTGTAAAAAAATACGAAGCAGAAATTGCCGATGCTGAAGCAAGATTGTATGTTTATTTTACTAATTCAGTTGGTATTGGAGAACATCCACAACATACTGAAGAAATGGACAAACTTGTTGAACAACTTACAAATTCAAATGACAAATTGAAAACCATTACAAAATTTAAAATTTACGAATAAAAATGGCACTTAAAAAAAACGACTTTAGTTCGATAAAGAAAAAGTTTTCATCGGACGCAAAATACAAACCACAAAGATTTTTTGACTTAGGATCTGAATTTCTAGATGCGGTTGGATTGCCAGGTCCGGCAATTGGTCACTTAAATATGTTACTTGGTCACTCGGACACAGGAAAAACAACCGCACTTATCAAAACCGCAGTAGACGCACAAAAGAAAGGTATTCTTCCTGTCTTTATTATCACTGAACAGAAATGGTCTTTTGAACACTCAAAACTTATGGGATTTGAATGTGAGGAAGTTGTGGATGAAGAAACAGGTGAATTGACATGGGATGGATTTTTCCTTTTCAACAATAACTTTGATTATATTGAACAAATCACGGAATACATTAATGATTTATTAGACGCCCAAGAAAAGGGTGAATTAGATTATTCCCTTTGTATCATGTGGGATTCAGTAGGATCGGTTCCTTGTAAAATGACTTACGAGGGTAAAGGAGGTAAACAACACAATGCAAGTGTTTTAGCTGACAAAATTGGTATGGGTATCAACCAACGTATTTCAGGATCTCGTAAGGCGGATTCTAAATACGAAAATACCTTAATCATTGTTAACCAACCTTGGGTAGAATTACCTGATAATCCATTTGGTCAACCTAAGATCAAAGCAAAAGGTGGTGAAGCAATTTGGTTAAACTCTTCTTTGGTATTCTTATTTGGTAATCAAAAAGGTGCGGGAACAACAAAGATCACGGCAACAAAAGATAAGAGAACTGTGAAGTTCGCTTCAAGAACAAAAGTGTCGGTTATGAAAAACCACATTAATGGTCTTGGTTTTGAAGACGGAAGAATTATTGTAACTCCACACGGATTTTTACCGGGTAAAGATACAACAGAAGAAAAGGCATCAATAGAAAAGTATAAAAAAGAATACGCTGACTATTGGAAGGATATTATCGGAGTAGATGGTGACTTTGATCTGAAAACAGAAAAAGAAGAAACTGAGTAACAACAATTTAAGTTATTTTTAAATGACAAAAACACTTTTGGTGGATGGGAATAACCTATTGAAAATAGGATTCCACGGAGTAAAAGATTTTTTTAACGGGACACAACACGTTGGTGGTATTTGGCATTTTTTGAATACACTTAGGAAGTTCTTGGAAGAAACAAACTTTAACAAGGTAGTTGTTTTTTGGGATAGTGAAACATCTTCATCAGAAAGAAGAATTATTTATCCCAAATATAAACTCAATAGAAAAGAAAAAAACGAGCAAGACTTCAAAGAACAGTCATTTGGGGTACAAAAGTTAAGAGTAAAACAGTATCTTGAAGAAATGTTTGTTAGACAGTTAGAAATAGATAGATCTGAAGCTGACGATCTTATCGCTTATTACTGTCAAATATCTAATGACGAAGAAAAAACAATATTTTCAAGTGACCGTGACTTGACTCAACTTATTTCTGAACACGTTACAATTTATTCCCCATCTACAAAACAATACTATAAAAATGGTGACAAAATAAAACTTTATGATGCTGAAATACCACACTTTAATATTAAAACATACAAGATACTTACAGGTGATATTTCAGATAATATTGATGGTATTTTTTACTTGGGTGAAAAAACATTCATAAAGTTATTTCCAGAAATACTTGAAAGTAAAGTTGAATATACCGATATTTTAACTAAAGCTGAAAAGTTGTTATCAGAGGAAAAAGGGAATGTTGCAATACAAAATCTACTTAGTGGTAAAACAAAAGAAGGAATATTTGGTGAAGAATTTTTTACAGTAAATGAAAAAATTGTAGATTTGTCAAATCCTCTTATTACTGATGAAGGTAAAGAACTTGTTAAATTATACTATTCAGAGTCGATGGATCCCGACGGTAGAGGGTATAGAAATTTAATAAGGATGATGATGGAAGATGGGTTTTTTAAGTACCTCCCCAAAAATGATGACGCTTGGGTAAATTTTTTAAAACCATTTTTAAAGTTAACAAGAAAAGAAAAAACAAAATTTAGAAACAGAACAAAAAAGTAAAAATGAAAGAACAAGAAGTAACAAAAGTAGAATTTTTGTTGATGTGTAATGATAACATAGTCGTACAAAGATTTTTTAATGTGAAAGGGTTTAATAAAAATGCCCACAAATCAGAAGAATTTTTCAACTACATAAGAACATTTTGTAATGAACTTAAGTATGATTTGAAAATGAGATCCGTTGTCTACATGTTGGAAAATCAATATGAAATAACGGAAAATCCAGAAGTTCTAAACACATCAATAACCGATGGTGAAGAAAACTTTAACCTTTATATTAAGGTAGAAAACATGACAATTTGTCAGAGAACCTTTGACGCTAAAGTATACCCTCCAAAGGTAAGATATACTGTAGATTTACGCCCAAGGTTAAAACAGGTACTAAGTGACCTTACTGACATTTTTTCAGGTAAAAAATTTAATTATTTTTATCCTCAATTTATTCAAAATTAGTAGTATTTATCATTACTAACAGAAAGAAAAAAATATGGCGACAAACAAAAATTTTGAATATCTCGGTAATAATTTTCAGATTCAATTACTAAATCAAATCATTTTAGACAAAGACTTTTCTCATTCAATTATTGACGTTATTGAAAATAGTTATTTTGAAAATAAGTACTTTAAAATAATCATTCAAATGGTGAAGGAGTATTATAAAAAATATGATCACACACCATCGTTTGATACATTAGAACAAGTTGCCAAATCCGAATTACAACAAGAAACTGCGGTCAAAATCGTTTTGGACACGATTAAAAAAATTAAGGATGCACCTATCGACGGGGTCGATTTTGTACAAGAAAAAGCTTTGAAGTTCTGTAAACAACAAGAGTTACAGAAAGTCATGAAAAAGGCTCAAAAAATTATAGATGGTGGTGAGTTTGAAAACTATGACACACTTGAAGAACTAGTAAGGGACGCACTTTTAGTCGGTACAAAAGATACAAGTATGATGGATGTGTTTTCAAACTTGGACCAAGTCTTAGAAGAAGATTATAGACACCCAATCCCTATGGGAATACCTGGTATCGATAGACTTCTGAAAGGTGGTTTGGCAAAAGGTGAAATTGGTGTTATATTAGCACCTACAGGTGTTGGTAAATCAACAGTACTGACCAAAATTTCGAACCACGCATTTAATTTAGGTTTTAATGTCTTACAAGTGTTTTTTGAAGACAACCCAAAAGTTATTCAAAGAAAACATTTTACACTATGGACAAAGATTCATCCTGACGAATTGTCAGAAAAAAAAGACCAAGTAATGCAAAAAGTTAAGGAAATTAAAGAAACTATGCCAAACGAATTAATTTTGAAAAAGTTACCGTCTGATACTAAAACAATGTTACAAATCAAAAACGAAATCAGAAAAATGATCGCTGATGGTGTTAAAATTGATATGGTTGTTTTAGATTATATTGACTGTATTGTCCCTGATAAAAACTTGGGTGATGAATGGAAAAGTGAAGGTTCTGTAATGCGAGGATTTGAAGCAATGTGTCACGAATTGAACATCGTTGGGTGGACTGCAACACAAGGTAATAGATCTTCTATATCGTCAGAAGTTGTAACTACCGATCAAATGGGTGGATCAATTAAAAAGGCACAAGTAGGACACGTAATTATATCAGTAGCCAAAACATTACAACAAAAAGAAATGAAGTTAGCCACAATTGCAATTACCAAGTCCCGTATAGGGGATGATGGTGTGGTTTTTGAAAATTGTAAATTTGATAATGCAATGATTGATATAGATACAGAATCAACAACAACCTTTCTCGGTTTGGAAGAACAAAAAGAAGAAAGACAACGACAAAGAGTAAAAGAATTACTTGAAAAAAGAAAAGAACGAGAACAAAAACAAAAATCTGAATAAAATAAAATAATTAAATTTTTTTAAAAATGGATATATCACAAAGAATATTAAGTGACATTACAGTGTACATGAAATACGCTAAGTTTCTCCCTGAAAAAAACAGACGAGAAACGTGGGAAGAATTGGTGACAAGAAACAAAGAAATGCACCAAAAAAAATACCCACAAATCAAAGACGAAATTGAAGAAGTTTATCAAATGGTATACGATAAAAAAATCCTTCCTTCAATGAGGTCTTTACAATTCGGTGGAAAACCAATTGAAATTTCACCAAACCGAGTTTATAACTGTGCTTACATGCCAATTGACCACCCTGACGCTTTTTCAGAAACAATGTTTCTATTGTTAGGTGGTACTGGTGTAGGATTTTCAGTTCAAAAACACCACGTAGAAAAACTTCCTGAAATCAAAAGACCAAACCCAAGTAGAACAAGAAGATACTTGATTGGTGATAGTATTGAAGGATGGGCTGACGCAATCAAAGTATTGATCGAATCATACTTAGGTGTTAAATCATCAACTCCTGTATTTGATTTTTCTGATATTCGTCAGAAAGGAGCGTTGTTGGTTACTTCAGGCGGAAAAGCACCAGGACCTCAACCATTAAAAGATTGTATTCATAACATTACTAAAGTATTTGAAAACAAAGTTGACGGTGAAAAACTTTCACCTATTGAAACCCACGACATCGTTTGTCATATCGCAGATGCGGTATTGGCAGGTGGTATTCGTAGAGCGGCTTTGATTTCATTATTTTCTGCTGATGATGATGAAATGATTTCTTGTAAATCAGGAAGTTGGTGGGAATCAAATCCACAAAGAGGTAGGGCGAATAACTCAGCGGTTTTACTTCGTCACAAAGTTACCAAAGAATACTTTATGGATCTTTGGAAAAGAATTGAATTGTCAGGGGCAGGGGAACCTGGTATCTATTTGTCAAATGACAAAGATTGGGGAACAAACCCATGTTGTGAGATCGGTCTTCGCCCATATCAATTCTGTAACTTGTGTGAGGTAAATGCTTCTGATATTGAGTCTCAAGAAGATTTTGAAAAAAGAGTTAAAGGAGCTGCGTTTATCGGAACACTTCAAGCGGGATACACTGACTTCCATTATCTTCGTGATGTTTGGAAAAGAACCACTGAAAAAGACGCTCTTATTGGGGTTGGTATGACAGGTATCGGTTCAGGTGTTGTATTGGGTTATGATATGAAAGCGGCGGCAGTTGCGGTTAAAGAAGAAAACGAACGTGTTGCAAATCTCATCGGAATTAATAAAGCAGCAAGAACAACTACAGTTAAACCATCAGGAACATCATCTTTGGTTTTAGGTACATCTTCAGGTATTCACGCATGGCATAACGACTACTACTTGCGAAGAATTCGTGTGGGTAAAAATGAGGCGATTTACTCTTACTTGGCAATTAACCACCCTGAGTTAGTTGAAGATGAATTTTTCAGACCACATGATACCGCAGTAATTACAATTCCACAGAAAGCACCTGAAGGGTCAATTCTTCGTCACGAGTCTGTATTCCAAATGTTAGAACGTGTAAAGAAAGTATCACAAGAATGGATTAAGTTTGGACATAGAGGTGGTCAAAATTCACATAATGTATCTGCAACAGTTTCAATTAAAGAAGATGAATGGGAATTAGTTGGTGATTGGATGTGGAGTAACAGAAAATTCTACAATGGACTTTCAGTTCTTCCTTACAACGGTGGAACATATACTCAAGCACCATTTGAAGATTGTACACAAGAAGACTTTGAACGATTAATCAAAACTTTATCAGATGTTGATTTAACTAAAGTTATCGAGTTACAAGATAATACTAATTTAAGTGGTGAAGCCGCATGTGCCGGTGGAGCTTGTGAAATAGTATAAGTTATGAATGTTGGGGCATCTAAAGATTGGGTACAAGAACTGTTTGTAAAAGAATTTATAACACCTAAACTTCTTCCTACAGATTTTTATTATGATAATCAAGGTAGGATGGTAATGACAGAATCTTATCATAAAAGAAGAGGTAGTTGTTGTGGTTCAGGTTGTTTACATTGTCCTTATGACCCAAGAAATAAAAAAGGTACAAAGACCTTACAAGAAAATCACTGAGAAATCAGTGATTTTTTTATTTATATAAAAAACCCAAATAGTATATTTATTGAATATGGCAAACGGTATAACTTATGGTATAACCTTCCCCTTTAGAGATTCTTTTGATGGGAAGTATTTAGACTTGACTGACTATGCGTCCGAAGAAGTTAGAACGGACCTTATTCATTTATTATTGACCAGAAAAGGGAGTAGGTATTATTTACCTGATTTCGGAACAAGGTTGTATGAATATATTTTCGAACCACTTGATGGACCAACTTTTGCTGAAATAGAAGCTGAAATTAGAGACTCTGTTGAAGAATTTATGCCGGGGGTACTTATTACAAACATAACAATTACAGACGCATCCATGGATGAAGAAAATAAAGGTACGTTTATAAATGGTGATGATCAAAGAGAATTTACAGTACCTAACATATCACAAAAAGAACATACGGCAAGAGTTAAAATTGATTACAAAATAACTTCAGATTCGTTCAATAGTTCTGATTTCATTATTTTGAATATTTAATATATATGGCAGAAAAGAAAATTTCATACACGGTAAGGGACTTCCAAGGAGTAAGGACTGAATTAGTCAACTACGTCAAAACTTACTATCCTGAATTAATTCAAAACTTTAATGATGCATCTGTTTTTTCAGTTTTGATGGACTTGAATGCTGCGGTCGCGGATAACCTTAATTTTCAAATTGATAGGAGTATCCAAGAAACAGTTTTACAGTACGCTCAACAAAAAACATCACTTTTTAATATCGCTAGAACCTACGGATTAAAAATACCGGGACAAAGACCTTCGATATCTTTGGTTGATTTTTCAATCACTGTTCCTGCCTTTGGTGACAAAGAAGATATAAGATATTGTGGTATTTTAAGACGTGGAACACAAGTCAACGGTGCTGGACAGTCTTTCGAAACGGTATATGATATTGATTTTTCTTCGCAATATAATGGCGAAGGACAACCTAATTCCCGAATTGTTAGACCTAACGTTGATGCAAATGGTACGATAATTAATTATACAGTAACTAAACGTGAAGTTGTGTTAAATGGTTTAACCAAAGTTTTCAAAAGAGTAATTACCCCTAATGATGTAAGACCATTTTTTGAACTTTTCTTACCCGAAAGAAATGTTTTAGGTGTTACAAGTGTTATTGTTAAAGATGGTTCACAATATAGTAACGTTCCTTCGGATCAAGAGTTTTTATCACCAAATGGTAGATGGTATGAAGTAAGAGCTCTTGTTGACGACAGAGTTTTTGTTGAAGACCCAACAAAACCTTCTGACGCGCCAGGAATAAAAATTGGTAGATATATAAGTACAAGTGACAAGTTTATAACAGAATATACACCCCAAGGGTTTTTAAAACTTACATTTGGTGGTGGTAATAATTCCGCAGAAGATCAATTGCGTGAATTTGCAAGGAACGGACAATCAATAAACATAAATAAGTATGTTAATAATTTAGGGTTAGGAAACACTTTAAAATCCAATTCAACCTTGTTTATACAATATCGAGTTGGGGGTGGTGTTGCAAGTAATGTTGGAATTGGTGTTATAACACAAGTTCAGAGAAGCAACTTTTTTGTAAACGGTCCATCTGAAAACATAAATACAAGTGTGGTTAATTCCCTAAGTTGTACAAACCCAATAGCCGCGGTTGGTGGGGCGGGAGCACCAACATTGGAAGAAATCAGAAACTTTGTTTCATTCAACTTTTCAGCTCAAAACAGAGCGGTTACAGTTAATGACTATGATTCAATATTAAGAAACATGCCTTCCCAATTTGGAGCACCATCTAAAGTATCGATAGTTGAAGAAAATAATAAAATAAAAATCAAACTTCTATCTTACGATTCTAACGGAACGTTAACATCTATTGTACCTAACGCACTTAAAACTAACATCGCTAATTACCTGTCAAATTATAGAATGATAAATGATTATGTTTCTGTAGAAAGTGCTAATGTTATTGATTTAGGGTTTGACATATCTGTGGTTTTAGATTCATCACAAAGTCAAGGATCAATTATTGCAAAAATAGTTGACATAGTATCAACATATATGTCACCGACATCAAGACAACTAGGTCAAAACGTTAATGTATCTGAACTAAGAAGACAAATTCAAACAGAAAACGGGGTGTTGTCTATATCTGATATTCAAGTTTTTAATAAAGTTGGAGGACAATATTCATCATCACAAACTTCACAACCATATTCAAATCAAGCGACAAAACAGATTGAACTTATTTCAGATACTATCTTTGCAGAACCAACTCAAATCTACCAAGTAAGATTCCCAAATAAAGATATTAGAGTAAGTGTGGTCAATTTATCTACAGTTACATTCTCTTGATAATTTCCTTTTCTCATAAAACGATTATTTTTCTAAAATAGGAAATAAACTATTTATCAAGAAAAGAAATTAATGCCACATTCATATAGAATTAGAACCAATATAGGTGTTGATAAAGCTGTAAATTTGAAGTTCGAACAAGATTTTGATTTTATAGAAATTTTATCGTTAAAGTTAACACAAGCCGAAGTTTATGAAAGAAGATGTTCAGACTACGGGGTAATTGCTGGAAGGGTTTCTGTGAATGGTGGTTTCGGTTTAGCAAATGCTAAATTATCTGTCTTCATACCGTTAACTAATGAAGATGAATTAAATCCTATAATTAGTGAATTATATCCCTATAAAACATTAAATAGTAGAAATGAAGACGGGTATAAATACAATCTACTACCTAAATCACCAGAGTATCCTGGCCACGTACCTACAGGTAGTTTTTTCGATAGGGATGAGGTAATTTTAGAAAAATCTATAATAGAAGTTTACGATAAGTATTATAAATATACTGTAACTACAAACGAAAGTGGTGACTTCATGATTTTTGGAGTACCAACAGGGCAACAAACATTGGTTTTAAATCTTGACTTGTCCAATATCGGTTGTTTTTCTTTGACACCCCAAGACTTGATAGATAGTGGTTTTGCAGTTGAAAGCCAATTTAATGGATCACAATTTAAATCTTCAAACAATTTAAATGAATTACCACAAATTATTACTTTAGTTAAGCAAGTCAATGTTGAACCCCTTTGGGGTGAACCTGATATTTGTTTTATTGGTATCACAAGACAAGATTTTGATCTTTCACAAGAAATCAATTTAACAATCAAACCAAGTGCTGTATTCATGGGGTCAATAGCGTCAACCCAAGATGATCAGGCACTTAAAACTACCTGTAGAGTACCAAGTGCTGCCGGTAGTTTTTGTTCATTAAAGGCAGGACAAGGAAGAATATCCGCAGTCAGACAAACTATTGCTGTTGATGGTAATGGTTATCCTATTTTGGAAGAATATCAAATTGAACAAGGGGGTAAAGTTATAGACGGGGACGGAACTTATCTTTTAAAAGTACCTATGAATTTGGATTACATAACTACTGATGAATTTGGTAATCAAGTTATATCATTAGACCCAACAGTTGGTATACCTACTAAAGGAAAATATAGATTTAAAATTAGTTGGCAAAATGATGGAGGAGCTCAAAGCGATGTCTTAAGAGCTAATTTTTTAGTTCCGAACATCAAAGAATATGGTTGGGCATCAACAACACCTAATGCAGACCCAACTTTGGGTGTACCTTTGAATTACTCTGTATCAATACCGGGTACAACGACAAGTCAACCATCCGCATTAGTTTTACCAGCACAAACAGGGGGACTTATTCTTCAATCTTTTGTTAATACAGGTGACGTATCGGTAACAATAAACGGTGTTCCTTACACAGGTAGTTTAACATCAATTCCTATAAACTCACCAGGTTCAGTGATAGGGATAAATTCTACTGCGGTTGACACAACCCAAACACAAGATTTCCAATTCACGTTTTATGATCAGGCAACTTATGACTCTTTAAGGTCTTATGCTTTTAGTTTGGATTGGGACGATTATGGTGATTCGTCTATGATTCAAGAAGCAATTAATTGTGAAGACAGATTTTATGAATTTAACTATAATAAAGTTTACACAACGGCCATGTTCTTGGATAGATACAAAAATGGTATTTGGAAAGCAAGACATTTAGGTATTAAAGAAATTGACGACAGAGAATGTATATCAACAAGCAATCCATTTCCAGTCAATGATGCAGTACAAAAGTTTGATTTTATTTATTTTTTGGGGATGTTGTTGTTAAACATACTCACATTTCCAATACTTGTTCTACTTTTTGTCGCTCACTTTGTAGCTTGGATATGGCCTGTTATTAAGTGGGTTTTAGTTATTCTGTGTATATATTTTCTCTATATCCAAGTTCGTGAAACTATAGACGCAATAAATTCAGCACTTGAAACTGCCGCTGCGGCAATTCCTGGTGGACCAATAGTGAATATAGGTGCAATTCTTAGAGCTGCTTGGCAAATATTACAGGCCGTTTTTAAGTTAGCGTTGTATTTGGTTTTCTTTGCGTTTGTAATAGTATTCATAATAAGATTGAAAGGATTTCCAAGAATCGGATTACCAATGATATCTTATCCAGAATGTAACGCTTGTGATTGTGCGTGTAATAACGCCGAACTTGATGATGATTTTGATATCAGTTCCGTCACTCAACAAATAAATAATGAATACAACAATCAACAAACACAAGCCGGTAGTCCCGCTCAAACAACAACAGATAATACTTTTTTAGCCCCGTTGAGTTCACCAGCAACCTATTCCTTGGCTGAACACCCAAACTACCTTCAGAACGACCCTAACGATGATATTGATCAAAATAATAAAGGTAAATTTTATTGTGGTGGTAGTTTACAATATAAGTCTTTAATCAACAGAGTCACAGCTCAAGAAATAACATCTGATGTTTTGTCACAAGCTCTTTTAGATTATCAAAGAATATTTTCAGGTTATGACCTAATAGATTCAACAAACAAATATAAATTACATGCACCACAACCATTCTTGTTTGCTGCCGATAAAACCGCTGGACCTGATGAAAGATGGTTTGCTTATCCAACACAAGAAACGTATCCACAAAAATTGAATGAATTTAATACAAGGGACAAGTATTTTTATAGCAACACTTCTAATACACCAAATAGTGGTGTTAACAAAATAAAAACAACAGTAAACCCTTCTTTACCCTTACCAAGCCAACCATTTGAAGATCAAGTTCTTGTTGTTGTTGCTAAAGCCGGCATGATTCAACAACTTGGAATAGGTGAAATAATATCGTTCCAAGACCCAACATTATCCAACGGATGGATCAATTTGACAGGGGCAACACAAAACCAATTTAATAATACGGCAATTACAGGTACTACTTCGACAGGAAATACAACAACACCTATTGTAAAAACAATTTCATATGCGGACCCGTCACAAAACGGATCGGTTTCATTATCGAGTACAATTTACCTATTGAATACGGGCCAAACAGAATCTTATCTTCAATATCCTAATGATATAGAATACTTCCAAGTTATAACAGGATTTACTTATAATAGTTTTACGTCAAATCCTAATTTTAGTATTGCTGACTTACAAAAATTTCCTAAAAAATACTTATTTCATGAAATAGGATATGTGTATGAAGACGAATGTAATCCAAATACAAATAATTTCCCAATAATCAAAAATTCAGGTAGAGCGATTGATAACATCGCAACATCATCACGAAATTCATATGAAATTATAATCCTAACAAGGGGTGTTGATCCTCATACCCCAAAACAAGAAATTGAGTATGATTTATCGATTATATTCGGTAATGCATCTTATGGTGTAGGACCAATAGTTACGGGACAATATTATTTGAACTACCCAATTCAAGCGGTCCCAACACAAGTTAAACCTGTATCACATGATACATTAGATAATACAACTGTTAATTTATACTTCCCGTCATTTACATTTAATTTAACACCTGGACAGTATACACCATTCACATCTACGTTACCATACTATTATTTATCAACTGATGACAATTCAGGATCATACACTCCTGACCCCGTCTTTCAAACTGTTTCTGTCATATCTTCCGTACCATATAACTTATTCACTACAGCACCATACAATTATGTAATACCTAAATATGTACAAGACTATTTTGTTGGTGGTACTTTTATTGGATCCCAAAGTACCTCAGGACCATCATCACCAATTTATATATTCAAAACTACAGTGGGACAAAATAGTGATTATGGTACTTCACCAAGTGGATACAACGGATTATACTCAAGAGCATATTATAGATACTTGGCGGGTTCTGTAAACTTTTTAGATGAAACTAATTTGGTGATGAGAAGCGATAGATTACCAACATCTTCTAGAACTGAAGAAGGTAACTCAAGTGAAACATCATATGCACTTCACCAAAATAGTAACTTCTACTTTTACAAAGGTGGTGGAGTACAAAATAACCCAAGTGTTTCGGCACCAGGAACACCTCCAACAGGAATTTATGCAGATTCAACACCATTAGTTACAGGATTGACTCAAACACTAACATGTGAAGGTATGGTTGCTCTAAAATGTTATTCAGGAACCGGTACAGGTATAACTGTAAACACCAATTGTGACATACCGGCCAACCGCGTTGTTAATGGATGTTATTGTCTACTTAATAAAAAATACATAAGCCAATATGATGAAGATGTTAAGTTATTTTTAGAATGGAAAGTTAGATATCTAATTATGTTAGCGGCATGTAGAGGGGTTTTTGGAAGAGTATTTCAAAACAATTGGATTAATGGTTTTCTATATATGCCTTCATTTAGTAAAACATCTACCTACGGACCTGGTACAATAACAAACCCAACTTACAATTATTGTAAAGACACGATTGTTTATGAAGATGCTCAAAATAGTTTTTATTATAGATCATCACCATGGGATAGATTTATAAACCAATTTATAGGTAAACCGGCACCAACACCTCCAAACAACATATTATCTGCTTTTGTTAGTAATCCAGGATATAACACAAAACAACTTCAAAGTCCTACTACAATTGTCGACTTAGGACCAAGAGATGAATTTATAAATCAAGTATGTAATAACGAAAATTTAGAAGGTTATTATGCTAATCAACTAAAATCAACTTCATATAGTGACGATTCTGATATTATGCAAATGGGATTCATTTCTAGATTACTCAATCAAACTATAATACAACAAATGTTCCCTATTGCAACAAACGGAAATCAAGGAGAAGGTATTGGAATAATTCAGTTTTTCAATAGTAATCGTGGTGGGGGAAGAATTGATGGAGATTTTGCACAAGCACTATCAACAAACAGTGAATTCAAAGTTACGCCTTATTTGAATGAAAATTACCCGAACAATTATCTTTTCATAGGTGATGACGCACAGTCACCATCGAAACCTTTGTTTGGTATTTTCTTTCAGGCAAATAATAATGAAACAATATATAGAAAACAGCTATCACCTGGTGTACAAACTTACAACTTGTCACCATTTGTTGGTTATACATATGGATACCCAACAACACAAGAAGTACCTTTTTACAAGTGGCAAATAACAAACCCAACTACTTTTATTTTTGGAACTGAAAATAACAATTGGTATACGGCACCTTTTACAACTACAGGTGGTTTTTATAAAAACAAATATCAATCTTTAGACTTCCAAACATCAGATTATTTTAAAACAACAACGACACAAGAAGGTCATATTACCAACTTTACCCCAGGACCTAACCCAACAATCGCTAACGTCACATATGGTGCACCAAACACACCTGGTGTTGACCCTGTTTTAGTTGGGGCACCCTTCCATTTTTATTTCGGGTTAAGTAATGGTTACACGGCACTTGACAGATTTATTAAACTTTATGTAAACAACAAAAATACTAATGGGTAATAATGAAAACATACAAATATTGTTAGGTTCTAAAAAAAACAAAGTATCATCTGATGTTGATATGGCGATAAGGGTTCCTTTGAATCAAACATTTAAACAACAAGTTGAGTACGATAGAACGGAAGAAATTGACTTGGCACAGTTATATCAAAAAGAAAGACAAGAATCAACAATTTTTAGACCAACCACTAAAATTGTTTTTCTTTTCAATAACAGTTATAGTGGTAGTACTTCATATGTACCTTTCAGGGATAATTTATATTACACTAATTCAGTTGCAAACGCGATCACATCAAGTGGTAACCCAAACGCACCTTGGGATGGATTTCCACAGTATACAGAATTTGACTTCATAAGAACAGACAACAATATTAATGGTTATACTACAGGACCAAATAGTCATATTAGTTTCATAAATAAAAGTGCCACTTCATATAATTGGATGTATTATTTAACTTATCCACATTTAAATGTTGATAGACAATTATATGCCGACGATCAAAACACATCCAACACTTGGACATGGCAAGCATTTGATGGTATACCATTTATAATTGAAAACAATTCACTTTATGGAAATGATGTAATTTCTTTCAGATGTCCTATGAAACATGGGTTATCTGTTGGTGAATATGTAAAACTCAATTTCAACTATAACGGTGTTGATACTTTTCAAGTAACATCACTTGGTAATCAGAACTTTGGGTCTGGTGAATTTATTTTTAACATTCAAAATATAGGTTATTTACCACCAACATTTAACAACGGTACAACAGGTACTTTTAAAAGAGTTATAAATAATACAAACGAAATTGACACAACTTCGAATTATTATGTTAGAGTACATAAAATATTAACATCAATTAATGATTCTGTATTAGTCAACGCTGGCTTCGAAAAAAATGTTTTTGGTAAAGTTACAAAATATGAAAAGGCAGTATTAACCCCAAATAATTTGAATAGATCTTCAATCAAACAAGGTAATGATACTTACAATTTATTATTCAATAATGACATCAATATAGAAGGATTAAGAGATAATCTTAATAGACCAATTAGCGAATTGTTTTTTAGTTTTATTTGGAAAGGTTATTTTGGTTGGACTTTAGGACCAAACACTAACCTGAAAGAAGGTTATGAGTTTAATCTACCTTTGGAAAATAACCAACCAAGTGTTTGGTGGGATCAAACAAATACGTTATCTAATACTAATTTACCAATAAACACTTACGTTTCTAATGGTAACACGTTTTACTATGTTGAAAATTTGAACTTAGGTGATAACATTAATGGGGATTTTTGTGAATTCAACCCATATGATCAAACAGAAAGAGTAATTTCTGATGTATACCAAAAACTAATATTCAATAACAACTATTTCAGTGCACCAACACTTTTAGCGCCAAATAACCCATTAGGATATTACTATAAAGTACATCACCCAATGACAATAAAGGTATTTTCAACATCGATAAATGATGAAGGATATCAAAATATTAATTTAGTTCCTGATTACGCATACTTTTCAACCACAAGTCAAACTTTCAGATGGAGAGATATTTACCCATATGGGTATAAAGACAGTGAAGGTTTCGGTGTTGACTATCCTTTTTTGAATGGAAGTCACTACCCCTACGACCAAATTATATTTAGGTTAGTTGGGGATGGAAGTAACGTTGACGGAACTCTATTAAATAATCAAAATGTAATTGCAGAACCTACTATAGATGATTGTGAATAATTATAAAATATTGAATAAACCTACTGATAAGTTCATTAACATTCCTGTTGAAGTAAAATGGGATTTACAGGGTAGTGATGATGCAATTGATGAATTTGTAGCCGAAACAATTGATGAAGTGATTGGAAAGGAAAATGATTTTGAAGTTGCAAGATTTTCACATAAAAAACATGATAGTAGTGATAGAACCGACATAAATTATGATTTTGGATTTTTTGACCAAAACTTAAATATTTGGAATTCGTCTTATCTTACTGAAGGTTTTACTGTGAATGAAGTTTATTATTATACAAAACCTTTTACCAAAAGCTTCTTTAAGTTGGACTTGTATGATACAAAGGATTCTGCGACACAAAAAAATTATCTAACAATAATACTTCCTGTGCAACAGGGAAAATTAGAAACAAATGTGGTTTTGAGTCCATCAATACCTAATGTAGATATCAAGAAACCTGAATACCTTTTGGACTTTATAGGTGATAAAGAAGGTTTTTTTATTTATTGGCTCAGAAGTAGGGATTTTATAAACATAGACACCTTTTATATGAGTGCTAAATTCTTCAATGGAAGAACAGGTAGTTATGTTGTAATGACAAATACTCAACAGAACAATATTTTACCAAACCAATTCAATTTTGATCCTGCGGAATATTTGTATTATGAGGTAAAATTGGACTATAATGATTTTACATATGTAATTAATGATAACAACGGTAATAGGGTTGGTACAACTACACCGATAAACTGGTTTGAATATATTAACCCATAATGGAAGAACAAAGATATTACATACAAATTGGTTTAGAAGATATTAAAAATAAAATATTTCCTGTTAATTGGACGGGTGATTGTGAAGAAATTATTGTCGAAGATCCTTGTTGCCCAATATCAGGAATAACTTATGTAAATTGTGAAACTGGAACAACTTACGTTTATTCATCTATGACTCAACTATTGTCGGGTGGAACTAACGGTGATTCACTATTGACAGGTTTAACTATACCAATTATGTTAACACAAAGTACCTACGATATGGGTTGGTACTCAGTTTTTGATGGTATGGTTTACCAAAAAGAAACTCTCAATAATTTTATTTTTTCTTCTGACACTATAAATCCATATACATTTTATGTGTACAACACTTCTAACAATGTCTTACAATCAACATTTGAAGTAGATTGGGGGGATGGATCTCCTATAGTACCTATAAATATTTTTGCTCCATCATCCTTAAATCATACTTATCCGGCATCAAACGGTACATATACAATTACAATAAAAGGGACTACACCGTGGGGAATAACCGAAGTTTCTAAAACTATTAATGTACCATACCAAAATATTGTCCCACTTAACCCAAATGGTACAGTAGTTTTTTACCAACAAGGCGGGAATTGGGCAAACATACCAATAAGTTATGATTTTTTATTTAGTGGTGATTCGAATACTAATATCAATGCCTACATAAGCTCAAGTTATGTTGGGGTTCCTTTTTTGGTCACAGGGACTACAAACTCTACATTAAACGATTTGGAACAGTATGGGCCAATACCTTATCCTGTTGGTGTGCAAGTTACTGGCGACACTGGTGTTGTGGGTACATATTGGGGATCAATACCAAATGGATCTTATTCTGCGTACACAATTAATGGTGTTGACTATTGGGACTTGAGTGGTGGAACTACATTATATTTTGTTCAGTCTTCAGGTTTGACACAAAACGACTTAGTTTTATCAGGATTGACTAAAGAAGAAGCATTGATTGGAGTTGCGTATGAACCAGAAATAAGATCAGATCTATTTGTTGAACGAGGTAAAAATTCTGCATTGGAATCAATAGAAAGATTAGGTGAAGTTGATAATATGGGTGATCTTGAAAAATATGGTTATGGATTTTTTAATGTAGAAACTTAAATAATAATATTTATAAAATAACAAACTAAAATTATATGGCAACAGGTACATATGGAACTATAAGACCGGCGGATGTAAGTCCTACTGATGTAGACATAATATTGAATTATACACCATCACGAGATGTTACAAATGATTTCCAATTAACTAAACTTAATTCATCTGCGGTTTTAACACCATACTTTAACAATGCGAATACTGGTGGAAATGCTGGTATAGAAATATTAGGTGGTTTATATAATTTAAGACTACCGGCAAATGTTTTCAATCAACTTGGAATTTACACTTTATATATTAGACCGGCCGAAATTAGAACTAAAATAACTGATTGTGGTATTTTAGCCGCACTTCCAAACATAAAAGGTCTTGTTATAGACATAAGTAATGTACCTGTTGCTTTCAGGGACAAATTTGTCAATCAAGGATTAATTGGATATAGGGTCGAATATCTTCAATCTAATGGTGCTAAAATTCCTAATTTTTTTAGAATTATAACTTCATCATTTTATTGTGAACCTGTTGTACAAAATACAACAAATACATCAACAAGTACTGTAAGATATCAATATGTCAATGGTGTTACAAATTTAATTTTTTGTACCTTGTCACCATCATCGTCCCCATCAAATAAACCAAACGCAACACCATTTATTGGGCAACCCGATCAAGACATTATTATAAGTAATACTTTTTTCAATCCTATTACTATGGAAATTGAAATGGTTGAACATGATATTTCTACTTTAGCAATTGCATTGTTTGGTAATCAGACTAAGTCTCTTAATGACGGTATCTACACACTTTACGATTCACAAAATAACATTTACAAACAGTACAATTTATTTGAAATTAGAGATCAATACAATGAGTTGTTATATGAAGTTAGACAAGATAGAAATAATAACATTGATTTTAGTAAAAACTTTGCAAACATAACACAATAATGGCGGTAATAAAATATAAATGGCCACCTCAAACCGACACAGGAGCGAGTACTTTTTCCGACGACTTGGTTGGTGTACAACTTGTTGCCGGTGGAGGTTTAACTAACGCTAATTTTGAATTCACAACGGGATTAACGGAAAAACAAAATAGGAAATTTAACATAGGTGCCTTTTCTAGTCCAATTAGTTTAGATGATTTGGACCTAAAAAGTGTTGAAGAATCAAAAGTTTTAATTGCAAAAAATTTACAGGTATACCCTAATTTTGATTTAAGTCAAATAACTAATTTTACTTTGTTCGGCTCGTTGACCAAAAGGATATCAACTTCAATAAGTAGAATTATAAATTACTTTCCGGCGGGTATAGAAAGTTTGTCGCAAAATTTGAATTTCCAAACAGGACTTACCGCGGTAAATATGTATTACGATAAAGTTCTTGATGAAACTTATTTAGAATTACCATTAAACAGAATCAGAAATCCTTTTGATATTGATTTTACTACTACAGCTACACGAAATTTTGAACTTAGCGAAATTGAAGTTTCACCCTTAAGAAATCTTACAGTGGAATATCTAAACTATTCAATATTTGTTAATAGTTCAGAATATAATGTAATATTCTTAGATCCTGTTGATGATACTGATACTGTGTTAAAACTTTATGTCACTGGTAACCCATTCAGTGGATTATCAGCTACGACCTCTGACATAGTGTTAAGACCTAATACTTTTTATACGGAAAAATCTTTCAATGACTTTTTTGATGAGGTTGAAAAGTTTCTTCTTAATAGATTGATTCTACCTATTTACACTGCGACTTTTCAAGTACCACAAGAAAATGATGATGGAACTTATTCTACAGTTAACCAAACAATAAGTTGGCCGTTGGACGGTTCATGGAACCTTGATATTAGAACAAATGATTTCGATAAGTATTTGACAACATTGAATACAATTTGTGAAAATTTAGATTCGTACAACACAAATTTAATTTCAAGATTTTTGACCACAGGTGCATTAAAAGAATTTGATACAAGTGATAGAAAAATAGAAAAAGTCTTACAAATTTACGGTAGAAGTTTTGATGAAGTTAGAAAATTTGTTATGTCCTTGGCAAATATGACATCAGTAAATTATAATACTGGCAACGATATTCCATCACAACTTTTGAAAAACTTAGCAGAAACATTAGGATGGAAAACAAATATTTCTCCAATAAGTAATGAAGGTTTGTTGGATTCAATATTTGGTACTAATCAAGAAAGTAATTTTCCTGGATATTCAAGAGCACTTACACCTGATGAAATTAATTATCAATTCTATAAGAATTTAATACTAAATGCGGCATATCTTTTTAAATCTAAAGGTACTAGAAGATCCATTGAAATTCTTTTGAGACTTGTTGGTGCGCCAGAAGCCCTAATAGATTTTAACGAATACATATATATTGCTGATGAAAAAATAAACTTATCACAATTTGATAAACAATATTTAAACATTTCAAGTGGACTTTATGTTCAACAGACCCCTGTATTGGATCCAACGGATATCTTTTCTATCATGGGAGTTCAGTATACTGGGTTTACCTTACAAACGACTGTAAGTGGTGTATCTACAACTAGATTGGACTATCCTATGGACAATCAAGGGTACCCAACGGCACCACAAGAAAATGATGGATACTTCTTTCAAATTGGTGGTGGATGGTTTGAATCAACACCTGATCATCACATGCCAGAACAAGTAGTACCTACTAACCAAGTTTTTGTTGGGCAGAATCCTAATTATCAGACAGTTTTATTACCGTTTAATTACGGGCAAATATATTTGGATAGATACCGTAAGTTTCCATTTATGAGTGTTGGTTACGGATTAAACAAAACTATAGATAATAAAAAAAGTTGGACTATTGATAATGTTGGATTAAGAAAAAGTTCTGACGGAGGGTTCAATGCTTATTATAGGGTTTATGATGAAAGATATGTTGTAAACGTAAAAAACGTAGATGTATTTCTCAATCCAGCCCAAGGGTTAGCTTACGACGTTTGGTCTATGTCAAGAAGATACAATTACCCAATACCTAATGAAGGATTAGATTATGTAGAACCAACTTATTGTAATCCAAATCCAAATGGACCATATCCAAATAGGGGTGGTATAGATTGGACAGAAATAAATCCTAAGCCAAAACAAAAAACATTTTTTGAGTTTGCCCAAACTTTTTGGAAGAACATGATTAATGTAAGGAATAGACAATTTATTACCGATGGTAAAACCGGTGGTTACCCAACTTTACAATCAATTTATTGGAAATATTTAGAGTCTAATCAAACAATCAATATACCTAATGATAATTTCACATATAGAACAATGATCGACTATGTGAATGGTTTAGGGGATTATTGGATTAAACTTGTGGGACAAATGATACCAGCAACAACTTTATTAACATCTGGTGTGAGGTTAGAAAATTCCATATTTCATAGACAAAAATTTGTTTGGAGAAGGCAAATGGGATGTCAAATTATACCAGTACCTTGCAAACCTTGTTCTTTAATTGGTCAACTGTTTGCGGTAGATTGTCCAATACAATCGGCAACATGTCCTGTTTATCCTTGGGGATCTAACCCTTTAATTACATCTTTTGCGGTTGTACTGAATCAACTTCTACAAAATAAAGGATTAGTACAACCTAATTGTGACCCAAATACATTGGAAAGTACTTGGTATGTAGACTTAGTTTTAAACGGGGATTTACTATCACACTATGAATTTTTCACGGGTTACGGAAATACAAGTCCTACAGCTAGTTATCCGTCAAACACGGTTTGGTTGTCGGCTTTACAGTCTGCTTTAAGTAATTTACAATCAGAAGGATTAGATTATGTTATCAACAGTGATGACACTGTCACAATATATAATAGTAACTGTATACCCCTAAGTGTTACCCAAAATTTTGAAATAAATGTTGGGATAAACTTTAATTTACTTTGTATTCAATGAGTTGTGGTTCAATAAATATATTCAATTATTCAATTACGGGAGACTGTGAAAACACAGGATCTGGAGGTGTATCCTTTTCAATAAATGGGGGATCTCCAAACTATACAGTAACTGAATATTCATCAACAGGATTATTACCTACATCGGCAGATACCACATCATATTTTTTTGTAGGTCTTACCGCAGGAACGTATGTTATTGAAATAGTTGACAGTTGTTTAGAAGAACCACTTATTTCACAATTTGTAGAATTCACTATTTCTTCGGGAAGTTGTATTTCTATCCAAAGTCAGGGAACAACGTGTGGACTAAACAATGGTTCTATAACGGCATCGACAACTAATATATATGGAACAGGATATTATTATTTATATGAAATTAATGATGGATACATAACAAGTGGTACCAACTTTAGTAATATTTTTAATAACCTGACACCTGGTTTTTATTATGTTATTGGAGATGATGGTGGTGGATGTACCGGTCGTAGTGAAACTTGTCTAATAAAAGAAACAAACTCGTTGGACTTTGGTTTATATATCGTAAATGATGCTAGTTGTGTGCCAATAGATGGAACCGGAAAAATATTTGTAACAGGTACAACAGGAACTCCACCTTATACATACAATTGGACACCGAATGTTGGACCCCAAACAGGTCCAATTGTTACTGGTCTTACCGCAGGAACCTATTCTGTAACAGTAACCGATAATTTGGGATGCTCAAAAACACAAAGTGTTTTGTTGACAGATGTGCCAAATTTAGGTATTGCCGCTATGTTAACAACAAGTCAACCATCTTGTTTTTCAAATGACGGAGTGGTTGATGTTATTGTTTCTGGTGGAACAGCACCTTATTATTTTTCAGGATCAAACGGAGAAGTTGTTATACAATATAGTAATACATATACCTTTACGGGACTATCAAATGGTGTCTTCACAATTTCAGTCACAGACGCGGGTCTTTGTAATGTAACATCATCAGTTTCCTTGATTACACCAAATGGTTTCATTGTAACATCTATGGTTGTTACAAATTCGAATTGTAATCAAACCGATGGCTCAGTTCATATTGAACTCAATAATGGTCTGGCTCCAGGTAACTATCAGTACACACTCTATGATTATAATAGTAATCAAACAGTTATAACCACAACTTCTATTTGTGATTTTACCGGATTAGAAAGTGGAAGCTATACAATAACAATACAAGATGTACCCAACAATTCAGGATGTATTTATACAGGTTATTTTTCTGTTGTAAATCAAAATAAGTTCGAAATAAGTGTAAGTAATACTGACACAACTTGTGGATTGAATAATGGTGTTGCAATTATTACCGCAACCACAGGAGGAACATTACCTCTAAACTATACATTGTCGGGTGGTACACCTGTTACGACTACAACACAATTAACGAACGTATTTAACAATCTAAGTCCTGGTTTTTATCAAATAACAGTAACAGATTCTGCGGTACCATCATGTTCACAAACTGAATTATTTTATGTTGCTCCGTCACAGAACGTTAATATAAATTTAATTGGTGTCCCACCAGTAATAGGTAATGATGGTGAAATATTCCTTAATATTACAAGTGGTAATCCTCCATTTACAATTACGTGGAGTCCAAATGTTGGATCACAAACAGGACTACATTTAACAGGTTTGTCAAATGGTAGTTATAGTGTTTTGGTTACAGATAGTGACGGATGTATTTCATCGGACATAATATCATTACAAGGCACTGAATTAGTTACAACTTACGCGTCTTTTAATTTGTGTACCGATGATTTCATAGACACAAAAACATATGGAAAAAGAGGAGTTCTTCAAATGATGAACGAAGGATTTTTCGATCTTACAACAGGTGATACTGGTTGTGAAATAGTAGAAGCCTACTTTACAACCCAAGTCGAAATTGATGGTGTTGTAAAAGAAGATTTATTTTTAACTTACACGGGAACACCTTTTCCACAATACGCAGACATTTTATGGATAGAAAGTCTTAGAACCACACTTAAAGAATTTGACGAAGTAGGAGATGTGATTATTGATTTGGCAACAAATAAAATAACTATAACAAACAAATGTAACACAAAAATAAAGGACTGTGATATTGTAACTTTTAACGACTTTAGTGATACTAATGTCAAAATAAATTTGTTGGTTGAATATCTAATAAATTGTCAAACTTGTGGTAAAGCGCCTGATTGTATAGGATTCTATGCTGATATGTCAATTGTAAGTGGTGATTGTAGTGGTTTCAGTGCAAATATGAATTTAGTGGGACCAACACCAACACCGTCAGTAACACCAACACCAACAATTACTCCTACACCTACAATCACACCTACAGTAACTCCGACAATTACACCAACACCTACTATACCAGCAACTGGTTGTACCTGTTTCATATTAGAATCAAACGCCGATCTGGCGATTTTTGAATATACTAAATGTGGGGAGTCTACACCAAGTACAATTCCTATTTTGTTTGGTACGGGATACACTTGTTCATCAACTACCCCTATTTTAATTAGTGGTATGGGATCGGTATTGGGTTCATCGGGTTCATGTATAGTTTATGAATGGGAAATCACCTTTAGCGGTGGTGGATCATACACTACATATAATTGTGGTTCATCAAATGAAACTTCCGTTTTAAGTGGAGGTACTTTCACGGTTTGTTCGACTATAACACCAACAAGTTCATCACCAAATTTTGTGTCAGCAGTAAATATTGGAATATGTCCTTAAATAAAATAAAAATATAATATATATAGAATATGGCACTTCAAGTAACAATTACAAATATAAATTCAGTAACATACCCTGTTGATGTATATGTTTGTACAGATTGTCCAGATACAAGTTGTACTTTAGTTGACACAATTTTTTCTGTACCATCAACAATAAACATACCCGCACCCTATAGCGGTTCATCTTCTTTTTCTGTTAGAATTGTAGATAGTGCCAATTGTGAATATTGTCAAACTTTTGGAAATACAACAACAACTACAACAACCATAAATCCATTGTGTTTAAGTTGTGATATTGGTTTTGATTTTTACGATACTAACCCAATATCCGAAATTTCAGTTGGAGAAGTTACAGGAAGTTGTGATACAAATATTACTGATTACGTTATAAATTGGTATGGACCGGGTATTGGAAGTAGTACAGTTGCGTTTACTTCGGGTATAGGTAATTCATATAGTGGTGACTATACATATACACATCCGCTTACAGGATCATCGTCAGTTCCTGTTGTTGCAGGAGTCTACACACCAATAATACAAAAAATCAAATTGAATGGTATTGAGTACACGGACTTAAATTGTTTCCAATCAACTACAGTTGATGTTGATGCATTAACATGTATTAATGGACCTGGAACTAATTTGCCACAATATTCCCATTTGTTAAGTTTTAGTGCTGTTACAAATTTGAATCCACCACCGGTAAATGTGACTTACGCATTGGATCCTTTGAAACCATATTTTGCAATTAGATTCGATACTGAATTAGTTTATGACAGTTTGAAAATTACATTGAATGCTGCGGCATATACAGACCCAATTATTTTAGAATATTTTACCGCGGGTCAGTCTTTAGGTGGATCAGATCTTAATTTAAATACAACACCAAAAAAATTCCAACATTCCTTTAGTCTACCATTTGTGGCGAAAGTACTTACACTAACAGGGTTTACAATAAATACTGGTGATTATATTGATATAGAAGTTACCCCCAACCCAACAAACAATAACACAAATTGGAAACTTTATTGTGAATGTTTAGAAAATTTTGATTGTTCTTTGTGTGACGACACAAATAACACAACACCATTTAAAATAATTGAATCTTCTATAACCCAAGGTGCTGCCAGCCCATGTGACATTATAAGTATGACTTTCCAAGTAAGTGCTTGTACATCAAGTGATTTTTTAAGATATATGTTAAATACTGGTGGTACTTTTTCTAATATTAATTATATTGATAATTTTTACCAAGGTATAGTGACCCAATATTTCACAAATATGAGCTCCACACCTCAGATTCAGTGTGTAAATGGTGGGTACTACTTAACGCCACAATGTGATACACCAAGCAATTCTACAATTACTTATAGCAAAAATGTACCAGGAGCCGAAGGACAGATAACCATGACCTTCACTGATTTTACAGATTTTCAAGTATATAATAATGGATGGAATAACTTACTTTTTAGTTATTCGGGGAATCCTACAGATTGTACCGATATTGAATACTACAGATATTTTTGGTTAACAATCCCACTAGCAAGTGGAAATGATAATTGTGGTGACACTACAGGTTACGAAACTTATTTTATTCACCCATCATCAACATTCACAACTGGTGGAACAGGTCCATGGACAATAACAATTGATATGGCTACCATAACTGACTGTATTACATTTACTAGTTGTGATCTAAATTGTAATACTGAAGTTTTGACAACTTTAAGTAATGTAAATAATTCATCAACAGGAACAACTAATAATATTTCAATAACTTCAAACACAGGATCAAGATTAGTAACTCCGTGGCATTCCGTAACACTTATAGATTCAGGGTCAACCACTTTTTCATCAAGTACAGTTACAAACCAAATGTGGATACCAAAATATATTAATGAAACAGTACCTTACTCTGGAAATCCTCTCACCATAATTCCTAATCTTTCAGGGAAGACATGCGATTTCAATAATTGGACATATAATTCTGCAAATCCATCAATTAACAACGGTTTTTATGTGCAATTCGGGTTTTGGTACGAAGTTAGAAGGACAAACCCATTGAATGTTGCGGATTTCGAAATATGGACAACAAATTTAACAAATGGAACATATACTGGTTATCCTGGTCAACCTACCGCATTATTTAAAATATATGAATTTGTAGGTGGGGTTCCTAATGTGATTGATCCAAACTTTTTTGTTTAATATGGGACAAATTCAAATTACTAGCACAAGTTTTACATCATTACCATATAATGTTTATGTTTGTGATGTTTATGGAAATCAATGTGTTTTAGTTGCAAATATTGTTACATCACAACCACCAACAATAGTAATTAATGTTCCTATACAATTTAACAACGCACCCGCAATTGGAATAAAGATAATTGATTCTTTGGGATGTGAAATTTTTAAAATTTTAGATTGTTCACCTGATGGCTTTAATCAAAAACAATTTCAGGATGGGTATTTCTTTTATTTTATGGATAATGATTCTTACGATTTCCAAAACTAAAATATTTATAAGAAAAAAAATTAATGTCATTTTTAACAGATAGAAATTTTGCTTCAGGTGTTTCGGTTAATGATTTAATTCACATTGTTATAACAGGTGATACATCACAAAATCCTGCCGGATCATCATATAAAACTACTTTGGGTGATGTAATTTCTTTAGTGACAGGAATTACAGGAAATTATTTACCAATAAGTGGTGGTACAGTTACGGGCACAACTTTCTTTATCAGTGGTTTATCGGCCAACACTTTTTCGGCATCAACTATTGGTTCATCAGGTAGTTGTGTAGACGATTTGTATGTTTCGAATATACATTCATGTTCGCCTTTGAATATAAATCCATTTGACGAAGGTGAAGTTCTGTTTGGGTCCAATAAACAAATTTTTGTTGACTTAGTTGGTAAAAAAGTTGGATTCAATATGACCCCAACATATAATATTGATGCGATGGGAACTACTAATGGTAGATTTTTCTTTAGAGGTGCGTCCCTTCCAAGTATAAACATTTCTGGTACAAGTAACTCCTACGTATCCACAAACACTGTGGCAGGAAATGTTGGGTTATTGTCTGTTGCTTTTGGGGAATCATACCCATCTAACCTTTATGGTGTTGTATCGGGAAATACTTTACTAACAAACACAAATGAATCAAATGATATGGTTATTTTAACCAATCAAAGTTCAACTAATGATAAAAATATAAAGTTTTTTGCTGGAAAATCTGCGGATACAAAACCTGATATTATTATTTTGGGTTCAGGATCAGGATTAAAAAGAGGGTATGTTGGTGTTGGATTAAATAATCCCCAGGAACACTTACATGTTGATGGAAATTCTATAATCAACCAAGGATTAACCGCGGCAACATTTAATATTTCAACAGCACCTAATATAGATACAAATGTACCTACAGAATATCTAACAAGAGATGCTTCGACCGGTGAAGTTAAAATCAAACAAATTCCAGGACCAACCGTTTTCGGTTTATTTGCACAAACAGGAAACAGTGTGGTTATCAGCGGTACCACAGTTGAATCTACTTTAATTGATGGAGGTGTTGGAACTTTATCTGTTCCGGCAAATGGTTTTTCTATTGGGGATAGTTTTAGAGCGGACTTTGGTGGTTTAATGAGTGTAAAACCTGGTGGTGATACTTTAAGAATTAGAATAAAAACTGGTAGTGTTATTTTAGGTGATACTGGAGTTTTAAGTATACCGGCAGTAACAAACGATGTTTGGCTTTTAAATATAAATTTTACGGTAAGAAAACTTGGGGGACCAACGTTTGCTTCAATTGTAAGTTTAGGAAATCTACATGTAATAAAAGCCGCAAGTACAACACCAACAAGTTTTGCCTTTAACACTGTTAACTCATCAACTTTTGATACAACAATATCAAATACACTTGACGTTACCGCCGAATGGGGAAGCAATAGTACTAATAACAAAATATATTCTGATATTTTTGTTCTAAATAAAATATATTAAATTCACTTTGTCTATTTTGACAATATATTTTCAATATGAAAGATATTGTATTTGTTACGGCACAACCAGACGTTCCTTATTTCCATTGGCAAGTTAAATTATATACCCACAATTTTATAAAAAAAGGCATCAATCCAAATAACATACATGTAATATTTGCAATGGTTCATGGTGCAAAAAAACCAACTGATGAAGCTTTAAAAATAAAAGATTATGGTGTTAATGTTCATTTTTATGAAGATAATAGAGATATTAAAACATATATACCAAGCATAAAACCTTATATGATCACACAGTGGTTAAAAGAGTTTCCCGAACATGGTAAATTGTTTTTTTTACATGATGCGGATATAATATTTAACTACCTACCAAATTTCGAAGAACTTTTAAAAGACGAACTTACTTATGTATCTGACACAATTGGGTATATAGGTTATAACTATATTATGGATTGTTGTAATAGATATGAAACAAAACATCCAAATTCACAAAAAGGACAGTTACTACAAGAAATGGTTAATATTGTAGGTGTAACAGTAGATTGTGTAAAATGTAATCAAGAAAATTCTGGTGGTGGTCAATATCTAATTAAAAACACTGATCATAATTTATGGCAAAAAATATATGACGATTGTTCTCCATTATATTATCAGATGTTAGATTATCAAAAAAGATTTCCCATAAGTCCAGGTGAAATTCAATTTTGGACGGCAGAAATGTGGTCATTACTTTGGAATCTATGGTTAAACGGTAACGAAACCAAAATAACTAAAGAGCTTAATTTTTCATGGGCAACTGACACCATAGGAGTTTTCGAAAAAAATCCAATACTACATATGGCAGGTGTAACCGAAAATCTAAAAGGTACTAAGTTTTACAAAGGAGAATACATTAATATTGACCCAATCCAAAAATTAAAATCTAACCCAAACCATTTTGATTACATAGATAAAAACAGCTCAACAATCAAGTATGTTGAAGTAATGAAATCTTTCATTCAAAATGACTTATAAATGTATTTATAATTAAAATATACAGTGGGACAAACAGATAGACCTAAACCAGTACTTGCACCCAGGAATGAATGTGATGTTATTACAATTTTTCCTATGGGGGCAAAATGTTTTACAAAAGAACCAACTAATGTAACAACATTTGATGGTGCGGTTTCGGTTGGTATTACAGGGGGAACACCACCATATACTATAGCTTGGGAAAATGGTAATGTTGCGCCGGCAATAACAAATTTAGGTGTCGGTGAATATAACGTAACAATTACAGATTCCTACGGTGATTTTGTTATAAACCAAAAATGTGTTCTCAACGCCACACCACTTCCAACTCCAACTCCAACTCCAACACCGACCATAACTCCAACACCGACCATAACTCCAACACCTTCTGTAACACCAACATCAACTCCTATACCAACATTGACACCATCGGCAACACCAGAACCTTTAATTTGTTTTACCACTGAATATGAATTTTTAGGTCCGATTTATACATCAATGTCATCAACAGGACAATATAATGGAAGACCATACTACGAACTAATAGGTCTTGGTGGAAGTGCTTTTGTTTGGTGGAATTCCGGATTGTCAAGATGGGAAATGACATTATTCTTAGGTGGTGGTCTACTTTTGGCATATTTACCAAGTACTAATTCTTTTCCTGTTGACCAAACAGTTGATTGGGTAAATGTAAGAACTGTTTATATGTTAACATCATATGGGCTTTGTAGTTATCCACCAACAGAAATGTGTTTTGAAGTTTTAAAGAATGACCCACCAACAACACTGATATGTAATGGATATATTGTTGGTACTTATAATAATAAGTTTTATTTTGCAATATACAGTCCTGTAACGTCACCACCAACATTAATTGGGTATGTATTTTGGGATGATGTTGACAACAGATGGGAATGTTGGCAAACTTTTAACCCATCTACAGGCCCCACAGGAAGTTTTTATGCTTATTTATCAAATAACGCTAATTACCCAAATAGTACAATTTCTCAAAACTGGGTTTCAAACCCACTTGTGACATATGGAATAAACAGTTCTTCACTAGGGACTTGTCAGTAAAATACTAATTTAAATGAATTTGTGTGTAGTTACAGAAGTTTTAGAAAATAGGGAAAGAAAAATAGAAACCTATAATTTTATTGAATCCGAAATGTTGAACGGTAAAAGTTCTTGGGTTTTTGAAGAACAATATTTTTTATATTGGTCTACTGGTACAACAAATCAGTGGATTTTAAGTGGGTTTCCAAATACTTTTATTTATACATTTTCGAATACAGAAATACCTTTCACTAATTGGCAAATTTTAGGATCAAGACCCCCAAAACAAATAACAAACTTAAGAATAACAACTGGTGAGTGTGAAAATAATGTCGTGGTAGATTATAATGTTAATATTAAAAACAGTTCTTGTAAATGTGATGGTATTATATCAATAGATCCATTTAGCGGAACAGAACCATTTACATATTATCTAAACGGTCAAATACAGACAGGAAACATAATTCAAAATTTATGTAGTGGTAGATATGTTATTACGGTTGAAGACGTAAACGGAAACACAACAATTAAAGAAGTAGTAATACCACAAAATGATGTTACCCAATATTTTGTCACGTTGAATTTTGATAAAACAACGGGATATTTTAATATTTTTTGTAACCCAAGTTTAAACAATAACATTCAGTTAAGTTTAGATTTAGTGTATCAAAACACACTCAAATATAAACCTAATTTTGGTGATGTAAGTCAAAATACAAATGAACAAATTATTTTAAATGGAAATGACATAGGACAGTATACTACCAAAATTGATAATACACAGTCTACGCCACTTTTGAGACCCTGTGTTGGTAATAATTACAATAACGTTACAACTAAAGAATGGAAAAATTTAATTATTGGTAATGGTGATACTTTGGAAGGTTACATTAGTAGTGATTTAATCTATAATGTAGATTTGAAAACACCTTGTTTAAGTGCATCACAGGATCTTGTACTTAATTTGAATAATCTTAGATTAATAAATTGTGAATGTTGTAATGTTACAAAAGTTATTATTAACAAATAAAAAAAGTTATTTAATATTTATTATTTAAATGGCATATATAATTAAAAATACATCGGGATTGGTTAACACAAGAGTTACCGATACAGGTAGACAAAAGTTATCACAAGGTAACTTCAAAGTTGCCTATTTCCAAATTGGGGATAGTGAAATATCATACGATAAATTACCTTCTAATTATAACTTTACAAATTCCTTTGTTTTAGAACCAGCATTTAATACTCAAAATTCTGCAGGTGTTCCAGAGTCAAATAGACAAAGCATTAAATATCCATACTATGTTGATGGAACTAGTGGATCTACTTATGGAATACCTTACATGGATTCTACGATAGATCCTGTTTATAATAGGGCACCACTAAGAGGGTTTTTTACAGGAAACACAACCGCAAGTACAGTCGTTTGGAGTGCATTAACTAACAATCAATACGTGGTTTCTTCAAACTATATTATTGATATGTCAACTCTAAATGGTACTAATAAAGTTGATTTAATTTATTCTGGATGTAATTATACAAATACAAACAAACCATCTATTGGGGATTTAATTACAATATATTATGATGGTTTTGGTGAGTATGACTGTAATTGTGTTAATTTACCAACACCGACTCCTACACCTACACCGTCAATCACACCAACCGAAACTATCACACCAACTCCAACACCAAGTATCACACCTAATTATAACCCTTGTGCATCGCCAACCCCAACACCAACTCCAACAAGGACACCGTGTTTAACACCTACTCCGAGTAGACTTTGTCCTCCACCACCGCCACCAAGTTGTGTTATGTCTATGAATTCATGTTATCAAATTCTGACATATAGAATAATTGATATATGTGAAAATACTATAACACTTGATAGAAACACACCCGATTTTTGTGGTACAGTAATAACACATTGTTACGCACGTACATTGATCTATCCGCCAAATATGACTTCTATTTATGATAGTATAACTCCAAGTCCACATTGGGGCGAACAAGTAATCGATTTTGAATCTATTTGTGATACAGATCAATTTGATGTGAAAATATGGAACATGAATATTCCATGGACCGAAAATCCCGCTGGTATGATACCTACAAAATATGAAGGATATCAATATTTTGGTTCAGTTGATTATATAGGATCAAAAGAATACTTTGGATACAATTCAAATTCAGGACAAACATTTTTTATCAATAATACTTTGAGTGCTGAGACTACAGATACTTTTTATTACAATTCTTTAGGTGAAATCGTCAAAGTACAACCCGAAGAACAAAAGGCAATTGCCATCATACATTATACTAATCAAACAATTGATTTCTTTTATGGTGAAAAATTTGCACTGGAACCGTATGATCCAAGCAACTTAGACGATACAACAGGACAGGCTAGAAATTTTAGACTTCATATACCTTGGTTGATGTGGCATAAGAATCCTGAATGTTGTTTTGGTCAAACTTTTTGGGTTGATCCTCCAGGATTTGAAGGTAAAAATCTTTTTGATGTTAGATATGTTCAGACAACTAGAAATGATGATATGAATAATCCCGGTATTAGATATTATCATTTGTGGGATACTAATAAAAACAAAAACGGTTTACCTAATCGAATTGGTAAAGTTTTCCCTGATAGTAAATTAATTATTATTGACGATGAAGAAATAATTGCCGCGATGTCTTATAAGGCAAATAGAAATTGGACTTTGCCGGCACCTCAATTATCGCTTATAACCCCAAATACTTGTGGATTAGCGTCTTTAACTGCTGATGGGGTTTTGACAGGTCATGGTGAAACTATGTATGTCACTTATAGGTTTACAAATAAAACTTGTAGTACAAATTCACTTCATTGCAATTACTATGTAAAACTTGTTGGGAATAATAATGATTGTACGCCTAATGTTTCACAAAATGTTGCCATTAGATTTGGTCGCGAATTTAATTGTTTGGATTATATGATACCAACAACAACGACGACAACGATACCAATATTTACTACTACAACTACAATTCCATTCACAACTACAACAACAACAGATCCTTTTCCATTAACAACGACTACAACTTTTTGGCCGTACACCACAAGTACAACAACAATATGCCCACCTTCTTGTAATATAAATAAAGGTTTCTTTGCTGAATCATTCCAAGTTTTATGTCAGAAAGTGAAAACAGGACAAAGACCGGATCCATCAAGTTGGAAAATAATTGATTACACACAAGACTTAGGTAATTTAGTAACACAAGATACTTTGACAAACAATACTTTTGTTATAACGAAAGATCTTTACGATAAGGCTCCATATTACGACTTGGGTAGTTATATAAACTTGACTAAATTAGGAAATGACAAACCTGATTTAAATTTTGGTGACGAATATTATTTTTACGGTTCCTTTGAATCAGATATAATGGCAACCATATATCAGATGAAATATAAGATAAATTTAAATTTTACAGAATTTCAAAATTCAACTAACCCAACATGGAAACAAGGAACAAAATCATTCGTAACCGAAATTGCATTATTGGATGAGGATAAAGACATTCTTGTAATGTCAAAGTTACAATCACCTGTGTTAAGACAAGGAATACAACAGTATTTAGTCAAACTTGACTTTTAACCTTTAATTTTTTTTCATTTAAATTATTTTATAACTAAAACCAACTTTATGGCTAAAATCAAAAATTCACCAAAAGTCTTAGGATTAGATATATCTACTAAAACAATTGGTTGGGCTTTGTTCGATATACAAAGTCAACAACTTTTAGAACTAACACACGTTTCCCCAAGACCAAAAATGAAAGAAGATGAAAAATTAAAAGAGTTACTTTTAAAATGTGAAATCTTTAGAGAAAAATTGATACAATACAAAAATTTAGGAATTGTCAGTGTGGTAATTGAAGAACCACTTCTTAATTCGAATAATATCTATACAATCCAAACCCTGTTAAGATTTAATAGTTTTATTTTCAAAGAAATATATGAAATATTAAATGTTGTACCTGAATTTATATCAACATATAATTCCCGTAAATTTGCTTTTCCTGAATTAGTCCAAGAAAATGAAAAGAAAAAATTTGTTTTGTTTGGAGGTCTACCAAAAGATATTGATAAGAAAATGATTATATGGGAAAAAGTTGCTAAAAGAGAACCACAAATAAAATGGTTATACACAAGAAATAATACACTTAAAAAAGAAAATTTTGACCAAACAGATGCATATACCTGTGTTTTAGGATATATGAGATCTAAAGAAATTTGGAAATGATATCGTTCAAAATACCGATAATTTGAAATATCGTCTTTTTAGACGATTTTTTTTTATTCAAAAAAAATTATTATATTTGTAAAATAAACAAATAAAAATAACTATGAAAATCTTATCTTTGGTTTTTTCACTATTATTAACTTTTAATTTTTTTTCTCAACAAGTCGTAATTCAAGTAGATGAAGTTCAGTCATACTTTGGTGATACTACATCAACCATGACAGAAATATTTGAAAAAAAATATAACTTGGAACCACAACATAAAAATTGTAGGTATATAATCGATTTTACAAATAATAAAGCAAGTTTTTTTAGAGATGGGGAACTTATTGATCACGGATCTATAAAAGTAGGGCATGAAAACGAATATACAGTTGTTGAGTTTCTTAACGACGGATTTAATTATGGACTAATTTTAAATTTAGATATCCATAATGAATTGGTAGTTCTTTATCAAATAGATAATGATAAGGTTGAGTATATGAATTTCACTAGATTTCAGATTCTTAAACCAATGTAGAAATATTTTTTTTTATAATACTTTAGTGAATTGAATCTGAACAAAGATCTATAATAGTTCCACCGGCCATAGAAGCCCCATTACCCGAAATTGTTATTGTGGTATATGGTACATCGTTTGAAAAGGTGAATATTCCCGATCCAATATCACCGTATGGTGCATTTTGTGGACAAGGTATTGCGGAAATTACGTTCCCATTAATTTTTGCACAACAACTACTACAAGTACTTATCACTGGATTACCTGTATTTGTTGTGATTATAAATTCTTCGTAAACAGTTGATGAAATGTAATTGTAATTTATGAATCTAAGCGTTACATTATTAACAGGACTATCAAAAGTTAGAGTGTAAGTAAATGGGTTGTTTCCTGGTAAAATATCATTACCCAAATATAAAAAGTTGTCTTCTACATTTGGACCCGAAATACACCAACCTAAAAATCCACCAAAAGTTCCCGCTTCTATTTTTCCAGTACCACTACCTGTAATATTAACACCGTTAACAACTATTGAATTACCAACTTGAGGTAATGTTACAACTTGTGAACATTCAAAACAACCAGGTGGTGTTGTAGGTGTGGGAGTTGGTGTTGCTGTAGGCGTTGGTGTAGGTGTTTGGGAAGGACTTGGGATACAATCTAAACATTTACCTTCATTTTCAGGACCTAATTCTGAAATTAATTCTATTTGATCTACACCACTTATGTTATCAACCAAACCTATGAAGGTTGCACAAATTGATTCGTTGTTTATTATAGTTTTATAAACATATCCTTCTAAAGGAATTTCACCATTTATTAACAATAATTCGGTTGAGTAATATTCTATACCTGTGAAACAATCTCTGAATTTCTTACTACTTGAACATCTAATGTAATCATCAATCACATTAAATGTTACTTGACCAGAAACCAAACAATTTATTGTAGGTGTTGGTGTTGGACTTGGAGTTTCACTTGGAGTTGGAGTTGGTGTTGGTGTGAATGTTATTCCTGTTGCTTGAAAACTCAAACTATTACAAACATTTGATGGTGTCGGTGTAGGTGTCGGTGTAGGTGTCGGTGTTTTTGTCGGGGTGACAGTAGGTGTTGGTGTAATGTCACAATTAAAATATGCTTCAAAATCTATTAGCTCACAACTTGGAAAAGTTGTTGATGTAGTTATGACACAGTATCCTTCAGAAAAAAATGAATCACATAAATCAGGACAATCACTTGTACATGGACTTTTACCAAATAGTAAACACGGCTCATCAAGGTCGTTAGCCAAACACCAACAATTCTCATCAGAACTATAGTATATTACAAAATCACCAGTCCCACCTGTGTAATAAGGAAGTCCATTATATGTTCCATTCGAAGTGTAGTTACCATCGTACAACGATGTCCCTGAAATACAATACTGATTTGAACACGGACAATCATCAATGGAATCAATCCCCGATATTTGTTTATATTCTAAAACTATTGACCCATTTGAATAGTACCCGTTTGTTGCTTCTGAAGTACAGATTGAATCGAAATATAAAATTGTACCAAGATTCAAATCATTCCCATACAATGGTATAATCAAAGGTTCTGAACATAATTCAGGGTCAATAGTTGAGTTTGAAAAATATCCTAAAAAAATACAAGCCATTTTATACTTCTATTATGTTTGTTTTTATACATTCATTGTCATCGATTACTTTTACTACAAACTGTGAAAAACTTGAATATATTGAAGGTATTTCAAATGTATACGGGGCGGTTGTAATTGTGTCGACATATATACATGTAGTTAATCCCGTATTACATACCCAAACATCAAAAGGTGATGAACCGGCAAGATTTGTTATTGTTACTGTTGTAGGCATAATTTTCTGTCTTAAATAAATATAGAAAAATAGAAAAACATGTGAAGTTGATAAATTTAAATAATGTACCTATCTTTTAAAAGATGGAAGAACAAGAAGCTTTAGTTGAGTTATTAGAAGAAGTTTTAGGTAGTCACGGACTTCACTATCCCAATAGGGGTCAAATATCTTTTAATTGCCCTGTTTGTGACGAAGAAAGAAACAAACATAATTTGGAAGTGAACTACTTCAACGGAGTTTACAAATGTTGGGCTTGTGGTGATAGTGAAAACACACACGGTTCTTTAGGAAAATTATTTGACAAATACGGAACTAGAAAACAAAAAAAATTGTACAAAATTCTAAGACCCGAAGAAGAACAAAAAGTGGTAAGAAAAAAAAAACCAAAAGTTGTTTTACCTGAAAATTTTATATTATTTAAAGAATCAAACCCAATCTATCCTGTAAGAAGACAGGCATATAATTACTTAAAAAGTAGGGGAATAACTGAAGATATCATAGAAAAGTTTGGAATCGGATTTTGCGATAAAGGTAGTCACCAAGGAAGAATAATTATTCCATCATATGATAACAAGGGTAATTTGAATTATTATGTTGGTAGAAGTTGGGACCCACACAGTAGGGCGAAATATCGAAATCCTGAGGCAGAAAAAGAAAAAATTATTTTTTGGGAAAATTTAATAGATTGGAATAAAGATATTTACTTAGTGGAAGGTGCTTTTGATGGGATGTTTTTGGATAACCCAGTTGTAATGTTAGGTAAACACATGTCTGAATTATTGTTCGAAACAATTTATAACAAGGCTAAGGCTAATGTAATTATTTGTTTAGACGGTGATGCATGGGAAAACGCTGTGAACCTTTATCACGAATTAAATGGTGGTGAACTTTGGGGTAAAATTAAAATTGTCAAACTTCCAAAAGACAGGGACGTTTGTGATCTGAAGGGTGAAATAAATGAATATTATTATGAAATTAAAGATTGATGGATTTATATAAAGTTGCAGAAGAAATAAGAAATATCTTATCTGAAAGACAAAAAGAGTTCAAATTAACTTTTGAAGAAGATACTCACAAATATACAATGTTGAGTTTAGATGGGGAATTAAGGTCGGACTACCCATCAGTTTCAAAAGTTATGAAGCTTTTTTATGATGAATTTCCTTCCGAACAAAAAGCATTTGATATGGCCGGTGGAAATCCTGATGAAGCCGAACGAATCTTAGCTGAGTGGGCGGAAAAAGGTAAAAAGTCAACCAACATGGGATCAAGAGTTCACTATTTTTTAGAAGAACATGTGTTAAAAGTTTTTAATCAAAACAAACAAGTCAGAGAACCAATTTTTGAATGTGATGCACAACAAATAGTAGTTAGTGATACTATGATTGTTGCAGGTAAAAACTATATTGATCTATTGAAACAAAGAGGTTGTGTTTTGTTAGATACAGAAATAGTTTTAGGTCACCCTGAGTTAGGTTATACGGGTCAACCAGATAAAGTTTGGATAGTGTTAAGTACAAAAAATGAGATAGGTTTATTAATTACCGATTGGAAAACTAATCAGGAAAAGAATTTTTTAGTTCAAAGATATACTAAACCAATGAGAAAGCCATTTGAGTACTTACCAAATAATGCATTAGGTCATTATAAAACACAATTACCGTTATATGGTAAGTTGCTTATTAAAATGTTGGAAGGCACAAAATATGAAAAAATACCCTTACTTGGATGTATAATTGTAAGACTAACAGAAGATCGTGAATACGTGGAATATAGGGTTGATAAATCAACAATTACAACTATACTTGAGATGGACATTAAATCAAAATTGAATAAATTAAAAAAATAATATAAAATGGATGAAATTATAAAACCAAGGATTGACCTCAAGTCACAAGAAACGGTAAAGTGTGAAAAGTGTGAATCAAAATTCTTCAAAGAAGTCACAATGATTAAGAAAGTTCCAAAACTTTTAACAGGTAGTTCTGAAGACACTTTAGTACCATTCCCAACATACATGTGCAATGAGTGTGGACATGTAAATAAAGACTTTGAACTTTTTATTGACTAATGGAAATAGGTAAAATGACCATAAGCGAAGCGTATCCACACCTGAAAACTGTGGCATTAGCTTATGGATTAAAACTAAACAGAGCTAAGGAATTTAAGTTCGCAAGAATTGTTTTAGCAAACCTTTATTGTAGAGAATTAGTATGACACACAAAGAATTTTATATTTGGTTAGAAGGATACCTTCACGGTAAACTTGAAAACAAACAGATAGATATTGCACCTATTGTGGAAAAGATGAGTCAAGTTAAGGATGAACCTAAAATTGGTATTGCTGAACCATACCGAGTCCCTATACCCGTAAATCCTTTTCCTGTGAAAGACGATCCATATAAACCTCCTTACGAAGTTTTGTGTAATCAAAAATAATTTTTTTAATTATAGGTATATTTATCAATAAAAAAAATATGAAAAATATACTATCAAGTCTAACCACATCAGAAAAAAATAGAATTCTTGAAATGCACAGAAGAGCAACATCAAAATTTTATTTATTTGAATCAGATATAGATGGTGAAATTTATTGGCAATCTTGTGATCAAGAAATGAATTTATTATCAGATGAATCAAAATCTGGTTTAAAACCTGCGGGGAATGAAAATGGAAAAGATTTATTTTATTTTGAAATTTTACCCGAAGATAAGGCAAAAAATCCGCAATATGACATACAAGGTTGTGTCGGGATTGAAGGTAAAGATAGTAAAGTCTATATTGAAGAATATGATGGTAAAAAAGTTTTAAGACTTTATGAAGGTTTTTAAAATTAAAAAATAAATAAGTAACCCACCCAAAAGGTGGGTTTTTTGTTAATTGACAATCTAATCAAATATGACTATATTTAGTATATGATTAAAAAACTTATACACTTTTCTGATTTACATATAAGATTATTCAAAGACCATGAGATTTACAGATTAATTCTTGAAAATGCATTTAACGAATGGAAAAATTTAAATCCTGATAGAATTGTGTTTACTGGTGATTTAGTCCATTCAAAAAATCAAATGACTCCCGAACTTATTGAAATGGTAAGTTGGGTATTGAAAGAATGTTCTTCGATTGCAAAAACAATAATTATACCTGGTAACCACGACTTTTTAGTGAATAACACAGAAAGATTAGACGCTCTTTCACCAATAATAAATTCTTTGAACAACCAAAATATTGTATATTACAAAGATCGCGGTGTTTATGAAGACGAAAATGTTAGTTGGTGTGTTTATTCTCAGTATCAACATAATATACCGCCAGATATCAACGTAGCAACAGGAATAAAAATTGGATTGTTCCATGGACCTATATCTGGTCTTAAAACGGATTTAGGGTTTGAATTTGGTGAAGAAGCTTATGATGTTGAAAAATTTGATGGTTTAGATGTTGTTTTGTGTGGGGACATTCACAAAAGATCTGAATTTAAATTCAAAACAGGAAAAGGATATATGATTGGGTCTACAATCCAAAATAATATTGGTGAAAGTGTTAACAATCACGGATATGGTGTTTACGACATACCAAATAAAGATTATGTTTATGTTGATCTATTTAATCCTAAACCATTTCTTAAGTTTTCAATTAGTTCATTCACAGATTTAGAACATGGAACCGAAAAAATCCAAAATATTTAGTAAAGAAACAATGCAGGCAGTGTCTGCATATTGTGAGTCCGAAGATATTAAAGACGTTGATAAGTTTATGTACCTTTGTTTTAAACAAGGATTTGATATCAAAAGATATGGATTTTTGGGGGAAACACTTAATGAAGGTGAAAAAGACTTAAAAATGAACGAAGTCCAAGAAAAATGGGTGGAAAAGGAGGTAATTGTTGAAAAACGAGTGGAAATTCCTGTTGAAGTCATCAAAGAAGTTGAAAAAATTGTTGAAGTCATAAAAGAAGTTATTGTAGAAAAGGAAATAATAAAAGAAGTTCCAGTTGAGATTGTAAAAGAGGTTGAAAAGATTGTAACAATAACCAATAATGAAGAGCTTGAGGAAAAAATTTTCCAATTAAACAAAGATTTGGAGTCAGAACGGAAAATTTTTTCCACTAAAATGGAAGAAATGGAAAATAATTTCCAAAATGAAATGTCTAAAAAGATTAAAGAATTAGATGAACTTAGACATAATTTAGACATTATAAAAGAAAATGACAAAACAAAACTCCTTCAGGATACTTTACAAAAATTAAGAAAAGAAATTTCAGATAAAAATAAAAAAATTGAAGAATTAGAAAAAATAAACAATAGACCAAATAGTGATGTAATAAATGCAATTTTCATGAAAGGGTCAAATTTAAAAGATATATTATGATACAATTATTAATTTGGGTGATGGTTGCCTACGGAATGACAAACATTTTGGTTTACGGATCAATTTTTAATGGAATAAGGGATGGAATACGTAATTGGGGTAACAATGAGTTAGCTCCTTTTAACTATATGGGATCTTTTATATCGGCATTAATATCGTGTGTTTTATGTACATCAACATGGGTTGGGTTTTTCTTATCATTAACATATTTTTCACCAAGTTATAATATCATTGGAACTAATAAAATTTTATCCGTATTTTTTGACGGGATGTTATCTGCTGGTTTTGTTTGGGCAATAAACTCTATAATCGAATGGTTCGAAGAAAATAGATTGTCAAATCAAAAACAAGAAGTTACATATGTGATACCTGAAGATGAAGAAGAACAAATATTAAACGATTAATAAAAATAAAATGGGAAAAAAAGCAAAAGAACACAGAAAAAAAGTTGAAAAAAGAAATGCAAAAATAAAATCACAAAAAAGTGCAATGCAAAAAGCTTTTGACATTCTAATGAAACAACAAATAGAAAAATTGAAAGAAAATAATAATTTGAATGTAAGTTTATCAGGACAACCATTATCATTCAATGTTATGGATGAGAATGAAGAATTAATTGATGAAATTAATATTGAATCTGTAAAACCAACTGAATTTATTGAACTGAAAACACAAGAAAATAAGGAAGAAGAAGAATAAATGGATCTATTTAATCCACCGAAGTTATTTAATTATGAATTTATGATAAAAGAATTAGACTTTTCTAAGTTTGAAAATCCAACAATACAGGTAGTTTGGGAAGATAATCAAGAAAACTTTACGCAAGATAAAATTAAAAGTGTAAAATATTACTTTCAAAAAAAGTACAACACAACTAATGTTAATGTGTTAACAAAAGTTAAAACAAAAAATGAAGATACACAACAAACTATTGATGTTTCTTTGAACGTTACTGATAGTAATTACCAAATAGATTTGTTAAAAGGTTTTTTAGAATCTAAAGGATATGACAAAAGTTTGAAAGAAGTTTTGGATCTCAACAAAACTGTGGAATATAAAATGGAAGAAAGTGATGTTGATATCACACAATTCAAAAAATGGTATATTAAAAATATTGAGTTTTCTAATTTTTTATCCTATGGTGAAAATCAAAAATTAGATTTTGACAGGTTAAATGGTTTGATTGTTGTCGAGTCTAATCCACCAAACTTTGGTGGTAAAACTGTTTTATCTGTTGACCTTCTGATGTTTTTATTTTTTAATGAAACAACAAAAACAACAAAGGCTGAAGAAATATTTAATCGATTTACCGATAAAAACTCGGTAGTTGTTAAAGGTGAAATAACAATAGACGGTGAAGACTACATTATCATAAGAAAAATTGAAAGGAAGTTATCCAAAAAGGGAGAATGGAACGTAAAAACAGAATTAGATTTTTTTAAAAAACTATCTGATGGTAGTCTACAAAATTTCACTGGTGAACAAAGACGTGAAACTGAAACTTTCATCAAAAATTCTATAGGGACTAAAGAAGATTTTTTGATGACAATTTTAACTACTGCCACAAATTTAGAAGAACTTTTGGAATCTAAACCAACTGCAAGAGGACAAGTATTATCAAGGTTTATGGGACTTGAATTTTTAAAAAAGAAAGAAGAAGTCGCTAAAGAAATATATTCAGATTTTTCAAAACAAAAACTTTCTAACATATATTCATCCGAACAACTTAAAACTGATATATCTGATTATGAAAACACAATTAAATCACTTAATAATCAAATTGAAGATAGTAATAAAGAATTGACAAATGTGGAAGAAGCGATCACAAAAGGTAAGTCCTACCGTGATGATATGTTGAAGAAAAAACATTCCAACATCGATCAAGAAATTAGTAGATTAAATCCGACTAAAGTTCAAGAAGAAATTAACACGATTGATTTTGAAAAGAAAGGTTATATTTCCAAGATTAATGAACTAAAAGTTGTTGAACCAAGTGAATATTATCATGAAGATAAACACGATGAGGTTAAAGAACAATATAACGATGTTTATAAAGAAGTGGTCCAGATTGATACTGAAATTTCATCAATTAACAAATTGAAATCTGAAGTTGAGGGTGGTATTAAATGTGAACACTGTGGAATTGAGTTAATGAACGCGGCAATAACAAATGCCAAAATTGCAGAACTTGATGGACTTATCATGCATAAAACCACAAAAACGACACTTATGCAGGATTTATCCCGCAAAGAACAAAGTTTTGTACAATTAAAGAAGGAGTTTGATGAATACGAAAAAAACAAACTTGTTAAAGAAAAGTATGAGATTTCTGTTGAAAGTTGTGATTTGAAAATAAGCGCGTTAAAAGACAAACTCAAAAGGTGGGGAGAAATTCAAGACAAAATTCAAGAAAATCAAAAGATCGACGGACAATTAATAAAGGCCGATATGCGATTAGAAGAACTTGAAAGAGAAAAAACAAGAATTAATTCAATCCTTTCGACAAACAAGGTTTCTATAGTTTCTTATCAGGAAAAGATTGAAAAAAATAAAACAATGATTGAAAAAATTCAAAAAGAAGAAGATAAAGAAAAAATATATAAAACTTATCTTGAAGCTTATGGAAAAAATGGTGTTTCTAAAACAATTATGAAAACTATGATGCCAATCATAAATTCTGAACTTCAAAGACTTATGGAAGATTCTTGTTACTTTAAATTAGAAATTAGAATCAATGATAAGAATGAAGTTGAATTTATTATGATTGATAATGGAACGGGTATAGAAAAGTTAATGACATCTGGAAGTGGTTACGAAAAAACTATCGCATCATTGGCACTTAGATCAGTACTAAGTAAGATATGTTCACTTTCTAAACCCAACGTAATCGTTTTCGATGAAGTATTTGGGAAAATAAGTAATGATAATTTGGAGTTAGTATCTGAATTTTTTATGAAAATTAAAGATTACTTCGAAAAAATATTCATAATCAGTCACAACCCAATGGTTAGTCAATGGGCTGAGTCAACCGTAAAAATTTCTAAAGAAAACAATATATCTAAAATTGTCAATTGATTTAGTACTGTTTAAAATCTATATTTTATAAGAAATGTTTTATTACTACGGAAGAAAAGAAAAAATATTCAAGTACTACCCAAAACCCAAGTACGATACTATTGTGGAACCATTCGCGGGATCTGCGGCATATTCAATGAACTATCATGACAGAAATGTAATTTTAATTGAAAAAGACGTTAGAATTGCAAAACTATGGGAATATCTTATAAATGTCAGTTCTGAAGAAATTTTATCGTTACCTATTTTATCAAAAGGACAATCATTGAATAATGATAATTTCAATTATTTAAATGAAAACCAAAAGTCTATCATAGGTTTATTTTTAAATCCTGGTTCTGCACAACCAAAAAAGTCCCCAGGTAAGTTTTGTGCTTGGAATGAAAAAAATAGATTAAAACTTTCACAAGATGTGAATAAAGTTAAACATTGGCAAATAATAAATAATGATTATACGTCAATTGAAAACATAGAAGCAACTTGGTTTATTGACCCACCATATCAAGGAAATGGTGGTAAGTATTATAAACATGGTAATAAAGGTTTTGACTATGAATTTTTATCCGAATGGTCACTCAATCGTAATGGTGAAATTATAGTATGCGAAAATTCTGAAGCTGATTGGATGGACTTCAAACCTTTAGTTGAAATACAAGGACAAAAACACAAAACAAAAGAAGTTATTTTTTATCAAAATAACGCCTTAGTTTAAAAAAAAACACTATCTTTGTACTATCAATAATAAAAAATGGGTATTTCATCATCGACAAAAACAATTCCTGAATTTGTACTAAACTATATAAAGTTTCAAAACTCTATCGGTAACATAATAACTCGTACCGATATTAAAAATGCTTTAAGACAAGCTTTAAATCAAATGCCTTGGATGTTTGGTACATCAAACAATGGTTCTGATGTTGCATCTTGGGAAAGTAGTATATACCCCACTTTTAGATCGATGTATTCAAGGGCTAAAAATGGCTCAGGTGGGTCAAAAGGATTAGAAGATATTAAAATCATCACAAAAGATGGTATAGATTATGTTTTTCATATTGACACATTTTTGATGTCGAGCATTGGTTTCAACCTTGGTGAAATATATGGGGGAGGTCAGGAAAAAATTTCAAAAGATCCACACACAACACTACAATTCATGTTATGTAGTATCGGTAGGAAGGCGGGATATAAATTATTTGTACCAAATAACAATAGAACATCTTTCAAGGCCGATAATGGACTTACAATCGGGGGTGAATTTTCTAACGATTTAGTTGATGATTTTATAGGATATAATGATATAACAAGACAAATTGATGTTATTTTTTTAGAAAAAACTGAAAACGGGTATCTACCAATTAGATCTTTCGAAGTTGAAAATTCTACAAGTGTTGTTACTGGTTTAACAAGAATCAAATCATTGGGTGTAAATGGTTGTATTATATCAACTCAAAAATCTTACAAAAATATTTTTGATAAACAATTGGAACACACCTTTACAGAATTACAAGGGAAAGTTAAGTACATAGAAGGGTCAAGAATATTCAAAATGTCAGAAGACTTTGAAGAATATGAAAAATCATTCAGTGAAGAAGAAATCAGAGAACATATTAATACAAAACTATAAAAAATGAAATACATTTTATTTACGTATCGTTGTGACGATAAAAAAAATGAAACGGAATTTATTCGTCGCATCGCAGAAGAAATAAGTCCTGTTGTTAAATCAGATGAAATAAAATATATTTTTGGTGATACAAGTTCAGTTTTTCATTTTGAAACTGAAATGTGTTTACCTGAACTAAATATTTATATTGATTTAGTAAGTAAGGATTTTGAAAACTTTACGTACTTTTTATTACCAAAAGGTAGAAACTTTGCCAGTAACATGGAAGAAGAAAATCTAAACCATTTAATGGAATTATATCCAAATAAAAAGAAACGAAAAAGTAATAAAAACGTATTTCAGTTACCAAAAATTGAATTTAATGATGAAGAATTTATAAAAAATTATTTATCATCTATTGAAATAAAAGAAAAAAAAGAAGATATTTGTAATCTTACAGTTGATGAAATTTTAGATAAAATTCTTGATCAAGGAATGGATTCTTTAACAATTGCGGAAAAAAATAAACTTGACGAACAATCTAAAAGCATATAAATATGAAAGACAAAAATGTTGGGGCACCAATAAATCAAGAAGAAATTCAACACTATCTTAAAGACATAAGAAAAATCAAGGTAATGACTCCTGATCGGGAAAAAGAACTTGCTAAGATTATGAAATCAGAAGGTATTAGTTTAAGACAACGTAAAGAAATTGAAGAAGAATTACTTAGGGGTAATTTAAGATTTGTTATAACTGTGGCAAAACAGTATCAAAATCAAGGTATGGACCTTTCAGATTTAATTGCTGAAGGAAACTTTGGATTAATGAAGGCGATCAAAAATTTTGATTGGAACAAAGACTTAAGATTTATTTCCTACGCAGTTTGGTGGGTAAAACAATCAATAATTCAGTCTCTAAATGACAACGCAAGAACAATAAGACTACCGGTTAATGTTGTACAAGATTTACAACGAGCAAAAAAAGAAGTGGAACAAACAGGGAAAAAATTAGACGATAAATTTTCTACACTACCATCTATTATTGATTTAGACATGACAATTAATGAAGATGGGGATACATTAATTGATATGATATCAAATCCTGATGCTGAACAACCAGATTCAGTATTTAACACAAAAGATATTTTAAAAGATAAACTAATGTCTCTTTTAAATGTTTTAGACGACCGTGAAAAAACAATCATTGGTGATTACTTTGGTCTTACCGGCACTCCAAGAACTTTAGAAGATATTGGATCAGATTTCGGACTTACAAAAGAAAGGGTCAGACAGATTAAAGAAAAGGCATTACGTAGACTTAGAAACGATAGTTCAGAATTATTTGATTATTTATAAAAATAAAATTAGTATGGGAAGTGTAATAGATTATATTGAATGTCCAAATTGTAAAGAAGAAGCTTTTAGTGACTTCTATTACAAGACAGGTGAAGAATATGTAGGATGTAATAATTGTGGGTATCATAGATCTGCTTTTTATAAAAGAGATGAAAATGGTAAGTTTGTAACTAAAGATGGTACTGATGATTATAAATTTGAAAATCTTGTGATGGAATTTTCGGAACTTAAAAATCCATATGGTTCATACCGATTGAAAGTTTACCATTCGATTGCGACACAATGTGGATCATTTGAAACTGAAGAACAATACAATCAGTTCAAAGAAAACATTAAAGAAGATGTTGAAATTGAATTTTGTTCCGTTTCAAGATTTGTTGATGGTGAAATAAAAAAAGAAGTTTTGATTGAAAATTAAAATAGTAATTAATAAACAAACAACCCTATCATATATAGACCCCCACCTTAAATGGGGGTTTTTCTTTATCTTTTATATTTATTAAGTATAGTTTAAAGATATGAATAAAAAATTTTTACCTTGGTTTTTGTTATTTTGTGCAATAGGATTATCAGGAACCGCAGCGTATTACAGTGTTATAGGTTTATCTATAATATTTTCGGCAGTTGCCATTCCTGTGATCATTATGGGATCTTTTTTGGAAATATCCAAGATAGCAATCGCGACGTACTTACATGATAAATGGAAAGAAACTTACGGTATTCTAAAGATATATTTAACAATAGCATTAGTTACTCTTTCAATACTCACATCTGTAGGAATTTATGGATTATTATCTACAGGATTTCAAAAAAATATCGCAGGACTTGAAATCAATAATAAAAAAATTGAAAACATCGAAGTTAAGAAAAACAGGTTTGATGAAATAAAGAAAGAATATCAAAAGGAAAAAGATGTGTTGGATAAAGACATAACAAATTTAAGAAATGCACTTTCCACAAATACAACAACTCAGACCATTGATAGAACAACGGGTCAAGTAGTTACAAGAGCTAATGGTGGTAATAGAAAGGCTTTCGAAACACAATTAAAAGTTGCTCAAACAAACAGAGATACACTATCAATCAAAATAGAAGCACTAAATGATAGTATAACCAAGTTAGATTTAGAAGTTTTAGATCTCACTTCACAAGAAATTCAATCAGGAGAATTAGGGGCAATTAAGTATTTAAGTGAAATAACTGGATGGGACGTTAAAAAAACCGCTAATTTTTTTATTCTTACATTAATTTTTGTTTTTGACCCATTAGCTATTGCATTAGTTATTTCTACTAATCAAGCTTTTAAAAACTATAGAAAAAAAGAAAGTAATGAAATTCACAAAGTTTCTGAACCAAAACCCGAAGTTGTTGAAAAAATTGTAGAAGTCATCAAAGAAGTGGAAGTACCTGTTCAAGTAATTAAAGAAGTGGAAGTACCCGTCCAAGTAATTAAAGAAGTTGAAAAAATTGTAGAAGTACCTGTGGAAGTTATAAAAGAAGTGGAAAAAATTGTAGAAGTACCTGTAGAAGTTATAAAAGAAGTTGAAAAAATTGTAGAAGTACCGATTGAAACAACGACAGTAGGTGAAAATAATAAAAAAAGATTGGTTTATAAAAAAGAATAATGGATATTATAGAATACGGTAATTTCAATACTGAGTTTGTTTCAAACCAAAAAAAACAAATAATTTTATTACATTCAGGAAGAAATTCTGAAAATTATATAACATCCTTGAAATACAGACATAATGGATCATATAGTAAAATACCTAACTATTTTGTTGATCGTGAAGGTAAAGTTGTAAAACTACTTGAGGACAATCAATACTCAAAATTTTTTTATAAAAATGAAATTAACAAGAAGGCAATATTTGTTTGTTTAGAAAATTTAGGGTGGTTAGAAAAACAACCATTAAAAAATGGATACATAAACTGGATTGGCAATATTTATAATAGTGTTGTTGTACAAAAAAAATGGAGGGACTACTACTATTGGCAACCATATACTGAAGAACAATTAAAATCGACTTCAGAACTATGTTTGAAATTATGTAATAATAACTCAATAAAAATCCAAGTTTTAGGTCACAACACTAAGATAAATGGGATAGAAAATTTTGAAGGAATAGTGACAAGAAGTAATTTTCTAACAGAAATAACCGATCTGAGTCCGGCTTTCGACTTTGAATTATTTGAAAAACAAATTAAAAATGAATAGACACGAAGAAATTAAAAAACTACTTTCAGCATCTAGAACTTTATTAAATAAAGAATCACTAAGTGAAAGTACAGAAATACTTGATAAGTATTATGGTTTAATCAAAGAAGATTCAGAAGAAAAAGAATATGAAACGGCTGAGTTAGAAACAGACCTTGAAAGTGATACGCCTGAAGATAGGAAGTTTGAAAAGAAAAAAACTTATAGAATTTCAGGTGGTTTAATGACAATCAACGCTAAAGATAAAATGGGGTTACAACTTACTACAGATGACAAAACCGCATATCAAGAATCGATGGATGAGTTTGTTAGTGAAGTTTCTGAATTAGTAGATTTTAACACTTTGAACCTATATCAAAACAATGTTGAATGGTCCGGTAAAATACAAGATTTAGATATAGAATTCTTTTTTTCAATTGGAGAAACAAATGGTGTTTATATAAATGGGGACATGATAAACATAAATGATGAATTTGTTGAGTTCATTGGAAAACTTAGAAGTTACTATGAAAAATTTAAAGCTAAATGGTCAAAGGTTATTGCCAATAGAAAAAAAACACCAAGTGAAAAATGAAAAAGTTTCTGATAAAAAATTATAAAGATGTCTTATTAGTTGTTTTAACTCTGTTATTAACAATCATACTTGTGAAGTTATTCAGACCGGTAGAAGATAGGTCAGAATTACTCAAGTATAAATTAGAACAACTCGATCAGAACATTAATAAGATGAAGGAATTACAATTAAAGTTGAACGATTCTATAGTTTCTTATAAAAAAGACATTGAAAAAATAGATCAAAATATATCAAAAATTAAGTTCGAAAAAAATGTAATAAATAATTATTATGAACAGAAAAAAGAAAAAATAGAAGGTATGGGAAAAAAAGAAATTGACAGCACCTTTAAACAAAGATACAAATATTAAGTATGAAAAAATTTTTATTTACATTATTTATTTTTATTTCCTGTCTAAGTTACGGGCAAAAAAATTTACAAAAAGAAGATACGACAACAATATGTTTTCCTGTAAATGTAGGAAAACAAATACTTTTAGACTTGAACGAATTGGATAGATTGAAAAAACAATCATTAATGGATCAAAAAGAAATTAATCAGTTAGAATCGAAAGTAGAAAAAAAAGATACTATAATTGGGCTGTTAGAGCTAAAAGATAAAAACAATGAAATAATAATTAAAAATACTGAAGAAAAAGTAAAATTATTGGACGAAGAAAATAAAGAACTTAGAAAGGACATAAGAAAAATTAAAACAAAAAATACAGTTATAGAAATTGTTTCAGGATCAATAGTTGCGGCATTAACTTACGTATTAGTTTTTAAATAAAAAATGGAAGATTGGAAATCAGAAATACAAAAAAGTTTCTCTGATGTAATCGCTAAGGCTAGAGGTTACGAAGGTGGTGATCAAGTAGATCCTTCTTTAGCTATGCAATCCAAAAACGAACTATTATCAAACATACAAACAGAAGAAGAAAATGATAATGGTAAAAAAACTCATTATTTAGATTTCTTAAAAAATAAAAGTGAAATTGGTGAAATTTACAAACTTATTAAAAACAAAAAATTATCCAATAACAAAATTAAACAAGAAATAAAAAATTACTTGAAAAACCCTGAAGACATAAAAACCTTCTTAGAAACTATTTTGGATAATAAAAAAACCAAAAAAGAAACTAAGGAAGCCACAGGAACAGGATCTGCTGGTGGATATGAGGCACCTCTTTTTTCTGGCGAAGAACCTAAAAAAGTAGAAGCCACTGAAGCAACTGATTCTTCATCATCAGGGTCATACGTTACTACCGCGGCATGGGCTAAATCTTTAAGTAAAAAAGATTGGAGAGGAAGATCAAAAACACAAATACCTGGAGGAAAATTCGTCCAAGTTAAAAAAAAATGTAAACGTTTCCCATATTGTAATCAGGGTGATATCAAGGCTCTTAATATTTTTGAAAATAAAACATTGAACGGTGTAATAAAACGAATCAGTGATCGATATCAAATTCATGAAGATATTATAAAAGATATTATCCTGAGTGAAATGAATAAACTCCACTGATCATATATTTATAATAAAAACAAAAAAATGAAAAACTATTCTAGATTTCTAAATGAAAAATATAATACGACAAAATTTAATAGACCTGGAAAGTCTTTTGATTATGTTGAAGAAGAAGAAACATCCGAAGGAAATGCTTTCACAAAAATGTTGAAAAACACAAAAAAAGGGGATAAATTTTCTTTGAATGGTAAAGAATATACTGATAGATCATCATTAGATGAAGAACCAATTTATGAAATTGAAGTCAACGATGGTGAAATGTGTGAATGTGGTGGTCAAATGATGGAAGGTGAATGTACAGAATGTGGATACATGAAAGAATCTGAAATGAATGAAAAACTTCATGGAAATCAATTCAAATTGGACAAAAACAAAAACGGTAAAATTGATAAGTCAGACTTTGATTTATTAAGGAAAAGTAAAAAAAATATGAACGAAATTTCTGATGAGTTTGATTATGAAATGCAAGAACCATGTCCTCATTGTAATGGTACGGGATATAACGAGTTTGATGATGTTGAATGCGAATGGTGTGATGGGACTGGTGAATATGATGAATATGGGGATTTAAAAATTTCTGACGACATGCCAGATTATAAAACCAATTGGAAAATGCCTGAAGACGATTTTAATACAGATAGTAGTGATATTGTTTATGAAATAGAAATTGACGAAGACATGTATGATAACGCCGAAAAAACAACAGATTTTTGGAATCCTGGAAAAAAAGAATTGAGAACTAAAATGTATGAATACGAAATTTTTAATGAAAGATTAGGTAGATCAATTCGACTTACAGAAGAACAAGTCGTTAATTTAATTGAAAATTTGGCGGAAGAAAAAATGAAACCCGCCAAAAAAACTAGAGGATACACTGAATATGAAAGATCATTCAAAAAATCTGGAGACGAAAATCAAGACTATTATAAAGAGGTTGGGCAAAAAATGAAAAAATATGCTAAAGATGGGTCAATGGAAGATTTCACTATGGACGCAAAACATTTTCCTATGGGTAATGGTGAATTGAAAAAGATGGATAAAATGGCATATGTTCCATCAGACAGTGTGGCGGAATATGTAGAAAACTTTACAGCGGCGGCACTTGAAAACATTGATTATGATGAATTTGCTCCTAATGAAGAATGGGTAAAAGACAACATTGTCGGTTCTTCAAGAACAGGTAACAATCCTGAATGGGGCAATGCGGTCGAAACACCAACAAACAAAAAAAGAAACGAAATTAGAGAAAAAAATATGTTGGCTCAAATAAAAAGGAAGGCATATAATAAATCCGCACAACCTGTGGTTAAAGATAGACCAGGAAATGATGATGCATCCGATTTACTAAATAAAGTTGAAAAAGGTGAAAAGGCCGTATCAAAAAAGTCAAAAAAAGTTAATGAAAATATTGAAAGAATTGCTGGTTTGATTACCTACAATTCCAAAACACAATAATTTACATAATTTTATATTACCGTATAATTATCCATAGATGACCTCTATGGATAATTTTTTTAATTACATATCAAAACCAATCAATAAAGAAGACATTGATTTATGGTTCAGAATAAATAATATTTTACCTGAAAAATTAGAATTATATTACGATTTTTCGTATTCCCTTTACGATTTAATAAGAAAAACTTTTTTGGGTGAGGAAGACAATAGTGAAACCAAAATTCAAATGTCTGAAGAAGACATCGTGAACCACTTCAAGTGGTGTTGGAATAAAACAATCGAAAGTTTTGAAAAAGAAGGAATTATTTTTACAAATGAAGGAGATCATTTGAAATACTTCAAGTCATTTTTTATTGAAATATTTTATAAACAAGAAGATAAAAAAATCAAAGAGTCTATTGGTGAATTTTTTGATGATATTTTTAACATAGAAAAAACATTTACCCAATCTGATTTAGATATTATGTTGAACATATATAAATCTTTAGATAACAATTTAAGTATTTAAATGTTTACATAAACATCATAATTAATATGTTTAACATTAAATAAACCTATAATATTTAAAAATGGAAACACTTGAACAAATTAAAGTTTTGACAGAACAATTGAGCGTGGATACAACCAAATTCTTTGCTGGTAACAAAAGTGCTGGTACAAGAGCTAGAAAATCAGCACAAGAACTGAAATCTTTATTACAACAATTAAGAGGTGAAATTTTAGAAAGTAAAAGGGCTTAATATGACTAATATCGATACGTTATATTTGTTTGTATTTATATTTTCGATTATATCAATAACTAGAATTTTTCTAAAATTTATTATTTCCCTATTACAGACAGATCCTAAACCTATTTTGTTTAGTAATAGGGAAATCTTTCTTTATGGTTTATTTTTAACTTATATAATAACATTTCTAATACAAAACAACAAATGAGTTTATTTAAAGAATTTAACATTCTATTTCCGTATTTACAATCGGTAAGAAAAATGAAAAACTATCTATCTTTTGATATAGAATTTCCAAATACTTGGAAATTACCAAAAAAGTTTGTAGATGAAAAAAGTGTTGTTGAAAACGACCCAACCAACGTCGGTGTAAGATTTTTTTCTTTTGTAACTCAGTTCAATGAACAATCTGTAGAAAATCAAATATCTAATATAAAAAACATTATTGCTTACAATAAAGAAAGAGAAGAAAAAGATCGACTATTTCAACAGAAGATAGATGAACTAAAACACATATTTGAAAAACAAAAGTTAAATGATCTACAAGGACTAAAATTTGAAATTAATAATCCTAAAATAGAATTAGAAGATGACGAAGAAGAAAACCAAGTTGGAAGCGGAAATTGATTGGTTGAAAAGTGAAATAGAAAAAGACAAAAATGATCTTGATATTGAAAAACACAATTTAATTGCTGAAATTAAAAAACTAAAAAAAGAAGATATATTACCAAAAAAACCTGAAAAACTAAGTGTATGGGAGAAGATGAAAAAAATATTAATGATATCTTAGAAAAATTGTTAGTTGTTACTGAAGCGGCTAATGAAATTTTCCCAGAAGGAAAACCGATCTTGGTTTATGAATTGAATGATCAAGATTTCAAAAAAGTACAAAGTAATTTTAGAAAAATTGATATAAATAAATTAAGATTTAAAATAGATATTTCAGGTACAGAAATAGTTTTTGTTAATACAAAAGTTTACGAAGAAACAAAAGACGAAGAAGTAAAGAATGAAAAAAAACCAAGTTTTTTCAAAAGATTATTCTTTCGTAAAAGTAGTGAATCTTCTGTAAAGAAATGATTTGTTAATTCCTTTTGATTCTAAAATATTATATAAATATTTTTTTTGTTCTTTAGAAGAATCTTTGACTAAAATACAATCCAACCTGTTATTACTTATCAAGTAAGATTCCAATACATCCATAAACCTTGAACACTCGTCGATAGACTTCAATGAAATCAAATTGACATCATTATCATTTTGTATCGCGACTTTATTGTTCAATTTTGAAACTAACTTTATGTTTGATTTAGGTAAATATTTTTTTACAAAAGAATCAAAATTAATTTTAGATTTTTCCTGAACGTCATAAACTTCTTCATGAATATTATATTTCGAAATTTTACTTAATCTATAGTTAGTATCGTCGAGATCAACTTTTACCTGCCTTCCGAGTTCATCTTTTACAAAGTATAAATCAAAATTTGTACTACCCGATTCCAAAAAACCAATTTCGTAATCACACAATTTTCCATTTTCAAAACGTTTAGGAAAATTCACTGAATTGCTAGTTTGTAGTAAAAAATCAAAGTATTTTAATGCTCTTTCTTTATTCAAAAATTTATTTAGAATCTTTTTTCTTTTTTTATTTTTGAATAGTACTATTAGATATTTCATTTTTTTTATCCTATAATTTAAAATATACAAGAAAAAAACAATAAATGAACGCTGAAAATCATTACTCTGTTTTAGGGGTTGAAGAAACCGCAACTCAAGAAGAAATAAAAAAAGCTTATAGAAAATTGGCAAAAGAAAATCATCCCGATAAAGGTGGGGATGAAGAATTATTTAAAAAAATTTCCGTGGCATATGATGTAGTTGGTGATGAACAAAAAAGAAAAGAATACGACATACAAAGAAAAAATCCGTTTGCCGGGTCCAACTTCAGGGATTTTAGTAGTATGTTTAATATGTTTAATCAGAATTTTAGACAACAACAGAAACCTTCAAGAATTATTACACTTTCTGTAGATGTTATAAAAAGTTTCATGAATGAAAAAGTTAACTTGAATTATCAAAGAAAAGAAAAGTGTGATCCATGTAATGGTACTGGTGGGGACAAACGATCATGTGCCACTTGTAAAGGTGAAGGTGTTTTATGGGCACAAGTTGGTAGTGGGATGTTTGTTCAGATGGTACAAAAGATTTGTACTTCATGTAATGGTTTTGGTCATACATTGATTAATGCATGTCATGTTTGTAAAGGTGATGGTAATAAAGATGAGGTAAAAAGTGTTGAACTTAGAATACCACATGGGATTGATGATGGTCAAATGATGCGTTTACAAAACATGGGAGATTTCGAAAATGGTATTTACGGTGATCTTTTAGTTAAAATAACATTAACAAATGAAAGTGGTTTTGAAAAGTTTGGTGAACACCTATTATATAATAAATATTTCACATTGGACGATCTCAATCAGGAAAATTTTGTTATCCCACATCCACAAGGTGAAATAATGGTTAATTTTCCAAAACAAATGGATACATCAAAACCATTAAGACTTAAAGGAAAAGGATTTAAAGGTAGAAACGTTATTGGGGATCTACTTGTCAAACAATTTTTAAAATATGAAAGAAGTTAGAAAGAACTAATAATGTCCTGTACTAATCTTACTGCCCCATATATAGAAAGACCTAATAAAACTATACCAAAAGTGACCAAAAATAATTGTAATTTTTCTTGTCCTTTATTACATTTTCTACATCCTGTAACTTGTGTTGCTTCTTTTTTTTCCATATAATAATTATAATATTACAGTCCTTAAATGAAAATACTTTTCTAACATAACTTTTCTTGATTGAAGAACATCTTTACCGTATAGTTTTAGATAAGTACCATTATCAGAAAATGTACTTGACACAATTAAAAATGTATTATCATCACTTCTTGCAAGTATGAATTCAATATAGTCAAATACGTGTTCATCTTTATTATCTTCTCTTTTAAATACAAATTTTATTTTTTTTTCTGTTGGATCTTTAGAAAATTCATATAAAATTTTTTTATATTTATCACGAATTATATCAGAAAGCATAGTATTAGGTACTCCAACTCTTGTATGAATCTTACTACCTGAATAAATTGCATTTAAAATTATATCTTTTATTTCCCCATAACTTAAATTACTTTTTCTATCTGAAGTTTGATGAGTTGTTGCAATAAATTTTGGACCTTCAGGCGCAGTAAAAAGTTTATGGTGTTTACCACGATTTTCTATTATTATACTTTTAAGTACACTTAATACTTTCATTAGTAATAAATAGCACAAAAAATAAAAAAGGGGACAAAGTCCCCCTTTATGTTTTTCCTGTTAGGAAGGTAATTAACCTGTCTCTAATAACCGTAAGATGACATCACGACTTGCGTTTTTTAAATGGTGTACCAAATCATCCATTTTGTTTAGTGGTTAACCACATCAACAATACAAAGATAGTGGTTTTTTATTAATATCCAAATAAATTATAAAAAAGTTTGATGTTGATTAATATGATTAAGTTTATTATTTTTTATACATGTTAAGTTATATCGGAGGTAAAAGTAAAATCGGGAAATGGATTGTTCCTTATTACGATAAAAATATGGAGGTTTATTTAGAAACTTTCGGAGGAATGTTTTGGTGTTTCTATAATATGGATCTAAAACAATTCCCCAGACTTAAAAAAGTTGTATACAATGACTTCAACCCACTAAACTATAATCTATTTAAATGTGTTCAAAATCCAACTGAATTATTAAGGGCAATAAACAATATTGATTGTCAAAAACAAGGAGTAGATAATACCCCTGAAATATATAAACAACAGTTTATAAGCTTTCAGGCTGAATTATTTAATGAAGGTTTCAGCTTAGAACCTGGCAATTATGAAGTCGCGGCTAAGTATGTTTACATTTTAACACAGGTTTTCAGTGGATCAAAACCTGAAACATCAAACTTTATTGACCTTAAAGGAAAATATAAATCGAAATATCTTACGTTTAGAGATAAGTTGTCTAAACCTGATTGGGTGGATCACTTTTTAAAAATTACAGATGTTGAAAATATGGATTTTGCGGACGTGATACAAAAATACGATTCACCATCTACGTACATTTATTTGGACCCACCATATTGGAAAACAGAAAACTATTATTCCAATCATGATTTCGATAGACAAGACCATGAAAGATTGGCAAACGTATTACACAAAGTCCAGAGTAAGTTTTCTCTATCATACTATGATTTCGAACTACTTCACAATTGGTTTCCTGAAGATCAATATACTTGGGTCAGAAAAGAATTTGCAAAAGCCGCCGCAGCAAAGAAAGGTGAAAAACAAAACATGGGTGAAGAATTACTTATTATGAATTATTAATTTTTTGACTTGTTGAAATATTTATTAATAAAAAAATTATGGAATTAGTAAAGTTATTATCCAATATAGTAAAAGAAAACACCAAAGTTAAAAATAGTTTATTATTAGAATATCCAGAATCAACAATTAAAAGGTTAGTCCTTAAGTTTAGTGGAAGTACAGAAGACACGGTAGATCAAATTAGACAAACCATTTCTGATTTTGAAAGATTCAAAAATACCTTGGTAGGAGCTGAAAGGGACATCTTCACATATGATTATCAAAAATTAAAGGATCTTGTAAAGTCTAAAAGTGAAAGTCAAAAATCTAAAAGAACTTTTGATGATGTTTTTAAAACATTCATGGAAAAAAATGCTGGTGCAGACAAAAGACTTACTAAATTGAATATTAAAAAGTTTTTTGAAATGAAAGCTTTAGATCCAAAAAGATTCAGAAAAGACATTTTGGACATGACATCTATGGAATTGTCATCTTTGGTTAGACGTGAATTTGAAAATTTCATGAAAGAAAAATTAACAGAAAAGTTAATAAAAGAAAATCCTCAAGAAAATATTGAACAAATAGTCAATAGGGTTGATAGATATGTTGCAAACTACACATTAGTCCCTATAAATACAAAACCTGCAGGTATGATGAATTTTGTTGAATTCGAACATGTTGTGGATGTTTTACCAATGGAAGACGAATATAAAATTCCTGAAATTGATGTTTCTGATGTTGATGTTGTTTTTGAAGACGACAGCATTCTGATATTCAATCCTGATCAAAAACACAAGTGTATCAATATACGAAAAAAGTTTGCCCCTGATAGAAGATGGTGTACATCTTGGGAAGGGTCATCGAATTATTTTTATAATTATAGGCTTAGACAAAATCTTACATTATACTATGTTATAAATAAAAATTTAAATGAAAGCGATGTAAATTTTGCGGTTGTTATACTGGTTGATTATGATTGGAGAAAAAATGTACAATTTAGATTAGCCGATGGTACAAACTCAGGAAAATACGCCGGAGCAACCGTTTTACCTTGGAGTGAAATAACTAAAAAAATACCAAATTTAATCGGTAAAGAAAAATATTTTGTACCGCATCCATACTCTTCTGAACAACAAAGTATGATGATGAGCTTCGAAAGAAAAAATTTGACATCTACCGACGCAATAAAAGAACTTGGTTCTGAAGAAAACGTTGAATTATGGTTAGAATTAAGGACTCCTGATTTAACTCAGATCGCTACTGGCCCAATAATTTGGAAAAATTTTACACCTTATTTGAGACATAAATACATTGGTATGGACGGTAAATTGAATGCTGAAATGTTGAAATTTACTGATAAGGAAAGTAAAGATTACTATCTTACTAAAAAACGTAAATCACTTTTGTTAACTGACATTGACAAATTGACAGAGGCGGATGTTTCTTTGATTATGAGTGATGAAATGTCACCATATCATGAAGCACTTATTAATTCATATGCAAAACAATTGGCAAAGAAAAATATTGATCTTAGTTATCTACCGATATCATTCCCTAATGATTCCGCAGCTAAATTTGCCACCATGTTTGGTTTAGACACATTGTTTTCTATTTTACCTGAAGATACAAGATTCCTTAATTTGGAAAACAAATCAGACAAACAGGAACCATTTGACGTACCCGCAAACATATCAAGATTCAAAAATTTGAAAACATTTGTTGCTGACAATATTATCAAAAGTTTACCTGAATCAATTGGTGAATGTAAAATGTTGTCTTTCCTAAATGTCACAGGAAATAAAGAATTAAAAACTTTACCAAAGTCACTAGCAACTTTGTATTGTCTCAACTTTATTTCAGTTATGGATTCTGGCATTGATATTGATAACCTACCAAAGGAGCTATTCAAACACATGATACCTACTGAAGATTTTTTCATAGTCAATTTCCCTGAAGAGCTCAAAGTTAAAAGAGGTTGTAAATCTAACGAAGACTAATTATATGACTAATGTTGATATTGAAGTTTACATAAGTAATCTAATCAATTTTTTTGAAAAGAATCCTAATGATTTAATGGTTCTGATAGGTAATTTACAAAAAGAAGATTTTTATAAAAAACTTAAAGAAAAATCAATACAAAATTTTGATAACGGTATTGATTATATACTATCAAAAGACCAAATAGTTGAAATTGTAATCGAACTCAAGTTACCTGAACTTGTAGAAACTTCTAATCCAAAAGAAGTAATTGAAGGGTACATCCAAAAAACAAAGTTTGGTAATATAATTTTGAATTAAAATTTGTTTTTATTGAAAAAACGTTTATCTTTGTTCAATAATTAAAAACAAATATATGATCTACACTCCTGAACTTATTAAATCCCAAGCACCTTCAGTATTCGCAACTTCAGCATCTCCAAAGATGACTAACAAGTACACTTTTGTACCAACTGATCAAGTTTTAGAATTTTTTGATCGCGAAGGTTGGCAAATAGCATCTGTTAAACAAACAGGTAAGGGAATACATTCATTACACGAAATCAGATTCCGTAACAGCGAACTTCCCAAAGTTGGTGATACATTAGTTGAAGCAATTGTCAAAAATTCACACAACGGTACTTCTGCTTTTTCTTTGAGTGCTGGACTATTCAGATTAGTTTGTTCAAACGGATTGACGGTACCAACAGCAGTGGCGGATAGATTTACTATGAGACACAATCATTTTCAACTTGACGATGTTAAAGAACTGGCAGATCAATTTTCTAAAAAATTACCATTGATTGAACAATCGGTAGGAAGAATGATGGAACGTGAAATGTCAACTGATGAAAAAATTAGTTTTGTTCGTGAATCTGCTAAAATCAGATTTAACGCTGAAAAAACATTGAACGATATGGAAATTATGGGTCTTCTAACACCTAATCGGAAAGAAGATGAAGGAGATGACCTTTGGAAAGTTTTTAACACAGTACAAGAAAAATTTATTCGTGGTGGTGTTCAGGTATCAAACCAAAGGGGTAGGGTTTCTAAGATGAGAAAAATTGATAGTATTATCGCACAAAATAGTATCAATACGAAACTTTGGGAGTTGGCCGAAGAAATGATCTAAAAATAAAGTGGTGACTTTTTCACCACTTTATTTATTTTTATATTATGACAAATACTAAAGAACTTTTTGATAAAGAAACTGAGTTTCTAAAATCTATTTATGATAGGGAAGGAAAAATATTATCAAAAAACAGAATCCAAGGTCAATTAAATGTCACACCCGAAATTCTTTTAGAAAAAAACTATAAACCAGAATATCTTAATATGTACACTTATGAAAATGGTGTTTCTTTTATAGATGCAATTTTTCGTAACAAGTCTGACATTTTCATATATTTATCTAAAAAGATAGCTGTAGACTCGGGATATCAAATAATGATTTATTTTGAACCAGAAAAACTAGAAGAAACTAAATTCTTTGTAAAAAACTTAATAAAATTAAAATAATAAAAAAATGGAAATTACCGCAACTGAACTTAAAGAAAAAATAGAATCAGGTAAAAAAATTATTGTTGAATTTTGGGCTGAATGGTGTGGTCCCTGTAAAATGATGAAACCTAGATTTGAAAAAGTATCAAATGAAAATGAAACTGACGTGGAAATGTACACCATGAATGTTGATCAAAATAAAGACATAAGTGTTTCACTTGGCATTAGAAGTATCCCCACAGTTAAAATTATTAATGGTGGTAAAGTTGTTGAAACAAAAGTTGGGGTTTTAGAAGAAGGGGACATTAAAAATTTAGTTAAAGAATTATTATTGAATTGATATGATTAAAGTAGTCTTAACATTTTTTATTTTACTATTTTTGTTTTCATGTAAAACCAGTAAAAGTAGTTGCGATGCTTATGGAAGCAATGATGATCATAAAAGAATTTACAAATATGAAAATTCATCTAAAATAATACAAAACAGTAAGTAATGGATAAGTTGGTTGTAGTTTACAGTATGGTTGGTTGTCCTTTTTGTACAGAGTTAAAAGAAATGTTAGACAAGGAAGATCTAAATTACGTTGATAGAGATATTGACAAATATAAAGATGAATATGATATTTTTGTTGAAATTACTGAAAACGAATATGTACCGGCATTTATGACCATTTTAGATCCTGATTCAGAAAGACCAAAAACAAAACTATATGCTCCTGACAGAGATTTTGATGACTTAGAAGAAGGTCTTAAAATAATCAAAAACTTTTATGAAGAATAAAAAAAACCACCTATAAACGGTGGTTTTTTTTTAAATTAATATTACGTGTTCTAACATATCTTGAATCAAGTATGGTTTTTCTTTGTTTTGAGTTAACAGATCCTCAAACAAATTATAATTATTAATTCTTTCGTTAAATTTATCTAAATCAAAATCGAATACATCTAAAATCAAAGATTTGATTTTTTCTTTGGGTATATTTGAATTTGAAATTATGTCAATATCAAAGTCTTCATCACTATTAAGTTTTTTGGTAAAATAAAATTCCAAATTATTTACACCTAACAAATTATACATGTGGTTAAACATATAGTTTGAATAATAAACTATAGACCGACCACAATTCAAACTATGTCCATAAGGAAATTCAGACACTGTAAATAGATTTGTCACAGGTTCAGACTTACTTGTGAAAACATTTTTATCTAAAGAAATCCAAACATCTTCCAAAACATCAAAATCTGATCCATACGAAAGTAAATCAATAATATTCATATGGTCTACGTTTGCATCTTCTAATTCGGACGAATATTCTTTGAAGAATTCTTCTTTTATTTTTTGTAAATCCAAGATATCTTTGCTTGAACTTTTACCCGAAACAACAACAAAATTTATGCAATCACATACTTGAATTATACTTTTTTCTGACTTGTTAATTTTTGATAAAATGTAGTCAGAAAATAAATTTACAATAAATCTTTTTGTTTTTTTATTTATTAATCTCATAATATATTTTTTTACAATTGATATGAGATTTATTTGATATTATAAATAGTTAATAGACGTAATCTAAAAATGCATCATTAAGGTATTGTTTAACTCTATAAGAATCGGAATATTCTGAAGTTCTAAAACTTAAAAAATCACCACAATATTCAAAGTATCTAGTTAACATATCTAAATAAGATCTTTCGTCATATATATTATACTCATAATCACTCATACAATTAAAATAATCATATAGATCTGACTTTAAATTTTTAATTTTACACAATAAGTATTGTTTTTTATTTTCGTCTTGATCCCACTTAAATTCTGTATCAATTAAACTTCTTAGTTCATTTTTAATATCTTCATATACCTCATCGTTCCAAGCTTCGTTATATGCCATATTATGTAAACTTCTTAGATTACTTCGTAATTCGTCTAAATAACCAGAATTAATTAGTTCATTGAAAACTTTACGATCCGATAAAACATAGTTTATATTGTTATAATTGATAGTAACATAACCTTCTTCATTTGAGTTTTCAGAGAAAAAATTTCCACCAAACTCATCAGAATCCATATTTTGATTCTTTAAATCTCTAAGTATTATTTCCTTTAACTCATTTAAATTTTTTTCATTTAGTTCTTCTACAACATCATCATAATAATTATAAATTGTATCAGAAAACATCTCGAACCAATCTTCATCTAAAATTCCATTTGCAATTTCTCTATTTGAAATATTTCTATAATCACTATCATCAAACAAAACGGATAACTCAACTAATTTGTTTAATTTAAGGTAATAGTCACCCCCAATTTTTTTAACATCCCCAAGAAGAGGTAAAAAATACTCAACACCATATTCTTTTAGAAGACTAATACAAAGTTGGTTAAGAAAACTATTATCATCTGACTCCCGATAAACGGAGTATAAATCAACTTTATTCAATTTACCAATACCTTTTATGTATGAAATGAATCTTTCTACCGACTTAAATATAGGCTCAATCCTTTCCCACTTACCGGTATTGAAAGTATCTATTAATTCATTAGTTGTCATACGTAATCATAAAACAGTTCATTTATATTTTTTCTTGTTCTATTCCAGTCAGGATATTCAGGGACTCTAAAATCAATACATTCAATATCATCATTATTAATCATAGCAACCATCAATTCAGTTAAACCACCATAATATTCTAAAAAAGAATCACTATACGCACTTCCTTTATAATTTTCTAAAAATGTTTCAACTAAATTTCTAAAGTTTCTAATTTTAATATAACTGTCATATCTAGTCACTTTACTACCATCGCTCTTTGTAACTTCTCTTGGTACCTCATCGATTCTTCCTTCAAAGTACTCATCTAAACCACCATAAACTAAGTCATATATTTCATCTTCATATGCACTATTTTCTGCTTGCCAATATAAACTTGTTAAATTAGATCCTAATTCATCTAAATCTTTATTACATAATTCATTAAATGCTGCTTCATCGTTAATTAATCCATTCAAATCTTCAGCTCTTATTCTAAAATAACCTTCAGTTCCTTGTTCTTCAGAAAGTTCAGAGAAAAAATCAGAATCATAATCTTCTAAAGACAATTCTTTATCCCCAATTTCTTTGAAAATAAAATCTATAAGTGTTGTAATATTTGCATCATCAAGTTCATCAACAACTTGGTGTGGTTTTACGCTGTCATCAAAATACCAATCATGTCCTAAACCATCTTCACTTAAAATGAGTTTTGCAACATATCTTGCACTTTCACCTCTTTGTGAACCACAAAAAAGTATTTCCAATTCTTCTCTATCTCTTAAATGAAGATAAAATCCATCTTGTCTAATATTTACGTCACTTAATAGATTTTTTGTAATAAATTCCATGGCGTCTTCATAGTTAGTATCAATGTAATATAATAATAATTGATTTTTTGTTGATTCGTCAATTTCATCGTATAAACGCGAAAAGTCATCAAAGTCAATTAAGTTATTTTCAATTAGAAAGTCAAATAAGGTTGAATCATGATCGAATTCATTACCAGATATAGTAGTTGGGTCTATGTAATCTACTTTATTATTTTTAATTAAAAATGATAAAAAATTACGTGTAGATTTGAAAACTTTCATCAGTTTAACATAATCTGTTTCATCCCCACTACGATACCATTCTATAAAAGTGTTAAGATCTGCCATATATCATAAATACAAAAAAGGTGGAAAAATTCCACCTTAATTTCTTTGGCCAAAGGAATTAAATTACTTTTTATTATAGTATTTTTCAACTATCTTCTTCACCGATTCTTGAACGTTCTGATTTTTTTGGGCTTGAGCCTGTGGTCTAGCCGCTTGATTTGGTGTTGAAGCCTGTTGGTTCCCTTGTTTGTTTTTACAACCGCATCCCATGGTCAATTGTTTTTATAAGGTTTATTTATTTATAAATATCAACACTAAGACTATTTTGTAAATCACAAATATTTATGATTGTATGAAAAAGAAATTAATTCTAACCGAAACACAATTTAAAACTGTTTTACAAAGGATTGTAGAAGATGATGTTGTTGAAAAAATATATTTAACACCTGAAGAATATATGCAGTATTTGAAACAAGTAGGGTTTATGGCACACGCTATTCCATATTTACCAAAATTTACAGGAAAAAAAATTGTGGTAAAAGGGAACTTGAACCTTTCAGATCTCAGTGGTAAAAATAAAATTTACAAGTTAGGGAATATAGAAGTAACAGGTAATTTAGATGCTTCTAAAACAGGAATTAAAAATTTCGATGATGTTGTTGTTGGTGGAAGAATATCATTTTGGGATACACCTTATGAAAAGGAACTTATAAGAAAAAAACAACTTGCAAAAAGAAACGAACAGGATGGTAAAAGGGATAGAAATGAATGGAGTTTAGATGGTACTGATGAAGAAGGTGAAAAGGCTAACGCAGCGTTTGAATATGCCGTTAATGAAGGGTATTTAGAAGGTATAACTGATGATGAACAAGATAGAATATCTGAAATAAATAGAGAAATTGAAGAATTAGAAGAAGAACAAGAAAATTTGGATGCTGGTGATGAAAATTATAGTGAAAAGTTTGATGAAATTACTGATAAACAAATGGAACTTGAAGATGAAAAAAATGAAATATTATCTGATAGAGTTGATGTTTACGATTTATATAATATCGGAAGACATTATGATCTAACAAATTTTGAATCTTTATCCACAGGCCATCAATATGCGGTTGGTACTGAAGATGAATGTGACGAGTCATTAAAAATGTACTATGAAGAAATGGTCGATAGTATGGAACATTATTTTGATAATAATTTTATTTCAAGATATGTTGATGGGGATGAAGTGGCAGAGTACTTCGAAGATTCTGTAAGTGAATGGGTTAGGGATGAACCAGATAGTTATGGGGTCGAAAAACAATTAAGTAAAGATCAAGAAAAAGAAATTTGGGTTTTAGAAATGGAAAAATGGGTATATGAAAACGAAGGTGTTAGATTTCCGATAAAATACCCAACAATGGAAGAAAATGGTAAAGTATTTGATTTTTGGGATGAAAATGAAGAACATGAGTTTCAATATAGAAATGAAAGTTCAGACCCATCCAAAAGTCATTGGGTGTTATATAAAGATGGGCAAGTTGTCCCACCTCACCAAATATATGATGATGAAGAAACCCAAGAACAAAAAGATGATCGTGAAAGTAGAATATCCGATATTGATTATGAAATAGAAGAAATAAAAGATAATCCTGATGGTGAACCATCAGAAGAAGATATAGAATATGCGATAGAAAGTTATATTGATGACAACATTAAAAACGATCCTGTAAGTTTTTTACAACAGATGGGATATGACGACTATTCGAATTTTGTAAATAAACAGGAAATGTTAGATGATCTTGTAAGTGATGGTGAATATGGTTCGTTAAATGGTTACGACGGTAGTTATGATTCTGTTAGAATTAACGGTACATACTATATAGTAATGAGAATTGATTAATCTTTACTGCCAAGTAATTTATTGTTATAATTTTGTCAGATGGGAAGAAAAAAGAAAATAGAATTTTTGATGGACACTGATTGGATGTTCGAAAAACCAATTGACAGAGAACATAAAGAATACAAGTTATTGTCATATTTTCAAAAAATGGGGGAAAAGTTGGATAAAATGGAACTTTATCCAGGTTTCATTGAACTTTCTTTGCACCTAGCAAACGTACAAACCTTAATCAAAGACAAAAAAATAATGTATACCAACAAAAAGTTAGATTCTGTTGACGACGAACTTTTGGTTAAAGATCTAAAATTGAAAGATATTCCTGAATTAAACAATGAAGAAATAGATGAATTTGTACAGATACTCAGTTATAGTGCACCAAGGATGTTAGAATATTTTAACATCGCTAAATCAGTTTGGACAATAGTTTATGAAAACGTAGATATGAAACCTAATAAAAGGGCTAAAGAAGTTATTTCTGATGTTGGTTATTTTCATTTCACTGATACTAAAACAAATAAAATATACGTTTGGGAATACAATATTAAACCAGCAGCAAAAAAATCCCCTGAAAGTAAAACTTCTGTGAATTTAATTTACTGTGATGAAAAAAATTTGACAATCACTAAAATAATTAATAATTTTTCTGTGTGGAATTCTGAAAATAAAAAATTACCCGTATTCGAAATGATTAGCCGTGGGGATTTTCCAATTTTCGAAACACTATTACCAATTTTTAAAAGAAAACTAATTTCATACATTAATCAAAAGAAATTTTTAGAAAGCACAAAAAAAACACAAGAAGTAATTTAAAATGAAACAAAAAAACTATCCGAAACCTCAAGAAAAATTTCAACATTATAAAGGTGGTCAGTACGAAGTTATTTGTATGTGTAATCATACAGAAACTAAAGAACCTCTTGTGATTTACAAATCTCTTTCTTTTGGTTCACAATACGCAAGACCATTTTCTCAGTGGTATGAGGAAGTTGATATCGAAACATACGGGGGAAAGGAATACCCAATTTCAAGATTTATAAAAATAGAAGAATTTTAATGGATAATATTAAATCATGTGTTTGTGGTGGCATCGAAGATTGTAAGTGCCCCACTATTAAAGTAGAACAAGTAAATCACCCAACACACTATGGTGGGGTTAATAATCCTTATGAGGCGATAAAAGTTATTGATGCTTGGGATCTAAGTTTTTCGTTAGGTAATACAATAAAGTATATTTCAAGAGCAGGTAAGAAAAACAAACAAAAAGAATTAGAAGATTTAGAAAAGGCCGCTTGGTATCTTAACCACCATATTCAAAAATTAAAAGTTGAAAATTTATGAAAATAGTAGTAACAGGTGGGGCTGGTTTTATAGGTTCCGCATTTATAAATCACCTACTTGATAATTTTGAATGTGATGTTCTTTGTGTTGATAAATTGACTTACGCTGGTAAAAAAGAAAATATCAAACACAATATTCCATTTCTACAAAAAGACATTTGTGATGTAACCGAAGACGACCTTGGTGATTTTGATTACATAGTTCATTTTGCTGCGGAATCTCACGTTGACAACTCAATTAAAAATGGTTTACCTTTTGTTAGAACTAATGTGGAGGGAACCTTCAACTTATTAGAGATATCAAGGAAAAACAAAAACTTAAAGAAGTTCATTCACATATCAACTGATGAGGTTTACGGAGATATGGATGAACATATTGCAATAAATCATACGGCAACGGAAGATGATAAGATTAAACCTAGTTCATATTATTCATCAACTAAGGCGGCTTCTGATATGTTAGTATTTTCGGCAAATAGAACATATGGTCTACCTTACTTAATTACAAGAACTTGTAATAATTTTGGAGAACATCAATTTGAGGAAAAATTCCTCCCAACGATTACACGATCAATTAATAAAGGTAAAGCGATACCGGTTTATGGTGATGGAAAACAAATTAGAGAGTGGATGTATGTTTATGACAACGTTAAAGTCATATGTGATCTTATGTTTGACGATGAGGTCATAAACCAAGTTTTTAACATTGGAACCCGATTCAGGGTAACTAATTTAGATATAATAAATCAAATTGGTGTGATATTAAATAAAAAAGTTAAAATAAAACACGTCGAAGATAGATTGGGGCATGATAAAAAATATGGTCTGAATTCATCAAAAATGGAAAATTATTACAGACAAAAACACGGACAATTTCCTAATTTTTTAAATTTATTTGATTATCTAAAAAAAGTGTATGGATAAAAAACTTACAAAACCAAGGAAAGGCCTAAATAAAAAAATAAATATTTTGGACGCAATAACAACTCCTAATGAACTTATCAGAGAAACCCTAATAAATTTTATGTGGGGATTCCTTGGTAATTCTATTGTTGTTTTTGTTGCAAAAGAACTAGATTTTTTGGTTTTGATAAATTATATTGTCTATTACATTCTAATTTCTTATATTGTAAATAGAAAAAAGTATGAAACAATGTTAGGTAAATTTATTGTGTTGCCAGGTTCCGCAGCGGCGGGTGCTTACACGGGATATAAAGTGGCACAAATGTTAACGCAAATGCTTTAAAAAAGTTGAAATCAGAAATTATTTATCGAGTAATTTTTTTTATAATCATGATTGGTACTATAACTTTGACATGGACTTTAATATACAAGTTAATAAAAATAATTTTTTAAAATGATAGAAACAGGAAAAATAATAAATGGGGATTGTGTGGAAGTAATGAAGACACTACCTGAAGGATGTATTGATTTGGTGGTAACATCTCCCCCATATGGTGTTGGAATTGACTATGACGTACATAATGATGACATGGAATTTAATGATTATGTTGAATTTGCAAAGTCATGGTTAACAGAAACATATAGAGTATTGAAAGATGATGGAAGAATTGCTCTTAATATACCATATGAGATCAATCGTCAAAAAAAAGGTGGTCGTATATTTTTTGTTTCAGAAATATGGCAAATTATGAAAGAAATTGGTTATGGTTTCTTTGGTATTGTTGATTTAGAAGAACAATCACCACACAGAAGTAAAACCACAGCTTGGGGTTCATGGATGAGCCCATCGTCACCATACATTTATAACCCTAAAGAATGTGTAATATTGGCTTACAAGAAAAAACACATCAAGAAAGTTAAAGGTGAACCTGAATGGACCGGTGAATTAACAGAAATTGAAAATGAAGATGGGACAAAAAGAAACAAAATGGTTTATGAAGATAAAGACAAAAAAGAATTTATGGAACTTGTCTTCGGTCAGTGGAATTATTTTGCTGACACTAAATCTCTCACTAAAGCAACCTTCTCTATGGACATCCCGACCAAGGCAATCAAAATATTGTCATATAAGAACGATATAATATTAGATCCCTTTGCTGGAAGTGGAACAACTTTGGTTGCCGCTCAAGTGTTAGGAAGAAATTGGTTAGGTATAGAATTAAGTCCAAACTATTCAGAAATTGCAAAAACAAGGGTAGAATATTTCAAAACCTTGGAACAAATAAAAGAAATAGAGTTTTAAGTAAACCCCCTTAAATGGGGGTTTTTTTATTGTAATGAAATCCATTTAGATTTATAATCTAAATTGGTGGCACAATATCTACCATAGTCATTTACAACTGGCCTACCTGTATTGTACCAACCACAAACAATTGACCAATTACCATACTTTTTGTGCAAGTAATTAAGAAGTTTCATACTTGTCATGACATTTAATTCTAAATCAGACATTATTTTATTTTTACTGTAGTTTGAATTGTTGATCCAATTACAAGTTTTTGGTAAAACTTGCATCGGACCAACAGCTCCAACAGAAGAAACCTGATTCGGATTGTAATTCCAATGAAACGGTCCCATATATCTTGTTTCTTTAAACGCAACATTGTAGGCGATGTATTTTGGAACTGAATATTCATCAGAATATTTTTCTATTAAATCAAAAAGAACCATAGAACTAAATTGTTTAGTTTTGAAATTACTTTTGTTGTCTAATGGTTTGTAATCGTTGGAAAAACTATCGAATGAAAATGAAAAATATATCAAAAATGAACAAAAAAGTCCGTAATAAAAAACTGTTTTTATCTTCATACTATTTTTCCGATTTGACTATAACATTTCTGGCGTACATATTAAAAATTGCAACACCAATTGAATCTTCATAAACAGTGTAATTACCATTATTCTTATCAATTATGATTAAGTGGTTATTTTCATCAATTGCCAAATTAACCTGTGACTTGTCCAAAGAAATCATTTCTATGGTTGGTGATTTGGGACCATAAATTCTGTGGTAAAGATAACCAACAGAAAACCCACTAACAATGGAAAGTGAAAGTACAGTTATGACTGTGACTTTTTTGATCATTGGTTTTGAATTCTCGATTAAAGCTTTGATTTTTTCTTTCATAATATATTTTTTTTATTGGTTTGATACAAATATAATAATTTTATCAACAATTTACAAAATTTAATCTTCAACAATCGATATTTATGTTATATGAAAAAAGGAATATTAGTAGAATCAGGAATTAGGGACATTAAAAAGCTTGCTGATAGATACAAAAAGGCTAAAATTTATTTTCATCAAGATTTGGATGGTGTAACTACTGCAATTGCTATGAAAGAATATTTGGAAGATAATGGTATTGACGTTGTTGACGCCGAAATAATACAATATGGTGATAAAGAATTTGCAATAAAAAAACTTGACGCTGAAGGTGATACGATGCCGGTTTTGGTTGATTTTGCCCACGGAAAACCAATGTTTGTAATTCACACAGATCACCATGATACACAAGCTGGTGTAGAAAAAGGAACATCTACATCATTCAAAAGTTCAAGGTCTAACGTTGAAACAATATCTCAAAGTTTATCACCTAAAGAAATTTTTACACAAGAAGACATAACGTTAATATCAACTGTTGATTCTGCAAATTTTGCTCAATACAATATATCAGTTGACGATGTAATGAAGTATATTTTCAAATTAGATAAGAATTCTGATGTTAAAAGAAATAAAATGTTGTTAGGATTAGTTGCTAATAAATTACTTTTAGCGTTCAAAAATAAACCCGGATTTCTTGAAGAATTAGTATTAGACTGTAAACCATCGTTACTGAATATTTTATTAAAGATCAAATCAATTATGAAACGAGAAGGTTTTGATGATGAAGAAAAACTCACACAAAATCAACAGGCCTACATCCAAAATATGAATGTTAGCCCCAACGTTAATGTTAGCGGTAACATATTAGTTCAATACGGAGGTGGATACATGACACCACAAGGTTCATATGATAGATATACACCATTTAAAAACAATCCAGACGCTGATTTTTTAGTAATTGCATGGCCGTTGGGATTAGTTCAAGCATCATGTAACCCATACAAAAAAGAACGAGCACTTAAGGGTGTTGATTTGGGTGAAATCAAAAATGAAGTATTGGATGAAATGAATCCAGAATTACAAAGTATTATTGTACCATTATCAGTTTTGAAAAGAATATCTGAAACAAAAGCAACCTTCAAGTCTGTTGGTTTTACATTTAAGGATTTTATGGCAATTTATGGTAACAGTCCATCTTTGAAAGTTTTGGGTAGAAAAGAAAGTTTATTCCCAATATTGGATAACATAATGAATAGACCTTACAGAAAACTAAGTGAAAAACAAATTGCTTTATTAGATAAAGTTGTACTAAATGGTAGAGATATCATAAATGCAAATTCTGGGGGACATAAATGTATTACCAATATTTCAGGTATTAGTTTTCTTTACAGAAAAAAAGATGGTGGAGAACAAAAAAGTTATGTAGATTTAACAAAGCAGATACAAAGTAAGTTTTACGAAATTTTACAGGCAAAAATCAGTTCTGAAAAATAATTTCGTCACCTTCATTTATGTTATATTTTTTACATTCACCACCTGGTAATTCTAAAACAATATCGCCATTTCCATTATATGTCTGACACTTACCTTGATTACATGGTTTACAATTGTGATGAATTTTAGTTATAACATCTTCATTTATAAAAATAATATCAAGTGGTATAATACAATTTTTCATCCAAAAGGAGTGATCCCTACCGTCTAACATGAATAACATACCATCAAAGTCTTCATCAAATTTTTTATTCATCATACCATTTGAAATATCTTTATTTGTCAATGCCGACTTGACCCTATAACTATTATTATTTATTACTATGTTCATATTTATAAATATTGTATTATGAAAGAATTCAAAAGGTATTCGGGTATTGTTATAAAAAAAGGTAATGAAGTTTTACTATGTAAAAGAAGCCCAAAAAATTCCTTACCTAATGAATGGTCCATTCCATCAGGAGGTATGGAAGGAAAAGAAACGCCAAAAGAAACCGCAATCAGGGAATTCAAGGAAGAAACAAATATTCAAATAAAAGGGGAATTAAAGTTAGTCGACATACTTAACCTGTATGAGGATGAAGATACAAAAAAAGGTTTAATGTATATTTTTCTTCATGAAACAAATAGATATGTGTTTCCTGAACTTGAATCAGCAAAAGATGGTCATGAACACACAGAATGTGGGTACTTCAACTTAAAAAACAATCCTATAAGTAAAAAAAATCAAGAATTTGGTAAAATAATTACAAATATTTTGAAAAAATATTGATTTTTACCAATTTATCACATATTTATTTAACACAAAAAAACATTACACCCCTTTCACTTACTGTAATGGTTTATCAAAACCCAACCCACAAATTAAGTAAAATTTCTTTGTGGGTTTTTTTATATACAAAATTTCCCTTATATTTGTATAAATAAAAAAAATGAAATCAATTCCGTTGTATATTGTAATAAACAGTCACTTGAGTGACTCACTTATTGAAATTTCCTTCAACCCTGAACTAGCAAGAAATAGGATTCAATTTGTAAAAGTTTTAACAAACATGTTTACCGATCTGACAGAAAGAATAAGTGAAGAAGAATTGAATAAAATTTGGGATGAAAAAATAAATTAAAATGGGAACTTACATTTACACTTACAAGAAAAAATTAGATAAAAAGGCAATTCTTAACGGACAAGAAGTTAAGGTTGGTGAAGCTACTTTTTTATGTAAACAAGATTGGTCAGGAAATTACACACCACAAGAAAAACGTGAAATGACAAGAGCCACATGTTTACTTGAAAACGATCAACCAGAATACATTACATTTGGTGAAGAAGTTTATAAAAATAATAAACGTGGTATTTGGACTGATGGTAGTGGTTTTTGGTCAGGTATTGATCATAAAAAAGATTTTGTTGGAACATTAAAAAAATCGGGTAAAAAATTTGTTATTGAAAAATAATTCATGTATATTTGTATTATGAATAAAGTAGGTTTCAATATTAAAGTTATGAATGAAAAGTTTGGTGATTTAATCAACGAAACTTTTATGGACCAAGTACAGTTTAAACTTTTTTTAAAAATGGTACACGGTTGTGTAGAATTAGGCGAAGACCTAACATTCTTCAACGGAGATACTTTCTTTGTAAACATACCAAACAAAATCCTCAAAGAATCTGTTATTGTAACTAACGTTAAAGAAATTACAATGACTGAACAAGTTAAAAGTAAAATAGAGGCTCTTGTAACAAAATAGTTTCTTTGTTTCCTATAAAACAAAGTGGTGGAGTCAGTCCAATTTGGACGGCCTGAAAAAAAGGGATCTTTTACGATCTCTTTTTTTGTTTTATATTAAAATTTTTATTATCTTTGTTTTATGAAATTAACTAAAAAAGAACAATTATTTTTAGACCAATTAGAAAAAAATGGTGTAGTTTGGAATTTTGACCCTATATACTTAGAAACCAAAGACAAAAAAGGTTTTGACAAGGTAATTGGTTATAAATCTTCTTTTATTGCCTACGACTTAATTGAAAAAGGTTTGATTAAAAAAAATCCCGAAAATCCATCAAGTTGGATCAAAGCTTAATACTATGGAAAAAATATTATATATTGTAAGAGGGGTGCCGGGTTCAGGTAAAACAACTTTAGCAAAAGAATTAACTGCAAACGTGTTTGAGGCGGATCATTATTTTTATGATAATGATGGTAATTATAATTTCATTCCTTCAGAAATAAAAGAAGCACATAAAGAATGTCAACAGTTTGTTGGATATGCGATGGAATCAGGAATTAAAAAAATTGCAGTATCTAACACATTCACTCAAGAGTGGGAAATGGAACCCTACTTTGAGTTAGCAAAAAAACATGGGTTCAAAGTTTTTACTATCATAGTTGAAAATAGACATGGTGGTGTTAATCAACATGGAGTTCCCGAAGATAAAATAGAACAAATGAAAAAACGTTTTGAAATAAAATTATGAATAGATTAGAAAGACTTAAGCAACAACATCAAGATCTTGATGTTTCTTTGATTGATATTATTTCTTTTTTAGACCCAACGGATTCATATAAATATTTAGAATTTTTAATCAAAAATTTCAAAAATGAAAATGATTACTACAGCCCAAACAAAGAAGAATTTATGGGGTATATGGGTGTATTTTTATTTGGGTCTGGTGAAATTGAAACTTTGAATGAATTTGAAAGACATTCCAAGGCCAACCGAATTAAAAACAAAGATATTAGTTCATATAATGATTTCTTAGAATTACATGAAGTTGTCAAGAAAGCTGAAGAAATTGAAAAAAGAAAACGTATTGAAAAAGAAATTATAAAAATACATGAAGATGACATTTGGTTAGTTTTGACACCATTAAGTTTTGAATCTGCTAAAATTTATGGGTCTAATACGAAATGGTGTGTCACTCAAGAAAAGTATTGGGTAGATTATTTATCAACACACAGACTGATATATCTTATAAATAAAGAAAATGGGTGGAAGATGGCTTTTTCAAGAAATTTCAGATTAAATAATGGAAGAAGAAGTTTTGGGAATGAAGTACAAGCTTGGGATCAACAAGATAAAGAACAAGATCCCATGTCCATAGAAAATATACCTGATGAAATCTTTTTGAAAATAAAAAAAGAGTTGCAAATCTATAAAACTACTGGTGAGTTATGTGGAATAAAAAATGAAACGCTTTTGACTACTTCAGATTCTTTTCATGGTACAATTCATCATAATTCTCATATAACAACAACAAGGTCTTTTGGTGAAATAATGGGTTTATACACACCAAATTCTCCAATAGATGGTTTAACATATAATAGTCCATGGTCACAATCGTCCGATATCATCGAATTGGATGATTTACCTTAAAAATAAATTTTATGGGATTCAAAAAAATTTTAACAACAGGAAAAGTATATATAACTTCAGATATACATTTTGGTCATAAAAATATCTGTCGAGGTGTTACTAATTGGAGAACACAAAATGGTGAAATACCTGTAGAATCAACTAGGGATTTCCAAACAATAGAACAAATGAATCAAAGATTAGTTGATGGGATTAACCACTTTGTTGGTCAAGACGATACGTTAATTATTTTGGGGGATGTTTCATTTGGTGGATTTGATAATGTAGGGATTTTTTTAAGTCGGTTAGTTTGTAAAAATATTCATTTAATACTTGGGAACCACGACCATCATATTGAAAATGATAGAATGGGAATACAAAGTAATTTTTTAAGTGTACAACATTATTTGGAAGTTAATATTAATGGGGAAAATTTTGTATTATGTCATTACCCATTACAAAGTTGGCACGGAATGAATAAAGGGGTTATTCACCTTCACGGTCACGTTCATTTACCAGAAAGCCGTAAATTTGGGAATGGTAAAAAAATGGATGTTGGCGTTGATGGTAATGGTATGGATCCATATGACATCGATGAAATTATTAAAATTATGAACAGAAGAAATATTTTTTCTGACATGGATGGCGACCATCATATGGATAATTTGGTTGGAATTGTTGGTTAAACTTTTTTTTTAGATATTTATCTGAATATGAAAACTTTTATTTTAACAGAAAAACAATTTGATAAATTAAGTAAAAAACTTATTAGCGAAGCGGTTGGTGTACCTCAAGGTATTTTAGAAGCTTCAGAAAAACTATACAAGTTGATATCTGAAGAGTTAAAAAAAATAAATACTAAAGAGACAGAATATACTTTTTACATCAGGAATCAAAAATTAAAAATATCTGACATAGTTATAAAAACTATACATGTAACGATCAACGTTGAAGAGTTGGAAAGTTATGACGGTAAACCCGTAATTGCGTCCATGGGTGTTGCTAATGAATTTAATTTTGATGAAGGTATTATGATGCAGGTAAACAAAGTAAGTAAAGAAGTGCAATTAACCTTAAATTATATTGTTTCGGAAAATTGGGAACCAAATGAATTATACGATAATTTTGTTTCAGATGAAATACAAACTATTTCGGTTATGTCTCATGAATTGAAACACAAATATGATAGGACTAAAAAAACAAAAGGTTTTGTTGGTGATATTTCAGACTACCAAGCTTATTCATCAGGTAGGCTTAGGTTTGGCATTCCTATAATTGATCAATTTATGAGATATAGTTATTACATTCAAAATGTGGAAAATCTAGTTAGACCAACTGAAGTCTCAACAAGAATGATCAAGAAAGGTATAAATAAAGAAACTTTTTATGATTTCATCACAAATGATGAAACCTTTTTAGAATTAAAGGAAATTCAAAATTTTTCATATGATTATTTTATTAAGAGTTTATATGAACAAATGGAAGATATTGACAGTTTAATTGAACATGCTGGTGGGGATCCATCAACTATGTCTGAAGAAGAAAAGGTGGAAGGTGTTTTACAATTGGTTTATGTTAATTTGGCTAATCTTAAAACTGATTTATTTGATCATTATTTTTATACTTCAAAAGAAAAAATTGATAAAATGTTTGGGGGTATGTTGAGGTCTCTTTTTGGTCAATCAGATAATTCCAATGAAGGTAAAGAAAAAATTAGAAATAAGTATTGGAATTACGTTATGAAATATAAAAATAACGAAATAAAATTTTTCGAAGATGAATGTGAAAGATTTAATTATGTTTCAACAAAACTTCTTAAAAAAATTAGTAAAATATATTCTTTAATTCCTGATGATAAAGAAGTTACCAATGAATCAATTATAAATTGGGAACTTCATCACAAACTAATGGAAAAAAAATATGGTAAAAGAAAAATTCAAACAACATACAATTACAAAAATTTTAAATAAAGTATTTCTAATCTTAATTTCTTTATTTCTTTTGTCTTTTATTTTTTCTGAATTTAAAGAATACAAAGGAACCGCAACTTACTACGGACAACATTGGACAGGAAGACTAACTTCATCAGGGGAAAGATTCCATGCAGATAGTTTGACTGCAGCCCACAAATACTTTAAGTTTGGAACAATTCTTAAAGTAACTAATACAATCAATGACTCAGTTCGTTATGTTAAGGTGAATGACAGACTACCAAAAAGTTCAAAATTTATAATTGATCTTAGTTATGGAACGGCAAAAGAACTTAACTTTTTGAAAAGAGGTGTAATTCCAGTCATCTTAGTTCCTGTTGACACCGTAAAAATTGTAAAATAATTTTTCTAATCCAATTTAATTTCCTATCTTTGTTTCTATGTGGACAACTAAAGAAACTAAAAGAGAGTATCGTGGGGTAACAATATGGAAGTTTGAAGGATCAAAAGTTAAAGACTCCTTCAGAAAAAGAGACCCACGCACATTTCAAAAAGACGACAGTAGATTTACCAAATGGCATTCCTATCAGGTTGAACTATTTGGTGTTAAATACGAATCAGAATTGTTAAGAGATGTAAAAGAGTACATTGATTCAATCTTTGATAAAATATGAAAAACCCCTGTAAAGAGTGTCCCCACTTTATTCGTAATCGTCATAATGATATGATTGTGGAGTTTGGAAAAAGAACTGGAAAAAAACACAATTGTCATATGACTGAAGGAGTAAAAGATTTATGGAATGTTAAGAATGAAAAATTAGAATGTTATGGTTCAAAGAAAGATAATTTACGGAGTGTGTGATAAGACAGGATCTTGTGATTCATATTTTGGTTTTTTTAAAACCAAGTCAGACGCAGAACACGAAGTTGAGATACAAGCAAAACGACTCAAAGAAGACTTGGGTATGATGGATATTGAAATCAAATCAGACCGAGCATTGTTCGGAGGTAAAGTAGTAATTGTTATTCACCAGTATATGTTAAGGTGATGAAAAAAGTACAAACTAAATTTGGAACCTATATAGATATGGAAACAAAAAGTAATACAGAATTAACCGGTGATAAAATCAAGGTATTTGTAGAGAGATTAAAAAAGATTGGTATTGAAGTTAAACTTGTGGGTAACTATCCTTGGGTTTATATTGATGAAATCTGTGGTATCAAAGTAAAAGAAAAGTTTGAAGGAAATCATGGGTTTACTCTAATATTCTTACCTGCAAAAACTGACTCACCACCATCCGACTTCACAGATATAACGGAGATATTCAAACTAATACGAAAGTATATTAGACAAGCGAATCTTATTGAATTAATGAAAATAGACGAAAAAGACGGAATGTATGACACTGAATGAATTAAGAGTTGGTAGTATTGTAACCCACCCAATTTTTGGAACACCTGTTGCTGTAAGGGCGATTGCTTTTAACGGATTATATATCGGAACTGAAAACGGTCTTCCACTTCATATCGATGACTTCAAACCTGTCGAAATAACTGAACAGATATTAGAGTTGTTACATTTTGTTAGAATGGAAGCCGAAGCACCTGGTATTGGTGAATACGAGTGGTGGGAAACAGATACCTTTTCCCTAACGCACCTTTATAAAGGTTTATATGGTGTTGAAGGATTAAGTGGTATCAACCCAATTAGATATGTTCATCAACTTCAAAATGCGGCATTTGTTATTGATGGAAAAGAATTAGATACGAAAGAATTATTATATTTGTAAAAGTTATGGAAAAGAAAAGAATTTATTTAGATGATGTTCGTACACCAGTCGATAAAGACAATTGGATTGTGGTTCGTTCTTATGATGAGTTCGTTCAAAAGATTAATGAGGTTGGTATGGAGAATATTGAACTCATATCTTTGGATCACGACTTGGGTGATAGTGCGATGAAAGAGTGGTTACATGGTGTTGTAAGAAACTATGAAATCAACTACGATAATATCACCGAAAAGACTGGTATGGATTGTACTAAGTGGTTAGTGAATCAGTGGATGGATGGTAAACCTATTGTTGATGTTGTAGTTCACTCCGCAAACGCTATTGGATCTGCAAACATGATGGGTTACATCAACAACTACCGACACATCAATCGACTACCACAGAATTGTAATAGAATATTTTGGGAACACACAGTATAAAAAATTAGTAATGGAATTAGAAAAATTAACAATGGACGAACTTATTTCTTTAAGAAATAAAATTGAAGGACTTATTCATTCATATGAGGACGGTTATATCTACATATGTTCTGTTCGTCAGTTCGGTAGTGTTTGGGAAGAAAGACCTTCTAGTTTATATTCTTTAAGGGAACTGTGTGATTCTTATTACGGAGATAATGGAATTGTGGATGTTTATACCAACAACCCGAATTTAGAATTTCCTGAAATGGAGTTTGAAAATTATGGTGATGTTATGTATATTGAATCTGAGTATGATTACAGAGAGTGGATTAAACACACTAAAGCTAAAAATCTTATTAAAGATGTGACACAACGACTTGATGAGTGGGATGAAAGTAAAAATTTACCATTTAAGTACCGTCCTTCTTTTGCGCCACATTGGACAAGAGAAGATGTTAATGGATGGATTGAAGAATTTGAAAATACTAAGTGGGATTTTGTTGAACCAAGATCAATAAAAATAAATTATCTTGAAGAAGATACTGACGAATAAAAAAATATTATTATTTTTGTAAAATGGAAAATTTAAATAGTGTATGTTATGTTGGTTTTATAGGTGAAGTTCTATCAATAGAAGGCGCAGATAACATAGAATTGGTCTTAGTTAGTGGATGGCAAGCAATTACAAAAAAAGGTGAATACCAGGTTGGGGATAAGGTTGTAATTGCAACCACTGATGCTGTGATCCCAAAGGATTTATCTGATCTTATGCAGGTGACTAGCTACCTTCGTAAAGGTCAGCGAGTTAGAACCGTTAAACTTCGTGGGGTATATTCTGAATGTTTGTTAATACCGTTTAAGTACTTGGCACCAGAGTCTTTAGAGACAAATGTTGAAGAAGGTCACGACATGATGGGTATCTTAGGTATCACTAAATACGAACCTCCTGTTAAGATGGTTGAGATGAGTGTTGGTGGTAGAAAAATAAAATATCACCAAAACCCAAACTTCCATGTTTACTACAAGTTTCCTAACTTGAAGAATGTTCCTGAGTTATTTACTGAAGAAGATAAGGTATCTATAACTAGAAAAATTCATGGTACAAACGCAAGATACGGTATTGTTAAAAAGAAAAAAATTACAATTATTGATCGTATAAAAAAGTTTTTTGGTAATGAATGGGCATTTTACGAATATGTTTACGGATCTCACAACGTTGAAAAAGGTTCTGATTCGCAAGGTTTCTATTCTACCGATGTTTGGAGAACAATTGCTGAAAAATACGAAATTAAACAAAAACTTTGGAAATATGTGAAATCTTATTATAGTCATAGAACATTTAAAAGTGGAATTATTATTTACGGTGAAATTTACGGACACGGAATTCAAAAAAATTACGATTATGGATTACAAGAAATAAAATTTGTTGGATTTGATGTCGAAGTAGATGGTGAATACAAAAGTTTTTTTACTGAAAGAGGTATATTTGAAAGTTTGTCTTTACCTACGGTGGAACTTTTGTACACAGGATATTGGTCTAAAGAAAAACAAGACAAGTATGTGTTTGGAAATTTTATCGAAGGAACTAAAATTCCGCACGAAGGTATTGTTGTTAAGTGTTTAAGTGGTGATCGTCACAAAGTGGCAAAAGTTATAAATCCTGATTACTTAATCTACGGAGAAAAAAATAATGTTGGTGACTCCCATTGATGGGGTCACCTTTTTTACTTATAATTAAAAACAAACTATAATGGGAGAAGAAAACGACCAAAATAAAATAAAATGGGAATTAAAAAAATTAAAAAAGAAAATGATCAATTAAATTTAAATTTAATTGAAATGTTGGGGGCTTTTGATACAAGTAAAACAAAAAAATACACTCAATTCTTAATCAAAGTTTTGAACAAAAGAATAAAAGAGTATGAAAATTACCCTCAACTTGTAGAAAATGAAAATGTTATTGATAAAATTTTACCTTTGAATTCTTGGAAAAATTTACAGATTAGGAATTATGTTTGTGATTTTTTATTTTCTTGGAATCAAATGAAAACTTTCATTGAATTTTGTGAATTAATGGAAAAAGGGTTAATTGAAGAAAATGACATCAGTAAATACGATTCATGGGAAATGTTAGAACATAATCTTTTTTATGCTAAAAATAAAGAAATGTTTAAAAAATCAAAAAAAGACATTAAGGTTATATTCGAAGATGAAAAGTATCTGATTTTCAAACCAACAAGTTATTTGGCATCATGTTCCTATGGTTATCAAACTAAATGGTGTACCGCAATGGTGAATGATCCAGATTATTTTTATCGTCACAGTCACAATGGTATTTTAATTTATTTGATTGATAAAAAAGAAAATAAAAAGTTTGCGTTTTATAAAAGAGTTTCTGATAATGATGTGGATGATCATGAACAGTATATTTTTAAAACTTTCAATCAGCAAGATAAACAAATAGATACTATTCAAACAGGATTACCTGTTGAAATATTGAAAGTAATAATGTTAGAAATGGACATTACGAACCCGACTAACTTACCAAATTATAAATTATTTTCTGAAGATGAAATTTCAAAAATGAAATATTACATCAACTTGAATGAAGAAGTTACTGAAAATGTAACACGACCACGTTTTAGAAATATATACCGAAGGTTAGAAGTTCTAAGAAACAATGAAGAGATTAATGAAGCTGAAATTGTTTCAGAATCTGAAGAAAATGTTGAAAACACATCAATTTAATTATAATATTATATGAAAAAAGTAGAAATAAAAGTTAGGTTTGCTAATGAAAGTAATTACTACAATAAAATAACTATTGACCCCCAAAAAATAGAAACCCCAACAATCCTGAATAAAGAAGTTTTTTTTACAATTGACGGTATAAGAGTTGCGACTAAATCAGAAGATTGGGAACAAATAAAAAAATTAATTAATTAATATGAAAAAATTGGATACATTTTTAACATTTGTTTTTTTAATAAATGTAATAGGATCATTTTTTATGAGTGATTTGTTTGGTACTTTAGGATGGAGCTGTGCTTTACTAACACAATTAAGAATTAAAGAACTATTTTAATGAGATATCATGCTAATTTTTATGTAAACAGATTAGTTTCTGAATGGTTAGAAAATGATAAGATAATCATTGCTTGTGATTTAGATGATACTATCATACCCAAAAACAATGAAATAAAGACAAACTGTGATAAGATGGTAAAACTTATCCTTGATTGTCAAAAAGAAGGTATTATATTTCTAATTAACACTGCTAGAAGTAAAGAACAGTTAAAAACTGTAAAAGAAGAAGTTGAAAATCTTGGAATAAAAGTACATGGTGTGAATGAGATGCATCCCGAATGGAATAAAGACTATGGTGTAAATGGAAAGTTGTATGCTAACATTTTTTTAGATGATCGTGGAGGTTTTTGGGATTCATATTGGACACTATTTACAACTTTAACACATGTAAAAATTAACAGAAAAAAAATATCAACAAGTAATGATTGATAATTATGAAATATTAGAAAACGGTCTTATTAGACAAATTAAAATATTGGATAAAATACAAAGTTATGATTTCCAATACGTTGACGAAAGATATAATAAATATGGCGAAAAGGGCCCGCAAATGGCCGGTTTACGACTTGGTTATTTAATAGGTAATCTTGGTTATATTCCTAAATCTATTTTAGATATTGGATATGGTAATGGTGATTTTTTAAAAGTAACAGAACAGGGAATTGAATCATATGGAAATGACATTTCAGGATATCCAATCCCAACGGGATCCAAGTTTGTTAATAATATTTTTGATAAACACTATGATGTTATCTGTATGTTCGATGTACTTGAACATTTTGAAGATATTTCATTCGTTAAGGACTTAAGTTGTGATTATATATATATAAGTTTACCTTGGTGTCATAATTTTTCTGATGATTGGTTTGAAAATTGGAAACATAGAAGACCAGACGAACATTTGTGGCATTTCAATGAAACATCCATAACTAATTTTTTTAAAGAAATGGGATTTGAATTAGTAATACATTCAAACGTTGAAGATATAATAAGAAAGTCAACAGATAATAACCCAAATATATTAACTTGTTTATTCAAAAAGACAAAATGAGATTTGGATTCAAAATATCTGGATGTTTTGGAGATGTCTTATATTCAACACCAGTATTAAAATATCTCAGTCAGTGTCACCAAGATAAATTGGATGTTGAAACAAATTATCCTGAAATATTTGAAAATAATCCTTATGTTGGTTTGATTTATAATCCTGAAAAAGGTGAAATTATGCCTCATGATCAAATTTTTTATGATTGTAATGGTCACAATTTTGGTGACATACAAAAACAAATAAGAAAAATGCATTTAACTGATTATTGGTCAACTCATTTAGGATTTATTTTATCTCCCAAAGAAAAAACAATTGAATATTATCCATCCGAAATTGATTTTGAATTACCTGAAAGTAATTATGTGGTTATAAATCCATCAAAAACATGGGAATGTAGAACTTGGTCAAAAGAAAATTGGGAAAGACTTACAGAAAAAATATTGAATTTGGGAATCAAGGTTGTAGTTACTGGTAAAAACATTGTTTACGGAGATAATGATCAAAAAACATTTTTAAAAGTTGATAATTCAAATGTCATCAATTTGGTCGATAAACTTAACCTATCACAACTTTGGCACCTACTACAAAATAGTTTAATGGTCATAACAATGAACGCTGGTTTGCTACCTTTTGCAGGTTCTACAGACTGTAATATCTTACAACTTGGCGGAGCTATCGACCCAAGTTATAGAACTCCATTCAGACATGGTACACAAGATTATAAACATAAATTTATTGGTGGGTCTTGTAAGTTACTTTGTCAATCAGATATGAAATATAATGTTTTAGAGGACAAAAAAATAACAAGATGGAATGGATATCGATCACCTGGTTGTTATGAAAATAAACCAACTTTCGAATGTCATCCATCCGTAAACGGGGTTTTTAATGAAGTTTTAGAAATTTTAAAAAATGAAAAAAAAATATATTGATAGAATAGAACTTGTTAAGGATTTAGATACTTTTTATCCAAAAGGGAAAGGTGTTGAACTAGGTTCTTTTAAAGGGGAATTTGCTAAAATTATTTCAGAAAATTGGAGTGGTAAACTTTATCTTATAGATGTTTGGAGACCATTAGATTTTGACGAATATGACGACACATCTAACCATTTTAATCATTCAGACGCTTATAGAACCTGTATTGATAATTTAAAAGGTTATGAAAATAAAACATTTATGTTACGGATGGATGGAAACGAAGGGTCTAAACTATTTTCAGATGAATCATTAGATTTTGTTTATATTGATGCCAATCACACTTATGAATCGGTGAAAAATGATTTAGAAATTTGGTATCGTAAAGTTAAATCAGGTGGAATGATTATGGGTCATGATTATTTACCTGATTATTTTTATGAAGGTAAAGAAGGGAAGGATCAAGCTCTTTACACTTTTCCGAATGGAAAACCTGAAGAAGCTAAATACGCGGGCATGTTCGGTGTAAATCCGGCGGTTAATGAATTTTGTGAAAAAAATGATTATGAACTTAACAAAACTGAAGAATTTTTGGCTACATGGTGGTTCGTTAAAAAGTAATTGAAATGAAAAAAATACCCATAGTTTTACATTGTACTGAAAATTATCTGAAAAATTCTTTGAATCTGATTAAATCGCTCCAATCATTCCACGACGACCTTATTTACTATCTTTATACTGTAAATTTTTTATACGAAAGTAATGATGAAGATATTGTAAGTATATACTACAATAAAACAGGTATAGAAAATAGTATGTCATTTGTTGGAAATAAAAATGATACTGCTAACTTAAACATGTTTAAATCTGTTTTCTTGAAAAGTGAAATAATTTTGGACTCATTAATCAATCAAAAGTTAGATCAGGCAATTTACATTGATTCAGACATGATACCAACTGGGAATATTTCGTATTTGTTTCAATTTTTTACTGAATTAGAAGATTACCCCTTAATCCAAAAAGGTTTGTTTGAATATCAAATAAACTATGGTAGGGGAAATCCGTTTCATAACGGGGGATTTGATAAAACAAATATTTTAGAATTTCCTCTTATGGATTTATCTTACGTTCCTATTGAAAATAGAAGTCATTATTCGGTATCATCAATTATGATCTATAATCAAAAATGTTTACAATTTATTAGAGAATATGATTTTATAAATAAATTATCCAACAAATTAGATATAGAAAAAATCAAATATTATTTTCCATTTAGTGATGAAACAACAATCAATGTATTGTTATGGAAATACAAATTTGACAAAAGGTTACCCACCCTTCAAATGAACATTGACACATTAGAAAACGTAATTGAATTTTATGAATCAAATAATGACAGTGAAAAAGAAATTAGTCCATTTATCAGAGTACCTGACAAAAAAAATCGTAAGAACATACTTTTTTTTCACGGAGTCAAAGGAGAACTTTCAAATAAATTATCTAATTACCAAAGTGAAATATTTGATTTTAAAATAGATTTTATTCAGAATAAAATTTTCATTTTAAGTAATTGCGATTTCCAAAGGGTGTTAAAATTTGTCGTGTTTGATCAAAATAAAGAAGTATATACCTTTGAAAGTTACATTAGTAAAAATGAAGAATATTGGGTTTCCACTAATAAACTTCTGATTGACTATCAAAAAATAAAAATAAAAATTTTTGATGAAGACAAACTAATTTATAATTATGAAAATATTGGGTAATATAAAATGTTAATTCAATATTTATATTTATGAAATTTTTATTGAAAGAATCACAAATTGACAGTTTATCAAAAGAAATATTAAAATCTGTAAATAACATAGGTTATTTTGATACTTTATTAAGATACAAATTTCCATTTAAAGCCGCAAGTATATTTTTAAAACCAAAAAATAAAGAATATTTCACCCCGAAGGAATTAACTGAAATAATGTATTATTATGTTTTTTATGCAAAACAAATACCTAGCAGAATAGAATATAAAAATTTTATTATTGAAAACAGGGAAACCGATTCTGAAGGTTTTTATTGGGACACGGACATAATAAAAAATCCAAAAAAAAAGTCATTAACTGAAACTTGTTTTGGATATGCCCAACCATTTTGGGAAGACAAAAAAATTAGTTATTTTGGTAATTTAACCCAAATGCTTTTAGTCGCTCGATTTGATTTCTATACTAAAGGTGATTGGGCTGATCCTGATGAAGAATACATCGAAGAAGATAAATTTTCCAAAAGTTACCAATTTGATATGTCAGGTCTAAAGTTTAGAACCTTGGATGAAGCAAAAAATTGGTATTTGAATGATTACCCAAAATTAGTAGTTGAATTTGCAAATGATTTTTTTGAAAGTGCAAGAACTTTTGAGGAAAATAACTGATTATTTTATTTGTAAAATTACTTTTTGTTTATTATATTTACATCCATGAAGATAATCTTTTTAGATAACGACGGTGTAATTTGTCTTTCTACTAATTGGGGGGGACGAACAAAAAAATGGGCGAAATACCGTTCAGCAAATCCCGACAGTAGTAGGGAAAAGAAAGACGCCCCTGTATTTGTTCGATTTGACGACTTTGATAAAAAGGCGATTAAGATTCTTAATGAGATAATTGAAGAAACAGGTTGTGAGATTGTTGTAAGTTCTGATTGGAAGTTACATGCGACATTAGAAGAACTTGGGGATTACTACGAAAGTCAGGGAATAATCAAACGTCCAGTTGCCGTAACACCAAACATTCAAAATTGTACCGTTCATGGTAATTTATTCATATGGTCACCACGATGGGATTTAGAACAAACAAGAACTATTGAGATCAGACAATACCTACACGATCATCCTGAAGTAACACACTGGGTTTCAGTTGATGATTTGAACATGGGTAAGATTGGTGAACCATGGAAAGACGAATGGGCGATTGATAACTTTGTTCTTACATCAAGATCAAGTGAAGGAATTAAACAATCTGGTGTTAAAGAAAAAATAATTAAATATTTGAAAAATGACTAAGGAAGAAATGAATGATTATCTTGAGTCCATAGGTGGACTTGAGAATGGTTTTTATTTGGATAGACCTCCGATAAAAGATTGTGGTTTTTTTAGTGTTAACAGTGGATGGTATCCATTAATTAAAGATCTAATAAATGATCTGATAAAGTTAGGTTGGAACAAACAAGTTTGTCAAGTGAAAGAAAAGTTTGGTGGTTTAAGATTCTATATAAATGAAGGTTCGGAAGAAATACACAACAGAATCTCAAACGCCGAAAAACTTAGTTACGAAATATGTGAATTATGTGGTCAAAAGGGTGAATTAAGAACCAAAATAAGATGGTTCACAACTTTATGTGATGAACACTTTGAAAAAAAACATCAACCATTTATATGAAATGAAAAGTATTTGGCAAATATTCAAGGGAAATGAGCATTTGATGGATTTAGCTCCTGTAGAAGAACTTATAGACTATACTCAAGAACTTGAAGGACAAGTAATGGAAAAAAAAATTGAAAATAACTATGATAAACAACATATGTTAAAATCGATGTTATCTGATATATTAACAAGTTGTAAGGAATATGAAGAAAATAAATTACTACAAGACAGATATCCTGAAATTTATCAAAAAATGGAAGCGGATACTTTAGTTAAAAACTTAATGGATTATATTATAACTATGAATGCTAAAAATGATTTGAGGTTGTGAAAGAAATTATTATAAGTGAAAATTGTTTTGGTCCTGATGTTTTAATTGATCAAGAAAGTTTATTTGTTCATAAATATGAAAACAGGGATCTGAAAAAAATTGATAATATAAAAAAAATTTTAATAAAAGAGTTAAATGAGTTGAGAAATGATTTGACTATAAATGATTGGACTAAAATATTAGAAATAATAATTGATAAGCCCAATAAATATGAATATGATGTAGATAACTCGACTGAAATAAAAAACTGTGAACAATGTGGAAATTGGAATCATAAATATGTTTTTAAAAAAATAAAATGAGAAAAACTGTAAAATTATTTAATATAAACAATGAAAATTATTTAGTTTCAGCCGACCCAATCAAAGTTGGTGATTTGGCGGTTGTGACAGTTGGTGGTGAATATCCAAATATAGTTAAGTGTGAAAATGAAATGGTTTTGAATTTGATTACAGATTCTAAACTTTCCCTAACTAAAGCATTCAAAGTTGTTGCAGAACCGAATCAGTTAGATCTTTCGATTGATGAACTATCAAAAATAGAAGAAAATCAATGGTTTTGTTTGATTGAAGAAGACGAAAGTGAACTTGATGAAAGAAAAGATTGGGGGTTTTCTTTACCAACAACTAAAAAAGTTAAAGTCATAGTAGAATAAAATGTCAGAATTATCTATTTTAACACCGAAAGGTTACGGAAAAGTTGATCGAATTTTTTTATCAGAATTAGGTTTTTTTATGTTGAAAATTAGTTTTGAAAATGGTACATTTACAACATATAACCTCGGAAAACATAATATAGATGATAATATTTTTACAAATGAATTAATGATTTATGAAGAAAAAGAAAATTAAAATTTTAGTGGATGGTAAAATAGTTTCGGCAAAAATCGAAAATGACTTCCATTATTTAGGTGGAAAAAAAGTAGTTTATGTATTACCAAATAATGTTACTGGTAACACTTCTTTAGAATTAACAAAAATAGTCGAAGATGAAAAAGTTAATTAGTTTTTTATTTTTAACTATTGTTTTTTATTCTTGTGAATTCAAACAATATAGATATGAAATTAAAGGTAAAGTTTACATACCAACAGGTGGTGTAAGTGGATTACATGATGCGGTTTGGTTTACTGACACAATAAGTTTTGATGGTGATACCGCTTATTATTTCAATAGTGACGGAAGCGAAGTCAGAATCCAACCACCATTCACAATTATCGATCATTCATCCAAAACCCAAAAAAAATGAAATACTTTTATCTACTGTTACTTTTAGTTTTATTTTCTTGTGTGCCAAAGTACAAATACAAAATAATTAATTCCAAAGGGGATAAATTTTATTGTAACTTCTATAACGAAACGAGTCAAGGATGTATACTTTTTAATAAAAACCCTGGTTTGAATAATACACCAGGAGAACCATTCATTATTTGTGGTAATTACAAAATTGAAAAATTGAAATGAAGAAAATAAAAATAGACCCAAAAAAAGTTATTAAAACTGAACCAAAAATGGTTAAACAAGGGGCAGATGCCGGGATTTTATTGGTAATGATATTAGGATTTTTGTTAGGAATGACATTGATATCTTTATAAAAAATGAGTTTTGACAAAAAAATATTAAACCTTAGTAGAACAATTTATCAAACTTCGATTATGTCACATGGTACAAAAGAAGATCCATCAAAACAAATTGAACAGATAAAAAATTTGATCAGAGAATTTATAAGGGTTGAAGTGGTTCCATATGAACTTACTGATTCTGAAAAAATGTCTTTTATCCTTAAAAATGAAATGAATATTTGTGAAGCGATATCCAAGGGACATAAAGCAACAGATCAGGATGAATTTGCTGAAGTTAGAAAAAAAATAAATAAGTACAGAAAAGATTTAAAATTAATATGAGTGCAAACAAAATACCACATCTTTCAGACGATTTACAAAATGGACCAGATGGTGTATTCGAAGACCAAAATGGAAAAAACCCTTTAATTGGTTTAGATAGATATCACTACAATGATGAAGATATGTCAATTTGGGATAATACTTTAAGAGATGGATTAGAAGATTTTGAAGTTTACGAAACAATTCAAAAAATAAGAAACTATTATAATGGTCATCACAATATTGATGGAAGGCCACCATCTAAAAAAGATTTCAATGATTATCTTGATTCATTACAAAAAGTTTAAGATATTTAAAATAAAAAAAAACAATGACAGAAAAAGAACTAACCCTTTTGGGATTCAAAATGGAAGAAATCAAAGAATATGATGAAGATAAGTCTTACTATTACGTATTAGACATTGTTGATGGATTAACATTGATTACACCAACTAACGAAGAAATAAAAAATAATGATTGGCATGTAGATTTTTTCGATACCGAACCTTTAGTACGATTCAAAAACTTTGGCGAATTACAGGCATTGATAAATCAATTAACTAACGCAATTGTAAAATAAAACTCATGAACGATAAAAGAGAACTCCAAGGTAAACTTATGGATAATCATAGAAGAATTCTTAATGAAATATCCGATATAAAATCCAAAAATTATGAATTATCACAAGAAGATAAGTTAAAAATTCAGGAATTGGAAAAACAACTCAAGTTGGTTGCAGGTAGTCTTTACAATCTTTATAAACAATAAAATGTCTGATTTTGGTAAAGTAAAAATATGGATTGAAAAAGTTATTTTATCTTGTAAAACTTGGGACCAAATAATCACTTCAGAAAAACTTGTAAATAATTTCCAAAAACAAATGGAAATTGACAACTTCGATAAAATGTTATTAGAACCTTACTTAATCCATTTACAAAATCTTATTCACCTACAAAAAAAAGAAATATTTCAAAAAACTATAGTAAGTAACTTTAATTAATTTTTTTCTTTTATATTTGTGTTGTGATAATAGAAAAACTTTCAAATATTCCACAATCTAGTGGTTGTTACCTTTTCAAAAATGAAAAGGGTCAGATCATCTATGTGGGTAAGTCAAAGTTTTTACCCAAACGAGTTAAGTCTTATTTTCAAAAAAATCACAAAGATCAAAAGACAACTTTGTTGGTAAACGAAATTCGTGATGTCGAGTTCATGACTACTAACGACGAATCACAGGCTCTTTTGTTGGAGGATGAACTTATCAAGTCTTTGAAACCCAAATACAACATCAAGGCAAAAGATGACAGATCTCGTCGTTGGTTTATTACTTTGACTGATGAGGAGTTCCCAAGACTTTTGGTTTGTAATCCTTCTAACTTTTTAGGTGAAGTTCTTTTGGAATCTACAAGTTCCAACTCTTGTTATGAGATCTATGAAATGGTTCACGACATCTTTAATCTTCGTTCTTGTTCTTACAACTTGACTGAAGAAAACATTTCAAACGAAAAGTTCAAGACTTGTTTGGAGTTTCATCTTGGTCGTTGTAATGCTCCTTGTATTTCAAACATTCTAAAATTCTCCTACAAAAAGATTGTAAGTGAAATGAAAGAAGTATTTTCTTTTGAGTTTGACAAGGTTCGTAACCGTTTGAAAAGATCTATGAAATACTTTTCTGAATCTATGGAGTTTGAAAAAGCTCAAGAGTTCAAAACTAAAATTTCTGTTATTGATTTACTTCAGAAGAAACTTGAGCCTTTTCGCGTTCGAAAGTATAATGATTTTGCTCGCCAGTTCAAAGAGTCTTTGGGTCTAATCAATGTTCCTACTTTGATCGAAGCGTTCGATAATTCACACAATGCTGGTGACTGTCAGGTGTCCGCTCTTGTTCGTTACAAGAATGGTAAAACTGATAAGTCAAACTATCGTAAGTTTAACATCAAAACTGTTGAGGGTCCTGATGATTACGCATCTTTTTCTGAAGTTCTTTCTCGTCGTTTTACAAGACTTTTGAATGAAAAACAAGAGTTACCTTCACTTGTTGTTATTGATGGTGGTAAAGGTCAGTTGGGTGTTGCAAAACAAGTATTTGAATCTCTTGGTTTGTTGTCTCGTATTGATTTGATTTCTATTTCTAAAAACGACAAACACCAGTCTCAAACAATTCATTTGATTAATGGGTCATCATATGACATTCCAAGAAATGAGTTTGGGTTTTTATTAGCTGAAGTTCAGAATGAAGTTCACAGATTTGTGATTTCATTTCATAGAAATAAAAAAAGTAAAAAATTATTTTTGTAAAATGGGTTTTAATAAAAGATTTTTAAGTCAAAAAGGTATTCTAAATAACTTGGATAACATAATGAAGTATTTAGACGCCGATGCGGTATATCTTACAGATGAGTTTTCAAGGAACGTTTATAAAATTTACAATTCAGCTGGATCAGAAACCGAAGTCAGAAAAAAAATAGAGCAATTATTGTCTGAAGAAAAAAAATATTAAAAAAATGTAAAACTTTGTTTTTTATATTTGAATTTTTTTGAAAAATTTGTTATTATTTTATTGAATAAAAAAAATTATATGAAGTTAAAATTAGAATATGTTTGGTTAGATGGTTATAAACCTGAACCAAATCTTAGAAGTAAAGTTAAAGTCGTTGAATACGAAAAAGTTAGAAATGCTCTTTTAGATGGAAATTTTCCTGTTTGGAATTTTGATGGGTCATCAACATTACAAGCAGAAACAGGAAATTCAGATCGTTTATTAAAACCTGTTAGACATTACATGAAAGACATGCAATCTACAGTTTATGTATTGTGTGAAGTTCTAAATCCTGATGGTACACCACACGAATCAAATAAAAGATCTCAAATTGGTGAAAATTATGAAGATTTATGGTTTGGATTTGAACAAGAATATTTTATTCGTGAAGAAATTAACGGAAATATTTTAGGTCATAAAAGAAATATTCTTAAGGGTCAAGGTGAATATTATTGTGGTGTTGGGCACAATGTTGTTGGACGTGAATTTGTTGATGAACATTTGAACATGTGTTTAAATTATGGAATTGATGTTACGGGAATTAATGCCGAAGTTGCATTAGGTCAGTGGGAATATCAAGTTTTTTCCCAAGGTAAATTGAAAGGTGGTGATGATCTTTGGATGACTCGATATTTTCTTTATAAAGTTGCTGAAAAATATAATTATCATATTGAACTCCACCCTAAACCATTGACCCACGGTGAATGGAATGGATCAGGACTTCATACAAATTTTTCAACAGACAAGATGAGAAATGAAGGAAATGAAGACTATTTTAAGGCACTATTCAATGCATTTGAATCAAGACATGATGATCATATCAAAGCTTATGGTTCACAAAATCATTTAAGACTTACTGGTGAATATGAAACCCAATCAATTGATAAATTTAGTTGGGGTGTATCCGATCGTGGGGCGTCAATTAGAGTTCCTCAGGACACGGCAAAAGAATGGAAAGGTTACATCGAAGATCGCAGACCAGGATCAAATGCCGATCCATACAAGATAATTCGTGAAATAGTTAAGTCCTTGGATGCAACAAAAGAAATCTACGAAATGAAAGGTATGATGACTTCGTTTGTTGATATGGATGGTCTGAGTGGTAAATATGGCACAATGACTAATGAAGAGTTATTAAAAGAATACAGATCTGATGAAAACTAAATTTTATAATATTACCAAATGGTTTGAAATCAATTTTGGATGGTTTTTTATAAACTGTAGAAAACAAGCCGCTTGGGCGGAATACTTAAGAAAAAAATATAAAAATGAAAGTAATTGAAGTTAATTTAGGGATTGGGATAAATATGTTTTTTGTTGAACCTGTTAAAATTATAATTGAAGATGAAACTGATTCTGAAAAACCAAAAAAAAGAAAAAAAACCGTCAAACCCATCAAAAAGGAAATAGAAATAGAAAAAGAATAGATTCAATACAAATAAAATGAACACATTAGATAAAAATTACCAAGAACTTCTTTTTGAATTAATTGAAAAAGGAATAAAAAAAAACGATAGAACTGGAACAGGAACTCGTTCACTTTTTGGTCGTCAGATTCGACACAATATGAATGAAGGATTCCCTTTGTTAACAACCAAAAAAATGTATTGGAAAGGAATTGTAACAGAACTATTATGGTTTTTAAGAGGTGATACAAATATTAAATATCTTGTTGATAATGATTGCCATATTTGGGATGGTGATGCATATAAGAACTATTCTAAAATTGCTGGTTCTGTTGAAGAACCTGATTATGACATTCACGTAGATGACCCTAATCAGAATTGTACTCGTTTGATGACACAAGAAGAATTTATCAACAAAATCAAAACAGATGATGAGTTTGCTGAGAAGTGGGGTGATTTAGGTCCTGTGTATGGTAAACAATGGAGAAGTTGGGGTGGATTTGAAAAAAAAACTATTGGTTGGCATCACGGGTCACCGTCTGAATTTGATTTTATCGCGGTAAATGATCAAATCACAAACCTAATAAACGACCTTAAAACAAATCCAGACTCAAGACGATTAATGGTTTCTGCTTGGAATGTAGGTGAATTAGACCAAATGGTTCTTCCTCCTTGTCATTATGGATTCCAAGTTTATACAAGAGAGTTGACATGGGAGGAACGATATGAGTATATGTACAATACTAATGTTAGGGCCGAAGATGGGTTTAGACCACCACTAACTCCCGAAATGTTGCAACAATACAACATCCCGACCAGAGCAATCTCTCTAATGTGGAACCAAAGGTCGGTAGATACATTTTTAGGTTTACCATTCAATATTGCTTCCTACGGACTTCTTCTAACTATTTTGGCTAAAGAAGTGAATATGATCCCTGACCAACTTATTGGTAATTTGGGTGATGTACATTTATATGAAAACCATGTGTCTCAAGCATCACAACAGATTACAAGAGAACCATTTAAGTTACCAACATTAAATTCTTTTCCAATTTATCAAGGAACTAAACTGGGTATCGAATGTTATGTGGTTAGTGATTTTACACTAAAAGATTATCAATCACATGAATCAATAAAGGCACCATTATCAAATTAAAATTATGAAAGAACAAAACAATTGGAATGACCCACAATTATCAGATGGAGATTTCCCACAAACAAACAAAACAAAATTCCAAGTAGGAGACAAAGCGATAAAACTAAAAGGATATAAATTCCCATGTACTATTGTATCAGTATTTAAAACCGTAGAAGGAAATGTTCGGGTCGTTGGTGAGATGGATGACTATGGGTTACTTCATATTTTTAACGAAGAACAATTAGAAAAGGTAAATTAATGAAAAAATTTTTTGTGATATTCCTTGCATCTTTTATATTGGAAACGGCGTCTACTATGTACATTTCTACAGTATCACAAAAAAGTATTTCTATGATTTTTTGGGCGTTTATAGGACCTTTTTTGGCGTTACCTTTTGTCGGGTATATGGTAGAATCTAAAACTTGGACAGAAAGATCAAAAATGGCACTCGCATCGGGAATTGGTTATATGATTGGCGCTTATTTAGTTTATTTATATTCAAATATTTAAAAGTAAAAATTATGATAAAACTTATAAAGTTTTTTATTTGGTTGGAAAAAGAAAAAATAAATGCTATGATTCATAGCGGTAAAGGGATTTATTAGTGTTATGGAAAAACCTGATAATGTTGCAGAAAAACCAAATTTGTTACCATACGGATCAAACGTAGGAGCTCCTTCGATTAGAATAGAAAACATACAGTTTTGGAAAGAAACAAAAGTGAATAAAGTAAATCATCTGTTTGATGAAAAGTTCAATTCAATCAAAAAAGATTACGAAAAACTTTTAGAAGAATACGAATGGAATAATTTGGTTTATAAATCAAATTTTAACTTCGAGCCAACTATAGGACAAACATATTATTTATATAGTTCTGATGATGATAAAACGTTTCTATCCTTAATTGAACCGAACCAATGGAATAAAAAATATATAGGTTCATTTTTTTTGAACCATGAATGTAAATGGGTCAAAGTCTGATGTCAAAAAAAAGAATTCATGTAAACCAACATCATATTAGATCAAACAAATCTAAAAATACTGATCTACCTGTTATTACAATAAAAGAAGGTAGAAAAAACACATATTGTAACGAAGTTGAAATTTTGGGACCAAGTAGAATAGTTTATTGTGGTAGTGGACAACAAAAACCCATTCTTAGTTGTGGAGCCAGGGTTGTTATTGAAACTGAAAGTGAAATTATTATAATAAGTTAAAAAAAACCATTATATTTGTAGAAAATTATTTCATGAATGCCGATAAAGATTTTAAATTTGTATTAAGGGTGTTAAACTCAAGTGAAAACAATGAACACATTAAAACTTCAGATAAACTTTTCGAAAATTTCAAAGACAAGTGGAAAAGAAAGATGGAATGTTTTGAATTAGTTGATTATATGTTCAAATATAAAGTAGAAAGAAAAAAAAATAAAAAAAGTATATGAAACTTACAATAATATCAGACACTCATAATCATCACAAAAGAATTACCGATGATCTTCCTGGTGGTGACCTTTTAATTCATGCGGGTGACCTTAGTTCTATGGGTTATGAGCATGAAATAACTAATTTTGCGAAATGGTTTGATAGTTTAGACAACTACACTAGTAAAGTTTTTATTGCGGGTAACCACGATTGGGGATTTCAAAATAACACCGAAAAAATCAAAGGTCTTCTTACAGGTTATAAAAATATAGACTATCTTCAAGATGACTTTATGGGAATAATAGAAGGAGGGGAACCTGAAGTTAAAATTTGGGGTAGTCCTTGGCAACCTGAGTTTTATAATTGGGCATTCAATTTACCAAGAAATGGTGATGAGTTGAAAGAAAAGTGGGATATGATTCCCGATGATATTGACATTCTAATCACACATGGTCCTGCTTGGGGATTCTTGGATGATGTAGAAGGTCGAAGAGGAGAACATCTTGGGTGTGAATTACTTGCAGAAAGAATCAAACAAATCAAACCAAAGATTCACATTTGTGGACACATTCATACAGGATATGGTCATTATTATAATGGACATACTCATTTCTTCAATGCATCTGTTCTAAATGAAAGATATGCTTATGCTCATTTACCTTGGAATATTGAATGGGACCCAATTACAAATGAAATTTTGTTTCTCTAAATTAAATGAGCCTAATATTTATCATATATGAAAAATAGGCTCATTTTACTTTTTGAACTATTCAAACAAATAGGGGGTACTTCGGCAGATTTAGAAATTATTATGGACCGAAGTTTTATCGAAGACTGGAATCAAACCGTTTATATAAACTATAATAATTCATCACGAAGAAATGTAAAAATACCATTTTTAATGGTCAAAACTTTGAAAGACTTAGTCAAAAAGTATGATGATGTTTTTTGGGACTATAATAATTATGATAATGATGAAATTTGGTATTTATTGATTACAATAAATTATATAGAAAAAAAAATAATTTTTAGAAGTCAGTGTAAAGAAGAAACTTATAATAAATTTAGTCACGACTTTAAAAAAGATGATTTTAGTGAAATAGTACAAAATTATATTTCTGAACTCACAAATAATGCAAGTGATATTGTTGACTTTGAGTTCTTTGGTAGATGGGATGATGGTGAAATATATAATGTTAATTTGAACGGAAAAAAAAATACGGAATTTTTCTTGGGAAACGATCATGCTTATTGGGAAATTTGTAATGCCGTTATGGAAAAAATAATTAGCAAATATTGGAATTCAGAACAAGGGGCTACAGGTGAAATAAGATTATGGGGTGATGATATTTTTGTTCGAGGTAAAGAATTATTAGAAGAATATCAATGGACTGATTTGAATCTTGTTGTAACACCTGATAACGTTGAAGATTAAATAATCTTTGAATTTACAAATAAACAATATATTTATTAGAAAAAAATATATGAAAACTGAAAAATTAGATTTAACAGAAAAATTAATTGAAGAATTGAAAAAAAGAAGAATGTTCGAAGCTAAAGAATTCGAAGAAGATGATGATGATGAGGATGATGACGATGAGAATAATGATGAGGATGATGACGAAGACGAAAATGATGATGAAGATGAAAATAATGATAACAACGAAGACTTTTGTGAAATGGTTTGTAAAATTCTTCACTCAAGAAATCAAGCTCACATATATCACCTTCAGACACAATCTTTTGCTGAACACAAAGCTCTAAATGATTACTATGATGGTATATTAGGACTATTTGATGCTATTATAGAGTCTTACCAAGGTAAATACGGTATAATCAGAACTTATAAGACATTTAAAATTGAACAGTATAAAAATAATAAAAAAACAATTTCTTATTTTGAAAGATTACTGGACGATATAGATAATCTTAGAGGATCTGTTGAAGATAGTTATCTACAAAATCAAATTGATACTGTTGAAGAATTAATTAACTCAACAATTTATAAACTTAAATTTCTTAAGTGAAACTAGAAATTACAGAAAATGAAAAAAATGATATTTCTTCACATCACGAAGAAATAGACAACATCCTGTTCAATTTTTTAATAAGAAGAGTAAGAATTGAAGAAAAAAATTTAGGTACAGATTGGTTTGATCAAAAACCGCTTAAAGTTACTGAATATAGATTTGAAGGATTTCCTGGTTATGGGTTTAATAGTTTTTCTTCTAAAAAAGACATGGAATATAAAATTGTTGAAATGTTGGTTGAAGGAACTGATATGGTTGGTGACTGGTTTTTTGGACCAAACAATGTTAATAATCCGGAAAGACAAAAATTTATGAAAACAGTAAGAAATTTTTTAAATTTCATTTTGACAAAATGAAAAAAAAATTCTAAATTTGTTTATTGTTTAACTTAAAATTATAAAAAAAGAAATGGGTACAAAATCAGGGAAGAACGGGAGGTATATTTGTAAAGTTGGTTATTTTGACATTTATGCAAAAGATAGTCACAAACCAAAAAAAGATTCAAAATATAAATTTTTAAAGGCAGAAGTTAAATCAACAGTTTACAATGTACTACACGCCAAAAAATTAATCCAAGGGAACTTTAAAACCAAAGATGATGCTGTTAAAAATGCTATTGAGCTTTTGGGGGATAAAAGATTAAACTATTCATTATAAAACAAAGTCGGATCAAAAATCCGACTTTTTAATTTCTAATCGTCCCATTGAGAAGTTACATCTAAATAATTTAAACCAAAATCAAGTTGTATTGTGTGAACGTAACCTTCAATCTCACCACGTAACCAATTTACAACATCCAAATAAATATCATCATAGTGATCATCCATAAGTTCTTCATAGGTTAATTGTCCATCACTTGTATCAAAAGTACCATTTATAATATAAAAACCAAAATTAAGTTCACCATCTTCCATGTAGAATTTTTCAAAACTACGGGTAATCATAACCTCGAAGTGGTCATTTGAATAAATATTTTGATCTGAGTTTCTTAGGTCTTTATCTGTTACCTTTAAATTTGTAATGTATTGGTCAAAAAGTTCGAAAGCCTTATCCTTACCACCAACAAATTCATAATACCATTTATCAATTTGATCTATATATTTAGATAATTTTTTTCTATATAGATCAACGTAACCTATCCTTGGTATTTCACCTGAATTTACTTGGCGTTCCCATAGATTGAAAAAATACTTTTTTAATGTATCCATTTTAGAATCTTCTCTTAATATGGTTTTGATAAGATCTTTCATATTTAAATAAATACTACAAAAAACTGAAGTAAAAAACTATATTTATTAAAAATATAAAGTTATGGCACATCCACAAGTACACGCAAAAAGCTCTGTAAAAAAATATGGTGGTAAAGTTGAAGATTACATAAAAATTCATGAGTGGTTTGATGAAACTAAAGCATGGATCGGACATTCATATCACAGAATGTTTAGACATCACAGCGAAGGAATTTTTGAATGTGAAAAAATCTTCGGACCATCTTTTGAAAATAGTGATGGAAAAACAGTTTACACTAGATATATTGGCGAAGATCATGTTAAAGAAGATTGTTTTAATTACGTCCCTTCTGCTAAAGAATGGATTAAAAATATACAAGAAAAAGAAAAACCAATATGGATGATGAGAACCTTGGATCTTAAATTTGATGATTAGATATTTATTATTATGGAAAAAAGAATTTTTGAAAATGTAATGAAGTTTTTACAGTCCTATGATAAAAAAATAATAAATTTTGAATGGAGTTCATATGGTGGTGACGGATTCAATGATATTGAATGGGAATACGGATGGTCCAACTTAGGAAATAGAAACTTACCAACATCAATTAATAATTTAGTTATTGAAATTGTTTCCGAATACGCAGAAACAATGTTTGAAAATGTTTATAGTGATCTCGAATCATATAAATTAAGGGCAACTTTTTTCCCTTTCGAAAAAAAAGTAGAACTTTATGTTGACGCCGAAGAAAATCAAACTGAATACCGTGAAGAACAAGGGAACTTAGGCGAAAATTCTGAAGTGGTTGCTATCATGAAACAAAATGAATATGAAGAAATTGAATTTAGATACAATGGTGGTGGCGATAGTGGTGAATTAGAATCCGTTAAAGTTAATAGTATAGACGATCAAATATATAACTGGGAAAGGGATAATGACAAAACTGTTATTTACCAAAAAGCATATGATTTATTAGAAAGCGCGTTTGCCGGTTGGGAAATTGATGATGGATCTTCAGGTACAATATATATGTTTGCTAACGGTTCATATGTTATCGAACATGAATGGTATACGCGAGAATTTGTTGATTCAGGTGAACAAAAAATAATTACAGTAAAAGACTTTGAATAAAAAATGAATATTTTAATAACAAAAAGTCAATATGTTAACTTGAAAGAAAATCTTGATCAGGTATTAGATTTATATTCAAAAATGAATAGTGGTAAAGAACTTAAACCTTCCGAAAAAGACGTTTTGAGGGCTTTCAAAAGGTTTACCGACAGGGGAGGTAATCCAGAAGATTTTATATTTGATTTAGAATACATATATGATAATGATGAAAGACAAGGAATGAAGTTTAAATACGATATCAAAGGTAAACTTTTTATTTATGAATTCTCAGAAGAAATTGATAAGGGTGATGAAATAGAATACTATGGAGAAGTAAAGTATAACGATGACGAATTCCTTGGTGTAATTGTAACAGATAAAAGAGGTTATTTGATAACCTACGATTTTTATAGTGTTATAAGTGACCAAGATATAAGATTACAAAACATTTTGAAAAATGAAGGTACTGATTCCGAAATACAACATTTTTTCCAAGAAGAAGTTATAAATAGTTTGAAAAAATGAAAATTATTATTACAGAAAAACAAGCAGATAAGTTGTTTGGAAATAATGTTGAATGTAAAAAATGTTCACACAGTTGGGAAATAGAAAAAAATGATAAAAACCCTTTTCTGTGTCATAATTGTGGGTGGGATCAAAAAATTAAAAAATATAAAGATAAAGAGTTGTTAAACTTTTGGAAAAAATATGAGTAGTTTAATTTCGGAAATAAACAGAATGCGAGATTTGATGGGTATTAAAACTCAAATCAATGAAAACTACTTCAAAAAAAATATTTTGCTTTTGGAAGAAACTGGATATGGTCAAGCCATGGATATTTACAAGGGCATGTTGAAAAAAGTTGGAATAGAACTTTCAGAGGAAGAACAGAAATATCTTAAAGCTTTTGTCGATGAATTTAACAGAAAATTCCCGTCAGAAAAAATTGATTTTTCTGGTGGACTAGATAATTTAACAAGAAAAACTTTAAATAATTTTCTGACTAAAGAAACAGAAGAAGTTGTTGGTGAAGTTTTTGAAAGAGCTATAAAAAATATTGAAGCCGATATTGCTATAAAACAAATTCAAACACCAACAGAAGTTTTAAGAACAAAACTAACAAATAATAATATTTTGAGTTCAGGTGGGGAAGCAAAATCCTTGACGGATTACATTTCATTTATTTATCAAAAAGGGGGCGTAAAAAATTCAAACATTCCGCCCGATACATTAACTTTTTTGAAAATGGATTTAGAAGAAGCGGCAAAAAAATTAGTATCTACAGGAGAAGAAACTGTAAAAAAATATGTTAATGACTTAATAGGACAGATTGATGAATTAGAAGGAACTTCAGTAAAAACTATAGATCCCGAAATAAAAAAATCAGTCACTGATTTAAAAACATCTTTAAAACCAGCGGTTGAAACCCAACTTTCGAAAGTAGATATTTCTAATAAATTAAAAAGTTTGGCGGATGCAGACCAATCTATGAGATTAGGTAATGAAATGGATGTTGAAGTTGATTTGTCAAATCAAACAGATCTTAAAAACTTAATGGGTAACGATCCTGAAAGTTTTATTAAAAGTTTAGATTCTATGGAAGACCTTCAAAATGTTTGGATCATTGTTCAACATTCTGATAACGACATAAACTTTCAAAAACAAATTCTTAGTATACTACAAAAAAATCAACAATTTCTTGAAACTAAATTTACAACAGAAGCATCTCAGATAAAATCGGGAATTGCAATGTTAGAAGATAGGGTTATGGTTAATTCGAACACAAGTGTGACAGGATATAGGGAAACTGGAATGGATGATTTTGGGGATTTAACCAAAGGTAAACAAACATATGGTTCACAAGGTGGAATGACACCTGACGGTAGTTTTTGGGTCCCAAGACCAATAGAATTAGATGGAAAAATATATTTTTTCGAAACACCTCAAAAACTTTTAGATGACACTGAATTTCTGAATAAACTAAACGCAAAAAGAACTTCTATGGGATTATCCAAAATGGAAGATTATTTGAAACTTATGAACGATGAACTTGGTGTGGTTGATGAATTAGTTGACGATTTGGTTCCTGCACAATATCTACCTAAAAATCTATCGGATAAAACAGTATTTTCGATTTTTTCAAAAAAGGGAATTTTTTACTCAGAAGGTATCAATCTTACTAGAGAACTTATTGATAAATTTTTATCTGAATCACAAAAACTTTATGTGGATGCCATTACAAAAAAAGAATTACAGGATTACATAACCGCATTAAATTATCTAAAAAATAAATTTGGTAACGGAAAAATATATGTTACTTCACTTTTAGATGGAAAAACAATAGAAAAAAAGACCATAGGTGAGTTTATTACCGATGTTGAAAATAATTTCAAAAGAATTTATGATGAACAGGGAAATTGGTCTCCTTTGAATAAGTTGGATACAAATTATAACGACATGCCCAAAGAGATGACAACCTTTATCAAAACAGTTTTGAATCCTGAAGAATACGAAAATTTTGTAAAAAAAATACAAGATTTTGAAAATGCCCCTGCTAATTCAATTGAAAAAGAACAGGCAAAAAAATTATTGGAAGACGAATTTAAAAATATTAAATCAAAACTTTTGACAAATGAAAACTATGTAAAAAATTGGACAAAAAGAGTTGACGAATTAACCCAATCAATTAAAAATAACAGCGCTTTAGGTAATTTATCAGAAACAAAGGTTAATGAAACTTTAAAAAATAATAATTTCAAAATTTTATTCACCGCTAGTGATGGATCACCAATTGACGTTTTACTCAATATAGATCAAATTGTAGAAGACACATCAGGAGTTTTTGGTGGTGGTATTAAAACGGTTCAGACAAAAACAGCTAACTCAATCCAAGAAGGAAAATTTGTTGGTGTTGGTAAAGACAGAAAATTTGTACCTGAAGAAGGAACGGGCATATTTAAAGTTGAAATAACGGCAAATAAACGGATTGCGAAACAAAGTCAAATTGACCTTGCTGGGTTCTATGACCCTCAAACAGGTAAAACTTTAATTGTTGGTAAACAACCAAAACTAAGTGGAACTTACAATCCGGACGGTACACCTCAGTATCTTTCACAGTTAGAACTACCTGGATCTACAATACCAGTTACAAAATCACCAATTAAACCAATTATAATTGACAAAGATACGCCGAAGATCTTCCAATAACATCAACTATAAATCAAACCAACAGTATAATAAACTACCACACAATATAAAATATACATGTTAATGTAAAACCATTTTTTTTCTGAACTACTCATAATTTGTTTTTTGAACAAAAATATGGGTTCTAATTAACAATACAAAATATTTATTAAAAAAATAAAAGATGAAAATTAAAATTACGGAAGATCAATTCCAAAGACTTTTGGAAAACAAATTAAATGGTAACCAAATTAATGAAGGCGTTTTCGGTATATTAGGAAAAATTGCTAAGTACGCTTTAGGTGGTGCGGCAATTTCATATATATTAAAAAAACTAATAGATAAGTTCAAGGATAAAGAACCTACAAAAGCGGAAGTAGAAAAAGAAATTGAAAGACTTGGAAATGATGTAAAAAAATCTGAAGAATCAGAATCCAAAATAGATAATAAAAACATAATAATAGGAGATTCACAAGTACCTTACATTGATATGAATACAAAAAAGGCCAGTAAAATATCAACCAAAGGTGGTGAAGAATCTTTGTGGTTAGGTGGTGTTGGGTTAAACTGGTTAAAAAACGCAGTTAGAAATTATAAAACGGATAATACAGTCAAAAATGTAATAATCAGTATTGGGACTAATGGTGGTTTTAACACTAATGAAGATATTAGTGGATTATTTGATAATTTGAAAAAAACATTTCCTAAGGCAAATTTTTATGTTGTACAAGGATCATGGGGATGGGGTGGAAACAAAGACATAGAACAATCTGAAGTTGATAGGTATTACAGAGTCTTCAAAAACCAAGGGGCAACAATTATAGAACCACCTATAGGTAAAGTTTCGGACCCACACGGTGATTTATCTGTTTATGGTGAAATAGGTAAAAACATCGATTCCAAACTATGAAAAAACCTAATGTAAAAATGTTGATAGAAAATCGGAATATTTACGACTATCAGTTCGGATTTTGTCATTACTTCGCCACAAATATTAAAGATAAGTTACAGGAAATTCTTTCACATAAAAAAGTTACTTATTATTTGATTGTTTCCGAAGAACTGGTAATTGACACCAATGAAATTATTGAATATCATCTAATTCACGTTTATTTAAAAGTAGATGAATATTTTTTAGATTCAAAAGGAATACACGGATATGATGATGTTATTTCCAAAATAGAAAAATATGAAATGGAAGCGATTAAATATCTTCCTGACTTCATGGAACTTACAATAAAAGAAGGTGAATCAGATATCATACCCAATTTATTTTTTGATGACAACGAATGTGATCAAGTACAGGTAAAAAAAGACGTTGAAGAATTTATGTCTAATCCTGAAATAAAAAAATTCATAAAACAAATGAAATCATAAGTCGTACTGATCACTAATTTCAACTAAACATTTATCTAAGTCTAAAAAATTGAATTGTCTTCTAAACATCCTAACAAATTGGGATGATATTTTTGATTTTTCGAATTTCCAATAACTTGACCGACAACAAACTTTTATAGTTAGTTTAGTATCAATTTCTCTGCCTGAATGAGTAACATCTCCATAACCAAAAAAATCATCAATTTCGTAAAAAAAAGTTTTTTGTTGAAATCTTTCAATATTAATCGATTCGATGCCTACAATATCACCAAAAGTAATTTCTTTTAAAAAAATATTGAAAATTGGAAAACAGTTCAAAATTTTATCTACGTTATCGCCAATATACTTATCATGACTTGAGGATATAAGATTACACATTTGTTAATTTTACATATTTTTTATCACAGCCTCAAGTATTCCTATAGATTCTAAATCTTTTTTAGTCTTCAATTTTTTACTTTTCAAAAATAAAAGAGACTCCATAAGTTCATCTTTTTTTGTTCGTTTACCTGAGCTACAAGTGTAATCGGCATCGTTTGATTTTTTTGTATCATCTGAATAAACTATTTTCAAAACCTTGTTGGTTTTTTTTTCACATTTAGTCAAATGTAAAACGATCATTCTAAATAGTTCCTTATCCATACTACAAAGATAACGAAAATACTCTGTAATACAAAAAAATCCACCTTACGATGGATTTTTAATTTGATCGTAGAAGAACTTTAACAACCTATCATTATCTTTTATTAACTTCAAAGTTTTGTTAATGCTTTTTCTACTTTTCTTTTTTTTACCTTCCTTTTTTGCTTTTGCCATTTTGATTGTTTAAAAGGATTTATGAGTAAAAACACAGTGATAAATATATTCCTTATGGTATTTATATTATTATGAAAGTTCTGATAATGGAAAATCAACTAATATCTACAGTTCAAGGAATGGTAGATAATACAATTGACGAGTTCACAAAAGATTGTGAAAATATAGACGCTGAAAATGGGCCACCATATTTATCATTTGATGACTGTGATTTATTGGATAGTCTCGAAGAACTTGAAATTGTAGAAGTAACAAAAAGTGATCAAAATAAAGGTAAGTACTTACTTTTCGACGCAAAGGTTAATGTTTATTATAGGAATGTTTTTGAATATCAGGACTATAGTAATTTTTTACATAGTTTAAGATTAAGAATAAAAGAAAAATATAAAATAACTGTGATGTTTACTGTTGCTGATGAAGTAAATAATCAACCAAGAGAATGGTAATGAAAGGTATTATTAGACAAATATTGAATAACGAAATTAAGAATAATTTATATGAAGGAAAACCTTCAAATTATAAAAATATAGAACAACTTAAAAGATTTTTTTATAACAAATGGGATAAAGAAAAAAATGAAGGAAAAACACCATCAATTGGGGATATATCCAAATTAGGGTTGAATAGGGCTAAAGATCAAATAATTTCCTTATATGTTGAATATATGGGTTATGATTCTGAAATTAGTAAAATCACCGCTATTAAAAAATATTTGACATCGAATATTTTCACTGAAAAAGACATTACAGAAATGGATAATTTTAGTGAAGGTAAAATAACTGTAAAATTTGATAAAGTTGATTTTTCCGAATATGAAAGTGATCGTGACAATGTTATGGATTTAGATGTTAGTTTTATAGTTCTTAATGGATCCTTCTATAATAGTGAAGAAGACGAAATATATAACTTTTCAACTGGAAATAACCCATTTGATGACTTTGTTACATATTTTGAGTTTAAAGAAGAAATTGAACAGATTGTGGAAAGTTTTGTTCACAGAACAATAGAAAATTTTGGATTAGATATAAACCGTAATTTTGATTATATAAGTGTTAAGTGGTAATGAAAAAAATCATAAGAAATATACTACATGAAGAAAATAAAAATAGTCGTTTATTATCTGATATGATAGAAAATGAAGGTCTTCTTATGACATGTAAAAAAGTTGGTGGTATAGAAAGGTTATCAAAAATTTTAGGTGTAAGAGATTATAAAATAGTTGAAAATTATTTTGTTGGAAGACAAATATCAACAAATAATTTTGAATTTCCATTAGAAGTTGGGGGATATGATTTTGTTTTTGAAGTAACCCATGTTAATTATGACTTAACTGACGATTTTATGGAAATAAGATTCAAAATAGTAGAAGGGGAAGTCACACTTATAATGACAACGGATGAAACTTATGATCTTTTAGGTGATGATCTAAAAGAAAATGAATATTTGGTTTGGGAAATAAGATATGAAGTTAGGGAGGTTGTACGTGAATATTTCAAACTATATTTTGAATATATTAGATATAGATTATTTAGCGGTTTAGATGTTGAAGTAACAAATATGTAAAATAAGTTTACAGTAAACTGTTTACTGTAAACAAAAAAAATAGAAATATGAAAAATATTATAAGAGATATATTAAAAGAAGAAACTTTTTTAATAAGCGAGATAGATATAAAACCATCTCAAGTCGCTTTGGACAATGTATGTAAATCAAAAAAGTTTTGTAATGCTCAAGGTAAAATTACATTTGGGCAATTAAGGGAACTTGTAGAAAAAGGTAGACTCAAAAGAATAGGAACACACATTGGAGAAGGTGGTTATAAAGCGACACTTAGGTTGATACCTTGGTTTATACCACAATTAGCACTTTTAGGTTTTGGAGCAACATGGGTTAGGGTTGCAAACAAAATATTCAGACCAGCTTTAGAAGAAACTACAGGATATAAAACATGGTGGGGAAAAACCATAATGAAAATATTTGACATGGTAGAAGGTGAATTAAAGGCCGAAGACCCTTTGTCAAAAATATTTTTCATTTCTGATGGTTTGATGACAATGTTGGATGAAAAATATAAAGTTAAATTTGCAAATTACATTTCTCAAGTGGCTGATGAAAAACCCAACGATGAAATAGTACCTGATTATTTTGTGGAAAATGAATTAAGAAATTGGTTAAATCAAAAGTTTCTTTTGGATCCGCCATTACAACCTAAACAAATTACAACATACGTGGATAATGATACAAAATCAGAAGTTGAATTAAAAGAAAACAAAGATTCGAATTATGATAAAAAAAATATGGCATCGAAAGTTCTTGATGAATTGAATTTATCACCATGGAAAAATGATACCTATGGTATGGAATATTTATCAACACCAGGAAAAACAATTATTTTTTTGAATATCAAACCCGATAAGGAAGTTGTAATATTGGATACAATTTATAAAGTCCTGAACAGGATCTTCAAAGAAGAACAGGCACTTGAAAACTTTATTTTCGAGTATATCGAATATTTTGGATTGAATGTAAGAATAGGAAGTTTTTTAACTATTTCACAAGACGTTGGTACGTTAGAAGAAGATGATGAACCATTAGACTTTGATTAATTAAAAAATAATAATATTTATATATATGAACCTGAAAAATGAACTATTGAGAATTGCTCAACTTTCCAAAAAAATAATTGGTGAAGGTTCATTCAAAATGACTATTATATCAGAAGATAAAAAAGATGATCTTTTAAAACAGTATGGTGAAGATTATGAATGGTTAATTGATTATTTGTATGATGAAGATCCATCCCCTTCTAAAAAATATGTTAATTGGATGGTCAAAACTTATTTAAATAACGAGTCAATTGACCAAACCAATATGGCTGGCATGATTCAATATTTTGATAAAAATCAACACAAGTTTCAAAAAAAAGATATCTATCAATACACTTATGACGAGCTAGTTAGAGCTTATGAACAAGCGTTAACAAAAATTTCGAAAAGAGAAATTTCTTCAGCTGGTGTAGAAAAACTTTATGAAGACGAAAGATATGTTCTGGTAAGACCCAAAAACGAAGAAGCTTCCTGTAAGTACGGTGCAAACACCAAATGGTGTATTGCATCAAGAATGAATAACTATTTTTATTCCTACAGCGATGAAAATCTTTTCTTTTTCATAATTGACAAATTGAGACAACCAATAGAAGGAAAAAAAAAGTCTTCTAACTATTTCAAAATTGCGGTTCAATATTCGCCTAATAAAGAACTATCTTGGGACCATGGTGGAGTGTCAGATTTTAGTAAACAAATGTTTTTGAAACAAAGTCAAAAAGGTGTTATACAATATTGGAATTCGGTTGACGAAAATATTACAAAAAAAACTGTTGAAAAATATTTACCCGATCAACTGTTAAGAACATTTATAGATTTGATTAAAAAACATACATATCAAGTTTATTTAAATTATTACGAAAAACAATTAGCAGAAAAACAAAAATTTGATTATGATTACTTTAAAAAGTTAAAAAAATCACTTAATACCAAAAAGAAAAATTTTAAAATCTTTTCTGATAAATATTTCAGTAATCCATCTGTAATTTTTGTGTATCAAACTAATGATTTATACGAAACGTTTGTACATTTTATGAAAAGTATACAAATGGAACCAAAAACATTCGATGAACTTTTGGAGTTTAAAAAAATTAAAGAAAGATATTACAAAGAAAAAAAAATACAAACTGATTTACAAACTCAGCTTAATGATTTATCTGAAGATGTCAAAAGGACCCAAAAAGAATATGATGAACTTCTAAAAATAGCAAAATCGTTGGAATTAAATATAGAATTCAGATAACTTTTTCAGTGAAGAATATATTTATTATTATAAAATAAAAAAAAACAAATTATGAAAAGAATAGTTAGATTAACAGAATCAGATTTGGCTCGTATCGTTAGACGAGTTATCAGGGAAGAAGCTGAAGGTCAAGGAACAGAAAACAGAGAACAATATTACGAAATGATGAGAAATGGTAAATGTCCTAACGTTGTTTTGTCATACAAAAAAGATGGTGATTGGTTTGATAATCATACAAGTACATCTTTGTTTGACATGGCTTCTCGTGTAAATGGTTTGGACTTAAGTCAAAAACAAGGAAATGGTACCCTTGGTGAGTATCTTCTTATGATGGTAAGAAAAGGGAAACATGGTTTGAAATGTGGTAGTAACGGATATTACTTTTTGAAACCTGAAGAACAAGAAGTGGCTTCTGATGAGTATGGTATCACTAAGAAACTAGAAAGAAAATTCCAAGGACAAGGTGGACCAAGATAATTAGTCCACCTTTATATCATATTTACTAAAAACGTATAGGTTAAATTCTGATTCAAAATCCAAATTAATTTCAGTATAAGTTACTTGATCATTATTTTGGTCAATACGAATAGTTGAATATATTTTGGAAACATTTTGGTAAATATCATTATCGTAGTAAGAAATTTCGTAAATGTTATTTTTTTCTGATACTGTTACAGAATCAAACATTACAACACTACCATCGGAGTGAGTTACTACAACAATTTTAGATTTAAGATCAATTGTATACTTTGTATCGGTTGATCTTTTTTCGTTTAAATAAGATTTACCATCGATGTTTCTAGAATAATCAACTTCTGTGACATGTATACTTATTGTATCAATTATATTTTGAGAAACAGAAGTGTTTATAGTATTGTAAATTTTAGTTGAGTCATTCATAAATGCAAATGAAGACAAAATAAACATAAGACAGATTAAAAATAGATTTTTCATAAGGGTTTTTTTTACAAAGATATTATTTTTATTTGGTTAATCAAACTTTTTTTAAATAACTTTCTGATTTATATTTATAATAAAATGAATAAAGTAAAAAATATTGTAAAAATTATTGTCGAAAGTGTTTCATTACAAGACTCATTAAAAAAAATGATTCGTGATTCAGGAATTGTAACAGCGGCAAAAGCTGTCGGTGGCATAAATAATGTTACAAAAATATTAGATATAGATTTTGAAAATAAAGACGATGTTGAAATGTTGATCAAAAATTACATTTATTTTTGGAATGATAGCGATGTAGAAATTTCCTTTTTAGAAACACGAACATCAAAAAACGGAAACAGAATAATCAATATCCACTTTAATTCAGATAGTAATGCTTCAAATATAGAAAGTTGGTTGGCAAGAACCTTGTCTGACGAAATGAATCAATTTTTTCCTTTCAGAATAGGGGTTACGTGGGAACCCTTTTTTGCATCTAGAAATGTTAAAATATTTATTGATGCAACAAAACTCAATTGATCTTATAATCAAATCATAAAAACTAAATGTTAAGGGAAAGTTAAGTCGTTACCTTTTTGTTAAGTATTGTAAATGAATTGAACTTAACAAAATGGTTTACTATCTATTGTTAGATATAAACAATAAAATTAAAAAAATGAAACAAATTTATCTAACAATTTTTTCTGTAATGATGACAGTTTTGTCTTATTCACAGAATTCTTTTTGGACACCTACAACATACAGAGGTGCTTTTCCTATAACAGATAACACACCACAAACAGATTGGACTCATGGTTGGTCTAATTGGGATCCACAAAATACACAGTACCCAACAACTCAATTGGTAATTAATACTGATGTAACTACTGATGCAACTTGGTCAGGTGTTATAAAATTACAAAACAAAGTTTATATTAAAAATGGTGCAACACTTACAATACTTCCAGGAACTATAATTAGAGGTGATTACAATAGTCAAGGAACTCTAATTGTAACAAGAGGATCAAAAATTATTGCTGATGGAAATGTGAACCAACCAATCGTCTTTACCTCAAACAATCCTGTCGGAAGTAGAAACGAAGGAGATTGGGGAGGTTTAGTTCTTTTGGGGCATGCCATTAATAATCAACCTGGTGGTGTTGTTAACATAGAAGGATTACCACCATCTACAAACACTCAACATGGAGGAGGTAATGATAATGATAACTCAGGAGTGTTAAGATATGTAAGAATCGAATTTGCAGGAATTCCACTTGAACCAAACAAAGAAATTAACGGATTAACATTCGGTTCAGTTGGAAGTTTAACTACAGTGGATTATGTACAAGTAAGTTTCTGTGGAGACGACTCGTTTGAGTGGTTCGGAGGAACGGTAAACTGTAAACATTTAATTTCATATTCAACAATAGATGACGATTTTGATACTGACTTTGGATACAGAGGTAAGGTTCAATTCGGTTTGGCGATTAGAAATGAAAATTTGTCAGACGCAGCGGGCGACTCAAATTGTTTCGAATCGGATAATGACGCACAGGGTAGCGCTTCTCAACCATTGACGGCACCTATTTTTTCTAACTTCACGATTATTGGGGCTAAGGGTGATGGGACTGTAATTCTTCCAGTGGGTGAAAAATTTGAAAAAGCTTTCAGATTAAGAAGAAATACTGCAACTTCTGTTTTCAACTCAATTGCGACAGGATGGGAAAAAGGATTATCTTTAGAGGGTGTTCCTGTTGAAAATAACATAACTTCAGGTGTTATGAACTTTAATAGTAACATACTTTCAAACTTTAATACTGGGACAGTTTGTTATACAACAACACCAAACTTTCTTTCATCTTATTTTTCTCAAAACTTGAATGACTCAACTTTAACGAATCAAGACATCAATTGGGTTAACCCATTTGTTCAAATAGGATCAACACCTGATTTTAGATTGAATGGGTTCTCGTTTGCGGCAATTGGTGCCAACTTCCCTTTAAACATATTTGGAAATATTGCGTCAGTCGATGAACTTAATAATGGGTACACAATTTATCCTAACCCGGCAACCAATCAAATTACGGTTAATGAAAAAACTAATATCGAAGTTATGGATCAAAACGGGAAATTATTAGTAAGTTCTTTTGATAATCAAGTTGAATTGATAAATCTACCAAATGGAGTTTATTTTGTTAGACTAAACAACTCCAAGGTTGAAAAGTTAATAATTAGAAAATGATTTTAACTTGGGGGTTATTTTTGGTATTGATTATACCAAGAATAATCAAAGATAGAAAAGAATATCTCAAGTGGTCAAAAAAATAATAAAAGTCCTCACCAACAAGGTGGGGATTTTTGTTATCATAGATCAATCAATAAATGATTTACATGTTGATTCAAAAGGCCTATTATTTCCATACGAAAATAAACCAAAAACAAATATAAAAAATGACAAAACTTGTAATTGACCCGTCCCACTCTGATTTGGGTTTTAAAATCAGACACTTAATGGTATCTAATGTAAAAGGTACATTAACTAATTACTCAGGAGGTATGACATATACCGCTGAAGATATGAGTGACGCTCAAGTAAGATTTGATGCCGAAGTAAACTCTATTTCTACAGGAAATGCTGACCGTGACGCACACTTAAACGCTGAAGACTTCTTCAACACAGAAAGATTCCCAAGAATGTATTTTGAATCTACAATGGTAAATGTTGAAAACGGAAAGATGAAAGGTGAAATGACAATCAAAGATACAACAAAAGAAATCGAGTTGGATATTGAGTATAACGGTAAGAGTGTTGATCCATGGGGTAATACGAAACATGGGTTTGAAATTACAGGAGTAATCAATCGTTCTGATTTTAATCTTACATGGAACGCACCTTTAGAAACAGGTGGTGTATTGTTGAGTGATGAAGTTAGATTAACACTTGATGTTCAGATGATGGAAATGGTTGAACAAACTGAAGAGCAACCCGCATAATATAGTTTTAGAATAACACTAAAATATAGAAATCCCCACCAAAAAAGTGGGGATTTTTCTTTTTTATATCATTTACATTTACTATATTTTGTATATGTTAAGACACCAAAACCCAATTCAGATCAATTCTACAACAACAGGATTTGCTTCACCAGCGGAAACATACGTTGACAAACGATTAGATCTAAATGACTTGATTGTGAAAGATCACTACACAACATTTTATTTTAGATATTCAGGACCATCAGTCTTTGGAATCAATCAAGGTGATACAATAGTAATTGATCGAACTGAGAATCCAAAAGATGGGGATTTGGTAATCTTAACTGATAAGAATCATTTCAAACTTCGAGAGTTCAAAGGACAAAAAAACTTATGGGGAAAAGTAACATGGGTATTAAAGAAAATGTAAAAAAGATTGGAATAATTGATTGTAACAACTTCTATGTTAGTTGTGAAAGATTATTTAATCCTGAATCTATTGGAAGACCAACCGTTGTATTATCAAACAATGACGGATGTGTAATTGCCAGATCACAAGAAGCAAAAGACCTTGGAATTAAAATGGGGGAACCATTCTTTAAGAGTCGAGAGTTCATGGACCAACATAGATTTTGTGTATACTCATCAAACTACAACCTGTATGGTGATATGTCAGATAGGGTTATGAAAGTAATCTCGGAGTTTGGAAATGATATTGAGGTATATTCAATTGATGAAGCGTTTGTTGATTTTTCAAACATACCTTTAGAAGATCTCACAGAAACATTAATAGCAATTAAAGAAGAAGTTAGAAAGAAAGTTGGAATTCCTGTATCAATTGGTGTTGGCCCAAACAAAACTTTAGCTAAACTAACATCCTTTTTAGCTAAACAACAGCTAAACTATAATGGTGTATGTTCATATTGGGACTTACCAAACTTTAGAAATATGTCTTATGGGATTAATGTTGATGAGGTTTGGGGTATTGGTAGAAAGTGGGCAAAAAAACTAAAAAACATTGGGGTAGAATCAGTAGGTCAGTTTATTAACACAAACGAATATACTGTTAGAAAGTTGATGAATATCAATGGAGTAAAAACTCAATTGGAGTTAAAAGAAATGTATTGTTTTTTAATTCAAAAGAAGTCCAAACCAAAAAAAAATATTGCATCTACTCGTTCTTTTGGAAAAGATGTACAGGACTTTGATCAACTGGGTGAAGCGATGTATACATACATTAAAAACGGTGTGAAGAAATTAAGTCAAAACAAGTTGTTTGCAAATAAAGTAACTATATTTGTTTCAGGAAATTATCATAAAGGTGATAAGTATTACCATTCTAAAACAATCAAACTTCAAAATCCAACTAGAGATCCTGACCTTATTTGGTCACAGATTCACGAACAATATAAAGTTCTTTGTGACAAATCTGAAAAGTATAAAAAGTGTGGAATAGTATTTAATGAACTTACTCCTGATACAATTATCCAAACTTCTTTATTTAGTGACGATGTTAAAGTTGTAAACGCCCCACAGAATGAAAACCATGAGTGGGAAATGAAACAAGACTATATTACTCAAAAGTACACAACATCATGGAATGAGTTACCACTTGTTTTTGTTTGACGTAGTATTTATAGTTAATGAAAAATTTAATTAGATCAATACTAAATGAAGAATTACACCGTGAAGTTATACATGAATGTACTATAGCTGCGGTAAGACTCGAAGATGGTGTTGTTTTGGCGAAAAATAGAGATCGTGGATATAAAGCAAGAGTTGAAATCATTCATGAAATAGTCAATGATGTTGAAATGGTTTATTGGAGAGATGTTGACACTGATTGGAGTGAAGGAATGAATGAATTTGGTATCGGGATTGTAAATTCAAGTTTATTAGTCGTTCAAGACGAAAAGGAAGGTAAAGGGGTTGAAAAAGAAAGAAAATCTGATGGAAAAGATAAGGACAAACCAGCAAAAAAAAGATTCGCGGCTGACGGTGGTAAAATTAGAAAGGCTCTAACTTATAAAACTTTACCTAAAGTTATCAAATCAATTATTTCTTTCAGAGGTGAAGATAAAAAAGATGTTGGCCTCAAAGGGGAAACAATAGTGTCCAATAATGAAAATGTTTACGTAGTTGAAATGACCGCAAAACATTCCCCTGTGATCAAAAAATTGAAAAAAGAATCAAAATTAGTTGTCAGAACTAATCACGGCATTTATCAGAAAAGTGCTGGTTATACCAGTGGTAAAAAAAGAAAATCTTCAGTTTCAAGGATGAAATTGGCTCAGGATCATCTCAAAGATGTAAAAAATGATATGGATGTTATTGATGCTATGAAAAAGAAATACAAAAAAGATCCATTTTTGAATCCATACAGAACAAAAAATATGTATCACATGCAAACAACGGGACAAATTATGATGAATCTTGATAAAAAACTTGTTGTTGTAAGAATGGATAATGAAATGGGTGAATTTGTTGGAATAGAAAACAAACTTCCTAAAGATTATGAACCCAAAATCAAAATCAAAGTCGAAAGTGAAAAAACACATGATAACGGTAAAAAACTACCAACTTAATTTTTGAAACATTCTTGTTTTTTAATTTTTTATTCTTATCTTTGTCAAACTTATGGAAACACAATTTGAAGATTTAGAAAAAAAAATACGTGAAAAATTTGCTGAAAGACAAAAAAATGTCCCTAGAGTTGTTGACCGTTATTTAAGAATCAAATTCAAACAAAAACTTAAACAGTTTACAGGAATAAAACTGAAATAACAAAACCCCACCATCTTGTGGGGTTTTTTATTTACTCTAATATTTATCATTATGGGATTAAATGAATCAATATATAGAATAATTAGAGAAGAAACTGAAACCGATAAAAATATTGATGGTGGTAAATTAAAAGTTTGTTCTCGTAACCCAATTACAGGTTTTTATAGAGATGGATACTGTAGAACAGGTGATGATGATAAAGGTAGTCACACGGTATGTTCTAAGGTGACAAAAGAATTTCTTAAATTTACAAAGTCACAGGGAAATAATCTTGATATGTTACAACCTGGTGACAAGTGGTGTTTGTGTGCAAAAAGATGGGAAGAAGCAAATGAAAATGGGGTAGCTCCAAAAATTATCAGAAGTTCCACCAATATTAAAACTTTAGATATTATTAATAGTGTAGACGAAGAATTGGATGAATATGCAAGAACCTTAAAAAATGCTAGAAGACAAGGTGTTGGTATAAGATTTCCACAATCCGCAATCAAAAGTAATCCAAGTAGATTTAGACCTTCAGTTAGAAAATCAATTTCAGAAATCTACGACAACTTTAGCTTATTAAGAAGATTAAATAGATCAATTGATGACACAACGATAAAAAGGTTAGTAAAACAAAAAATGTATGACCTTGAACCCACTGAATATAATTCCAAATATGGTTACGCGGATGATGTTATTTTTTATGTTACTGATGAATTTATCAAACCTTCAGATGATCCACAATACAGTAAAATTTACGATATTTTATACGAATATATTAGAATGAATTTTTCTAATATCATTTATAATTATTGGACGGAAAATCAGTTGGAAAATGATGACGAGTTATATGAAAACAAAGAAATAACAGAAAGATGTTGGAAGGGATACACTCAAAAAGGTATGAAAACTATGTTTGGTAAAAAGTATCCTAATTGTGTAAAAATAAAGAAATGAAATGAACCTACAAGAAAACATACAAAGAATCAAAGAAATGATGAAAATAAATCATTCATTTTTGAACGAATCGCAAAGTTTAGGAGTTACCAAAATTTTGGGTAGACCATTCCAATTAGTTAAAACTGAAGTACCTTACAAATTTGAAATCCAAGATAACAAAAATGACATGATTAAAATGCAAATAACCGCACCTAATGGTTCTTTTATTAATATAGATGAAGTTGACCATGTTTTGGAAGAAACTGACGGTGGTGGAAAAAAATTGATTGGTTATAATTTCAAGGGTAAGAGCGGAACTGTAAAGTTGATAGATGTTCCAAATGTTAAAAGAATTATTGAGTTTGTTGATAATTCAGAAAAAAAATCAATAACAATTTCTTTTGTGACATTCGAAAAAGTACTTGAATAATGAACCTACAAGAAAACATACAAAGGATAAAAGAAATGATGGGAATAATAGTTGAAAATTACTATGACCCAAAAAAGTTGTATGTTGACATGGGTGGAGTTTTATTCAAAAAAATGGGTGCCGATGAAGGTGGATCAGGTAATGAAACTGATTATATAGGGAGCGAATTATGGGAAAGTATTAAAAAATATTACCCAATAATTCTTACTTCCACAGGATCCAAAAATATAGAAAATTCAGAAAAAATAAAAACCAAACAAGTTCAAGACTATTTAAACCCAATTCCAAAAATTGAATTTGTTGTCTTTGGGGCTGATAAAAAAACTTTTGCCACCACAACTCAAGACGATTTAGTTTATCCAAATATTTTAATAGATGATTCTGAAACAAACATAAACGGATGGGTAAACAATGGAGGTATTGGAATACTTCATAAAAATAATCAAACAACTTTGGAACAATTAAAAAGTTATATCAAATGAACCTACAAGAAAACATACCGGTACATATAAAAAGAAGAATTCATTTAATTGATAAGGTAATAGATAATTTGTTACCCAATATGTATCCGTGTGATTATAATTCTTATGACCATTTTGTGGAAGGAGTATTAGATGAAATTAGATGGTTTTTAATTGATGTAGAAGAATTACAACGTATTGAAAGATCGGATATTGAAAACTACATTCTTGATTACAAATATGATGAATTAACTGAATACTTCAATGAAAGGTGTATTGTTTTAAAAAATGATAAACTACAAGAAAACATAAGAAGACTTTCAAGAGAAAATTCACTAAAGAATGATTTGATGAATCTAATTGATAATGTTGGTTTAAAAAAAGCGTCAAAGGCTGTGGGAGGGATGGTTAGATTATTAAAAATATTAGATCTTGATCAACAAGAAATTAATAATTTTATTTACCAGTATCTAAAAGAAGAGTTTTATCCTGATTATAATTGGGGACCTGAAATACATGATTTTTATAAAAAAGAAATTGAACAGTATGGTATATATGATTTTTTGATTAATGATGATCCGGCATATTCATATTTAGGTGAGTGGGATGGATATGAATATCTATACACACTATCAATTGGTAAACTTGTCAGGGATGAACTTACAAAACTGTTTGGGGATAAGTGGATTCCAATTTTTAAGAAATGGTTTGAAGAAAACTCAGGTCTTGAAGTAAGAGAAATAGACTTAAATAATAAATTTTTAGTGTATTGATTGAGGTGAACAAAAAAGAATTTATAAAAAGACTATTAAGGGAAAATAATTCAAATCCAATTAATCCAATTTTAAGAAGATTGGATGTCGTTGATTGGTTGGTTGAGTTTTCAGTAAGAGAAATAGAAAGACAATATAATGGTATATGTAAAGTAAGAACCCCTGAAAACTTTTTGGAAATTGTAATAGAAAAGACTGGGGATGGAATGTATTGGGATTATTTTTCTGACACACTAGATGATGATTCAGAAGAGTGGGCGGAAATGTATAGATTCATATCCATATATGTGTATAATAAATTTGGTGATAAGTTAAGAGAACATTTTCACACACAGTGTGGAGATTAACATAATTATATAATATGAACCTACAGGAAAACATATTAAGAATTAAACAAATGATGGGACTTGTTACAGAAGTTACTAATCCATACAAAGTTGAATGGTTGGAACCTACACAAGAATACTTTACACAAGAGTTAAGTGAGTTATTGGGCAATCCTATTAGGTTTACAGACAAAGAGTTTTTCAACCCTGAAAACTATGATACGGTTTATAACATTATGCCACACACATTCAAAACGATTGCTGAATTTTCTAAAGGTGAATATGTGGAAGGCGAAGATAAAATTAAGGACATACTTCTAAATCAAAATATAATATCTCTTTTAAAAGAAGAAGAAAGATGGAATGAATTGAAAAACATTTTAATGAATGACCCGCAATCAATCCAAGAAGGTTATGATTTCTTCAGTCGTGGTCAAATGACGATATGGAAAGGAACTAACCCTGAAACAGGTGAACATATTGATAATGTAAACAACACTGATTACATGGGTGAATTAACAAGTTTTCTTGAACCATTAAAAAAAACCGTATCTTCCAAAATGTCATCACATTTGAAAAAAGTTGGTGACGGAGAAGGTAATAAAGATTTACACGCTTTTGCAGGAAACATCGACCAATATAGAGAATTTGCAAAGAAAAGTGAAACAAGAAAATTACCAGCACCATTTGTTGTTAAATACTACACAAAGAAAAATGATAAAGATTATGTTTTAATAGGTGGATTCAAAAGAAGTTCAATCGCATTACAAATGGGTATTGAACCAATAAAAGTTTGGTTAATAGATTTAACAATATGAACCTACAAGAAAACATACAAAGGATTAAACAAATGATGGGGATCATTAACGAGAATATAGATGATGTTCTTGACAAAATGAGCCGAGGTGAAGAATTGTCACAGGAAGATAAAAATAAAATGTCAGTATTTCAAAAACATCTTTTTTCAGGAAAAAAAGAAAATGATTTCAAATATCACAGAGTATCTGAGTTAAATATTGCAGAACCTAATTCAGAAAATCATGTAAATGAATCACAAATTCTTGTACACTACGATTCTAATACTAATATCAAACCAGAATACATGGTAAAAAAAATTGCACTTATTTTAAATAAATCAAACATTGATTGTGTAGTTGGGTATTCTTTTAGATTGTTTACATTTGCCAATGGGTATTTTGTTAAGGTAAATGAGTACCAAGTCGAAAACGCAATTTATGTTTTGAATAAAAACGGGTTTAGTACGGAAATGAATCCAATGTATGATCTTTCAAATAACTATGACACAAAAAGTAACCGAGAAGAAAAACTACAAAACTTTTCTGAAAATTCAGATATAATAATTTTGAGTGACTCTGAAATTTATCAAAATTTAAATCTTACTGATACACAATTTAATGATAGATTAGAAAAACTGTTAAAAAAATTTGGTATAAATAACTTCTTTATAACAAAAAATAAAATAACCATTTCTGATAAATCAAAAATTGACGATGTGATTAATTATTTGAATACCAAAGGATACAACACAAGAAGATCAAGATAATATGAATTTACAAGAAAACATATCAAGGATTAAACAAATGATGGGACTTCTTACAGAAGGACTTCATGACACATATTGGCAAAATGAAGATGGTGACAAAATAACTCTAATTGATTTATTAAATGCAACACAAGACATACCTGTAGAAGAATTTTCCGTAGAAGAATTAAAACCGCATCTATTAACTTGGGATGGGGATGAAGATGAGGTTAAAAAAATAGAAAGTGCCAATTTACAATACCCAATATTAATATTCGTAAATGACGATGGTGAATTTATATCAATTATAGATGGTCATCACCGAGCACAAAAAGCGGTGAGAAAAGGGTTAGAAACAATTAAGGCGAAGGTAATACCAATTAATTCTTTACCTAAAAACATAAGAAGAGTATTTTCACATATGAACTAATATGAACCTACAAGAATCCATAAGAAGAATATTAAGGGAAGATTTGTTAAATAAATCAAAATTCTTTCTAAGAAGAATTAATTTAGATGAGGTTAAAAAATTACTTCCAATCAACGCAGAACAAGTACATGGTGAAACAAAAAGTTATGAGCAATTCAAGTATGAATTAACTTTAAGAGCCGTGGAGGCAATTATGTGGAATGATTATGAACTCGGGTGGGAAGATCTACCAGAACAAGAGGAAATAGAATTTGTTAATGAAGTTTCCAACATGTTTAATAAAACAATCAAAAAGTTATATAATTCTTATAGTGGAAGAATATTAAGGGAAGAAGATTATTCTCCGGCGGGTAAAGAAATAATACCAAATAAAATTGTGATCCACAAGTCCAATCCGATCTTCAGAAATAAGATAATGGAAAATGGTCTTAAAGTAAGGGCAGGAGAATGTTACAAAATATATGTTGGTTATGGTGTTAAGTGTAAACCTGCAATTTTTGCAACCAACTCAACGAACAAAAGAGCATGGTTTGATTCAACATACGACGATGATATATGGGAAATAAATACAGAAATGATTCCTGATGTAAAGTGGTATAAAGATAGACACTTTGAGTCAAGGTCAAAACATATTGTTACGTTTCAAGACATACCAAAAGAAGCAATAACTTTAAAATATGAAGGAAGTGGAAGTGGAGATGTAGAAAAGTGGGATAAAGATTCGCCAAACATAGTTAGAGAATCCCAAATAGACCCTTATCTTCTAAGAAGATTTCATGAGTTCGACGACACTTTCAAATTGGTATCATCAAATGTTTATCCATGTGATTTCAGACATCCACAACATTATTGGAATTACACGATAGAAAGAGTACTGGAAGCTATTTATTTTAATTTTTTCTATGAAACTAAATCCGAATTAAATTGGGAGTCCCTTTCTGATGAAATTCTTTATCTTCTAAATAGAACATATTATGATGAATTAGTTTCAGACTGGGAATCCAAGTGTAATAATAATATTCATGAAGATTTTTCACCTGAGTTTTTAAGAAGAATAACTATAATTGATACGTTAATTGACGCAACCCTTTCTTCTATGTACCCATGTGAATATAGTTCTGAAAAAGCTTTTCTTCGTGGTTTATACGACGAATTATATTGGTCATTTATAGGGGAAGACTTAAAAATTATTGACTATTCAGATATTATTGATTTTATAGAAGAAAACAGAAAAGAAGACATATATGATTATTGGGACGAATATTGTGTTCGATTATCATAATTAACTATGGTTTTCAATTACTCGGTTCATAGTCCTTCACTTCGTTCGGAATTCACCTCATAATTTAATACCATAGTTATATTTATTATACATAAAGGATAACAAATCAAAAGACAACAATGTCACTTAAAAAAATAATTAGAAAAGTATTGATTCAAGAATCGGGAAACATAGATCCTTACATACTTCGAAGACTTGATTTAGATAAGTTCAATGATCTCTTAGATAAAGGAAAAGTATATATGTTTTATGAATCCAATTCATTAGAAGAATTCAAATGGAAGTTAGTTACGGCAACATTAGAAAACTATCATTACTACAAGTATGAAACTGATATAGATACAAGTGATGGATATTTCGATCAAACAATACAAAGTCTTATCAACTTATTTGAGCCCAAGTTAGAAACTATTTATAACAGATTAAAAAATGAAAGAGGATGAACAAACAATTAAATCCATTTTTGTTACGTAGAGTTGATCCTAAAGTGTTAGACGCCGAATTTGAGGATTGTTTAGATACTGCCACAAACATGTACAACAGGGGAAAAGACAAAAGTTCGGTATCATTACCTCAGTTTAGAAATAGAGTCATATCCATGTTGATAGACTCAATTCACTATGATATACATAGCTCTGTTCCAGAAGAACTTCAGTGGTATGATGATGTCTTTTATATGTTAAAAGATTATTATGGGGGTAAGATTAAAAAAAGATTAGATCAATTAAATTCCAAAACTATAAATGAATCCAAGTTACAAATTTATATGTTAAGAAGAATAGATGTTGTTGAACATTACCTTAACAATTTAAGTTCAAAAGATGTTTGTATACACTGGTCAGACGATGAGGCTTTAGAATATTCTAGTCAAATACTTTCAGACATGTCAAGAATTATTATTGATGAACTACACTATGTTGATTCAGAATCATATGTAGACAAGTATGATGAAATATATCAATTTTTAATTGATCTTGATTATCCGAAAAGAATAGTAGACTTCTTTTATGATTCATTAAAAACTTGTGAAGATAGACATAGATATAAATTTAGAAAACCATAAAATAATATAACACATTCACTCATTACAAAGGGGACCTCAATCGGTTCCCTTTTTCATTCACTCATATGTTATACTATTTTATAAAACTATAATCCCCCCATTTAGTTAAGTCCTAATATATTGTCCCCCCATTTAAGTTGACCAATGATTACACATTTTGCGTAACACATTTTGTATAATGTTATGGTACAACTATCAAGACAACTTTGTACCAAAGTTATATTTTAGTGTTGTACTTGTATTATATTTTGGTGTGGTGATTAGTTACTAAATGAATGTGTATATGAAAAGGGTATAAACATACCCACTTATTACCACTTATTAGAAGTTATTACCACTTTACTATGTGTTATTAGTTGTGTAGATTTTAGTGGTCAGGATGTTGAAAAACCCACTAAAGTGGTCGTTGAAGTTATCTATTTAATGATCTATAAGTGATCTACTAACGACATAAATGTCTGTCCACGGCAACAGTACCATTAATATATGTTTTTCGCTGGAGAATAGACATAGTGAAAAAAGTGGTTCTGTAGGGGTCAAGAAGGGGGATTTTTTAGGTCTGTAGATAGCAACAGGTACAATTTCGGTGGTAGAAAGTGGGAAGTATAGAGTGGGGAAAAGTGGTAGAAAACCCGTAAAGAGATTGTGTCGTGTGTAACGCTCGACTGACATTTTGACAAAAACAAGTTTTTTAACATAATTATTTATTAACAATTCCCCCTGGTGATGGAGATATTAAAAGTTTTCAACAAAGTAATTGACAAAAGTGGTGATACCATAACCCTGACATATTGTCACCAAAACTATTCTGGTACATGTGTGTATAAAGAACATAACTTGGTTGGTAAAAATAAACCTATCAGACAAAGGTTCTACACCCTTGAGTCATCAGACATGGGGGATGTATTAGAATATCTATTTACACAGGGACATATTAAAGATGGGGACTTCAATACCATTGGTCCCCAACTACAAGACTATTCATTAGGTCTTATATATGATCATCCATTTGATCAATAATATAACGACGAATAAAGTTAGTTATATTTGACGTGGGGAAGTAGTCCAAAAAGAAAGCACACACTGTAAGACCAAACAGAAATAACAACGTGATTACAACATAGACCATAAGAAACATTTCCATAACAGAATAATAACACACACCATTCACCTTTTCAAGATCATTAGTATATTTATTATTAGAAGTTCATTTTCCCCACAGTAGGGAATTAGTTGTTCAAGACCCAGGCGGTCTGTAAAGTTCAAGATGAAGTTGACAACATAATTTTCTTAAGGATCCCTATTCGGTGATGGGGAATTTTTTATGCTCCCTTATTTTTTTTATAAGGCATCCTGCCTCTGATTGAGCTCCACGGGTTGTTCCCCCGAGCCCGACTTAACCTTATCATCAGTGTCAATACAAAGGTACGGGATTAATTTGACACTACCAAATTTTCCCCCATGTTTATTTGATCAAAAGTTATTAACACCACTATAGTCGTTTACTAAGTTATCAACATGACAGTGTGTCACATGGGGGACCAATAGAGTTTGGCATACCCCTACCATAGGGGGATCCACAAGAATTACCCCCTCCCCCCTCCCGTATGCCCCCTTATATGACATATTGTCAGGGGAAAAAGGGGGGTCAATCCCAAATATAACATATTCGTAAAAAAAATTCTGGAAAAATTTTTGGGAAAATTTGGAAACTATACTATCCCATATTATACAGTAAAGTATATTTATCAATATGGAAGAAGGTTTAAGATGGTTTTTAAGAAGAACAAATGATCCTGAAATAATAAATCACATCGAGGAACTTGTGGAAGAGGGTTTTGATTATGAAGACGTTTGTGATTACATCGGTAGGAAAAGAGAATATGTTAGGGAAATAGTTCGTGGGTCAACTATTACTTTTATAAATTCTTATGATGGATTAGATAAACTAAATGAGTCAAGTGTGTTAAGGATTTATAATTTTATTATGTCCAGATTTCTTGAGTTAATTACGGACCATTATGACTCTAATATCGAAGATTGTGATGGATTCTTATAATGTGTAAAGTAAAACCCTTACAATCTGTAAAGTGAAACCCTTATAATCTGTAAAGTCGACCCCTTTTTAATTTACCTTCAAATACTAAAAAAAATTTCTGGAAAAATTTTTCAAAAATATAGGTTTTAGACATTCTACATATTTATTGGAAAATACATTATGGAACTAAATAGATTTAAACAATTATTGGAATCAAGCTTGGGGGATGTTAGACCACTTATATCTGAACAAGAAGTAAAAGATTTTTCAGCTCAGATTTTTGAAGAACTAAAAACAAACGGATTTACAATATCAAATGTAAACGCCAATCTTGTTCAAGCGTCAAAGGCGTCACTTACACTTTTATTTCAAGTACAGGTTGATAAGCAACAACAGAAATATTATAGACTAATTGAAATAGATTATATGTTGGCGGTTGATCCAAATAATGAAGGGATTTCACCTGAGTTATTAAAAACATTTACAGGTGTGGGTGCCAGTGGGGAGTACATTGGTCCTGTTTATTCTAAACCAACAGAAGAAGATAAAGAGTTTTTAAAAACTTTATCCAACAAAGATAGGAACATGATGACCAATAGTGGACCTACAGAAAAAAGAGCAGGTTTTAAAATGTGGAAATCTAATCTTGGGGGTCTTGATCTTACGACTTTGGGACAATCAAAAGAAACCACAAGTATATACAAGTACATGAAAGATTTTTATGCTTTGGGTGTTACCGCACAAAAATATCAAAACTTTAATAGTGCTAATTTTGCAGGTCAAGTTAAGATTGTTGGTCAGGAATTAAAATCGGCAGCCGCTCCTATGGTTGACAAGGCTAAACAAGGAATACAAAATCTGGCATCTAAGGTCAAAGGAAAACTACAACGTTAAAAATTAATAAAAATAGAAACCCTACCTCATCGGTGGGGTTTTTTGTTATTGACAGTAGTATTTATTTTTGTTAATATTATTTAACAAATAAACTTATAATTTAACTTACCATGAAAAGTTTAACTTTGATGGGTCTTTTGTTAAGTTTTTCGTTGATGGTATCATCATGTAATTCTAAAAAAGAAGAAACAACTACAAACAATGTTTCTACTGAAAATGTTGGAACTGATAGTACTACAACCGAAAACGTATCAAATGATTCCTTGACTGTTATTAAGTAAAAAATAATTTATAATCTGTGAATTATTTATCCCCCACTTTTATCGGTGGGGTTTTTTGTTTTACATTATATTTATTGATATGAAAATTATTATAACGGAAAGACAATATAATAAAGTAATTGTTCTAAGAAGAATTAATGAAATAATGCATGAAGCCTTGTTAATGATTAGGGATGATGGGGCTTTTTATGGTGACGTAAACTTTTGTTATCATTACCCCACATTTGAAGGTTTTATGGAAGATATGGTTGAGGAAATTATTCGCAATTATGAATATTTTAATAATTTCGACATATCGGATTTTATCTATGATGAAGTTGGTTTTGAAAACTTTATTAACATATTGATTGATGTTCACGGTGATGAGATTAGAGAGTTCTATAACTCAAAAACAGAAGATTGTTAACATGAAAATCATTATCACAGAAAATCAACTATTTCTTATTAGACGGCTACAACAATTTGTTGATCTTGTTGAAGATCAGATTGATGGGTACGAAAGAAATGAAGATGGTGCTTGGTGGTGTAAATATAATACCCCCGATTCTTTTTTAGAAAATTTTAGAGATAGATGTATCGAGGAGTTTGTTAATAACAATTGGGAATTCTTTCATGATAACAGTGAAAATGGGGGATCTAATATGGATATAAGTTTATTATATAATATTGTTGATCAAGATTACGGGAACTATATTAAAAATCTTTTTGTTCGTAAGTGTAATTATTATCGTTATTAGTAAAATTCTTCCTTTTTATTGGGGGCCGGATACCGCGGGTCCCGACTTCGTCGGAAAAATCGACCGACCGAACCCTTCGGGTTTTTAATAGTTCATATTATATCTTACTTAAGTGAATCTTTCAGAAAAAGGTGGTTTCCCTACTTGACTTAATGGTATTTACTGTTTATAATTTTATACACAAAAAAAAGTTATGACAATTAAACAAGCACTGAAACAAAAAAATAAACTGATCAAACAGATCGGTGAAAATACAAAGTTGATGCAAGAGTACAACTCAATTGAAGTTGGAAATGAAAGACCATATAGCTCAAACGAACTATTGGTTGAAATAACTAAAGACACAAAGGAGTTGGCAAAGTTAAAAACAAAAATTCACATTGCAAACACACCAGTGTTAGAAGACATCTTTTTTATGTCGGAGTTAAAATCAATGACTCAATCACTTAAAAAAATGGATTGTACCGAAGGGAAGTCAAATAGAGATAGGTACCGATTGGAAAGTGAAAGTATTAAAACCTCAGAAATATCTTTGGTTAAACGAAATGAAACAATCAAAGAGTTGGAAGCTCGAATTGAAGAAATCCAAGATCGATTGGATATATTCAACGCAACCACTCAAATTTAATATGGTTTGTGGGTAGGGTCAAAATGATATGTGTTCTACAATTAGAGACTGAATAGTCAGATAATTGATCGTGATAAAGTAATGGTCCCAAACTCATTATTCAAAGACTCAAAAGTCATTTGATTAAAATTTAAAACTCTTGATGACATAATTTTAATCCTCGAAACAAACTATATGGAACCCTCACAGAAATGTGGGGGTTTTTTAGTTGTAAGATATTTATTTCATATGAAAATCATTGTTACCGAATCACAGTTAAGACGATACCTTGTTAAAGAATCTACAGAAGAATCTGTTGATTTGGAAATGAATCAATCAATAGACACAACAATAAATGAACTACACCCCAACGTTATTCCAAAATTCCAAAAATTAGTAAACGCGTGGAAAGCTAAGGGATACAAATTTAAAATTACCGACGGATTTAGAACATTTGATGAACAAGAAAACGAATTCCAAAAAGGAACTAGTAAAGCTCGTGGTGGTCTTGGGATTCACAATTATGGTCATGCGATTGATGTTTATATGTGGAATGGAAAAAATTGGGATAAACCATCTGACGCAATGTTAAAAGTTGCCGTGAACAATGGTTTTGAATCATACGGTCTTTCTTGGGGTTGGGATTTTTATCACGTACAATATACAAAAGAATTCACAGGTCAAAAAGGTGGTGATGCTAATTTCATAAAAAAATACGGAAAACAATTAATCGATTCTTATTCCAAAATTTCATCTGAAGACAAAAAGAAAATGAAAAAAAATATTGACGCTAAATTTAAACAGGGGAATGGCGGTTACAAAGATTTAATTAATAAATGGTTGGACTTATATAGCCCCTTCAAAGATTAAAATTTTTTTGACAAATATTTTTTTTATCATTAATTTTAAATTTGAAGATGAAAAATTTAGGATTGTTTATTGCAGGAATTGTTACCGCAATTTTGGCTTTGTTATATTTACCACCATTTATAATTTATCTTATTGGTTGTTTTCAGATTGGGTCATGGATTGGATCTTATATTCAAAACAAAAGATTTGAAGATTAATTAATAATTGGTAACTTATACTGTTTTTATTTCACAAATATTTATTTTATATGGTGAATATACCCACATTTTTACTCAGAAGATTTGACGGTCACAAGATAGAAAAGACGATGAAAAAAATTGCCGGTCAAGTTTATTTTGGTACTGACAACAAACAAGAATTCAAAGATGAACTTGTTTATAGAACTCTTTCTAATTATTTTTGGACAAAATATAATTTCGATATTACACAACTCAGTGACGATGAATTGATATCTATGAATGAATTAATTTTTAAAATCTTTGAACCACTTATGAATGTATATTATTCAGGTCTTAAAAAAAATTACCCGAGTCCAAAAACAAATTAATTTTATTTTATTAAAAAATTTTTGAAATTCATAAATATTTATAATAAAAATATTTATGGAAACAAATAGATTTAAACAACTTTTAGAATCAACTCTTGGAAATGTTAAACCATTAATTTCTGAACAAAGAGTAAACCAATCATCAATTCAAACAGTTGAACAATATGTTGTAAAATGTCTTACAGACATTAACAATTTCATTTTAAAAACAAACAAGGAACAAAAGAAAAATGTACCAATAATTAAATATACCGTTAAAAGAATGAATGTTGCCGCTGATCCATCATACGGGACAAGACAAACTGTAGAAGTTCCTCAATATACCTTGATGATAAACGGAGTACAGGCACCCGCACAATTAGATTTTGGTGTTTATTTAAATAACCCAAATACTTTTTTTAGAATTTGGAAAGATACTTTAGGTAATACAGATTGGTTATTGAAAAACATCAAAGATACGCAAATTCTTCCTATAATACAAAATATAGATAAAAAATACTACGATTTATCTTTTAGAGCAACGCAGCAAGGTAACAAACAATCCCCTGTAAAAAAACCATAAGACACATAAAGTTACTTACAGAAAAACCTCATCTTCAAAAGATGAGGTTTTTTATTTTCTTTATGTATTTATAACGTATATATTAATTATGACAAACGAACAAAAAGCACAAAAGTATAACGAACTAATGTACGAATATACTAGAACACAGAACAAAATTTCATCAATCAAAGGTGAATCATTGGAATTAAATCAAAAACAAATCCATGAAGTAAGATTATTGGAAGACAAGTTAAGGTTTTTGATGCAAATGGCAGCGAAACTTCATTAATTTTTATTTTTTTTATTGTATTTATAATAAAAATAAATTACCAAATAAAAAAAATGAAAAACTTTATAATAACTGAATCAGAAAAACAAAGAATTTTAGAAATGCACCAAAGTGCAACGTCAAGACAATATTTAAAAGAAAATGAAGATGAATGGATAGACATGTCAAATGATATGGAAACAGAATCAGATTTTTCAATGATAGATTTAAAAAATGACAGAAATTTCAAAAGATTGGTTTCATTTCTTAAAAGAAATCCTGATGCCGCTATGGATATCAAAAATTCTTTAGAAATGAATATCAATGAGGCTCAAAAATACTATGATTATAGTGATGATCGTGGAAAAAAAGAAATTACTAGAAATCAGTATCTTAAAAGAAAACTAATTAATTATGGTATATTTGGATTATTAGGGGCTGCAATTGGTGCAACAATGGGAGCCATGGCTGGTGACCAAGTTTTAGAAGCCGCTCTTCTTATGGCTGGAATGGGTGGTACCGTGGGAGCGGAACTTGCTGGTCAGATTGGTAGAGAAAGAGTCAAAGACGAACCACCAACAGACGAAACTTCGATAGAAGATGACGAAACATTAAGTGAACGTTGGTCACAAAAATACAAAAGATCAATAGATTGTAATAACCCAAAGGGTTTTTCACAAAAAGCCCATTGTCAAGGTAGAAAAAAAAGATAAACCAAACCCCGCGTTAATGTGGGGTTTTATTTTTATGTAATATTTATAAAATAAAAAATTATGAAAAAAGTATTTAAAAAAATTAGTAAGTTGTTTTCCAAAAACAAAACGGTATCGGTAGATCCAAATACAATCGAAGGTGTGATTGTAAGCACACTTAACACAATTATTCAATCACCACAAGTACAGGACATGACATTCAAAGTGTCTTCGTCTTGTGATAAAACATCTGTTTTAAACGACATTGAATTTTGTAACGAAGTTTATGTTCACGATAAATATACTTGGAGTGTTGTTGATGATGCTTGTATTGATGCTTGTAATGTGGCATATGACATTTGTCATGGCGGATGCTCTGCGATAGATTGGACATGTAATAACTGTTGTACTAAAGAATGTAAACAAGGAAGAGATGCTTGTAAAAGTCTTTGTGGTTATTTAGATATGACAGGAGGTTACGAGTTCAGACTTATGAACATAAAAGGTGTTGGTGGTATTCAAGTAACAAATGTATATGATATGATACCAAAGTCTGATGTAGATAACGTATTTAGTATTACTATGGATTTAAATGTTCCAAAAGTTACCGCTCAGGCATATTATAAGATTTGGCAAGACCCTATTCCTGCTATGACTGGAACAATTCCTGTGGTTGCATCTAATGTTACAGGAAAAGCAACCGGAACTTTAATTATTTCTTGTGATGAAAATAATCCTTCTGAATCAGGTTACTATTTACATATTGACACAATAGAAATTAACATACCTAAAAATGTATTTGATTCAAATATTTTATTAACTGCGGTGTCTATCTTTGGAATGGACATTCAATACTTAACAGGTGGTATTGTTGATCTTGATCAAATGTTGTTAGATTTAGCGGACGGTGAGTTGGCAGATGTTGTTGTTGATGTCTTAAACGATATTTTGGATGATTATAAATTAATGGATGCAAATTGTTGATAAATGAAATCCAAATTAGAAAGTCTAAATGATACTAGTTTATCAAGATATCTTAATTATGTAAAAAACGCATTATCTAATGTTGTTGATATTGAAACGATAGAATTCACTGAATTTTATGAAAAATTAACTTATGATCTTGATTTAGAAAGAAAAATTTTTTCCCCAATAAGAGGTGGTGATAGGTATGATGTAGAATACATCTTTGCATGTTTTTCATTAAATAATTACGGAAATAATAATTTCGACCCGAATGATTTAATGAGACCTGATCAGAAAGGGTTTACAGTTAACTATATGCTAGATGAAAGAGAATTAACTAGACGAACCTACAGGATAAAGATGGAAACTTATCTTACGCGAAGAGATTTTGACACATCATATCTTTGGCAACTTAAAAATGAAGACGAAATCGATCCATGGTCATGGGAACATGTTGACACAGATTATTTGGATAGTGATTTTGTGGATGATGATTTTGATATACATTAAAATTTTATATTATGAAGTTTATTATAAATGAAAACCAATTTGCCGGATTAAGACAGAAACTTAGAAATTCAATTGAAACGGTAGGTGTATACGAAACTTTGAGAAGGTATAATATTACATTAAATATTTTATCGGTAATCTTCGATGGGAACATGCCTGACACATCTTGTTATGATTTGTATGAATTAATTAGAGTATATCTAAGACAAAAAAAGTTCAAAGAAAAAACTTATAAAAATTTGACATTTAAGTTTAGCTTCGATTCTATGGGTGGGGTTTTAGAATTTGAATGTGAAGATAAAATAAAAAATGATTTTGTAACAGCGTTTGCTACACCATATTGGGATGGAGAGTGTCACCTTCCAATAGATTTTCAATATTTTGGTTTTATTGGTGGAGGACCAGAATCCGAATTTGAAATAAGTGGTGATTATTTCTACATTGAAGATTTACCAAATAAATTTAACAGTTTCAACGATGTAATAAAATGGCTAAATGAAGACTATTTAATAATACTTTACGATAAGTGTAAAGAAGTTTTTGAATATATGAGAGAACAATGAAAATAATAATTTCTGAAAAACAATATAGAGCACTTAAGAGTAAATTTCTAAACGAAAATGAAGAACTCAATCAGTATGGATTAACTGACAGTGAAATGCGTGAAGTTGAAAAGGTTGCCGAAGAAGAAACTAATGATAGTATTGAAAGATTAAAAAATAATATAAAAGAGTTGGAGGATGAGGTTAAATTCTATTCAAATTATGACTTTTCTAATATTGATGATGAAAAAGTTAAAGAACATATTATTAAAAACTGGATTGAGCCAAAGAAAAAAGAGTTAGTAAAATTAAAAAAGAGTCTTGATGAATTTAATTTTGAAGATTGGAAACAAAGAGTTATGCAGTGGCATTTATATAGTGCTGGAGGTGTGGGATATTCTTTTAGATATGAAAGATATAAGAACGAGGCTTTAAATAGAAATTTAACTAAAGAAGATATAATTGATCTATTTGTTACCGCATTAGAAGGTGGATCTAACTATTGGTATTATATGGACTTACCTGACAACATAAAAAGTTATGGTCAGTATATATCTGAAGCCGTAGGTGAATACATTCTACAGGGAGGTAAAATATATTTTTACGATGATGAATTAAGGTCTGAAGTAATGTATAACTTAAGAAAGGGCGAGTATAAGATAGAAGGAGATATAATTGACCAAAAAAGATTTGATGAAGACATAGAAGAAACATATTTAGGATATGTTGATATGGATAAAATTTTAGATGCAATATCTCTAATAAAAAAAGAATATCCAAACATTTGGGAAAATATATTATTAGAACAAAGTGATGCGGGTGACGCTGACGTTTTTTTACAACTTAGTGTTATGGGTGAAGTGGTTTTTGGGTGATAAAAACCATTAAAAAATTAATTTGTGTTTGAAATTATTTTATTTTAAACATTCAATATTTATAAATAAAACATCTATGAAAAGATTACTGATAAACGAACAGGAAAAACTAAGGATATTAAATCTTTATGGTACATCAAAAAATATAATAAAAGAAGAAGTTGTAATCCCATTTTCACAACAATCTGTTTATGATTCAGGTTCATCCGATCCTGCAAAATTTATAAATGACTTTGTAACAAACTTAATAAAAAAAATTGACGCAGACCCAACGGCAAAAACAATGAGATTAAGTGGTCAAATGGTATTAAGTCGAGGTACTTTTGCCGCAGGTGCAAGTAATTCTTGGGGTAAGTCCGCAACGGGTTTTGATAGAACGAATGACATGAAACCGGCAAAACCAAGTGAAACGGTTTTGTATCAAAAAAATTATGATTTGGCATTAGAAAGGGCTAATAAATTTGAAGAAGCTTTATGGCCAATATTAGACAAATATAAAATAAAAAAATCAACCGATCTTTCTGAAGTTAAAACACTGGCATATGTTGTTGACACTGGAGGAAAAAGTGATTCTGCTAGAGACACCACCAAATACCCAAATCCAGGTCAAAAAATAAATGTAAACTTAGTTTTTGAATATTCACAAAAACTTGAAGAAAATAAAGACGCAACTAAGATCACATCTTTGAATCAATTTAGAAAAAACTTTGTTTTAACTGGTTCTTACTACTGTAATGGTAAAAATGGTCTTGGTGTTAGTGCAAATGTTGATACTTATTCTAACCAATGTGCCAAACTACCAGCAAACCTAAAAGATGGGAACCACATTTCCGCATGGGAAATAAAATGGAATCCAAACGTAATGAAAAATCCATATACTGTACCTCTATATCGATGGAATTTTTATTGGGGTGCTGACGGAAAAATAAAATCTATAGTTGGACAACAATTCAATAACGAAGCAAAATATCCGGTAAATAAAATATTTCCACCATCACAAAATGTTTCTAAAGATGACAAAACACTATTATATATGATGGGACTAAATGATAATCAAACGGCGACTGGCGGTGCTTTATATACTAAATTGATAAAACCTTACATTTAAAAGTAACCTACAGTAACAAAATTTACTGTTGTGTATATTTTATTTGATTTAGACTTTTTTACTGAACAACTTATCATACCTGAAAATCCATTCGGATCTTTAAACATTGATTCGATTGTTAATTTGTGATTCTTTGAGGATAACCAACCGTTAAAAATTGATTTTGACAAATCATCATAAGTCAAAAAATTACCTTCGGCCATTGAAATTATTTCTGCCGATTGATCGATGAAAAGTATACTCGGATTTTTTGAACCACATTTCCCATTTGTAAAATTAAATAATTCTGAGTACAACATTGTGTTCAATCCTTCGTTATTCACATCCATTTCCAAATGAAAGGGACTATCTTGTTTAGAATTCAAAGTTGAAGTTTTATCAGAAACACTGTCTCTAAGAGTTTTGGATGAATAAAGTTCACAAAGACCAAGTGATTTTCTATATGTATTAATTTGATAAAGTACTTTTGTTTCTAACAAGGTGAAATTGAAATTATTGTAGTCAATTTTTTGTGATAAAGTTGTAAATGATAATAAAAAACAAAATAACAAGATCGACTTCATAACAATTTTAATATATACAAAGATAGTGTTTTTTAATATCGCTAACTAATTATAACTAAAAAAATATACAGATTTTTTTCTGTTGGTTGATATTTATAATAAAAATAATTTTATGAACAAAAGTTATAGCAAGATTAGGCACATCCAAGAATTAAACCGAAGACTGGATGAAAGTCGTAATGAAAAAAATGAAGAAAAATATTTGTTTGAAAGTTTTGGAACAAAAAACGAAAAAAACATATATCTTGATCTAATAGAAAAACAAAGAATTTTGGAAGAAAATTTAAAATTTGGTAATAAAAATTTTTTATTTGAAGCCGAAGAAGAAATTGATGTCGAAGATGAAAATTTAGATGACGAGTCTGGTTTGGAAACTGAAGCAGATTATGACGAAATGATTAAATTATATCCTAATGAATTTAAAGAGTTTTTACAAGATTTTATAAAACAAGTTGAAGCTTCGCCTGAAGCTAATGAACCAGAATCTTTGTCTGAATCATTACTCGATGATAATCAAGCTTTATTAATTTTGGAAAGGTGTTGTGCGTTTGGTGATAACTGTTATTTGGCAGACTGTTTCAAAAAAAATACCAAATTCAAAAGATGGATGAGAAGGCAAAAAAGTGATCTAAGACAATTTAACACGAGACTCAAAAGAAAATTCAGAGATTGGATGCGTAATATTAAAGACATAGACTTAGATATTGAATTCAAAAAACATAAAAAAAGAAAGAAAAAGAAATCCCGAATACAAAGTAAGAGACCAAAAAGTTTACAAAAAACATGGGCAAAAAACAAAAGAGGTACCATCAAAATAGGAAGGGCCAGATGGTTAACATTTGGTAAAGGAAAAGGTTCTGAATATGAAGAATTTGATTCTGAAGAAAGTCAAGAACCATCAATTCCTGAAGAACAATGGGCAAGCTATTTACAAGAAAATGACGGAAAAATGGTAAGTCTTATGACAAAAGTTTCGAAACAAAATTGGAATACATTAAAAACTGATCCTGATGATATTGGATATGCAGTTGCCGTTTTAGAAAGATTCAATGACACTTATGAAGAAAAGAAATGGAAAAAAGTAGGGGTTGGTTTGGATGTAAATACTTTCAAACAAGAAATTGAACAGGATCCAATAATAAGTGATATTGAAGGTGAAACACAAGATTATCCTTACCAAACTTTTGACTTTCCATTTGATATGGCTGCAGAACCAAATTTATTTGTTAATAACCAATGGACAGAACAATATGCCACAGTATTTTCACAACAAGTTGATACATTAGTTAGTCAGGTTAGTGAAGTATTAAAAGGTTTGAACCCACCAGAAGGTAAACCTAAAGGTTATATTAAGGCATTATATTTAGAGTCTTCAGCGTCAAGATTCAGAAATGGTGGTTTGGCTAGTGATCTTTCTTTTTTAGAGTTATCAAATAAAAGATTAGATACCGCAAAACAAATCATTTATAATAAATTGAATGCAGTTGGTGTTGGGTCAGATGCCCAAACATTAGTAAGTTTCAAACCGGAAGGTGCTAATGGGGATGGTTCATCTGGACCAAATCCACCATTGAAATATGGTTATGTACCTAAAGGAAATGTAAAAATGGAACCTTTTTGTGCTAGTGGAAAACAAGAATGTACAATAGGTGGAAAGGTTGTTAAAAGAAATGAACTTGGAGAACCACACGCCACCGAAAAAGAGTACGATAAATACAAATATATCAGAGGTACTATCGTAATAGTCTTTAACGATACGGTTAAAAAAGATCCTGATGTCACGCCACCAAAACAAGATCCGAAGGAATTTGAGCCTGATTTTGAAATAATTGAAACAGATACTTATCCAATTTATTTCTACGCACCTGGTAAAAAACCTTTTAGGATACCAATTCCAGGTATCAGAATTAAATGGAAGAAGTTATTTGAAAAAAGATCATTCGTGAGACGTGGTATACCAACTTACGGACCACCTAATAAAAAACCAGGATCAACGAAATGTGAATTTTTTGGTGAAAACGGAAGATAAAAAATAAAAGGGGACTAAGTCCCCTTTTTTATTTAGTAGATCTAATACAGATATTAAATGAAGATTTATTTTGATAAACCCCAAATCCGTAAGTTGTATGTTCACTATTTAACAACATATTCATGTGGGAATCAGAACTAATAAAGATATCAAAAATACAATCAGCGATTACTTTGTTTACATCGGTACTATTGTAGTCAATTTTACTAATTAAAATAAAATTAATAGTTGCAATTACCTCATCTTCGTTTTCTGATAAATTCACATCATGACAAAAACTTTCAGAAAGTTTTTTTGCGTAAGATTTTGATTGTTTTGTCATTTCTTTATTTTCAGTAACAGATGGCTTACCATAATCAGATCTGAAATTATTAAATGATGTCAAAAGATAACCATTAATTTTTAATGTATCAATTTTAGATAACATTTCTGATGATGGGTAAGAAAAATTTCCACCATTTATTGGTGTTATTCTTTTTGTGGTTTTTGAAAAAGACCAAACATTAGAATACAAATCAAATGTTTGTGAAAAACAGTTAAAGTAAAAAATTAAGGAAAATAAAATAGAAAAAAATTTCATTTTGTTTTTTTTTGGTTATAACACAAATATACAAGATTTTATGATATTTATAATAAAAAACAAAAAAATTATGAAAAGAATAGTTAGATTGACAGAATCAGACCTTACAAGAATTGTAAGAAGAGTGATTTCAGAACAAGAAGAAGCCTTTATCGAACAAATTGATTCGGAATTAGATTCTGTTCCTGAAGAAGGGGAAGATCCTGGTTTATTAGAAAGAATTATAAATAAAATTCAAGATGCCGGTCACGATGTGGAAATGATTATTAGAAGATTGAAAAGAAACGGTAGAAAATTCAAAAAACACATTTCTAGACATTTCCAACAAGAAATGATACAAGGTAAAAAAATGTGGAGAAGAATCAGAAAGAAATTAAATAGAATGTTTTAAGTTCCGAAGTATAATTCCATTATACATCCACTACTAAACCCCAATTTTTTTGGGGTTTTTTTGTTTAATTTATATTTATAAGAATATGGAAAAAAGAATTTCAGATAAAAAAAGTAGAAACTTTATATTCAGAAGATATGGGTACATTAGACCAATAATCGATAGGGAAAAAAAAGACCAAGAACCTTGTTATTATAAAGATAAATATGGTGAGTTTGAAGGGTTCAAATACTACATGGAAACCGTTTCCACATCGGTTGTTGAGTTTATAATGTATTCTTTACCTGACTTTCATGATATGGATTCTGATGAAGAAGAAAATATGGTTGATAGTCTTTTAGGAGCCTTTGACGATATGTTTTTTAATGAAATCGAAGAATATTATTTTAATTTTGATTGTGGTGAATATTTTCAAAACTTGTCCACAATATACGAATCGGTTTCACATCAAGTTTTAAGAAGACTTAGAAGGATCCAAGAAGTTAGAGACACAATAGAATTCCAAATGGAAATCCAAGACCCGTGTGATTTTGAAGATAGTGAAGAATTTGCCGATTTTTGTATTGGTGAAGGCCTAAGTTTTTTTTATGGTGATGAAAACTATGAAAGAGAAGATGATATATTTGCAGATGAAAATGATAATGAAGATAGTGGTAGGGAAGAAATAGAACAAATGATGTATGAAGAATATTTTGACAAATTAGTTAAGTTTTGGGATGAAATTGTTAAATACGGTAACTGTTAATTATGAAAATGGATCCACAACTTTTACGAAGATATGTTTTGATTAAAGAATTAATTGATAATTCATATGATGTCTTAAGATCCGAAGTTTGTGATTATGCTTTTTCTGATTTTTTAGAAGAAGTTTGTTGGCAAGTTTCAGACCATTTGGATTTAGAAACTGTTGACTCAATTGAAAAAATACATAGATGGGTTAGAAATAATTTTAACGACTACATTAGAGAAAATTTCAATAATTTATTAAATGAAGAAAATTGTGATGATGATTTCTATGATGATGTAGATTGATTATTCATCATTATTTTTTTTTGTATTTAAAAAACAAAAACCAATTATCAACCAACCAACAACTAAAGTAAAAACTAATTTGAATATCATCATCTAAGTATATTTATAAGTATATGTTAACAAAAAAACAAATTCAAGGATTCAAAATTCTCAATAATATTGTATGTACTGAATTTCCATACATAAAAAAAGTTGAGCCAGTACTTTCAGAAATTGATAGATATCAATTTTCTTTAAATGTTTTAGTGCATGTTGATGTTTTTGAAGTCAAAGATACTTTGAATTTAGAATTTAGATCGGACTTATCAGATAAAAAAAAGGAAAATCTTGTAGAATATATTTTAAGTATGAATGATTGGGGATATAATTATTTATTTACTATTTTTGATAAAAAGTTTGAAGAAAAAACCAATCGAAACTTCAATATCAAAATTGAAACCTTTATGAATAGAGTGTACCATCAATTACCAAAAGATATGGTAGTTTTGGAAGACTATGAGTCTCTATTAAAAATTAAAGAACCTAAAGATCTTGAAATTAAAACTCTTATTTTTGTAGTCAAAAAATAATTTTATTCTTTTTTTGATATTTATAAAGAAACATTTTTATATGAAAAGAATTATTATTTCTGAAGAAGAAAGAAATCATATTTTAAAATCCCATGGTTTGAACGAATCATTGCCAGAACTTGATGTTTTTCCAATTCAGGGTGGTAAGTATAATATTGGATACGACCCAAAATGGGACGACTTCAACAACCCTATGGGTACCGCAAACAGTGACTACTCAAGACAAGCAACCCATGCTGGCGCTGGTGGACATTTACATGGTCATATAGGGGTAGATATTTTTGGACCCAAAGGTACACCTATTTTAGCGCCTGTTGATGGTAAAGTTAAATATGGTGGTAACGGTTTAACTGTGATAATAGAAGATCCCGAAACAGGATATTCACATTGGTTAGGTCACTTGGATACACGTACAGTAAATGAAGGTGATTTTGTATTTGCAGGTCAACAAGTGGGTACTTTAGGTAATACAGGAAACGCACAGGGAACAGCACCTCACCTACATTACAATATTTACAGTACTAACGCAGGATTTTATTCAGGCGAAGATCCTTTAAACATATTAAAAGGGGCGATCAATAAGACACCCAAAAAACCACAAGAAGTAGAGTATGAAGATTTAGGTACGAAATTTAAAAGCGCCTTCAAAAAAATATTTGGATCCGAAGAAAAAGATGAAAAAGGAAACGTCAAAGCTGAAGATGAACATGATCTTTGGGATAAAATGAAAATTGCTGGAAGTGTTTTCTTTGATAAAATTAAAAATATCTTTGATTAGTATGGGACATATTAGAATTTCTGAAAGAGAACTTATAAATACAATCAAAAAAATTATAAATGAAAATAGTGATTTTGTTACAGGTATTTCTGCATCAGAAAGAGCTGAATTAGTTGACGATGTTATAAACAGAATAAATGAATTTGGGGACGAGTATATTATTGCGTTGAATAAATTGAATTATGAATTTCAACCAAAAAGAATTAAAAGAATGGAAAGACCTAGATCTATGGACGATGTAGAACTACCTAAAGGAATAAAAATTAGTAAAAGTATTTTTCCACGGTGAAAAAAGAACAATTCAACATATTAGAAATTGAAAAAAGAAGGATTCTTGAAATGCATAATTTCAAAGGGAGTTACATTTCTGAAGAAAAAAAACCTACTTTTTTGGTTTTGGAACAAGAAGAAGAAAATCCTGTTACAACTAACACAACAAGTATACCACCCGAAGTAAATCTCAACTCAAACAATGAAGATTTACCTACTATGGAGCCACTTAAACCTGAAAAAATAGATGTCACTCTACCATCACCGGAAATTGTGGAAATTGGTAAACAGTATTTAGGTAAACCATATGTCTATGGTGCCCAAGGACCAAATAAATTTGATTGTAGTGGTTATGTAAGATATTTACTATCCAAAACGGGTTTATTGACAGATATAAACGACACATCTAAACTTCCTAGAACTGCTTCAGGAATGTATTCATCACCATCATTAACCAAAGTTAGTATGGAGGAAATAAAACCCGGTGACTTAGTTTTTTTTAAATCAGGATCAAAAATTAGTCACGTAGGTTTGATTTCCAAAGTCGATCAGGATGAAAAAAATGAAAAAATATTTCATATGTTACACGCGTCTTCATCATCGGGAACCCAAGATACAGAACAAACTCAATATACAAAAAAAGGTGTAAATAAAACCCCATATTGGGCACCAAAGATCGCCGGTTTCGGAAGAGTTTAAACTATGAAAAAATTGTTTATAAATAGAATTTTAAAAGAGTATGTAATGACCGAGTCATTAATTTACGATGATAATTCGTTTATTGATGAAATTGATCAGATAAAAAGACTTTCTGAACAAGATCCTGAATTTGAAAACAAACTTGATAAAATTTGGAACACTTTAGAAATTAAAGTTAAAAAAAGTGGTGGTGATATGTCAAACATTAAAACAAGCGTGAATACTTTGTTAAAAATGTTCGTTGAAAAACTAAAAGATAAAAGTAAAAATCCAGCTGTTTGGATAAGGAGATATAATGTTTGTAAATTATGGAAATGACCAAAAATGTAAATGTTGATAATATTTATTCTGACAGTTTGGAAAGAATCAAATTGTTGTATTCTGAATTCAAGAACTCTAAGGCAATAGTGTATGAATATTATCGTAGATTACACTTAGACATAACAAATAGTACTTTTGGTAAAGTTAGAAAAGAACTTATAGAAATTATAGATAACGCCAAATCAGGAATTGTTGATTTAAAAACTGAAATAGTTAAGTACTTTAAAAAAAATAAAAGTTTAGTAACTAAATATTCTTTTGAAAGTGCATTTTCATTCGTAAAAAAAATTGATTATATAAAAAACCAAAATGCTAAAACCTTGTTACCATCAATAAACAAGGTTATAGTTAGATTAACTAATTTAGAATTTGCAGATAAAAACAAATTTAAAAAACTGATAAATAAATTTTATTTTATTTTGAATAACTATATCAAAATATTAGTACCATCAGATAAAAGTGATTTTTTGATGGGATGGGTACTTGGAAAAGTTAATCCCCAAAATTAATTGGGGATTTTTTTAATTAACTTCCAAAACTTCAAGATCAAAGATTAATTTTTTACCCGCTAATGGGTGATTACCATCCAATTTAACATTTTCATCACCAACCTCAATAACTCTAAAATTTATTGGACCCATTGGTGTATTTGCTTGTAACATGTGACCAACAACAACACCTTCAGGGACTTTGTCTTTAGGAACTTCTTGAATCATATTTTCGTTGTATTGACCATAAGCCATATCGGACTCAATTTCAATTGTTTTCTTGTGACCAACTTCCATGTCGATCAAACCGTCTTCGAACCCTTTTATAAGTTGTCCTTGACCTAAAGTGACCGTCAATGGATCTCTTCCTTCATTTAAAGAAGAATCGAATACGGTACCGTCTTCTAATTTACCCGTGTAGTTTACAGTCACGGTGCTGTTGTTTGTAATTTTTACCATAATTTTTTTCTTTTAAAAATAATTAAATGAAATCGAAATGTAAAATCAAAAAAACAGCAACAATATAAAAAACACGATATTTACTAAAATTCTTATTATATATAACCAAAGAAATAACCCCATAAACTTGAATATGATGTCTTCTTTTTTAAATTTTAATAGGTCAAATAAAAAATTTTTTATTGACGGCCAATATGACTTGATTAAGTTTAACATAACCAAATTATATTATTTTTTTTTTATTAATCAATATATTTATAAGTAATATGAAAAAAGTTATCTCAGAAGAATTGAATTATATCAAATATTTGTTTGATTATAAAAAAGGTGTTGTTATTTCAGAACAATCGGTAGTCACTGATACTACAACTTTAGACCCAAGTAATAAAACTAAATCAACGATAAATCAAACAAAATCTGCTAATTTACCTGTGGTTGACGAGCCAGAACCAAGTCCTTCAAAACCAACAATTTCAACAACACAAACAGTTTCAACTACTAATGTTAATACTGTTGAACTTGAATCACAAAAAAAACAATTAGAAACGCAACTAAGTAGTATCCAATCAAGTTTGGACGTACTTAATAGAAAAAATGAAACTGAAGAAAGACAAAGAATAGAATCTTCAATTATTAAAAAAATAGAAGACTTAGACACTTATCTTAGATCAAACTGTGGAAAGAAAATGACAAAACTCTGTAAAGAATACTTGAAAGAAAAAAATTCATATAACCAACAAATGGCAACCCTTAGAAATCTTACAACAAAAGAAGGTCCAGGTATGGAAAAAAATGAAAAGGATGCCGCGGACAAAACACAAAAATGGATTACAGTAGTTAACAATATCATTGGGTTATTTACAAGTGCAATCGCAGCAACAAAATTGACTAAAACACAGTAAATTATGAAATTTCTTAAGTTTCTAATAATTGAGCTTATGAATAAGTATGGTTCGTTTATGTGGTTTGGAACTCATTTATCTATGACTCAAACAGATTGGCACTATCTACTTGAAACTTTTTTATGTCTTTTAGTTAACCTTTTAGTTATTTTTTCCTTATATTTGCAATACAAAGAAAAGGAAGATGAAAAATTACAAAAAACTAATAATACCTAAAGATTCTGCATGGAATAGGAAAGGAATCTTACCATTATTATGGCGAAACACACATTGGAGATTAAGATACTTTCTTGGAGGTATTAAAAACATTTTCAGATGGATGCCAACTTTATATAAAGATAAAGATTGGGATGATTGGTACATATTCACAATTCTTCAGAAAAAAATAGAATTTCAGCGTAAGGAAATAATCTACGCTAATCGCCATATGGAGGTTGATCGTGATAATCGTGATATGACTATAGTTTTAAATTTAATAGAAAGAGTTAAAGAAGAATATTATGGTACTGAATATCTTGACTATTCAGAAACTAAATTCAGGTTTGAACCTATTGAGGGGGATGATGATCATTATTCATTAGAACAAGATTTAATTTCAGAAAATTACGATGAGTATCTAAGAAAGTACCCGTCAAGTGTTCGTAAAGTATCAAAAGAAAAACCTGATTTAAATAAAAGAGATTTATGTTTTTGGGTTGCAAAACATAACGAAGAAAAGGCACATAATTTATTGTTCAGAATTTTAAAAGAAAGAATGAGATGGTGGTGGGATTAAAAGTCTATAAAGTAAAAGATAAAGAAACGTATAATCACTTACATACTGTTCTTTCTGGTTGGTGTTTTTTTAGAAATGAAAATCAAAATTATTATATCAAAGCTCCCGTTAACAAAACAATTCTTAATTTGATTGAAATGGGGCTTATTCAGGAAGAAGATCAAAAGAAGATTGAATAATAATTTCTTTTCTTGAACCAACAACACTCCAAGCCATTTTTATCAATGAATTCAATGAAGTGGGGTACAAAATTTCAAAATCATCAAGACTAGATACAAACAAAGTAACGTTCAATAAATAGGAGTCTTTACTTCTAATGTAACTTATATTGTTTATTGATATTTTACTATTTTTTCCAAACATTTCAGATAAGTCTTTTTTTAGTTGGGTGTCTAAAAACATTTGTAAAATTTCCTTTCTGTTCATACGATAAAAAATAGTTATTGTATACTCATTTGACAAGTCAAAGTATAGACATAACCAATAATTATTACTATTTATTTTATATGAAAAAAATATTTTTAATTTTTATACTTTTAGTTAACTTTGTGTATTCACAATATTGTCCTTATATTGGACCGGATTTAACCTTACCTTGTGGTGTCAACTCAACAACTTTGACCGCTGATCTATCACAATGTGGTCAAGGAGCACTTCCTCAAGGAACCTCTAATTATGGAGTTACTAACATACCTTATGTTGCTCAAGTAAATAACGGAACATTGGTTCAACTTGGGGACGATTCACAATCTGGTGTATTTAATATTGGTTTTACTTTTTGTTATTACGGATCAACTTACACACAGTTTCGTATAGGATCTAACGGATGGGTTTCGTTAGGTGCAGGTGCTCAACCAACAACGTTCACATCTGCGGCAATTCCAAATGCAGGATTTAACATACCTAAAAATTGTATTATGGGCCCATGGCAAGATTGGAACCCTGGAATTGGAGGTCAAATTAGATATCAAGTACAAGGAACAGCTCCGTGTCGTAAATTAGTAGTTAGTTGGATAGGTGTTCCTATGTTTTCTTGTACAAACCTTCAGGGCACTTTTCATATTATACTTTATGAATCCACAAATGTTATAGAAAATCATATTGCAAATAAACCAAACTGTCTTCAATGGGCTGGAGGAACTGCAGTACAGGGTATACATAACCTTTTAGGAAACGCTGCCGTAACAGTTGTAGGACGAAACTCAACTCAATGGACTACTGTTAACAATGCTTATCGTTGGACACCAAACGGTGGAGTGATCCAACCAACTTGGACATGGTATCAGGTAGGAAATCCAAACCCAATTGGTACAGGATTGAGTATCACTGTCAATCCCCCCATCGGAGGAGCCTATTATACCTGTCAACCAGTATTCCCTTCTTGTAACGCAGGATGGGCAACATGTAATATTGGTGGTGGTAATTTAGGTCCCGACACCATTTTAGTAACACCAACACCAAATTTACCACCACCCACAGTTACTCCAACAGATCCTTTATGTAATAATGGTTGTAATGGATCAATAGTTGTGACTCCTGTTGGTGGATTAGCCCCTTATGTTATTAATTGGGCTAATGGATCAAACACTCTAACTTTAAATAACTTGTGTTCAGGGACATATAATTTTTCTTTAACCGATGCAAATGGGTGTGTGTACAATGGAACTTCCACTTTATTGAACCCACCACCATTACAATTACCAATAGTAACGTCAACTAACCCAACTTGTTTTGGTTATTGTGACGGATCATCAATTGTCAATCCTATAGATGGACTTGCACCATACACATACCTTTGGAATGATGGTCAAACCACTCAAACGGCAACTAATTTATGTTCGGGAAACTATTCTGTAACTGTTACAGACGCAAATAACTGTCCTGCAACTCAAACTACAACGTTAGTTGATCCTCCACTTGTAACAATCAACCCGATTACAGGATCAGACACAGTTTGTTTTAACTCTACAGGTAATTTATACAATGTTTCAAGTGTTTTTCCTAACCTAAACTACGTATGGACTAATACGATAGGAAATATCTCGTCAGGACAAGGTACAAATCAAATAAACTTGGACGTAACTGGCGTGAATAATGGTCTTTACACTAATACTTTATCGGTTATTGGTGTAAATCAGGTAGGTTGTCAGTCACAACCTCAAACTTTTTCTATAGTTGTGTTAAATATTTTTCCTGTGATCACACCAGTTGGACCTTTTTGCGAATACGACAACTGTATCAACCTAATTGCGACTCCTCCTAACGGTAGTTTTAGTGGATCTAACGTAATTGGTGATCAATATTGTCCAAGTAATGGTTATATTGGTCTTGATGAGGTTACGTATACTTATATTCAGTCAGGATGTTTGTTTGATACCTCAATATTTGTTCAAACTTACTCAAGACCATCAATAATTCCTGTCACAAATGGTATTGTAGGTGAAAATACTGAGTATCATCAGATATGTGAAGGAGATACGGTACAAGATTCCTTCACGTTGAACACACCGAGTGGTGGTTTTAACGAATGGTATGTGTTTGGTGACACAACACAGACACAAAACCTGTCAATTACATGGAATATTGATGGAATCTACACATTTCAAGGGGTAAGATGGGACAATGGATGTGTTTCTAACCCCCAAACGTTCACTGTAACGTTAGAATTGTGTCCAAATGACATATTTTACATACCAAACGCCTTTACACCCGATGGAGACGAAAAAAACAACGTATTTAAACCCATAATTACATCAGGAGTTGACATTTTTAACTACAGTTTTGTTATATTCAACCGTTGGGGACAGATAATATGGGAATCAATGAACACAAATACAGGTTGGGACGGTACATATGACAACAAACCATGTCAAGATGGAGTTTATACGTGGAAATTGAAGTATAAAAATCCTAAAAATGATGAAATTCGTGAGTTTTATGGAAATTTCTCATTAATTAAGTAAATAAATTGACTTTTTTAAAAAAAAATAGTATTAATTAGTATAAAATTATAAAAATTATGTTATTAAACGCACTTTTAATCATTTTTACACTAGTTTTGATCGTAATTGCGGTCGGAATGGTCATTTGGTGGAAAAAATTTGGTAAATCTTTCTTTGAAATGTCAAAAAATCTTTCAAAAATGAACCAAAACATGTTAAAAAACCAAAAAATAGGTAATTTGGGGGATTTTACCAAAGATTTTGATGAACAAATGAAGATAATTCAACAATTTATGAAGAAAAAATAACAAATTACTATCAAAAATGCGACAAAAAAGGGTATTATTTACCCTTTTTTTGTTTAATTTCGACTTCATATGGACCTGTAGTTGTCTTATGGTTATCGTATTTCCATATTACAATACAATCTTCATGATCAACAATTCTTTCATATTTCTTTCGTTCTGGTAGTTTTTTTTCTTTTTTACTTGACATATTTTACAAATATAGTCTTTTTATCAGTAATTTACAAATTTTTTTATCTAACTATCAAAAATAATTACACAAATTACTAAAAAGTTATTTTGATATTAAATAAAAACCCCACTTTTCAAGGTGGGGCTAGTAAAAAATTTAAAAAAATGAAAATTAACCTTCTGTAATTTCTTCAGAATCTGAACCGTGTTTTTTGTGAATAAATTTATCAACAGAACCTATCGCGAATGACCCTAAAACCAATATTAAAAATGAATTGAATATAAATTCATTAATTACTAATGGTGCCCCCATAAATCCTGTTACAATATCCGCACAAGCAAATATACACATCATAATAAATGCGATAAAACCAACAACAGATTTTTCATTGATAGAATTGTTGTCACAAAATAGTTCTTTTAAAAATTTTTTCATAATTAATTGTTTTTTATATAAATATTTAATAAAAAGTAAAAAAACTATTTACTTTTTTTATTTGTATACATTGTGTTTGTAGACCAAAAAAAAAAAGGGACAGTAGCGAATTGTCCCTTTCATTGTTACCAATAACGGTAACGATCCTAAGCAAAAATTTATTGGCCCTTAACCAAATTAATACATTGTTTTAGATATTCTTTAGCTCTTGGTGACGGAGTATATTCGTCTTCCCTAGTTTGAAGATTTAAAACTCTTTCGATATCTTTGACAAGTTCCGTACCATGTTCATTTTCTTTATATAATTCTATTATTTTGTCCATAGCTCGGTGACAATCACCAGTAGTTTCATCGTAATAGTTTTTGTTTCGAAACCTATTCAAATTGTTCATCATTTCATATGCCAAATGTGAACCACCATCTTTGATATCTTTAAAAAGTCTCAGATTATTTAATATACCTAAAGTATCTACCATAGAGTTAACCCCTGATTGTCTTTTTGTAATACCAGGTGAATATTTTCCATATTCTTCAGCTCTACCTACTATTTCATCAAGAGGGATCATATTTTCTCGAACACATCTTGGTTTCACTTCACCTTTTTTTCTTTTTGTTTCTGAATCCTCCTCATTTAAAACTTTTCTTGCAATTCTTCTAATGTCTGATTCTGAAATTTTAAACACTTTCATATTTTTTATTTTTTAGATAAATATATTAAAATAAGTGAATTTTCACATATTTATACTAATAAATATCAACTACCATGATCAACGAATCAACTATAAAAAAATTAATACATAAAATTATAAATGAAGAGTTTAATAATTTTATATATCGTGACATTTATGGATCAGTAGAAAATGCTGATTTTATATTAGAAGCAGAATATCAAGGACGAAAAGTCCAACTTGGTAAAATAATGCAAGGTGATATTAAAAAATTTAAAGTTTATGTTAAAAATGACAAAGGAAAGGTTGTTAAAGTAAACTTTGGTTTTGGTGGAAAATCTGCAAAAGGTAAAAGGATGGTTATAAAGAAAAATAACCCCGAAAGAAGAAGATCTTTCAGGGCAAGACATAATTGTGACAATCCTGGCCCAAGATGGAAACCGAGATATTGGGCTTGTAGAACTTGGTAATTATTTGATAACAAATTTAACGGAATTCAAACAATTTAAATTACTCGGGTTAGAACCTGCGTATGATATTGCACTTTGTAAAGATTCTTCTATTTCAACAAGTTTCGAAAAAATTGACAAATCCTTGTATTCAACTAATTTTTTAATACCCTCAATTCGGTTTGTTTTTCCTGATTGAGATGAAGATGCACTTCCCCAAAATTCCTTGTACCAAGAATTGTCTATCATGTTTTTAACCTTTTTACCTGGAGATTCCTGATAACCCGATAACATACCGCCAACCATAACCATCGAAGCTCCTAAAACTAAACTTTTTACAATATCACAATGTTGTTTAATTGATCCATCGGCAATTATAGGTACTTTTGAAACTTCAACACAGTTTCTTATCATAGACGCCTGCCAACCCCTATTACCAAAACCTGTTGAGTGATATGTAGTACAGGCAGATCCACCGCCAATACCACATTTGATTGCATCACATCCCCATTCAGTTAGATCGGTTACCGCTTCAGGTGTACAAACATTACCTCCAATTAAAAAAACATCTGGCATTCTGTTTTTAACGTAATTAACCATTTTTTTCATTTTGATTGAATGTCCGTGAGCAATATCTATTGTGATAAAGTTAGGGATGTAGTTTTTTGTCACCAACTCGTCTATAAGTTGGTATGAATCTTCGTTAACTCCGATTGAAATTGACAACATTAGGTCCAAATCAATTATTTTTTTACAGAAATTAATTATGTCAATGTTAAATCTGTGCATAATATAAAAATAACCTTTTTCTGCCAACTTGATTGCAAGATCTTCGTCAATAATACTTTCCATGTTGGCGGGTACAATTGGTAGGTTGAATTTAAATTTACCAAATTTACAAGATGCGTCACATTCAGACCTACTATTAGCGTAACTAAAAGTTGGTAAAAGAGTTATATCGTCAAAATCAAAAACTTTATTGTTCATATTCTATTGTTTCTATTAGTGTTGTTATTCTACGTTTAGCTTTTTCACCTAAAGGTATTGGATTTCCTCCTTCATCGATTTGTACAAATGTGATTTGGGTTTTTAATACCAAGTCTTGTTTTCCAGTATAAACATTATGAGCTCGAGCTTCCATATATAAAGTCATTGATGTGTTCCCAACTTTTGTTGGTTTACCATAAATTTTTAATAACTGACTTTCTTTTGCCGGTCTTTCAAAATTACATTTATCTATTGATACTGTAACCATTCTTGGTGTATCACATAATTGCATTGAATATCCGGCCGCTGAAGCATCTATCCATGCAAGTAATTTACCACCAAATAAATTACCGTGGAAACCTAAATCAGATTTTTTGATTGGGTGGGTATTTAATAAATCCATTTCTTTAACTTTTTAAAAAAAATACATATTATTGAAAATACAATCAATACTAATATTTATCATTATGGATTTTGAGCAAATTTTGTTAGAAGACGGTAGAAGAAGACAAGTAATAAGAGCTATTGTTAGGGATATAATAACAGTTTATAAAAAAGAAGATGAAGGGGAATTTTATTTACCAAATCACATTGAAAAAGATGATGACTATTATAATTTTACGAATTTTGACCATAATTTAATTGTAGAATTAATAATAATTGAAAACTATGACATAGAAGACTTTATTGTTGACGCTAACTATTGGAGAGACGAAGAAATAATTGAAATTATAATTGATTACAATCCTGATCGTAAATTCGAAACTTTATACGATTTAGTTGGTGAACTTAACCAAATTGTCGCCCACGAAATCAGACATATTGACCAAAAACATAAAGGTACACACGATCTTGATCAAGAAGAAGAGTATGACCCATTTAAGTATTACAGTCAACCACATGAAGTTGACGCTCAAGTCTTTGGTTTTAATCGACTTTCCAAACTTACAAAAAAACCGTATGAAGCCGTGGTACGAAGTTGGTTTGAAAAAAATAAAGATATTCATAGACTTAATGAAAAAGAAAAAGAAGAAATTATAAAAATTTTACTTAATTATAAAAATTAATATGGCTAAAAGGTACCCACAAAAGTATGAAGAAAAATTATTAGTAATAAAAAAGTTAATTTCATTAAAAAGTAAGTTACTTTCGGAATACAATAGAGATTTTACAATCGAACTTGATGATTATGATTATAGTGAACAAGATGACGAATTCAACGAATTAGTTTTTGAAATCAGAATAAAAAATGTTGAATGTCCTGATTGTGATTTTGAAATCGATGGTCTGAGCCATGATTTACAAACAATAAAAGATAAAATATTGAATGGATCGTCGTTCAATTTATCCAAAAAATTAAATATAACTGCTGGTAACTCAACTACAAGGGGTGTACTATTAGGTGAACTTGATTACAGATTTAGTTACATCCAATCAGTAGTTTTTCATCTATTTATAGATCCAGAAGGTTAAGATCTAAACCTGTCAACAATTTTTCTTACCAATTCTTTTACCATAACACCCGAAACAGTCAACGCACCAAAAGAAATTATTCTTTTAACAACATCATCTAACGCAACTTCCGAAAAATCCTTTGTGGCAATTTTGTAAATTTCAGGAAGAACTGGTATTAAAAAGGCATATGCTATCATATTACTTACTTTGTGTGTCGTAATACCTAAACTATCAATGAAAGAAAGAAATGTTTTTTCTAATTTTTCAGTTTTGGTTAAAACTTCGTCAAAAATTTTAACTAAACCTTTTTCTTTAATCATAACCAATATTTTATGTAAAAACTTTTTGTTTGATGTAAAATAAGTTAAAATTATTCCAGTTAGAATCAAATCTATTTCTGTACCACTAATTTTTATGGGTTGGTTTTCAATAAAGTCAGAAATAGGTCCGATGAATCCCCCTATTGTTGTTCCCCAGGTTAATAAAAAAGTTAAGTCCAAACCGGCTTGTGTTTTTGCCGATTTAATTATTCTAGTTACAATTGAAGATTGATCTTCTAAAGTTTTAGAAATACTTTTTTTAGATTCTTCTAATAGAATATATTTATATTGTGATTCTGTAATTATTATATTCATGATCAATTAATAAATATATTGTAATATTTATTTATATGGGAAAGAAAAGATTATTAAACGCTCCTTTAAAAAAGGGTGATACCGTACAATTAATAAGTATGTCAGATCGTGATAAAGTTAGTTCCGGTATGTTTGGGACTGTAACATCTGTAAACAACATACAAGGTACAGTTTTATATGGTGTGGAATGGAGAACACCTGGTGGTAATAAGTTACGTGATTTAGCCCTGATAGATGGTATAGACCCTGAAACTAACAAAAGATTGGATCAATGGTTTAAAATTGTGGACGAAGATATGGATGATTCGGAAAATATGATGGAAAATAAATTTTTAACACTCACTAAAGGACAAATTTTAAGTGAATCTAAAAAAAAAACTCCTGAGGAATTCACAAGACTTTCAGACCTATATGATATCGCAGAAATATACAAATATTTAGAAGCTTTAAGATTATCAGGAATCATTAACATGTTTGGAGCTTCACCTTACCTTTATATGGGTAGAGATAGAATTTACCACCAACATTATTACGAAGACTTTGGGGACGAAGAAAGGGAATCTAATTATAACTATGTTTTGGATAATGCTGAAAAAATAAAAAACATTATGATAAGTGGGGCTTATTCTTCATTAGGTGGTGATAATATGAGATCCTTAGAAAGAAAAATACAAAAAGACGCAACTGATTTACTGATGTTATTTACCAAAATGAAGGGTGGTAGTAAATTTATGCGTTGATAAACTATTTATAAAAAAAATAAAAAAATGGCAAATTACTTTTTAAACATCACAAAACAAGATAAAGAAAACATTCTTAATAAACATCGTACCGTTTATGATGGATTTGTCACACAATACGGACAATCTATCAATAATCAACCACTTTATGTACAAGACTTTGCAAATGACAAAAATGGGATCACAGTATCCAATAAAGGAGTGGTTAAAAATTATACAAATGTTAATATCAACGAATCTATGATACCTATTGACAATATTAATAGTTCAAATAAAATTACATTAGATATTAAACCTGAAAAAAAAATAGAAAGGGGTGATTGGGTAGATGAATTGATGTCAAATCAAGAAGAAGTTGACGAAATTTATAATGAGCAAGAATTTTTTGAAGGGATGGACCAAGATGATGTTTTGAATTTAGAAAATAAGTTACAAGAGTCTTTAGATATGTTCAAAAGATTTAAAAAATACAATTAATGGAAATAAAAGAAATTATATCGTACTACTTTGATCAAGACACAAAACGAATAGATGTTTCATTTAGATTAACAATTGATTCTGACGATGAAGTCAGAAGTGATATCGTTAAAGTTGAAGAAGCTAAAGAATTTGGTTATGATATAATTACTGAAGAAATTGATATTTTTGATTTTAGTGACGATGAAGATTATGAAGATGATGACGATGATTTTGTTACCGTTGATGAAGATATTTTACTTTCATATCTAAATGAATATTATATCGTTTATCCAAATAAATTACCAAAGTCAGATGTGTTTTGAACGAATATAATCACATAATAAAACTTATGTCAGATTTTACATTTGAAGACACAAGTAATGAAGAACTTGGTGAACAAGACGCACCTGCTGGTGGGGGGTCCGCAGCAGCACCTTACCCTACAGTGACAAAGTGGGAAACAGGACTTACTAGAAGCGTTGCTAATCAAATTGATAGTAAAGCAAAGTGGAAGGAATTATATAAAATAACAAGAGGAAAGGCTAACACACTTATATGAAAGATATTGATAATATAATTCTTAAATCGCTAAATCTAATCAGTTATGATAGGTCAAAACATGTAACAGAACAGGTTGTCCCAAAACAACCTGGATTAAACACATTTACATTTAACCCAAAAACCGGTCGTTTTGAACCACCAAAATCCCCATTTGATACTATTATTAAGACACCATCAATAGACGATTTTATAAAGAGTCAACAACCTAAAAGGGAAAAAATAAATGATGAAGATGCAATTCCATATTCAACATTTAAAAGTGTGGTGAATAATAAAAATATTTATTTACCAAGTAGGATAGTAAAACAAAAAGGTAAGACTAAATTTGTCACACCAAACATAATTAAAAAAGTAACTACAAGTGAGTCATATGACCCCAAATTAGCAGAAGAATATTTTGGTTCACAATGTTCTAAATTATCAGGAAATCACCCAAAATATAACGTTGGGTACTATAAACAATTAGATTATTATATTGATGATTCAGGAAATCAATGTACTCCTATACCCTACAAAGTAATATCAAAAGAAGTTGTTAAAAAAGGTCAAAAAACACCAAGCGTCATAGAGACAGACGTTTGGCAAAATGATTTATCTAAACCGATAACTTTAAAAAATGGTAGTACCATTCAAAAAAGTAAGTATAAATATCCTCAAGGTTGTAAACCAATACCTTATGATACCTGTCTTAGATATTCTTGGAAAAATTTACATTCATTTGGAGCACAAAATGATGGAATTTTAGAGTTTGAAAAAGAAACTTATGATGGAGGTTCATCTAAAGGATCTGTTGGAGGTTTTGAGCCAACAAGAACAAATACAACCAAAATAAGTTATGGTGCTTGTTTAAGTGATGATTGGTTTCCGTGGTTATCAAATTTTGTCGGGTACTTACCAAAGACCCAAATAAAAGTACAGACAGATTCTGCCGGTAAAAAACAGATTACTAAATGTATTAGAAGAAATTATTCAACAACCGGAGTTGATTTAGTTGAAAATAATTTAAAATCATATAATTTAAGTTCGGGGGTTGGTACTCTTTTACCTGTTCCATACGATAATGTTCTTCAATTTCCATTAGATTTAGCAGTAAAAGAATCTACAGGTTCGGCATACAAAATAAATGCTAACTACATAGACTACACGATAGATTTAAATCAATGGTTTGTTTGGGGTAACGCCGACTATAAAACATATAAAGTAGATGCTAACATAGATTTCCAAGAATACTTGAATAAAGGTGGTAGTGAAAAAGATATATATGATGATTATTTGAAAGATTTATATGGGGATAGTAAAACTTACAAATTCTTTGGAAAAGAATTTAATCTATTTGGTAAAGAAGAACTTGGTATTGACGGATTGGAAAAAATGATCAATGATGAAAAAACTGTCGATGGTTTAGAGTCAAAATACAAAGATGTATCGGAAAGATTTATAGGTAAAGAAGATTATGTCGGGTATTTGGTGCAATTGTCCACAGATTACAATACTGAAAAGGCAAAACCAAGACCAAATGAAGTTGTAACATCTTTTTTAGAATTACAATGGAACACAACATTATCGATAATAAGAATGTCTTTAGTTTATCCAATTTACAAAAGATTGGTCCCCGATGCAACAATAGATGAATTTACGATTTCTTACCTTTCATATTTATTTGGCATAATATCCGATGATAATGCGGCGAAAGAAAGTGTTAAAACATCACGAACCACCCCAAGTTTTCTAAGTAAAACGGCTATTGGAATAAACAAACAATTGAATCCTTCGAATGATTCTGAAACGGCAAAAACTAATGATTATTACGCGTCTTTTTTGATGAACGAAAAAGGAATATGGGAAACTATTAAAAAGTATCCACTTATGGTCCCAAGTGATTATGCACAATACAACAAAAAAAATGTTAAACCTGTCACAATTCTTGACGCCAAAGACAGGGCAAAATCTGACGGTAAAACTAATGGTTATTTATGGAATACACAAACTGTACAAGACGTACAAGCGGGAACTCCGGTTGAAATGAATAATTTTTTATATAAAAGTTTATACTCAGATGGATCTCAATCTCAGTCAAGTGGTAGTGGTGAATTAAGTGACGCGGACATTCAAACCATGATAGATGCTTATGAATCTTTTGACAAACAAATAGAATCTATAATAAAAAATACAATTGTTTTAATGGGTAGATAAAATGAAGAATAGTTTAGAACTAAAAATATTGAAAGAAAATAAACAAGCCATCAACGAAATTGCTCCATTAGTTTGGGGCGCAATAGTTGTAGGTGGCGCATTGGCGAGTTATTTGGGATATAATGCGGCGACAAAAAGTCATGAAGATCAGGAAATGATAAAAAATGACAAAGGTTTTTTTGTTGATGAAATGTGGGTTGGTGAAAATTTTAAGATAACATATTATACAGGAAGTGAAGAACCATATCAGTTAATGAGTTTCCCACCAAACGTTAAGGGTTGGGAAGTTTTTGGTGATGATTATGGGACTTATATAAAGATAAAAGGTAGTTCACCAAATGCGGAGAATGATCTAAGAGTATATCTTCCAAAAAAAGAATGGTTTAATCAATTTAAGGGTAAAATTAAAACTATTACAGATTACAAAGCAGGATCAGAAGAATCAAACACTTACAGTCTTTGTTTTTATCTGAAGAACCCACAAAAAGCAATTAAAACCAAGGTTTTGAGACCAGATGGGTCAACATTTTTTGGTCCACCTGACGAAGCTTTAAATATTAGTAAAACAGAAAGTATTGACGATCCAAGTCGTGGTTGGGCGGTATTAGAAACATATAAACAAAGTGGTTACTTTTCTATGAAAGGTGATGTTTTTTCTGATTTGGCAGAATCAAAAACCCCTCCCAACAATTTAGTGACTGAATCAAATATTTTTGAAGAAACTGGTTCTGTCTCATATTATTCCGCCTTTCCAGAAAAATATCAAGAAAAGAAAGATAAAGAAGCACGTGAATCTTATTCGAATTCTTTAAAACAAAAACTTACTGATTTGTCGGCTAATCCACCAAGTGGACTACAGGAATATCAATGGAATACATATGGTCAAAAATACGCTGGAAGTGAATTTGATAATTGGTATGATAGTTCATCAGGCACTTTTGTTGTAATTGGTATGCAAATTTGTGCTTCTATCGCATTTGCCCCATTGGCCGAATATTTTGCCTTAAGAGCAACAAGTGCTGCGGCATATGCCGCTTGGAACATAGGTGTTCAAGTGGCCGGTGAATTAATATTTAGTGTGTGGGAAGCGATATATCTGTACAATCGTGGTTTAACAAGTCAAGCGGGGCTGATCATGTTTTGTTGTTTACTTCCCGTTTTTTCAGAAAGCATGATGTTTGGTAAATTAATAGGAAGACCACCAGGATTTGATGACGCTATAAAAGATTTGGCCTATAAATTTGGATCAGGTTCTTTTAGTAGTCCAGCAGACTTCAAAAGGTGGTTCAAAGCTTTAGATCCGGCTTTACAGAAAGAATTACAAATGTCTATGACATTAGCGTCACAATATTATAGTAAAGCAAGTACTAAAAGTATTGCAAAACAACTTGGTGAATCCATGGCTAAGGCGATTGACGACATTGAAAAAACAGGTATAAAAGGGGAAGTAGATTTAATGAAAAATTGGGACATAGGTCTTAGTGGTGTTGAGTTATTAAAAAAGAACCCAACTATAAAAAAATATTTAGTAGCAAAATCATCATTGAAGGATCTTAAGAATTTAGCCGCTATAGTTGGAGGATATTCAAAAGGAAAAAATTTATTATTAAAAGGTTTAGGTTTGAACTTATTAATGGTTGGTGGTGTTATATTTCCAATATGTACATTTGCAATAAAAGACAATGAAGAATTTATAAAAGATCCACAAGGTATATTAAATGGTGCTGAAATGGGTATTGCGTCTTTCAAGAATCAAAGCCCTAAAAACGCTAAGAAATTTGAAGATCAAGTCACTGCATTTGTTAATAAAATGAAAGATGAAAAAGATGTTGACAAGGCTTTACAATACGCAAAAGAATACATCCAAATTTTGGTAGAATTAGATTTCATAAGTAAAAACGGTAGTTGGGGTGATAAAAAGAAACAATATCACAAATTTATTGAAAATTATAAAAAGGTTGTTTTGGCTGAAAATCAGGCATTATACTACCAAGGTTTACAAGAAAATAATCGTGATAAAACAGTTAATTCATTAAAGGTTTTAGAAAATATTAGTGTTGACACAAAAAATAAAACTGTTCTTGCAATAATTAATGGAACACCAAGTTCTTATAAAAAAGTACAAAGTGGTTATATAGATTCAGAAGGTGTAAATCACGTACCAAACAATGATGAACTTATAAAGTTTTTTGAATGGTTTTCAGGGTACAATATTAAAACCAAATCAATAACTAATTCAAACCCATATCAAGTTTCAAACAACGTAACATTTACTGCAAAATTCACTTTTCAAAAACCTGACGGTACTCCCATGGAAAAAACAAGGGAATTCAATAACCAACTTCTGATCAATATGTGTCAGTCGTCATTTAATAACCCAACCCCTGGTTTTAATTTAGATGTGAACTTTGGTGATCCAGCGTCTAGTAATTATTGGGGTAATATATATTTTGTTAGAAAAATTTTTACAGACTATTATGATGATTATTTGTTAAGTAAAAAAAAGTAGCCTACAAATAAACCATATTTAAGATATATTTATTTAAAAAAAAAAGATGGAAAACAAAGCTTTAGAAATTTTAAAAATTAAAAAACTGATGGGTCTTACATCGAAACTAAATGAAGGTTTTTATGGGACCAACAAATTACTATTGATGGAAGAAACTGGTTATGGTGAAGCCATGGATATATATAAAAGATTACTTAGAAAAACCACACAAGCACTTTCAGAAGAAGAAAAAAGATATCTAAAATCACTTATAGATGAATATAACGCAAGATTTGCAGATGAAGCCGGAAGTATCAATTTCGAAGGTAAAATGACACCTGACATCAGACTAAGATTAAATGGGTTTTTGGCTGCTGAAACTTCAGACATGATTACAAATGTGTTTGATGGTGCCATAAGAAGAGCTGAAAGACAACTTGTAAGTCAAAATGCTATTGATCAGATGAAACTAGCAAATGATTTTTACGAAGACATTATGGGAAGACCGATAAGTGACGATGTATTGAATGCTGATGGATCACCAATAAGCATATTAGATACTTTAAAATTTATTTATCAAAAAGGTGGGGTTAGAAACTCATCGCTACCCTTAGACTTTCAAACAATACTAAGAAATGAATTGGCAGCAATTTCCCCTATGTTGGATGAAGTTACGCCTGTAAGAAAGTATGTCGATGATGTAATTGATCAAATTGATGAAATAGAAGATCCATCAACTGTAAGATTGGCTCCGGCAGAAGAAATTGCCGTTATTACTAATAACATAAGCGGAATCAAAAACTCATTAGAAAATCCAATTGAGCAAGTTACATTAGATTTAACAGATGATTGGAGAATATCGTTTGACGAGGATGACCTTGGTTTAGGAAGAACACCTAACGAAGTAAGGAAACAAGCAATTGATGCTGTCATGAGAGACATGGAATCCAAATGTAAAGTAGGATTTTGTAAAACTATGGTCGCTTATTATAAAAAAGACAGTAAAAAATTTAATGATATGTGGGCTTACATATATCAAAAACTTGAGAGTGGGATTAAACCAGTTGCAAGAGCGGAATTCGAAGCGGGTGCACCTGCGGCTTTGATAAACGAATATGAACTTATTTTAAAACAATTCGAAAAACTTGACACACCTTTAACACCTAATGATTATATTAAGTTAGGTGAAGAAATTTATACTAAAATGAAAGAGACTGGACAGTTGGGTGTTTTCGGTGGTACTTTTTCACCTCTAACATCAGATATAAGGGTTTTTACGAGTAAAGACATGTTATATCGAACTCTTGGATATGTTACATTAGGATCAGACCCATTTAAGGGTGGGTGGACTTTCCAAGGGATGTGGTCCAGATGGTGGAAAATGAACCTTATATGGTTCCCAATAATATTTACAAAAAATTTAATCGATGCTGGTAAAGGTAGTGATGATCCTACAGAAACTGCGTTAGAACAGTTTGGTGAATTACTTTTGAATACCGCCAAAAACACGGCATTATTAGGTTTAGCACCAGGACCAAGAGTATTTTTTGAAGGCACAATATATTTCTTAAATCAAAAAATGAAGGGTTCAAAATACGTTGATTACCCAACTCTTGTTGATTATTTAAACAAACAACATGGTTGGACTGAAAATCAAGTTTATGATAATTTAATTAATAAAGGGTTAGTTAGGACATTCAGAGATAGAACTCCAGCTTACACACAAATTAGTGGGGCAACGGATGTATATGCTGTTGCTAATGGGAAATATGAAATTGTTAATGAAACATATGTTGGCGGAATCATAAATCCAAAAATTGTATTTACACCTGAAGGTCAATTAACACCAAAAAAAGAAGAAAAAACCGCAAAAATTGATAGAGAGGCAAGAACAGAAATAAAAGAACTAATTGCAAATGAATCATTCATATCTGATTCCATAGGTTTAACATTACTTAAAAAGAAAAATATAGATTTTGATCGTCAAGAAACTGTTGATGATGGAGGAACCAAAGTAACAATTTTAGTTTATAAAGCGGTAAACACCCAAGATGCAAAGGCAGAAATTAGTATCAATTATGATGCTTGGATTGCAGCTCAAAAACCAGAAATTAAAACTGAAGAAAATTTCAATAAATACGTCAAGATAAAATTAATATAATGTCATCATTTAAACTTTCCAAATTGATACTCGAAAGAGATGCTAAACAAAAACCAAGTACTTGTGGATCAAATGCTGCCGTAGAAACCAATCAGACAAATTTTGGTACTTACCAGATGAAATCAACAGAGTATATTACATGGAAAGAAAATGAAGGATTTACTGTTTATTACTATTATTGTAAAAAACCATCAGGTTCTAATCCACCTGTAGTACCACCTGTAGTACCACCTGCGGGTGAAAAATGTCCAGAAGACGAAGGTTATGTTACAAAAGAATTTCAAGAATGGGTATGGAAAGTTAAAAATGGATTTTTAGAAACTGATAAAAAAAAGACAAAACTTTGTGGAGGCGCAAAATGTGACTATAAAACTGCGGTTGATGGTGATTGTGGTCCTAGTACAAAAACACTATGGAAAGATGAAACGTTAAAACAGGAATTTATTTCTTACAAAAAACAAAATCCTGTCATAACACCTGACCCAATCGTACAACCAAATACTGAAGAACAAAAAATCGCCGCATGTAAAACTAAAAATTTAGAATACGATAAAGCAACCGATCAATGTGTTGTCCCAAAACAAGAATTAGATCCTGATGCACAACTATTAAAAGATCAGATGCAAATTTATAGAAATATTCTTAATAGATTTACTGACTCAAAAGGATGGACTAATGTGGATTCTTTATCACCGGGAAAATATATACCGGCTAATTTAGATATTAACATGTTGGAACAAATAACAAACCAAATTGTTTCATTAATCAAAAGAAAATCACGGTCAAAAGATTATGGTTTGTTTAAAAAATTAATGTCATCTCTATCAACGGCTTATAATGTTGAAAAGTACAAAGATTTCTTTTCAAAACAAATTGATCCTGAATCAACAGGTGATGTTTTTGAAAAAATTAAAGGATTTATCGCTAAAATTGATACACAAGCTCAAGAAACCCAAGACGCATATAATTTTGATCCATTAACAAATCCTGAAGAAGTTGATGTTAGAAATTTTATTTATACAGGACAATTTTTAAGCGTTTACAAAGTTGGATCATTAAATCTTATGATGATGGTTTATTTCTATAATAGCGATCAACGTGTAAAAGGTAGTAAGGTCGGTTTTGACAAACTGTGGCAACCAAAAGAAGATTATTGGAATGAAAAACCTGAAGTTTTGAAAAAGGTTTATGATATTTATAAAACAGTACATGGTAGTTATACTTTTGATAATTGTAAAAAAATATTGGGGGCTTACAAAGATACTATAAACAGTATTGAAGATAGAAAATTATATTCTGAATCACCAAGACTAAAAGAACATGTTAAATATGAAATTCAAAAATGTTGGTGTGCGGATCAGTACAAAGAATTAGGTAAATTGGGTGTAAAAAACATGTTTGACGTTGAAATGAAAAAAGATAGAAAAGAACTTATAAAATTTTTGAATTCGTTAGGTGGAGCAACATGGGGAGATTTTGGTATAGATTTTTCAACTGCCTGTGGTGAGTTTGAAGATTACAAGTAATGAAGATACTTATCGATCGTAGTTGATCGGTAGGGATAAACCATCTAAAGAAAGGGGAGGTGTTCATTATCTAGCAAAATGGGAACTTAGGTTCCCATTTTGTTTTGTTGTATATTTATAATTAAATAATTTTTATGAAACACATCATTGTTACAAGATGTAAATTTGGAAATGACGAAAGTTTTCAAAAATATTTCCAAGTTATGAAAAAAACCTATATTCCATCTATAAATTCACAAACAAACAAGAACTTTTCAATTGCTCTTATAGTCAATCCCAAACACTATGATTTAATTAGAAATGAAATAAACAAGGATATTGAAATTGTTAAATTTACAAGTCAAAATGAAGAATATAAAGATTTGGAAATAAGACAAAAAATAGATTTAATTCCATTTTCAGATACAAAAAAAGATTACAGGGATTATGTAATTAAAAACAATATTACAATACAAACAAGACATGATTGTGATGATATAATGTTACCAAATTACGTCAATAAAATTCAAAAGCTTTATTCTGAAAATAAAAACAAACATGACGATTTTATTTTAAATTTTCACCCAACCAAACTTATTGTAGAATCAGGTAAAGAGTATACCCATAGTAGAGATTATAGTAGAGTATGTTCTATGTTTTCAACATTAGTACAAAAAAAAGTAAAACATGGGATCATGGATGTTATGCATGATCATTTAGTAAGAATAACAAAAAATGTGATTTATATTCCTGAAACATTTGTTAAATTAGGAATACATGGTAATAACACAACATCTAAACTTAGGGAAACTGATAAATTAATAAGAAATTCATGATCAAAAATTATACTTTAAAAGAAATTCAACAGGAAATAAAAAAAAACTACAAGTTTGGTGATACCATAGACATTTGTATTGTAACATTCAATAGATTGGAATACTTAAAAAAATGTGTTACAAGTATTATTGCATCCACATCAATTAAATTTCGAATTTTTGTAATTGATGATGGATCAACTGACGGAACTAAGGAATGGTTACAGAAACAAAAAAAAAGAGGATTAATTTTTGATATAATACTAAATAAAAAAAATTTAGGAACGGCAACAAACTTTAATCTTGTAATTGACAAGAGTGATAGTCCATTTTTTGTGATGTGTAATGACGATATGTATTTTCACAGATATTGGGACTTTGCAATTATGGATATTATAAATAAATTTGACGATTGCGGTATAGTTTCATTTTATGATTACACAAGATATGGTCTTGACGAAGGTGTTTCAACTATTGACGATACAACAATTAAAGTTCCAAGAACTGGTTTGGGAGCTGCGGCGATTAACAGAGAACTATTCAATTTATCAGGAAAATTTATACTACCTGAAGGTGCAAAGATGGGATTTTTTGCGACCCCATTTTGTTCAAGATGTTATAACACAAATATAAAAAGAAATACACATTATGCGACAGTACCCAATTATGTTACAAATATGGATGTGTCTTATTGTAAATTAAACGAGAATGACAATTTACAAGAATATGGGTTAATGAGGAAAAAAGAAAAACGAGGCTGGGGTAAATAAATTAAAAAAAAAATAATTATGTTGTTAAACGAGCTGGCAAAAAAATATGGTACAGATAAAAAAATTCCAGATGGTATAAAATGTCAAAATGGTCTTTTAGGTCATGGATACACCGTACACTACGAAAAAATATTAAAAAACAGAAACATCAAAACTATGTTAGAAATAGGGGTTTCTTTTGGTGGATCTATTAAAATGTGGAATGAATACTTCAAAGGGAAATGTCACATTACAGGAATTGATATTAACGAGAAAAGATTTAGAAAAAAAGACTTAGAAAATAAGAACATAAGGATCAAACTTGGTAGTCAAAACGATGTTAAATTTTTGAAGTCGTTATGTGATATTAAATATGATTTTATAGTTGATGATGGAAGTCATAAAAGTGGGGATCAAATAATATCCTTTAATAATTTATTTAACAATATGAATAGTGGTGGTGTCTATATTATCGAAGATCTTCATGTTGCAAAAAAAACGGAACATATTTTTGAATCTATTAACACTAACGATGAATTTTATAAATTACATTTAGATGAAACAGTAATAAAAAATATTAAATCTGTTGAATTTTATGAATCAAATAAATTGTGTGTTATTTATAGGAAATGATATCAATAATAGTCACCGCATATAATAATAAAAATTACATTCATGAATGTTTACAAAGCATTATAGAATCTTGTGGTGATGTAGATTTTGAAATTTTGTTGGGTATTGATAATTGTACATCAACTTTGAAATCCGTGTTTCAAAAACACAAAAAATACAAAAATTTAAAAATACTCTTTTTCAAAAATAGAGTCGGAACTTACATTATAAGAAATAGTCTTGTGCCAATTTCAAAGTATGATAATATTTTATTTTTTGATTCTGATGACATCATGAAAAAAAATATGATTAATGATTTATTGTATAATATAAAAAAATATGACTGTGTTAAACCTATGTTTTCTGGATTTAAAGATGGAGATGATATTACTTTACCCAAATTTAACACACAAAAAAACACATTTGGTGAAGGGGTATTTGCAATAAAGAAAAATGTTTTTAACGAAATGAACGGGTTTGAGCCATGGGTCTGTGCGGCAGATTCAGAGTTCAATTGGAGGTTGAGAATGAACAACAAAACTTTTAAATACATAGAAAGGGTTTGTTTTTATTATAGAAGACATTCTACAAGTTTAACAACAAATCAAGAAACTGGAATGAGATCTAAATTGAGAATGAAATATCATATTTTAACTAAAAACAAAAAAAATACTAAATCATTCTCACCATTGGATGAGATGGTTGTTTCGAAATTCATAGAAATAACTAACCATAATATTGATAATTTTTTAATAGACCAATTAAACCCTTCATTTGAAATACCTGAAGATAAAGGTCCCTTAGATGTTAACAATAATGAAAATGTAATTTCATTGATTTTTAATAAAACACCCAAGAAAGTTGTAGAACCAAATAAAAAACCAAAAGTTCAAATAGTTTCTAATAATCCAATAAATAATATATTAGTTAGAAAACCGAAAGTTGTTGATAAAGATAAAATCACTAAACAAAGACAAAATATTATTAACATAAAACAAAAAACTAATAGAGAAGTTTTTAACGAAATACACCCATCAAAACCAAACCGAAGATTGGATCTTCCAAATATTAGGTTATAAATTTACATTTTGATTTTTATTTTTTATTTTTAAAATAAAAAAATGTACGTTATAATCAAACATGTTAAAATGTCCGATAATAAAAAAAGGATACCTGTGATAATTCTTGATAGCCAAAATGAAATTTGGGAGTTTGAAGATTATGAAGAAGCTAAAAAAATGAAAGATATTTTTGAAACTAATTCTGATTCTGGTCACATATATGAAGTAAAAAAAATATAAAATGGAAGATATTCTATATGAAATACATAATGAATTTGTAAATTCTGAAGATTTTGACAAAATGTTATATGAAATGTTAATTTATTCAGAAAAGTATTGTCAATTAAAAAAAGATTAGTATATTTGTAAAGGAATTAGAACTTTTTAAAAAAACTGTATAATTATAATAAAATGAAAAATACACTCAGACATATGGTCATTTGTAACAAGCCGAGCAATCAGTGGTCGTTTAGCTATATTACGCGTAATCAGTCAAGGGTATTTTCACTTATGAGTTAAAAACGTTTAACTAACATAATAGAAGGAATGTAAAACCCGAGACTTAAAAATCTCGGGTTTTTTGTTTTATATTAGCTCTGTAAGCATTGTTGGAGATGCGCCTGACTTGTAATCAGGAGAAATCAGTTCGATTCTGGTACGGAGCTCAAAAAGGTTCTTTGACATATTGGTCTTTATAGTGTTCCCTCGTCTAATGGCAGGACACGCGGTTTTGGTCCGTGGAATTGGGGTTCGAGTCCCTGGGGAACAACAATAAGGAAGAGTAATCACAACGGCTTGTGACTCCGTCTTGAAAACGGCAGGTACTGAAAGGTATGGGGATCGACACCTCACTCTTCCTCAACAATAACTAGGTGTAGCTCAGATGGTAGAGCGGGTGGTTTGGGACCATCAGGCCGCAGGTTCGATCCCTGTCACTTAGACAACGTCTTCGTAGCTCAGTTGGTTTTAGAGCACCTCACTTTTAATGAGGGGGTCACAGGTTCGAGCCCTGTCGGGGACACAAAAATTTAGTAAAACTGAGCGATTTATACCAAAAAATGGTTATATTTGCGTAAATAAACTAAAAAACACTCTTAGCTCAGATGGTAGTAGCGGTTGTCTTACATACAACAGGTCACAGGTTCGATCCCTGTAGGGTGTACAATAAGGGAGAGTTGAGCAATTGGTTGGCTCAGCAGACTGTAAATCTGTCGTCGTAAGACCTTGGGGGTTCGAGTCCCTCCTCTCCCACCACAAAAAGGACAAGTAGCTCAATTGGTAGAGCACCGCACTGTTAATGCGGGGGTTACAGGATCGTACCCTGTCTTGTCCGCAATAAGTTCACGTAGCTCAATTGGTAGAGCGCCGATCTGATACGTCGGAGGTAATGGGATCGTAACCCGTCGTGAACACTACGGAAGATAAACCTTGATGGCGATAGGGTCCGCCTGCTAAGCGAGATGTACCTTTGGGTATTTGGTTCGATTCCAATGTCTTCCGCAAAACGCCGATAGGAAAGGTTTCCGATCCGGGCTCATATCCTGGATGTCATTGGGTTCGATACCCTTTATCGGTACTACATGGTGTATGTAGCTCAGTTGGCAGAGTGCTTGATTGTGGTTCAAGAGGTCATGGGTTCGACCCCCATCATACACACAAATAGTTCACAACGGACAAGGCTTAGGCTCAAAGTGTGAGGTTATAATTCCTTATATTCCCTGAGGTGGGTGGCGAGTGGTTGACCAGAACTATTTATACCTTCGTAGCTTAATGGAAAAGCCTCAGAATACGAATCTGATGATTGGGAGTTCGACCCTCTCCGAAGGTACAAAAGATGATAGGAAGCGTAGAACAACGGACACGGAGGGGTGTTCGCAAGGGTACACACTAAGAATATATTTCTCTCTAAGGGTGTGTGAAGTCATACGATGGGATTCCTGATAAAGTTGTTCATCATCTTTTATTTACCCCTTTCGTATAATGGAAGTACAACACTCTTCTAAGGTGTCAGGTTGGAGTTCGAATCTCTGAGGGGGTACAACAAAATACGCGTCTCTGGTGTAATGGTAGCATGATGGATTCCAAACCCATCGGTCAGGGTTCGAGCCCTTGGGGACGCGCTAATTAAGGACAGGTAGCTCAGTTGGTAGAGCGTTGGACTGAAGATCCAAGCGTCGGGGGTTCAATTCCCTCCCTGTCCACAAAATAAAATTTGTAATTTCTAACAAAAACCATTATCTTTGTATAATGAAACATTTACCATACGAAGCTACAGGAAAGGCAATTAAGGGATATTCTGAATCAGAAACCGCTAGACGTGAAACAAATGACTGTGTGGTTAGAGCATTTGCATCGTCATTTGAAGTGTCTTATGATTATGCCCATAAGTTTGTTGCGGATGAATTTGGTAGAAGACCAAGAAAAGGAACTTACGGAACTGTATCAAAACTTGTCAAAATGGCCGACAGTTTATTTAAAGTTAATGGTAAAAAAGTTTGTCCTGTTGGTATTAGACACAACGATAATATGTTAAGATCTTTGATGTATGATGTTAAAGTGAAAGGGGAAATTAAAAAAAGAAATATGACTGTTGGGACATTTGTTAAACAAAATCCAAAAGGAACTTTTTTTGTTTTGGTTAGACGACACGCATTTACAATCAAAGATGGTGTTGTAATTGGTAATTGGGATGACGCTATAAAAACAAAAAGACCAATGAGATGTGCCTTCAGAATTAAATAAAAAAATAAAAAAATGAACCGTGTATTTAGAACGGTGGAAGGGGTTTCTATACCTGATATTGTAAAACATACTATTGATATTCTTAAAGAATGTCCATATGCTGAAATACACATTGGTACAGACTCACAAAACCATAGAAGATCAACCGTGTATGTTACGGCAATAGCATATAGATATGGTAACCGTGGGGTTCACTACATTTATCATAAACAAAAAATTAAAAAAATTCGTGATAAGTGGACAAGATTATGGAATGAAGCTGATTATTCGATCGAAGTTGCAAATTGGTTGACAAATAAAATAAAGGTTCAAGTTGAAATAGACCTTGATTACAATTATCAAGAAAAGTACTTCAGTTCGAAGTTAGTTGGTCCAGCGGTTGGGTGGGTACAATCGTTAGGTTATAAGGCAAATATAAAACCAAATAATCAAATTGCAACAAGAGCGGCAGACCACCACTGTCGTTAATTGGTCGGGTGTCTGATGGGTAAAGTCTCGGTCTGCAAAACCGTAGTATGTGGGTTCGAATCCCACCCCGACCTCAACAAAATGCCCCTATGGCGGAATTGGTATACGCGTGTGACTTAGGATCACAATCTTGCAGGTTCGAGTCCTGCTGGGGGTACAAATATTTTTATTAGTATATTTATACTAAAAGATTATTATGAAAAAGATTATAAGACTTACTGAATCAGATCTCGCTCGTATAGTTGGACGAGTTATTAAAGAAGAATATGATGAAGATGATGAAGTGGAGGTTACACCTGAAATGATTATCAAAATGCTTATGGATAGTGCCGAATCAACCCCACAAGAAAATTATGATGACCTATATGATTGGATGCAAGATGTATTTTCACCGGTTGAAAGTGAACTTGAGGATATGGGGTATGATATTGACGACCTTCGTATGACATATGATGATGTTATAATGAGTTTATGGGATGATAATGATGAAGATGATGAGGAATCATTATATGAATCAGATCTCGCTCGTATCGTTAAACAAGTTATTAGTGAATCTAAAAAGAATCTTAGTAAATCTGAAATATTGAAGATGTCAAAAGATGAGCTAAAAGATGTTTATGGTGAATTGGAAGTAAAAGGTGAGTATCACGGAAACAAAGGAACATTCCACCACTTCAAAAGAACTGCAATCGGAGATATTGTCTGTAGTTTTAGAACTGATGACTCAACACCATCAGGATTGAAAAGAAATACTCAAGGAATTAAAGTCAAAAATTTAGATTTTTAATAAAACTTGACACTTTTGAAATTATTAGTATATTTATAAAACAAATTAAAAAACCGCAAATGAAAAATTTACACATATTATTGATAGGGGGCGATTTAGCTGAAGCAACTTTCAAGAAGAGGGTGTAATATTTTATACATTTAATATTTAGAACCCCTCTTCCAAAAAAGAGGGGTTTTTTGTTTTAGGTTCTTTGAAATAATGGTAATAATGGTTCGGTGGTGGAATTGGCAATACACGACAGGTTTAAGCCCTGTTTCCCATTGAGGATTGTGGGTTCGAGTCCCACCCGGACTACAACAAAAACACATAAACTTTGGTTCCCACACAGCGGTGAGACGGGGTAAGTTATATACAATTTCTCGGGGCTGGAAGTAGAAAGCCAAAGAATGTGTTTTTTTAAAAAAAACTTTACAAAGTATTTGGTAGAACAAAATAAAAAATTTAATTTTGTAATAAATGAAGACAATTGAAGTTACATATCAAGAAATCAAAATGGCAACAAGGCCAAATGTGTATAAAAATAAAAAAAAATACACAAGAAAAGAAAAACATAAAAAAGATTTGGTAGATTAAAAAAAATCTTATATCTTTGTTAAACAAATGACGGGGGTAGGAAAATTAGTGTTGTGGATTCCTACTCCCGTGTAAAAGGGAAGAAAGTTCTTTGATTTAAAATATTGTGGTTGTAAGCAATGGGAAACTCGTTAAGTACATCAACCAGTTGGCTCAAGATGGTGAAACGAGAGTGTGAGTCAACTACTAAATCACAAAAAAAATGAAATAGGCAAGTGGCGGAATTTATGGCAGACGCTTAGGTTGATTCCCCGTAAGAAGTCACCGAGATATAGCTGGGGATGTCTCTTGAAAAGGGAACTATATCGTACAGGTTCGAATCCTGTTTTGCCTACACATCGCGGGATGTGGAAGATGGTTATCCGCTCGGTCTCATAAGCCGAGATCGCCGGTTCGAGTCCGGCTCCCGCAACTTAAAGGGTGGATAGGTGGAAGGGCCTTTCCTGAAAGACGGTTTACTAGGCCCGTGTCCACCCTACTGAATTTATGCTGACGTACCAGTGGATGCTTATATCATCTATACCTGTAGCGGTAAGTTGAAAACGTTGGTTCGAATCCAACCGTCAGTACGGGAGTGTATGCAGTAGAGATCTGCTTATGATGGTAGGGACAAACACTTTAAAAAAGGGTCCCAAAGAGATAAGCCGTTTAGTAGTTTTGGTCGATAAAAACTAACGGATTTTATAGTAATGGTTCACCGATCGAAACCAATACTCATGATGTCAGAAAGGTTGATCACCTAATTCATGTAAACACCGTGACAACACCCCAAAGTTGTCACACTTTTGCGGGAGTAGCTCAATTGGTAGAGTTCCAGCCTTCCAAGCTGGCTGTTGAGGGTTCGAATCCCTTCTCCCGCTCCAAGTTGGGCCTGATGCCGACGGCAGGTCGAGTGGTTTGCAACCACATCGTTTGGGTTCGATTCCCACAGTGTCCACCAAATAAACAAAAAAACAAAGTAGTGATGAAGGAAGTTTTGTCAGGAACTTTAAAATCAAGAAAAGTTAATTTTGTTCAGATTGAAAATAACAGTGATTTTTTAAGTTCTTTAAGAAAAAAAATAAAAAAAAGAATAAGTAATTTAAAAAAAACAATTAAATTTGTAAAAAAAAGAAGATGAGTTTCCCTACATCCCGGATTAGTGAGAAACTTAAAGAGGGACAAAAGTGGTACACAAGTCCACGACTCATCTTAATTTGGTCGGTTCATCTAGGGGTCAGGATACAAGGTTTTCATCCTTGTCACACGGGTTCGAATCCCGTACCGACTACAAACCTGTCAAGGTAGTACAGGAAGGTCAGGAGTGTAATGAGGCACGGTGCCAAGTCCTAAAGACACCACGGTCCAAGAGCAATTTGGACGCGAGAAGTTATAAGGTTGCTCATTGTAGGTTCGAATCCTACCCTGACTTCACGGTTCGGATCATCACCGAATAGTATGCCCAATACGATGAGAAATGAGGTGATACCTCATATGGGACTTCTGATAGATAAAGGATCTATTCGGTTTGACTAACCGCGGGAAATATCAAAGAGGGTTGAAGAACTACGTACCCTCGAGTCCAATTGGTCCATTGGTGTAGTGGCTAACATTCATCCCTGTCACGGATGAGCCGCGAGTTCGATTCTCGCATGGACCGCCAAACTTATTAAAAATTAACCATTATGAAAACTTTTCAAGACTTGGAATTTATAAAAATAAATGATGCACCGTTTATGGTTGGTAAAAAATCCCGTATGCATTTTGATAATGGGTTCGGTGTATCTGTTGTATCACACTCTTATTCATATGGGGGTCGTGATGGTCTTTATGAAGTCGCGGTCCTTGACTCTGACGACAATCTTACCTACGATACTCCAATAACCAATGATGTAATGGGTTACTTAACTGAACAAGATGTTACTAATGTCATGAAACAAGTTCAAGAGCTATAAAAGATGACAGTTTTTTTATTCATAACATTTTTAACGACACTTTTTTTGTTGAGAAAAAAAAGAAAGTTTTAAGTAGATAAAAAAAGGTCTCTTAGCTCATTAGGTTAGAGCAACTGACTCATAATCAGTAGGTGGTTGGTTCGATCCCAACAGGGACCACAAAAGTATTGAATATTTTAAAACAGAAATTATTATTTATAATATGCACCCGTAGCTCAGCTGGATAGAGCAACTGCCTTCTAAGCAGTAGGTCAATGGTTCGAATCCATTCGGGTGTACTTTTTTTTTATTTTTTTTTTGGAAATCAAAAAGTTTCCTGTATCTTTGTTGAAATAAATAACGATAAAGATATGACAACAGACATCACAGCACAGGTAAAAAATTACAACGGTAAAAATTCATTCATTTTGAAAATGAAAGACGCAATTAGTAAATATGGATCACTTACTGTGAACCAAAAATCTGCAGTAGAAAAAATTTTTAAGAATGTTGATGAAGTAAAGTCAGTTGAAATGACTGAAGATCTTAAGAAAATTGCATCCTATGACGGGCCAAATTCTTTTGTTTTGGATATTAAAAATAAACTTACTCAATATGGTAAACTTTCTGAAAAACAAATTTCGGCTGGTTTGAAGCAAATCGACAAAGAACAAAACAAAACTGTTGTTCGTAAAGTTAATGTACCAGCAATTGGTGATACTATCAAAGTTGGTAGAAAAATTGGTCAACAACTTAAAGAAAAATACGGTCTTAATTTTAACCCAATTTTGTTGGACATCACAAAAGTTTTATCGTTTTCTGCTAAAGCTGTAAAATTTTCAGGTAAAATGACCGTAAAACGTGGTGACGTTTGTGTGTGTTGTGCAAAAACTCTTACCGATGAGTTTTCAATGTTAACTAAAATGGGTAAGACATGTGCGAAACACATGGGTGTTGAGTACATCACAGACGCAAGTGAGGCGGATAAATTCCGTGAAGAGTACCTACGTCGTGTTGAAGAAATTGGTGAAATGGAATTTTGGGTTCCAAATTCCCAAATTAAATCTTGGGAAGGAGACACTAATGTTCTTCAAAAAATGTCACACCTTTGGTTCAAATAAAAAAAAAGTGGGGTTTGTTCATCAATAGAACGGCCCCACTCATTTTGTATTTTTTTGTTAAAATTTTTTATTATTTATATTATAAACATCATCACATGGACAACTCAATCATAGCGGCAATATTAACACCAATAGTTCTATTTGGTATTTTTCTTTATTTCTACTTTACAGATAAAGAATACTAAAGTTTTATTTTATATCGGTAGACTCTAAAAGTGTGTAAGAAAATTTGTTACCATGGATTTTTGCCGCTTTTTTACATATTGACATAAATTCATCAAAATCTTTAACTCTTTTAAATACCTGACATCCTTCGGACCAATTTTCAACCCAAGTCGAGTCCTGACCGGCTTTGTGTATGTTAATACCAAACATTCCTGTGTCTGTTTTAGTTTCTTCAAAAATTAAATCTTTATTAGAATCTCTCCAAACTGTTACATTACCTAATCTTTGGCAAAGAGCGTCGTATTTCCCTTGATGTTTATCAATTTTCCAAACACCTCGATACTGGCCGGGTACTAATCTTGCAACGCCATTTTTGTTGTGAAATTCCATGACCCCTTTTTTACCAGGATCACATGTTGCCATCCAACAATGAAATTTCCAACTGCCTGTTTCGTCTTTATAAGTTATCGTTAGACAATCATCAAAAACATTTGTGACTTTGTCAGCAACACTTGGTTCATTATTTCTAACACCAACAATATTTACATCATAACCTTTGTTAGATGCGTCGTCAAACCATTTAAAATTTTTTGATTTGACAGTAGTTTCTATTTGTTCTTTTGTATAACACATAATATATTTTTTTTTATAAATATAAAGTTTTTCAAAAAGTAAATAGTTTGATAATATTTATTAATATGTCAAAATTGTCTAAAGTATCTTTTTTTATTTCGATAGTGATTATGTCAATTTATTTTGTGACACAATCTTTACTTGTGACAGGAAACATAAGTTATAGTAAAAATATCGGTTATGCTGGATATATATGTTTTTTACTTTTTGTATCTTTTTTTGGGATTTACATTTATGAATATTTGAAAAAAAACAAAAAAATAAAAAAAAGAAGTGATTACGTTAAAAAATTAAATGAAACATTAATATATCAATCATTAAATTCTTCTTTTTTCGAAGGTAACACGTCAGAAGGCGCTAAAGTTCTAACTAAAGAAGTCAGTAATTCAATCAATGCTGACAGATGCTCAGTTTGGTTGTACAATACAGACAGAACTTCAATTATTTGTCAACAATTGTATTCCAAAAAAACTGACAGCTGGGAACAAAATTATGAATTATTAAAAGAAGATTATAAACCTTATTTTTTATCTCTTTTATTAAATCCTATCATAGTTGCAAATGATGCAAGAAATCATAGTGCAACATCATGTTTTAAAGACACTTATCTTGACCCATTGGGTATTAAATCTATGCTTGATGTTCCCATTTCCTACAAGGGAGACACTATTGGGGTAATATGTATTGAAAATTTTGATTTTAGAATTTGGGACCAAGTTGAAATTGATTTTGCTCAAATGTTATCAGCATTATATTCATTTGCATATTCAATAAAAGAAAATAATAATGTTAATAAGACAATTGATGATATTGAAGGATTTATAGATCATTCGGTATTAGTAAGTAAAACGGATTCTAAGGGTAAGATAGTTTATGTGAATAAAAAGTTTGAAGATGTTTCTGGTTGGAAACTTAGTCAGGTAATAGGAAAAGATCATAACATTGTTAATTCAGGAAAACATACCAAAAATTTTTGGAAAGACATGTATAAAACAACAGTAGAAAAAAGAAAGATTTGGAACCAAATAGTTACAAATAAAACAAAAAAAGGTGAACTTTATTGGGTTGATTCTTATATAATGGCAGAATTTGACGAACAAGATTGTTTAAAAGGGTTTATGTCTATAAGGTATGATGTTACAGATTTGATAAAAAAAACTGAAGAAATAGCGAAGAAAAATGTTTATTTGGAACATGCCGCAAAAATATTAAGACATGATATGCATTCAGGAATTAATACTTACATACCAAGAGGGATAAGTTCGTTAGAAAGAAGATTGAGTGATAACCAAATTCAAGAATATAAATTGGAAGCCCCTTTGAAAATGTTGAAAGAAGGTCTCAAACACGCTCAGAAAGTTTATAAAGGTGTTTATGAATTTACTAATTTAGTAAAAAAAGATTCAGTGCTCAACAAAACTAAAGTAAACTTAAAAGAAATATTAGAAAGTTACCTATCAACAACATCATATAAATCACAAGTTGTAATTGATACTTTAGAAGACCATGAAGTTAATGAACCTTTATTTTGTACCGCCATCGATAATTTAATTAGAAATGGCCTCAAATATAATGACAATGATAACAAATTTGTACATTTATATATGGAAGATTTTCAGTTGGTAATTCAGGATAATGGAAGGGGGCTGTCACAAGAAGAATTTGACAATTTATCGAAACCATACGTAAGAAAAGAAAACCAAAAAGAAAGTGGTAGTGGTTTAGGTTTAAATATATGTTTAGCAATACTCAAAGAACACGGATTCAGCGTTTCTTGTGAAAAAAACCATATAGGCACTAAAATTAAAATTAAATTCAAATGAAAAAAATTTTTTTATTATTCAACTTTTTATTTATAACTTTTTTGTTACACGGACAAAATTCTTACCCAATCCAAACAATTTTAAAGGGTGATTCAGTTGTAATTTATACCACAGATCAATCAAATGATTTGAATTTGACAATAGAAAATCAAAGATTCTTATCATCTACTTATAAAACTAAACTTGAAGACTATAGTAAAAAAATTGACAGTTTAGAAAAAAACATAAATAATAAACAGATGGTAATAGATAGTTTATATTTAACACATAAAAATCAAGACAGTTTACAACAAAGATTATACGTACTTGAAAATTGGTTAATAAAAGCATCAATTGACAACTCTTACATTTATATGTCATGGCCAGATCATACTATTAAATTTGTGGATTTAACATTATATACAGTTCATTGTAGTATGCAAAATGGTACTTTAAGAATGATTAGAAGAGGACCAAATGATGAATTTGAAATTTGGAAAGGATTAAATTATATTAGAAAAGAAAGTCCAGAAATTGGTTGGGAAATGAAATATACTGAAGACGAACGACCAATAGTAAAAAATCTACCAATAAACATAAAAATTAACGACTACAAATAAGATGAAAAAAATAATTTTTATTCTTTTAATATTGTTTTCATTCTACAATATAACAATCGCACAAGGACTTATCAAAAATAAAAAAGAAATTACCGAGTCTATGTGGGATCAAGGAGTGCCTGTCTTACCTGAAGATGAATATATTTCATCTTTAATTGATAAAGTTGGATTCGATAACTTAAGACAAAGAAATAAAGCCGTTAACAAAGAAGAAGCTAAATTGTGTAGAGAAATTGGTATTGCTTTTTACAATAGAGAAATGTATGAAGCTGCTGATTGGTATTTGGAAAGAGTACGAGGTTTTGTTGAAGTTGTTGAACTTGAACCTGAAATAGTTTTTGAAACTAAAAAAGAAGAAACCGAAGAACCTTCAGAAGATTTATCTGTGGAAGATTTGAAAAGTCTACAGTCAGACAAGGTTTTTTTACAAAACCTACCAAAAAGTTATGAAAATGTTTCACCTACAGATATGAAAAAATTGGCAGAAGAAATTGAAGGTCAAATAGAAAAACTTATTAAAGAAAAGGAAGAATTACTAAAAAGACACGCTCCTAAAGAAGTGATAGATGCTAAAGATGCGACTATAGGGTCATTAGGAAAAGAAAAAAAAATCATAGACCTATCAATAGATAAAGACAAACTTAAAAATGAAACAAAAGTTTTGGGTATTGAAAAAAGAAATTTGAAATTTTATTTAAATTGGGCAATAGCTATAGGTTTGATATTAATATTAATAATATTTGTTTTAATACAGAGAAAAACTATCAAAGGACAGGATAAAGAAATTGATAAACAACTAAATGACATAAATACTAAAAACACGTATTTAGAACATGCGGCAAGAATAATCAGACATGATATGCATTCTGGTATAAACACATATATTCCAAGGGGTATATCTTCTTTGGAAAAAAGGCTGACTGTCGACGACATGAAAAATCTTAAGATCGAAGGTCCAATAAAGATGATTCGTGAAGGTTTAAATCACACCCAAAAAGTTTATAAAAATGTTTATGAATTTACAAATTTAGTTAAACAAAATGTTGTTTTAGAAAAAACCAAACAAAATATAAAAAATACTTTAGAACAGTTTTTTGTAAAAACATCATACTATAATCAAATCAAAATAAAGAATCTCCCGACTTTAGAAATTAATGAAGTTCTTTTTTGTGGGGCAATTGAAAACTTTGTGAAAAATGGTCTAAAATACAATAATAACGAAAATAAAGAAGTTTTAATTTTTGAAGAAGATAATTATATAGTAGTACAAGATAATGGTATTGGTATGACATCAACTGAATTTGAAAAACAAATTAAAATAGTTTCTAAAGAAGATATTGGTGAAATCGGTTTAGGCTTAAATATTTCAATTGCCATTTTAAAAGAACACGGATTTAGTGTTGAATGTGAAAAAAATGAAATTGGAACTAAAATAAAAATTAAATTTAAAAGTTAAAAAAATGATTGATTCTATTTTATTAGTTGATGATGAGGATTTATTCCACTTGGTGTTTGAAGACGCTTGTTCTTTATTGGACATAAGTTTATCTTTAAAATCTATAAATAGTGCAGATGAAGCGGCATCAATGTTTAAAAAATGGTTAGAAGAAAAAACACCAGAAAGTAGACCTGAATGTGTTTTTGTTGATCTTAATATAATTGGTAGTTCATTTGATGGTATTGAACTTATAAGAAAAATAAATTTCGAATACGGAAATCATGTTGTAATAGGAATTATTTCATCATCTAACGAACCAGAAGAACAAGCTAAAGCACTACAAGCAGGTGCACAATTTTGGATTATAAAATCTGATGAAATTGAACCTAGACTTGAAGAATTCAAAAAAGATTATGATCAGTATAAAAACAGAACCGCACCATTTAAAGTATACAAATGATTAAAATAGATAGTAATACTAAAAAAACTTTAATTGATCTTTATAACAAAAAGGGTATAGGTCTTGAAGGTAATATTACTAAACTTATAGATGTTGAAAACGACGAAGAGTTCAAAACGTATTTAAAAGAATGTAAGGCTAAAGACGAAGAAAAAAGAAAAAAACGTCTTGACATGACAAAAAAAATACAAAAACAAAATGAAGATTTGGTTGTTGCAAACACAGAAAACAATAGAATTATGGAGGAACTTCAACAAAGTTTACTTGAAGTTGAAGAATCCAAAACAATTTTTGAAAACCAAAACAAAGAACTCAACGATTGGAAAAAAGAAAATTTAGAACTGACTGAAAAATTACAAATTGAAATGTCAAACGCTGAAATGGCTAAGTTAGAAGCCTTGAAGGCTAAGGAAATGGCGGAAAATGATTTAGACTTGTTACAGAAAAAAAATCAAACAGAACTTATTTCTACTATAGTCAGAGTTGCTTTATGGGTAATTGTTGGTGTTGGTATAATTACTACTGGTGTTTATATGTTCACTTTATTATTAGGTAAAGACACACAGGTTATTAGTGCTGCGTGGTCAAATATTTTTGGTATTTTACTTACCAATGCATTTTCAATAGTGGGTACTATTATGGGGATTAAATATGCAACTGAAAATAAACAATAAAAAATAGATTATGTTACTTAAAGTAGGATCAGAAGGGGCTGATGTAAAAAAACTCCAAGAAAAATTAGGTGTTGAAACAATAGGAAAGTTTGGACCTAAAACCGAAGCTGCGGTAAAAGCATGGCAAAAAGCAAATGGATTAAAAGATGATGGTATTGTTGGTGATGCAACTTGGAGCAAAATGTTTGGGGAATCTACCCCAAAAACAAATGTTATTAAAGAAGATGTTGTTATACCAAGTGGTGGTCCTTTAAATATTGAAAAGTTAAAAGGACACATACCTGATTCTGTTTTGGCCCAAATTCCGGAAACCGCAAAAAAATTTAATATTACAAACAATTTAAGATTAGCACACTTTTTATCACAATGTGGTCATGAATCTGGTGGATTCAAAGCTGTCAGTGAAAATTTAAATTATTCAGCCGATGGTTTAAAAAAGATTTTTGGAAAATACTTTCCGGGTAACCTGAATGAATCTTACGCTCGTAAACCCGAAAAAATTGCGTCCCGTGTTTATGGTAACAGGATGGGAAATGGTGATGAGGCGTCAGGCGAAGGATATAAATTCAGAGGTAGGGGTTACATCCAACTTACAGGAAAAAGTAACTATACAAATTTTTCTAAATTTATAGGTGAAGATTGTGTTTCAAATCCTGATTTAGTTGCAACAAAATATCCTTTAGCGTCTGCGGCATTCTTTTTTGATTCAAATAAATTGTGGTCTATTTGTGACAAGGGAGCCGATGATGCCACTGTTACATCTGTAACCAAAAGAGTTAATGGGGGAATTTTAGGTTTATCAGACAGAATTAAACACTTTAAAGAGTATTATAACCTTATTAAGTGATATTTATAATAAAATAAACCATAAAAAACAAATTTTATGAAATTAACTAAAGAACAAATTATGGGAATTATCAGACACGGACTAACATTCGTAGGTGGTATTCTTATAATGAAAGGGCTTGTTACTGAGTCAGTCGTTGCAGACATAACTGGTGCACTTATGACTTTAACAGGTGCTATTTGGTCTATTGTTGATAAAAAATAAATTGTGTAAATAGACTTAAAAACCCTCGATAATTTCGGGGGTTTTTATTTTTGTAACATATTTATTATATAAAAATTAAATTTATGAAAAAGTTGATAACTGAAAACGAAAAAAATAGAATTAGAAAAATGAATTCTATTGATGAAAGTTTATTTTCAGATGTGTTGGCATCAATACAAAAATCAGAAACTTTTCAGGATCTTAAAAAGAAATTCAAGGAATTAACGGGTGTTGACTTTGAAGAAAAAGAAAAGTCGGGAGATGTAAGCAAAGATTTCAAAAATTATAAAATTACCGAACCTAATGATGATGACATCAAGTTTTATAAAAAAATACTTGAAAAATTGGACGCACCTAATACTAAAGAAAATTTAGCGTTTCTTTACGCGTGGAGACAAGCGGAGGGTGCAAAATCCGCCTTTAACCCTTTTAATACCACACAAGAAATGGATAGTTCAACATTTATGAACTGTCTGAAGAAAAAAGATAATAAGTGTATTGGGGGAGTTAGAAATTATAAATCTGAAAAAGATGGAATAGATGCTACAGTCAAAACTTTGAAAAATGGTAGATATGATTGTATTGTTAATGGTTTACAAAAAAATAAAGGGTCAAAAGATATCGCCAAATGTAGTTCTTTAGATACTTGGGGAACAAAAGACGGTATTTTAAGAGTTTTAGATGGTGGTAAAATAAATCCACCTGAAATATCAAGATCCACAATAAAAAAAGTTGATTAATATGGAAGAATACGTAGGGATTATTATTGCGTTTATAACAGGTGTGTTGGGACCAATATTACTTTTATACTTGAAAAACAAATTAGAAAAAAAAGAAAAGCCAGACATGGTCAAAGACACTCTGAGAGTTGCTGAGTTGGTAAATAATAAAATTGAACATATTCGTGAAGAATTTAATGCCGATCGTGTTTGGGTTACACAATTTCATAATGGTGGTAATTTTTATCCTACAGGTAAATCAATGGCAAAATTTTCAATAATGTATGAAACAGTAAATTCTGGCGTTTCTTCAGTTCAAACTAATTTTCATAATATACCTGTTAACCTTTTTTCTAAGTCTATAAATCAATTATTAAATAACGATACTATTGAAATTGCCGACTACAAAGATGAAACAATAGCAACTTACGGACTAAAATATATTGCTGAAGATACAGGTTGTAAATCAAGTTACTTATTTGCAATAAAAACAATTGATGAAAAGTTTATTGGTACATTAGGTTTAGATTATACCAAAAGAAAAACTAAATTAGATATTGAATCTATAAATCATTTATTGGTTCACGCAACGTCTTTAGGTGGTGTTTTGATGACACACTTGTCTGAATAATTTTTTATTACAAAAAAATTTATTATTTTTGTAGTATGAATATTTTTTTTCTTGACTACGATACCCAAAAATGTGCACAATATCATTGCGATAAACATGTGGTCAAGATGGTATTAGAAACTGCACAACTTTTATGTGGGGTTCATCATACAACCCCCCAAGTTACCCCCCAAGTTCCCTACAAGTTATCCCACAAAAATCACCCATGCGCAATATGGACTCGTGAAAGTTTATCAAACTACTTATATCTTTGTGATCTTGGTTTAGAATTATGTAATGAATATAGTTTTAGATATGGTAAAACACATAAGTCACAACAAGTAATCGAGTGGTGTCTTGATAATAAACCAAACATAGTTGATAAAGGTTTTACCACACCACCAAAAGCAATGCCCGATGAATATAAAGTTTTTGACGTTATTGAATCTTATAGAAACTACTATCGTGGGGCAAAAAAAAGTTTTGCTTCATGGAAAAATAGACAAATACCCGATTGGTTTCAAACTGATGAAGTATTTATATGATAAAATCATATATGAAAGGTTTATTAAATGAACATTTGACTAGAATAAGATCATTGATGTCTATCAATGAATCTTTAGTTGATGCATACCCAAAATTTTCGAAAAAAATATTTGATGAAGTAGACCCTACTTGGGGTGGTGGGCCAAATTCGCATTCATCAAGACACCCTGATGCATCCGGCAAAGATTGGTTTAGTAATAACGCATACGACATCATGGCACCTGAAGGGACACCAATATATTCAATATCGGAAGGTTATGTTGATAAAATTACCGACAATCCACCAGGTTTAAGATCAGTTGGTGGTAAGAGAATTTATGGGGACAGTTTAACCATTAGAGGAACAGGGGGTGATCCCGATGTTTTCTACACACATGTAACAAAAATTGTTGTTGAAGAGGGACAATACGTTGATAGGGGTCAATTATTAGCATTCATAATCAAAGGGGAGTTGGGTATACCTGAACACGTTCATGTTGCAGTAAAAGTTGGTGATGTGAAAGATTTCTTAGATGTTGATGGAAACATAAACAGAGTCAATATTGATTTAGTGGATAGACTAAAAATCTTACCAACAAACAAGGAACTTGAAGTGACAACCGACCCAAAAACAATAATGGGCGCTGCGGCCGGTCTTACCGCATCAGCTATAAGTTCTTTAAATATTAATAGACCTGAGTCTGACATCAGTGGCATTGCAACAAGATTCGGTATTAAAGATACTGATGTTAACATGGATTCGGTATCAGGTGTTTTGAATAAAATAATATTATCTTCTGAAGGTCTTGGTACTGATGAAACTGGAATTCATGATGCAATAAAGAAATTAAAAAGTTGTTATGAACTTGATGAAATTAACAAAATTGTAGAAAGAAAAGAAATCGACGGAAAAAAATACAAAGACATTTATGATTATATAAATAGTGAAATGAATTATGGTGATGAGCTGTTTGTAAAAAGTTTAGTAAAAACCATAAATAATATATGTCCTGATACCGTAACTGATAAAGGTACTCAAATAGTGAAAGTAACAAGATCATCATCTTTAGGATCTGGAATCGATAGAGTCAGTCCTATAAAATTATTAAATGATCTAAAATCATATGGATTATCTGATAAGGCCGCCAAAGGTGTTGTTGCGAATGCTTTTGGTGAAAGTGGGTTTAACGTTAAGGCTAAAGGAGATTCTGGACCCAACGCCGAAAACAACACAAGATCAATAAATATAGATGGTAAAAAATACTGTTCGTTTGGATTGTGGCAATATAATGTCTGTGGTGGTATGGGGGTTTCTTATTTGAAGAACTATAATATAGATGTTGACAGATCAACAGACGCTGAAAAAATCAGGGTTCTATTTGATTATAATAAACAAATTGAATTTATGTCTAAAAGAATTAAAGAAGAACAATCCAAAAGCGAAAAAGATGTTAGAACATGGATTGATTGGATTGTTGATAATGTAGAAAGACCATCAGATAGATACGGTGCAAAAATGAAAAGACAAGAATTTGCAAAACAACAAGGTTGGTCTTAATTTTTTTTTAGTACCTATTGTTTTATAGTTTTATTATTTATATAATTAAAAAAAAAGAAAAAATGGAAGATATCAATCAATTAGAAAATGAAATTTTTGCCTACATCAATGATAAAGGTCAAGAAGTTTTTACACCTAATTTTGAATTTGCGAACATCATGGCAAAAAAATATGGTACTTTAAAAGTTTTTGTACAAAAATTTTAAAAAAAAAATTACAAAGTACTTGACAGATACAAATAAATGTAGTAACTTTGTAAAACAAATCAGGAAAAGACCTGAAACGTTCTTTGAAAAATAGATTATCCGTTCAGGAAAAGTTTTGTCAGATTCTATGACAAGTAATTGGAATGAAATTTCCATCTTTGAATGATAAAGATATTGGGCCGTGTATAGTCCATAAAATAAACTACGAAAGTAGGATAAAGTGAACCCTTAAGTGTGTTGGGTTTGCGGCTTCTTCGGGAGCTTGAGTACACAAGCGGGATACCATTTTGGCTTTAGTATTGAGGGCAACGCTGTAAAGAATAAGGCAAAATGATTTGGCGATGTGGGTCGTCTGATTGAGGTGGGAACACCAATAGGAATAACCCGTAGGAATATTGCAAGACTCAAAGTCATCCAACTTTAATATTGCGTTTTCCAATATAATAGGTTACTTAAAACCAAGTGGAAGGACCACAAGGTAAGATGTAGAACGAGTGGTGTCGCTAACATCCTTCACTCAGGTTTACCAAAACCCGGTGATGAAGTAGTCTAAAAATATGGAGGTAGGGATATCTCACGGAGTAGTTGAGTATCGACTCGTTCAAAAGATGGGTTGGCTCGGTTGGCGGACCACTACTTCGACAATCCACGACACAAAACTTATGACTATTGAATTAAGTCCATTAATTAATACATTAAGGAAAAGTGTCCGTCAGGTTTGGATGAAAGGTGACTACATAGTAATGAGCCGTTCATTGCACACAGAGATCCCAAGTCGATGTGTAATTATCCGAAAAACCTTTAGTCCCGCAAGGACGAGTTGGGAAGGCATTCTCGAAAAGAGTAGATTAGGATGAGAGTAATTCAAACCTTAAGGAGTGGTAAACCTAAAAGACCGTCACTGAGAAATACTTCTCAAAAGGAAGTGGATAAGAGTAGAAACAATAATGACTCTAAAGGTTCTCACACAAACGTGTAATCTCAGCGTTTTATTTTAATGGAGCCACCGGTAAAGAACATTAGGGACTGATAGTCCCTTTTTTGTTTTATAATATTTATATATATGACAACAATTCACGAAGTCCAACAAGTTCTAACAGTAAACACTCCTTTTGGCGAAGCTCAAGTTTTATTTATTATTGATTATGGAATCCATAGAAATTCAATATGGGTATGTTCATCATTTGATGATGGTAAAATAAGACATTTTGATACCAATCAGATATCTGTTACAATAAATCATACATTAAATTTCAATATGAAAGATAAATAATTGCTTTTTCTGATTTATCATATATTTATTATTAAAAATATAATAAAATAATAAAAAAAACAAAATTAAAATTATGAAAAGAATTGTTAGATTAACTGAGTCAGATCTTACTAGAATAGTAAGAAGAGTTATTAGCGAACAAACAAAACCATCGGCTAAGGATTATTTTGTCAACGAAAATCAAACTTCAATGCCAGGAGGGACAAACTTTTTTGCCGTAACTTCGGTTGGAGCTCCTACACCAATTAAAGATGGAAATTACAAAAGTTTCCAAGTAACTGTTTCAGGTGTCCAATATTATAAAAGTACTAGTGGTGAAGGATGGAAAAAAACAAGAAATTTTACAGAAAAACTACAACACAGATGTGGAGCTAAAGCTAACTTTTGGGCCGCAGAGTGGAATGGTGGTATTCCTGAAGTAGATACGGGTTCTGCGGGATATGTATCAAAAATGGGAGGTGGATTAGAGTCGACTTCAAATACGTACTGTAATTCAAAAGGAGCTAAGAACCAATCAAGTATTGGACTTATGTAATCAAAATACAAACAAATAAAAAAACCCTCAATTGAGGGTTTTTTTATTTTATTAATATAGTTCTTGATTATTTGTCAAAAACATTTGTATCACTATCGGTGAACATTTCATTAAAATCCCTAGTATCTACAGAATATACCCCTTTGTAGTCATCACCATCCTTCCAAATAATTTGTAACTTAGGGTAGTTAGGATTATCTTTCAAATTGATGATCATTAATTTTTCTGTAATATCATTGTAATACCCTGTTTTATCTGTTACTGAAAAAAATGCAAAATCGGCGTTAGATTTAATCATTTTAATATCTAAAGTGTATGTTTTATCAACGATAGAGTCATTTTGGTCGTAATCATAAAAATGATGACTTAATACGTTTTTATCAAAATCAAAAGTATAAATTTGAAATCCTTCAGTGATAGAATCACTAATTTTATTTTTGAATGAACCTACAGACATTGGGAAATCGGTATAATCAATCTGTTTTGTTGAATTAACAAAGATTTGTTTGGTCCCATCCAAAGGTTGTGATTTTGTCCCTGTGAATACTTCTTTAGTAACAAAAGATGAAAAAAGTACTATTGATAAAAGTACGAAGATGGATTTGAAGATTGTTTTCATGGGTTTTTATTTTTTAGTTATTAAATTATTAATAATACAAATATATGTGGTTTTTTTTAATTTACAAACACAAAATTTGTTTTTTTTCTTTTTTCCCCATCAAATATGATGGGGATTTCAGATGGTGGAGGCGGAGGGACTCGAACCCTCGTCCATAATATCCTGTCAGATAAGGACTACATGTTTAGGTTGATATTTTCTAATATCCCAAAATAGTTGATTTGTTCTTCACCATCGTAAATCAACAACCAATGGTCCCGAATCGGATTTAGAGAGCCATCCGGTGTGCTCTATCAAACTACGACTTCTGTTGCTAGGTTATATGTCTGCCGACCCCCCGTTTCCGTAAACTTCTTAAGCTACAGTAACTTCAGAACCTCTTACTAATCCAAGAGTTTCCATTTTGTTTAGCACATTGCCAGTTGTTTTCTAAGTCAGTTTTTAAAGAGATTAACTCAGTCCCTACATGCCCTTATTCTTCAGCCAATACCTGTCAAATCCAAAAACGCCCCCATATTTTCAATGAACTTTTAATATAAATATTATAAGTACAAATATAAGTACTATTTTAATTATATCCAAATTTGGGTATATTTATTTTTAAGATGTCTGAACACAGTGAAATATACGATTTTTTGAAAAAAGTTTCCAAAGGTGACACATCATTTATGCCATATAGTAGATGGAATTTACCTTACCCAATTTATGATATAAAGTATAACAGCCAATCACCAGCGTCAAGTGTTATTTGGATTGAATTTGAAAATACCGAAAAATATTTAAATGCCTTAGGGATCGATGATGATGAAGATATATTTGTTTGGAATAGATTTATGGAAAATTACTATTATGACGATTATGATTACTACCGTTATGAAGAAGATTGGAAAGAAGGTTATATTATAAAAGATTTCAATCCTGAAAACATCCGATTAGTTGAAAATATACTTATGTTATCTAATCCTTCATTAAGTCTAGATATTAATAATGATGAAAGTTGTTCTAATGTTTCCTTGTATTTGTCAAGAAGATTTGATGATATTGATTACATTATTAGTGAATTTGGTAATCTAAATGAAGATTGTAAACGAAGAGCGGTAGTTGACGTTTTAGATAATGAAACTAAAAATCCATTTCGTAAATTTGGTATCACTGAAATTTATAAAAGACACAGATTCAAAACTACTGTTAATGTGTTATTACATTGGTATAACGTAATTGACAATAAAGAATTAGACCTAATTGAATTATTACAAGAACTACTGAAAAAATTTGATAATGAAAGTAGAGGTAATTGGTATGAGTTAGAATATAATGTTTGGTGTGATGATTTTGACAATGAATCGTTTCAAAAGGAAACAAAAAGAAACTTAGAAAAAATTATAGAAAATTTGGAAGAAAGTATTGAAGGAAAGGTTGATCTTGAAACAATAAATTCCTTATATAATAAAGTCATAAGTTTGGGTGGGTTTGGTAGATGGATTAATATTAAAGAAAAGAAAGCTGAAGTTAACTTTAGAGATTTGGATACTAAAAAAGGGATACTAAAATTTTACTATAGAAGCCCACAAACCGGAAAGGCAACTGAAGAAAGGTCTGTCAAAAATTTGGAAGAACTCAACTTATCACTTTATCAACCTGAGCTTTTTGAGCATGTAAAAAAAATCAAGAAAATTATATTGTAATTGTTAATTAATTTTCATAAATTTGTATAATGGAAAGAAATTATAATTTACTCAAAGAAGTTTTGTCGGTGCCGTCTAAGACTTATCAAGAAGATTTGTTAATACAATTTATTTGTGATTGGTTGGACCAAAACAATTTTGATTACTTTGTTGATGATTTATATAATATTTATGTAACTAAACAAACTGATGAATCTGTTGAGTTTTTTCCTTGTGTAGTTGCACACACAGATACTGTACACAACATAGATAAAATAAATGTAAAAGAAGAAATGTTACCTGACGCCCAAGGTAATGTAAAACTTTCTTTAAAAGCTTATAATGACGAAGGTAATCCTACAGGTATTGGTGGTGATGATAAGTGTGGTGTTTATGCTTGTTTAGAATTATTGAAAGAAATACCCAATTTAAAAGCTGCTTTTTTTGTGGCTGAAGAAACGGGATGTAAAGGGTCTTTCAATGCGGATCCAAATTTCTTTTCAAATGTTGGTTATGTAATTCAATTTGATGCTCCCGAAAACAACATGATTTCAGAATTCCTTATGAACAGACCAATGTTTGATAGAAATAGTGAATTTTTTAATGTTGGTGGTAAATTAATTACTGAACATTTTCCAAGTGACACAAAATATCACAAACATCCTTACACGGACATTTATCCTTTGAACCAAAAATTTGGTATGTCATGTTTTAATGTTTCCATAGGTTACTACAATTACCACACAAAAAACGAATATGTTGTCGTAGATGACACCTATAATGGAATCAAGGTTGGTAAGTTAATGATTGAAGAATTAGGTTGTACTAAACATTAAAAAAGGAGGACTTTTAATCCTCCTTTTTCTTTCTACCTTTTTTCTTGGGTTCAGGTTTAGATCTATCTTCTATACTTATTGTTTGTGTTTCTCCTTCTCCCTCAACAAATAACATATAATCAGTTCCTTCGACAACTTCGTTTGTTAGAATTTTTTCAGAAATAAGATCTTCTATTTTATCTTGTATTGCTCTTTTTATTGGTCTTGCACCATATTGGTCATCAAACCCAACTTTTGATATGAAATCAATGACAGAATTTTCATATGAAACTTTGTATTTCATAGATGATAATCTAGAAATGAGTTTATCAATTTCTAATTTAACAATTTTATCTATGTGATCTTTTTTAAGTGAATTAAAAATAATAACGTCATCAATTCTATTTAAAAATTCAGGTGCAAAAAACTTACTTAATTCTTTTTTAAGAATGTCTCTTTTATATTCTTCTTGGATTGCATCACTATTATTATTTGTTTTAAAACCAACACCACTACCAAAATCCTGTAATTTCTTTACCCCAATATTTGATGTCATAATTATTAGGCAATTTTTGAAATTTATTTTTCTGCCTAATCCGTCAGTTAAATGGCCATCATCCAACAATTGAAGTAATGTGGAAAAAACATCTTTATTTGCCTTTTCAATTTCATCAAACAAAATTACAGAATAAGGTTTGTTCTTTACTTGCTCTGTTAATTGACCCCCTTCTTCATGACCAACGTATCCTGGTGGTGATCCTATCAAACGTGAAATGGTATGTTTTTCTTGAAACTCACTCATATCTACCCTAATTAAACTATCTTCACTACCAAATATTTCTTTTGCCAATTGTTTTGCTAAAAAAGTTTTACCAACACCTGTTGATCCTAAAAATATAAAAGAACCAATTGGTCTATTTGGATCTTTTATACCTACCCTATTTCTTCTTATAGATTTAGAAATTTTACCTACAGCTTCTTCCTGTCCAATTACATTTTTATTTAATGTTGTTTCAAGATTGACTAAAGAATTTTTTTCATCAATGTTTATTTTACTAACAGGAATTTTAGTCATGTTGGACACAACTTCGTAAATTAGTTCTTCAGGTATACCCCTTTTACTATTTTTAAGGTCTTCTTCAAATTTCTTTTTTTCTTCTTCAAGTTTTAAGAGAATACTTCTTTCACGATCCCTAAGTTCTGCCGCTTGTTCATAATTTTGTTTTTTTATGACATTAAGTTTTTCTTGTTTAATTTCTTGGGCTTCTATTTTCAATTTTTCAATTGACTCGGGTAGTTTAATATCTATTTGCATTCGTGACCCAACCTCATCTAAAATATCAAAAGCTTTATCTGGAAATTCCCGATCGGTAATATATCTATCCGCTAGCTCAACACATAACCAAAGTGAATCATCAGTGTAATTAACTTTGTGATGTTCTTCATACTTCGATTTACTTTGTTTCAGAATTTCAAAAGTTTCTTCTTTTGTTGATGGATCTACAATAATTTTTTGAAACCGTCTTTCTAAAGCCCCATCTTTTTCGAAATGTTTTCTATACTCATCTAAAGTGGTTGCTCCAATACACTGTATTTCACCTCTTGAAAGTGCTGGTTTAAATATGTTTGATGCATCCAAAGAACCCGAGCTATTACCGGCACCAACCATAGTGTGAATTTCGTCGATAAAAAGAATAATGTTAGGCGTGTTTTGAAGTTCTTCTATTATAACTTTCATTCTTTCTTCAAACTGACCTCTATATTTTGTTCCAGCAACAATAGAATTTATATCTAAGGAAACTATCCTTTTATCTACTAAATTTTTTGGACAATCGCCACTATAAATCATCATTGCCAAACCTTCTGCAATTGCCGTTTTACCTGCACCTGGTTCTCCAATAATAATAGGATTATTTTTCTTTCTTCTTGAAAGAACTTGAGCAATCCTAAAAATTTCTTTTTCTCTACCAATTACTGGATCTAATTTACCTTGTTCGGCAAGTTTAATTAAATCTTTACTAAAATTGTCTAAAACAGGCGTTCCACCATCTGTCTTTTTTTTGTTTTTTTCATTATCATCTACAAAATCTAACATATATAAAATTTTATTTTAAAAGTAATTATAAGAAAAGTACTAGTCAATACTTGTCTTTTTGTCAGGTTCTTTTAGTATTATATGACAAAATGTCATAGTTTAAACTTTGGCATATTTTTAATGTTAAAAAAATAAAATAAACTTATAAAAAATAAAAAAATGTTTAATTGGAATAAATTTGACAAACTTTTTAATGAAATGTTTAATTCTTCTTTTGATGGGTTTTCTTTTGATGAAAATAAATGGCAAAAAAGAACCTATAAATCACCAGATGGAAGTATTTCTATGACTTACTTCACTCATTCACCTAAAGTAAGTAATCAATCTAATGAAATAGAATTACTTAAACAAAAACTTGATTTGGCGGTTGAAGAACAAAACTTTGAAGATGCCGTAAAATTACGTGATGAAATTAAAAATTTGGAAATTAATCAAGAAAAAATTTCAGAACTAAAAAATAAATTAGATGAATGTGTAAAAAATCAAGATTTTGAAAGTGCTATAGAATATAGGGATCAAATAAAAAGCTTGAAATAAATTATCCACCGAAAGGTGGATTTTTTATTTATATCAATTATTTTAATTAAAAAAAATTATGGCAATACTAAAAGAAGAAATAATAGGAACAAAAATCATAAATGAAATCCAATCATCAAATTTAGTTAAAACAGAGTATGATGTTGAGACTAAAAAATTAATTGCTGAATTCAAAAACGGTATTAAGTATGTTTATGAAGATGTACCACATCAAAAATATACAGAATTCAGAATGGCGCCATCCCAAGGAACTTACTTTAACAAAAACATTTCAAAGGTTTTCAAATATTCAAAAGTGTAAGTTCAAAGTATTTATTAGTATGGATACTCAAGATATTATTAAAAGTTTTGATGCACAGGAAGAGCTTAATCCAAAAATTTGGGAAAAAAAAGGTAATGACTATACCATGAATCCTGAAGTTAGAACTAAACTTTTAGAAATCGCAGAACTTTTCATTGATTTTTTAGGGATTGATGTTTTAATAACTGACATTATAATGATCGGTTCATTGGTTAATTATAATTGGTCTAAATATTCAGATGTTGATCTTCACATTGTTGTAAATTATGGTCAGTTCCCTGACAATACAAAAGAACTCTACGTAGAATTTTTTGATTTAAAAAAGGTAGTTTTTAATGATAGACAC